ACCTTACCATCTTTCACCACGACAGACTTACCGTCGTTACCGGTTAAGGTTAAGCCGTTATTCCCCGTAGAGATAGAAGCGGTTTTATTTCCACTATTAAAACTTACTGTATCTTTGAACGTTGTTGGGTTCTCAATCGTTTGAGGTACCGCTTCATTACCATTCTTAGACTTACGGAAGTACTTAGCTGCATTATCCGCATCTTGAGTCGTTTTAAACCCATTGATCGCTTGTTGTGCTTGTGTACTTGCAGCAGCAATGGCTTCTGTTTTAGCCGTAGAAATAGCAGGATTAATACGATCAGAAATTGCTGCGTTGATCTTAGCAGCGGTATCTTCTTTGACTTTCTCAATAGCCGTATCTAGTGAACCTGCTGCACCATTTGAAGCAGCATTGATCTTCCCTTCTAACGCAGTGAGTTTCTTCTCTTGTTCGGTCTTATAATCCGCTAAGGCTTTATCTTGCGATTTATCTTTCTCGATGATGGTATCGATACGACCTTTCTCAGTATTTAGTTTACCCGCTAACCCATCGATACGAGACGTAAGGTTATTATTCACTTCATCGATGTTGTCGTTGATCACATCACCCATTGCATCCATTTCAGCTTTGGTGATTAAGTAATTGTCTTGACGAGTATTTCCTTTATAGAGTTTATCCCCTACAAGGTAGTATTGATCGTTGACATTCAGACCTTCATCCGTGCCTTTTAAGAAAGACGCATTTAAGATCAACTTTTTATCTTTACTGAATGTCTTGTGACTATTGATTGTTTGATCCGTATCCTTCGTCACGTACTGATCCATGTTTAACGAAGTATTGTTCGCTTGGATCGCTTTATCGACTTCAGCTTTAGTAGAAAGGTAATCGTTCTGACCTTTATCGCCTGTATAGATCTTCCCATCTTTAAACAGTACTGATTTATTACTATTATCAGTGACTTGTAATCCATCTACTGTATTACTAATAGAAGAAGTTTTATCACCTTGCTTAAAGTTTACGCTATCAGTAAATGTCGTTGGATTATCAACAGTTTGTGGAACGGCTGTTTCACCATTTTTCGTTTTACGGAAATAGTTACTACTGATATCAGAAGTCAGGTTAGTTTTAAGACCATTAACCGCAGCAGCCGTGTTTTGGTTCGCACTATTGATGGCTTCATCTTTCGCTGTATTGATGGCAGGATTGATCGTAGATGCGATAGCACCATTGATCTTCTCATCGATCTTACCCGTGACATCTTTGACGGCTTGATCTAAGTTACCTGAAGAAGCGGTTTTCAGATCATTGATCTTACTTTCTAAGGCTTCTTGACGAGTAGCTTGTTCTTTCTTATAAGCCGTTAACGCATTATCCTGTTGCGTGTTCTTAGCTTCTACTGCTTTGATCTTTTCATTCGCTGCAGTAAGATTTGCATTCGTGCTATCGATACGTGCATCCAAATCATGTTTTGCATTGGTGATCTCCGTTCTTACCGTTCCTAACGCTTCATCATTTTCTTTTTTCGTGATCAAGTAATTCTGATCACGTTCCGTTCCTTTATAGATCTTATCTTCAACGAGATGGTATTTATCGTTGAGGTTTAACCCTTCTTCCGTACCTTGTAAGAACGTGTTGTTTAAGGTAAGTTTCTTATCTTTAACGATCGTTTTATTGCTATCGATTTCTTCATCTTGATGTTTCGTGACGTAATTCTCAAGATGTAGATCGGTTTTCTGGTTAGCAAGTAACTGGTCCACTTCTTTCTTCGTTGGAAGATAAGAATCAGGATCTTTATTCGTGTTCCAGATCTTGCCATCAGACACTAAGATGTTACCACCTGGTGCATTGATTTTCAATCCTGTCACATGACGGGTAGTCGGGGGTAATGGTGTAGCGGGTGAAGTACCTTCTGGATGTTCACTAGTCGGATTCTCACCAGTAGAAGAAGATGGATTCTCTGCTGGGATCTCGATATCTTTCTTCACTAAAGAGAATGATCCTTCTTCACCATTCTGTCTAAGCGCTAATGCTGCACCAAGTTCAAGGGGGTTATCAATACGTTGAGGAACAATATTCCCATCTTTCATGGTTTTACGAAGATAGTTACGTTCTACTTCAGCTAAGACATTGGTAGTCACTTCTTCTTTCGCCGCAACACGTTGATCGGCCTCTTCCTGATGCGCTTGTGCGATGGCATTCTGGATACGACGATTTACTTCACCGTCATTATTCTGCACGATCTTAGCTGCGATGGTATCTTCTAACCCAGTCACCTTAGAGACATCAACCGTTTGAGTACTTTCGACTAAACGATCGATACGGCCACTTAGCTCAGTATTCTTCGCATCTTGTGCTTCTTTATTATCCGTAACCTTTTTATCTAACCCATCTAAGCGAGTATCTTGTTCACGGTTCTTAGCTTCTGCACCATCGATACGTTCATTCTGAGCACGATCGATTTGAGCTTGCGTATTCTTGTATTGGGTTAACCCCTCATTCATTGCCGTGATGGCAGCTACACGTTCACTCTTCTCATTTTCGATTAAACGATTTAACTCGTTCTGTGCACCAGATGATACTTCATTAATACGATTCGTTAATGCACCAACTTTTTCGTTGATCGATGTGGTAAGTGCGGTTTCCTTCTCAATGAGTTTATCATTGAGCGTATTTGTTGCACTTGCCAACTGATTCTCCACTCGAGCGAGTTCGGTAGTAGTTTTGGTATCGAGCCGTTGTATTGCGTTGTGCTGATCTTCATTATTCTGATTGACCTTAGTAGTTAAGGTATCGATATCCAATTGTTGTTTTTGTTTGAGGGAATCGATGTCACGACGATTGGTCGCAATATTTGTTTTGTTTGCATTGATCTTCGCTAAAAGATCACGTCCTTCATTCGCTAACGTGGTTAACGTACGAGCGACTTCTTCTTTATTCGTTTCTAATGCTTGTACACGAGGATCATACTTCTCATCGACTTTACGAAGCGTTTGTGATTTCGCTTCTGCAATGAGACGTTCTACTTCATTTCGGTCTGAGATAGATTTGAGTTTCTCTTCCATCTGAGCAGAATAGTTCTTTAATGCTTGACCCACATTATCAGAATTAGAAATATTCGCTTCCACGTATTGTTTAAGCTTCAAGAAACGATCATAGACCGACTTTAATTTAAGGACGGATTGATTCTCTAGGCTACGCTTCATATCTTCGACAGCGAGTACAAGAGGCGTTAATCCGTAGACATCATTGACATGATGGATGTGACGAGTCGGTTGCCATGCTTCAGGCTTACCGATGACTTCATCCCAAAACACATTACGATGTTTATCAGGAGGATTTTGTTTAAGTTGTTCAATGGCTTCGACACTACCTGCCCATTCTCCACCGACTACTTGATAATCGATTTGGATTTCACCGATGATCTTATCGTTGATAAAGTTAAAGGCTAATGAGATAGGTTTACCGACTTGGATAGTAGCATCTTGCCAAAAGAAAGAAAGTTGATAATCTTGATTTAATACGAGCGTCTTTTCACCTTGTTTGACTACGAGGCTATCATTAAAGTAAGCCCCATATCGAGGGAAGAACACATTGTTTCCATCGATGGTTACTACATGACGTTCGGTACGCACCAAGTTATCAGGAGACCGACCGGTCGGGTCGTAAGGGTAACGTTGTAACATGTTTATACCGTATCCTTATTTTTAAATTTAAAAATATTATAATGATTATTTGCAAATAATGACAGCCCAAAAAGAGCTGTCATACGATACGGTCTCGTATGTTAACGTAGTTTTACGTAAGAAACTACATGTATAAATAACAATGAAAATCGACCTTAACTATAGGAGAAACCATCATGAGTGATGAAGAAAAGATCCATCCCAGTGATACGACACTAGACAGTAGTTGGCGTGCACTCCAACCAGGTAACTATAAACCAAGAACCAATTTGGCTCAGTATAAACATCCATTAATTAAAGACATGGATCATCACCATGCGTATCTACCATTAGGGGTAGGGAACAATCATAGTGCGGTGTTTATCTATCAACAAGGTACCATTGAGGTCGTAGGTGAAGTCTATTGTTGGAATAAACGGGTCAAACCTGGTGTCTATAGTCCGTTTGAGAAACTCAGATACTTATCAGGGGATGTGATTCAAAATCGTGAAAACACGCAATACGCTCACCATGCGGTTTATGATCAATTTGTTGTACCCGCTAATCCTTATTTAAACAAAGAAACGTACGAACAGAGTAAGGTCATCGAATACCATTACGTCTCCTTTGATCAACAGATCGTGACTGCACAAGGTGATAAACTCTATCCCATTCCTATTTTAGATGGAACATTAACCATCTATCCGGATGGTACCTTTAAAGCAGAAGGAATCGTCATCGATAGTAAAGAAGGACGCTATATTAACCAATACGGTTATATCGGTGAACAAGAGAAATATACGCAGGTCAGAAGCTACTTCAATAGCGTCACGAAAGATGATGTGAATCCGATGAACGTATATCATGTTATCGGAGAGAATGAAGATGGGAGTATCACGTACGGAGCAGTCGAAGCAAACAAGAATCTACATCGTGAACGCTGGGTACCCTTACCACCAAACATCATCCCTATAAATGATGGACGTGTGAATTTAACGGAACATGGCGATATCGAATTATACGGTACGGTAATTACTTCAGCCGGTCATCGTATTTTACCGAGACAGATCAAGCTAAGAGATCTAGAAGATCATCTATTTGATCCTGATTGGGTCGACATGACGACGGTATGGAACCCTAAAGGCCATAGTCTTGTTGATAATCAATGGAAAGAAGTGGTGTTAGATGTAGTACCTACGGTAGATAATCAGAAGAATATTTATCAATATCATTATTATCGTGAAAACATCACAATCAATCCATTAGAACACGGTGTGCAATTCGTGTTTAAAGCGATGCCGGGTTGGGATACTTTTGTGCCTGAGTTAGGGGTAAGTGGGAGTAAAGCAACTTTAGTCAGACTGTATAATGAAAGTCAATCTGAAGGAATGACTGAGGTCTTTGATCCTGTACAAGATATTGCATGGCCATTAACTTCAGGGATTCCATTGTTAATCAATGGACAGATGCGTTATCCTTACGATCGCTTTGGTCCTAATGGGATGATCGATACGTATTTAACGATCGACCATACCCCAAACTATTGGCATTATCAGGATATCAGTAATATCTACAATGTCGTGTATCCAACTGAAGATATCCACGGTACACCATTAGTTAAAGAAGAGGAACAACCTCATTCTACACAATTCCCTCGTTATAAAGGAAGAGAACTTATCTTCCCTGAACGTACACCGAATCAAAATCGATTCATTCCTTATAATGGTGGGAAGATCTGGTTTACCAAACGTACCGATGGGAAGACACAGGTCAATGTGAAAGGCAGTGTGATCTGGCAACGTAATCAAGAATATTTCCGTATCGGCATGCGTGAGATCGATACGCAAGATACGGATAAGACTTATAGTTGTATCTTAGACGATACCTGGCCAGATGTGGTTACAGATAAAGATGGTCATCCTAAAGCCTTATTTAGTGAACATGGTTATTTTACTGATGAGCCGATTTTCATCAGTACGAAACATGCATCCGGTAATAATAAGTTAGGGAATCAACTTCTCACTATCGATGGAGTCAAAAGACAAGAAGAAGGCTTGTTCCAATTAGTAGAACGCAATATCACGCATCATCTTTCTGATTACGAGAAAACCTTAATCAAGAACGCGTATGGTCAACATCGTAGCTTTAAGTTAGAAGACGATCATCTGACCTTAACAGAATGTATCAACTATTATTACGATATCGAATACACGAGTGAGCATACTCGCTTAGTGTTAGACTATCAAGCGATCCGTTTCAACGATTATTTACCGAATTGGTTTAATCCTGCATACGTAACGATAGATGGTTGGAATGATCAATTAACCTTACCTCGTTTATTCCAATGGAGTCGTAGTCAGAACTATCTTTTACCGTATAAGAACTTACGGTTAAGAATGCATGGTAATACCAGAGCGAATCGTTACTACGAAATGATCGTTGAAGCGAATACCTTACTCACCATGAGTGAACAATACCGTAAACCGGTATGGCGTATCTATAGTGGATCAGGCGATACTCAAATGATCTATCAGAAATGGAAGAACAATCCGGCTAAGGATAAGCTTCATTATTTAGATCATGTAAGTGAAAAAGTGAAGACAACAGAAGTTCATCATAGTCCATTACAACAGTTAGTGTATATTGAACCGATCCAATTAACACTACCTGAACAACACATCGTATCAGAGATGGGTGATGATGTCGTCGGTCACAGTGATCGAAGTGATCATGTGATCTATTATCGTTGGTCGACGGATACGAAGTATATTACTGGTGAAATCTTAATCGGTGCAGATAAACAGTTCTTGATTCCTTTACCGAAGAAGGTAGAAGAAGGAAAAGAACAGGTCATCGAAGAAGGGTTTGTGGAAGTCTTCATGGATGATCCTTACGGCGTGGATAAGAAAGGGATCTACCATACATCCTACTACTTAGTTAACTTCGTAGGTATCGTGAAACAGAAGATCTTATTAATTAATGAGAAAGAAGACGCTTCACCTCGTACTGAACGATTAACCGGTAAGGGTGATAGAGGGGCGATTATCGAAGTCTATGCAAATCATCAGAAGATCGAAGGTGAATGGCGTATAGGAAGTGGGAATAATATTGATTGGGAAGTAGACTTTACCAGATATCCACCAGGTACAGTTATTACCATCTTACAAAAGAAATCATTTACGGAAACCCAAAAGATCGAGTTTACCTTAAAACCGTATACGTATAAGCAAAATGATTTCATCACCGGCTTTGAACTCTTTGGTACCAGTGATCCATTAGACTACGGGTATCCGTATAATCTAAGAGCGATCACTGATGAATATCAACGAACTCGTCAGTTAACCACACCAACCTTTATGGAAAGTGCGATCACGATCAATCCAATGAATCAGACTTATACGATCCATGGTTTCGTGATGAATGGGAAGAATGAAGTCTATCCAGAAGGGACGTATCCAATCGGTACGAAACCCTCTGTTTATCGCAGTACCATGATCGATAGTACGTATCCGTTAACCCGTAATCCTCAGTACATGCATAAAGGTAAACCGAGTTATCGTATCGGTACTACCTTTAAAGGTGGGAAAAATCAAGAAGCACCAATGAAAGGGTTTGCGAAGACGTATCAAACTACCCCAGTAGATGATTGGATCATCAGTCGTAATTGGATGACAGAATTTACGGAATACGTGAATAAACCTGAGAATGCCAATAAACCGTATCTAAAAGAGATCTATAATCTCTTTAAAACAAAAGTATTCTTATCTGCAGATAATAGTATCGAATCCACTCATATTGGACGATACAATAATAAACTTGTGATCTACCCATACTTTGCATTGAAGACATTGATGGGTGAAACCCTTTACTTTGCAACCAAAGCAACTTTAGAAGCCGTTAATGGTCAGCATAATGGCAAACGTGAAGAAGGGTTAAGTCCAGAAGCGTTTTATAATAGCTTACTATTAGATGAACAGAATCATCCAATTAAACCATGGTTCTTACAACCGAATACATTGAAACAAGGGAATACGGCATTAACCGATCTTCCTCGTAAGAAGGTGACCTTAACCACGTTAGGGGATATTGAAGATATTCCGTATCTCCCACGCTATAATGAAACTGACTTACTATCTTATCAGGATAATGAACTCCAGTACGGTATAAAAGATCGAGATATCCAGTTAACTGAAATCGCTAACTGGGATCATCCATTATCAGAAAATCAGTTTAATGGTGAAACCTATTATATCGCATATGCTACGGATTACAGTTATCTCTTAACGATGAATTATCGTGAGAGTGATCCGAAGATGAGTGCGAAGGTGTTTAACCATTGGCATAATCATGGTTGGGATCCAAATCAGTTTGGTTTCACTCCAGGTAGTCCTGCTAAGATTAAATATAGTAAGAATGGGAAATCGGTTACCATTAGTGGACGATTCTTAATCAATGGAAGAAGAACCAAGTATTATCCTGAAACCACGTATCGTATCGGGGACACAATGAGATGGGAACTCGATGCATTCTGTCCAAACCACTTTATCTCTCATCAAGATAGAGGAATAAAATATGGAACAGTGGTGGATAATATCAATGGAAGTAAATCACTGACAGATATCGTTTATCTGGATACCAGTTTAAATGAGAATTGTCAATCAGTTTATCAACGACCTACTCAAGATGCATATCTCTGGATACAAGGGATCAAGAATGTCTCATTATCGAAAAGTAATGATGATACCTTATCCGTATTATTAGAAGGCTATACGAAGCAGTACAGTAGTCGAAATACAAAACTGAAGATCTTATTCGAGCAATCATTTAATGAGGTAGGTGAGCGTATCACGGCGTTAAAACAACACAATCCATTGATTCGCCACTTAGAGATTCCATTCAATGACTTTATCGTGAATCCTAATCTAAGTCAAGCCTGGCGTGATCACGAATACTGGCAATATCAAACCAGTTTGAATCTGGTCAGTGATGAAAACGATAACCATCATCGTACAGGTGAGTTTACCTTACAGGTAAGACGTAAAACAACTGAGTCGAATCGATTCAGAAGTGTATTTACGGATATAGCCAATACGGATAGTTTTGATGTCTATCTTCCAGAGAATGAAAGATCAAATATGAATCTCGATGTCGTGAAGTTAAGAAATAAACTTTCTTGCTTAGATGAGAATGGTGTCGTATTATCTTCCATGGTTTGGGAAATACCCGTGAGTATGACGCAGAAACCATCGATCAAGATCAACCGTATGCAGGATATTGAAAACCGTTATCGTACGGAAGAAAGCCATTACCTTTACGGTTTACGTCACATGACGATTTCCGTACCGGCTATTCCAGGGACGAATAATCCATTTGTATTGAAGAATATCATCTTGAGATATGCGTTAAAAGAGAAACCAAACGTATGGCATGAAGTAGGGGATATTAAAGATTACTTTAACGTTGAAACCATTTCAGATCATCGTTCGATCATTTGGTTAAAAGATCAAGCCGATACTTATACGGCGGTACGTAATGGAGTCGGTTATGCGAACTATCCAGTAAATAACTTCATCTTACCTTATGGTGATCCATTAAATCGTTCACGTATTGCAAAAACGAATATCGCTTATCCGACGATTGATTGGGTAAAACCAACGATCAAAGAACAAGCGAGTTATTTGATCCAGATCGAAGTAAAAGGAGCAGGTGATCGTCATTTAGATTATCTCGGTCATACTCAGACCTTTGAAGTCCCGATTGATTCTGCTTATATTGGTACAGGTGATCAATTAAGTTATACGATGAAAATGATCGGTAATGGGATCGAGATCGAACAGATCGGTAATACGGGTGAGTTCTGGTTGAAATGGATGGATTATCGTCCTGTACTCTTCTACCCAGGTAAGGAAAGTAAGTTAAACAAAACGAATTTCCAATGTGAAGTAGAAGTCGTGGGTGTAGGGAAAGATCGTTTACCGAAACCAATCAAAACCTATGCGATGACGGTAGTCGATAGTAAAGAGAAGATTGATGGATACGCATTAGGACGTCACTGGAAGATCAGTCAGACTGCTCATTATGAAAATGAAGCAAGATTAGATTTCAATGCATTGGATCGTGAATATCTTCGTTACGATATCCGTATCAAGATGAAGATAAACGGTAGTGTATTCTATTTAACGAATCGAGAAGAATCGAATATCTTAATTCAACGTCAACCTGATCCATTATTACCCGCAAGCTTTGGTACGATCCGTAAGATCATGCGTGAAAATGATATCTTACCTGAAGCGTATCGATTAGGACAACAATGGAAAGAAGGTGTAGTGACATTAGATGAAGTGCCGATTGATTTCTTAGACAGAATGAGTATGAGACTTTATATTGGTGATCAGAATAACGTGAATATCGAAGATCTTCATTACCGTGAAGTGACTATGACGGGTCATCAACTATTAGTCGTACATGAAGTAGGCGGTATTCGTTATGGGGATATTAATCTGAAGATGATGTTACCTAACTTCAATAATCTCTCTAGTGTATGGTTACGAGACAACACTCGTTCCTATGGGATCAAATATCGGAATCCACGTGAATATGATGAAGATGTGAATCTTCCTGAACCACGGTATTATCTTGCGATCATTTTTGATAACGAGATCCGAGATAAGATCTACTTAGAACCTCAACGACTTATACCAGATGTACAATAGGGTATAGTTGATTAAACAAGATGGGTAGGATGACGTGCTCACCTACCCATGATTTATCATGCTTAATAATAAAGGATACTATAAACATGTTTAAACCAGACGAACGATATCTTCCTGTCAAACCAGGAACGTATCAGACGAAAGAGTCGGTGGAATATTTATTCAGTAAAGTGAGTAATACCCGAGAACACTGGCAAAAGATCGTGGATAAGTTAAAAGGGATCTATTGTTGGAGTGATGACTTACAGACCTCATGGTTTGAGATCAACATGCAGGGTACGATCGAGTTCCATGGCGAAGGCTGTGGGTATATCGGGAGAGAGGGGTCGATCGATACGATCCCGAAAGGATTATATAACTTTTGGGATATACTGAACCAAGTACAGAATACGGAGAATAGAGAGAAGTTTCTTTTACATCCATTTACGTTAGAAGGGAAGTTGACTGGGGTACCTTCACCTTGGAGTTTTATTCAAGATGATCGAGGTGTGGTCTCATTAAAATATACTGCACCGAATATTGTGAATTGGTTACGTCAATTACCGGGTATCCGTTTTAATCGTACAACAGGACGTGTAAATGATGTCATGAGTTGGGATCCAGCTATCCATGATACACCTGAAAAAGCCTTAGCTGCAAAAGAAGTGAGTAAGGATACACTGTTATCCTTTAAACACTTTATTCCAAATAGTGGTGTGGTAGAGAAGGGATATGAGTTCCAGTTTACTCATCATAACGTGGATGGAAGTTGGAATATTGCTTCTTATTCGAATGATCGTGTTCGTATTGAGAACCCGTATGGTTTTACCATGCCAAATATTGATCTTGAAAATGCGTCTTATAATAGTACGGTCATGCCAGGTATTGTACCAAATACCTTTACATGGAAATCTGAACGTGAAGCACGATTAGAAGATTTAAAACGTAAAGTAAGAGCAGGGTTCTTAAATGCAACTGCAAGAGTAGAGAATAAATATAATTTAGAATTCCATTCCGAAATTGCGAATTATCCTGATAAATTTGTGGTGAAATTAGTGAATCCGGTTTTCTATACAGCGGGATTATACCCTGGCGAGTATATGGTTACAGCAGAATCTAATTCAAGCTTTATTTCACAAATCACTTCTGATGCGAATAAATCATCTCGTAATCCGATCGGTGATCATTTTGACCGTGGTCAAATCTCTGGACATAATCGTGAAATGGATACACCTGAGAAAGTGTTAGCGCATTATAAGAGACAACGTCTTTATTTTAAAGTACGATTCAAACATCTTGAAACCGATTTAATAAGTGATTGGATTGAAGTACCTTATAGTCCTTTAACCAGATGGGAGAAAGATTCGTTTTATGATTTAACGGATGAGATCATGGCGAGAAAGGATCAATGGGGATTTCAATATTACGCAGTGCGTAATATCGTGGATGTAAATCCAGATGGGTCTATAGTATATAAACTGTTGAATCAGTTAAGCCTGAATCTACCAAAAGGTACTTATAAACTTAAAACGGATTTTAATACTCAACCTGAAATAAAACAAAGCGATTATGGTTCCCTTCTTCTAACTTATGATATTTTGTCAACCAATATGACACCCCATCAACATCAACACTGGGATCAGATAAAGGTCAAATTATTAGAATTCACGCATCCTAATGGTCAAGGACCCTATCCGTTCTATATGGATGAGAAAACGTTTACGGCTCAACCAAGCGATACCGCTACTTACGCGTTTGAACAAGGAGTCGTACCTCAAAGTGGGAAAGTGACGATCACTGGAACGTATACTAAAACAAAGACTCCTGGTCAACCAGATCGTAATGAATTTACAAATCTCTCATTAAACTTTAGTGGATTTAAACCAGGAAGATTAACTTGGAGTTGGGATAATAGTGGTAAAATTCAATTTCCTCAAATTACCTCCGTACAAATTGAACGTGATGGTACCGGTCGAGTTCCATTGACATTTGATTCGGAAGAAATGAAGAATACTTTTGCTAGAGAATACGATGATGAACATTATTTCTTCTTAGAGTTTATAACCTGGAATGGTATCGATATTCAACCGAAACTATATAGATATCCTGGAAATTCTCACATTGAACTTCGTGATTATCCGATTGATTTAACCTATATCGAGAAACAAGGGGGGGGGGGTAATCGATCCGTCCGTCGCTAAAATAAATTATACTGCAAATTTCAAGAAACAGCCGGATACTGCACTATCAAATTATCGTGAAGATAATTCTAGTGGATATTATGGTTGGTGGGAAATCCAAGGAATTCCTCCTGGTCGATATAAGTTTAGCGGTAAAAGTATACTTATACCAAAACCAATCGAAGAGGATTTTACGATTATTGCAAGTAAAACAAGATATGATACAAATGTCACTTGGTTTAAATTGATGAACATGCTGTCAAGACCAATTGACAGACGAGAGTATACTCGATATAATTTCCGCACTAACCATATAACGATCACGAATCTTGATACAAATAAATCAGTTATTTTAAACGCACTATTTTACGTTCATGAGGTATGATCAGAATATATCAAACATAATCCACAGAAGACTCCCTTCAAACAGGAGTCTTCTGTTTATGTTCGCTCTTTCTCTCTTATCTACCCGCATAGATGCAATATAACAATGTCATATTCTTCGGTCTCACTTCATCGGCTACTGGCCCACCATTTGCGAAGTCAAATGTATACTTCGCATCAAACCCACCTTGGTCACCATACGGGTCTCGTCTATTCGGACCTTTACCACCCATTCTAAACGGACCTGTACCACCTTCATGGTTCCAACTCCCCCAGAATGTCCCACCATATAAAGCACGGATCGCATCACCTTGAGTCGCACCTACCGCATACCCACCTCGTACGAAAAAACTATTCCCGTTCAAGTTTAGTAATTTAAATACACCACCATTACTTGGTGTACCATACATCGTGCCGATCATCGCAAATAATTCAGGATATTGATTTCTCCCTACTTCTTGACCATTACAAGGTAACCACCCTGTTTTGATATTCGTTGATGCAAAAGGGATCACTGCACCAATTAAGGTTTCATCTACCCCCCCCCATTCTTAGACCGCAATTTAATAATCCGACGATTATTAACATGGTCACCTAACACTTTAAGTACTTGTTCAGCCATCATTGTTTTCCTTTTGTTTGATCCTTACGGATTAGTCTTCTATATTTAACATTATGTTAAATATAGAAGACTACTTTAGCATCGAACAGAATAGGAACCCTTTTATGCATATCCTTCACAAAGATCGAAAATACCCTTCCTATATGGAATACGGTCATCGAGGTATTACTCGTGTCTATAAACGAGAATACAACAAAGTCTGGCCTTTACCCGAACGCAATACGCGAGACTATCCTTACGCTCGGTTTCTTCCTGCTGGTACCGTTTGGAATAATACTGCAAAAGCATACTACAAGAATAATCACCGTGTGAATGAAATCGGTACATTCCAAGAGTTCGTTAATTCTATCATCTATTGTCATGATAACGGAAATCGAGTAGGATGGAAGTACGATTATGAAACTAGATGGCCTCAAGATGAATCATCAAAACAGGCAGTGAGATTTAACGTAGATGCCCCATCACAAGCAAGTGGTACGGGTTATCATGGTCGTTACTACATCAATGATAATCTGACCATTGTATCGGATTTCAGAAACCAATCCTTCTATGGGATGATCTTCCCTGGGGTAAAAAATGGGATCGAGAAATGGCATGGTCGTAAGATCGAAATCAACTTCAATAAACCATTCCAATGTCATACTCGTTTAGGGAATGGAACCAGATGGAACGTCCATAGCGTTATTGCGATAAATGGGGATCACAATGATATTACGATCAATATCAATGCGAACTTAGAATTCAGACACAGTTGGTACAATGGGTATAACCACGTACAAAACTTTATCACCATGACAGGACGTCACAATAAGTTAACGCTTAATTTCAATAGTGAATACTTTACATTTACCAACGATGAGAACGTTGCGTTAATCATGGCAGAGAATGATAATCAGATTACAATTAATCGGAAGTCATGTAGGATCAACATGCACCATGGTGATGCGTATCGATTAAACTATCGTGGTAACTCGAGTGGAAAAAGTAGAGGTGAATTAGCCGAGAATTACTTTACGGGTAGATTAGAATAAGAACAGCATAGGTGGAGTAGAGTGATCACTCTACTCCAGTATGTTTGATAGTTATATCGGTTATATACCTGTGAAGATACAATAGTATAAGGTCAAACATAAGGTCGGATACCTTGATCCGACCTACTTATCATTACCATCCTTCGATAAAAGGTTTAACTTCTGCATTTAATGTACAGTTGGTATTCCCATATTTATCGATTCTAATGTTGTTAAAATATTTACGAAAAGTTTCTTGATTAACATTAAGTTGTAAGGTTAATCCCTGGTCGATAGTTTCAAAATATCTTGCCCCATCACCAAACACTTCTCTTGAACCAATCATCGAATGTGATTCATTTCCATGGTAAGATGTTTTCCCTTTTAAGAAACATCCGATTAACCCACGATTAATTGCTTCCTTACTATAGTGGAAATGTACACTACTATTCTCTAATATCGTATTTACTCTAGGATTATGATAGGTACCAAATAATCCACTATGACTATGGAATAACCATTGCCATCCATCTATTGTTTTTTCATATTTCAACCAATCTGGATGTTCATGCATATGGATCTGTAATCCAATAAAATGGAAAATGGCTTCTTCTCTTGCTGAGATGATATTCGTTACTGCATATTTAGTTTTTGAATAAATATCAGCTTGAACGATAGATGGATAAAAATCAATGATCGTATTTAAATTGTAGTTTTCAACTGCACCTTCTATATAGCCGACATTTGTCACTAAATTAGGACCATAGATAAAGATCGTCACTTTTCCACCTGGCGTATAGATATATTCACTTGCTCTTACCTGATGTCGTTGACCATGGTATAAATAAATGTTACGATCACCTTGTCGAGTAGGTAAGGTTAATGCTTTAGTTAACGTTCTTAACGGTTGTTCTCTTGTTCCAGGATTATCGTCACTGCCACGTTTTGCATCTACGTAGAGATTTTCATATTTAGGCTCTTGTTTCATTCCGTAATAAAGTCCATCTTCATGGACTTGTAATAAGTTACCGCTATGGCTACTTAATAATGATTGTTGGCTAAATAATTGGTCATTTTTAATGACTGACATAATTGTCTCCTTCTTCTTTTTGATACTAGAGTTTACCTCTGTTACTGTATCTACATTAGTTATTTACGTATGTATACGTAAATAACTAATGTAGATAATAAGGAGATAACAAATGTCAAGACTTATACCCGATTTAACGAAGTTCTCCACCCTGTTGGGGGGGGGGGGTACCAGTTGGTACCGTAATATACTACGCAGGTATTAATTTACCGTCAGAAGAATGGAAATGGACGAACGGAGAGAGTCTGAATAAACAAGCCTATCCCGAATTATTTAATGCGATAGGTTATACTTACGTTGATAGCGGTAATCAGTTTAATTTACCGGATACACGAGATGAATTCATTCGTGCTACCGGTAGCACGAATACGTTAGGTAGTAAAACGAAAGATACGATGAAGAAAGTAGGTCTCAACATGCACAGTATTGATCATGGTGGATTTGAAGGAGCCTGGTTATCAGAAGGGACAGATGGTGAAATGATCAATGATCTTTGGGTGTGGGATAATCCAAGTGGTCACTTTGTCAGTAAGCTACGTACTCATCAAGAGAAGATCGATGTTTCTGACGTAACACCTTTAACAACATATATGCCGTTTGAAGCGAGTCAATCACTGGGTAACGCGAAAGGATATTCCATGCCGGTGTTTGATTATGTTGCTCGTGTTACTTTAGGTACTGGATCTGAAACGAAACCTCGTAATATCGTCATGAATGTGATCATCAAAGTGAAATAATCTCGTATCGTGATATCGTCTCTTTTCTGTTCTTATATTGTTTTTGTATAAATAAGAAGAGAAAAATAAATGAGCAAGAAAATATTAGAAAACAACCGTCTGTTTAGTGATCAACCTTTATTGAGTGAAGCCGATGGGAATCTGATAGAGTGGCGAGGTGATGGATTGTATTATGGTATTCAAGCACCGAGAAATATCTCAACACTTTATATTCATGCTAATGAAGGGAATGACAGTAATCCTGGTACCGCTGCTAAACCATTACGTACGATCAATGCGGCGTTAAATCAATATAAGAAAGGGCAGGAATACCATATCCGGCTATATGAAGGATTAACCTACCCTATGCACAGTAAAGCGAGAGATGGATCTGGTTGGCCATATACGGGTCTTTGGTTTAACATCGAACCTTATGGGCCTAAATACGATCAAGCGAAGCGTAAAAATCACTATGCTACCGCAAACTTTTTACGTTCAACCGAATTTCCGAGACCCACCGTTAAACTTCTTCCTTATATCGGGACAAATGGATTCCAACGCATGACGGTGCTTGAATCATATAAAGGATGGTGGAGTAGTGTCATTATCGACGCGTCGTTTGAAACAACGACTGAAATCTTTGGCACCAATAGAAGTTTTATCGGTAGTCGAGATCATACGTTTGACATCACCTTTACCGGTACTCAATTCCTTTTAGGTAAACATCCGTTACTCATGTCAGGAACAGGAAATAATTCTCTGATATTAGATGCCGCGAGTATTCTAAATCCTGGTGCAAATAAAAAACTATTATTCATTTATGAAGGTGCTCGTTTAGGATTGATTGCAAAAGGTGAGCATAATGGTGGACCAGTCACTGCTCCAGGTCCAGACGGTAGGACTAATACCACATTGAACATGGCAGCATGTTTACCACGTAACCAATGGAAGAACTATATGGAAGGAATACGTCAACCTGTGGAAACGAATACGTTCCATGCGGGTGGATTTGGTTTCTAACGATATCACATCGATGCATAAGGGAGAGAGTATACTCTCTCCCTTATGTCTGTCTTTTTTGATATGCTTATCCTGATCAGATAAGCTCTATTTTAGCTAAAATCAGAATAATAATAATAAAAAGGTATATATCACCATGCCAGTAACAACAATCGAATCACAAAATGTCTGGTTAGATAACCCATACGGAGTATCCTCTGCGTCAGGGAATCTCCTGATCCAAAAAGAAGATGGGTTATACTTAGCCAGTAATAGTCTTCCTATTCCAGATATCAATCAACAGTTATCCGGTTACGTCAAGAAAACAGAATTGACTCCAATTACGCAGTCTATCAATACAGCAGCCCAATCTGCTAACTGGAATAATATCAGTAATAAACCTAACCTTGTATTAGCGAATCAAGTCTACGGTAAACAAGATACGTATACGAAGAATGAAGTGAATAACCTCTTCAGTACGAATGTAAATACACAGTCTAGTACTTCTGATTATGCCAATACTAAAATCGTCAAACTTCAAACTGTATCAGGTAGTACCGTCAGAGCCTGTCTGCCTGGTATCCAAATGAAGAACGGTAACCATACTCGTGATATCACAGTAGATAATGATGGTAAGGTTGTAATCGATGGGATCATCAAACCCACTGATATCTTGATGAGTTCAGATAAACGATTAAAAGAAGAGATCCAACCTTTAGATATCGTGAATTATCCGTTAGCGTCTATCCGTGGTTACAAGTTCAAATATCGTGGTAAAGAAGGGATTCATTACGGTGTGCTAGCACAAGAAGTCTTAGCCGTCTATCCAGAGTTAGTCAAACAAGATAGTTTAGGGTATTACGAAGTAAACTATATCGGATTGATTCCTGTATTGATCGAAGAGATCCATCAGCTTCGTCAAGAGCTCAATGCATTAAAGAAATAAATAAAAAAAAAACAAACATAATCGTGAGAGAGGGTATCTAACCCTCTCTCACTTATGCACGATTAAAACGGAATCTCATCCATATACGAATCAAGTTTAGTATCGATCGCGGTGATTTCAACAATAGGAATATTGATGGTTTCCTTGATAATTTTTTCGATCTTTTGTTCATACAGGATTTTTAACGTTTCAGGAATATCCATGCTTATCTGAATACTTAATGTCCAAGCATCTCGATTCATATCCCATTCATCCAATAATTCAGAACGTTTGAATTGAAAACAGGCATTCATCGAATACGTCGGTATCTGACGTAACCGATATTTCAATAATGCGATCTGTTCTAACGGATAGGGTTTATCATATTGGGTTTGACATTTGTATCGACGAGCGTAATAAGTACGTTTCGTTTTATCGTATTTATAGGTCAAATAGAACTCCATTCGATCGATAATGATCTTTTCAATATCAGGACGATATTTTTCCCAATCTGCTTTCAGTTCATCTGGTACTGGTAATGCATCTAACCATGTTTTTACATCTTCTGCTTTACTCAAACTCACACGATAGCGTCCGGCATGTGTTTCAAGTAATTTCTGTAAGAGATTTAAAACCGGATGATAATAATCGTAGTATCCGATCGGACCAAAAGCTAAGTTTGTGATATATGTCTCTTTTGGTGCATTAGCCGTATAGAGTTCACTGACGGTTCGATAGAAAGGATCAACTTCAAGATAATCTTTCGTGAGACATTGTTTAAATGCTTCAATCACGACTTCACGTAATACGTCCCCACGGATGACTTGATAATATACTGTCTCATTAGCCGGTAATAAACGATAGATTGTAATAAAATGATCGTAAGTGTCCACGAGTGTAGATCGGGTAGCCACCGCCACATAATCTAATCCATCAATCTTAGCGATACGTAAGTAAGTCGGTCTCACTGTAAACCCATCATCTGATTGGTCATCATCGTATTGAAAGAGATCATCCGTTAATGTACGATGAGTGAAATCGTATTTATTACTGATACGTACCCATTCTGCTGAATCGATATCCATCTTATTGTAGCGACTGTTGATATACGTGCCTGATGTAGTATATTTATCCTTGAGATACGCTTGCATCTCTTCTTTATTTAAATCTAACCACACTAATTCTGGTTTGATTTCTTCTACTGCTTGATTTTCGTTCATTTATAAACTCCTTACAGTGTTTTGTTCTAATCTCATTCGATGGAACTCGGTCATCATATCCATCAATACCTTATATTGTTTTGGTTCGAGTGTCTGATAACAATACGGTAGTATCGTTCCATAGATCACATCAAGTTCAAATCCAATACAGTATTTACCATAACGTTCCATGATATCATCTGGATCATCACGTGTTAGTTCATTGATCTTAATAAAATCTGTATACGTAAATCGATCATGTGTACGATCTTTCAGATTATCAATCGTTTGATGGATCAGATGATAAAGCGGTACATCATTCTTGGTTGATTTTAAGAAATCATGCATCACTTGATCGTAGATATCTCTCGATGGTAGTGAAGATTTCGTTGGACCGACTAACTGGATACTACCATGACTATATTTCAAATAGAACATTTCTTTCTGTCCACTGATAAGGTGTTTTACTTCGATCTCATAGATCTCACCGAAGAATGCTACATTGATAAAATGGGGTTCATAAAGGTCTACCACAGTGGTCATCTTCTCGATCTTTTCTAATTTCTTAAATGGGAAGTCATGTCTATCCCATTTCGTTACTTGAAGAAGATGGTGGCGATAATGAAGCTCATATTTCGCTAAATAGGTAGGCCTTACGATAAAGTTCTTGACTTTCTTAAAAATACTCATGTTACATTTACTCCTTATATTCGTTGAATCAATGAAAAGACTTCCTTATAAGTCCTCTCTAATAGGTAATATAAAAGTATAGACAAGATACCCTAGGTATTTATTTACCAAATCCATATGTGCCTCTAGGGGTTAACACTCCTTGATGCATACCTCAAATAAATATATATTTCATTAGTTAACTAAGAGGAATTTTACTCATGACTATTCCTTCAACGCTTCGTCTTGACATGGCAAAACCGGTTGCTGAAGTATTGAAAAATACGTTGCTCATGACGGAGGAATACGTTCAAGATATCGACTTTAATGAACTTCAGTTCATCCAACTTCCTATCAAGGGTTCGGATCAACAAGTACGCATTAAAGTCGAAGCGAAAGCAAATCAAGATAACAAATACAAACTTGAATCTAACCAGATCTTTACTTTAAATCGTTTAAGCACAAAAGCGGCTTTACAGATCGTTGGGATGACTTCATTTGAGTTTCCTAAAGTGAAATTTAATGACGTACAAGAACATCTTAAAACCATCGGTTTTTTAACGAAAGTAAAAGGGGATGTAACGAGTGAAGTGGGTGATGCGACCTATCTCTTCAGTTTAACGGAAACCCCTGATGCAGACCTCAAAGCACGTTTCTTTGACATCAACGATAAAGATCAATTAAATAAAATCTTTGAAACCCTTTTCTTTGGTAGTGTGGAATTAACCTTCAAAGGGACTGTACCAGAACCTGAAGTACCTAAAGAAGAAAACAAAGACGATTGGTTGGATCTTGAAAAAGTTTTTGTGAATCGTAATTTAGGTAAAATCATTTTATCTAAATCCATGAACATTTAAAGTAACGATAAGGAGACTCGTGTATGACAGATCAAGCTAAAACTGATTTTTCAACCATCACTTATCGTACACGCATGCAACGTCTGCAACCGACGGCAGACGAGGTATTGAAAGAAGTGATATTTAAACAGATCGGAGATCATTTCAAAAGTTATACTGATCTTGTTGAAAACTATAACTTCGAATTATACGGAAGAAATGAAACAGGGAAATTAATCGTAAGAGTTACTACTAAGTATCGTACACCAGTAGGACAAGATCATCTTGATCTTACGGTGAACCGTATTTGGTTAAAAGACTTGATCGAGTATATTTTCGAAGATCGTCTTCCGAAAAGTTTCCATATCGATGAGGTGGATTCATTTAAAGCATTTATCGGACAACATTTACCTGGGGTCTTATTTGTGGAGAGTGAATTACCAGAAGGGAAAGGGAAACAGATTAATGTGACCCTTAACCGTGATGAGCATGGAAACGCAAAAGATCTACCGGTATATCGTTTACTCGATGATCCTGCTCAAATGGATGCAGGAGTAAGAGATCAATATAAAGACCATGAAGCAGTATTCTTCTTCTTTAATGAAGCAAGTGATAAGCCAGTGGAACCTAAGTTGATCAATGATCATCTGGATTTACGTTTATCGGAAATCTATACGGTCGAACCGTAATAAGGTAAGATCGTAAAACGAGATAGGTAGAGGATACCTATCTTCTATCTATCTTTATCTTTAAGTCTATAAAATGGGATAGAAAAAATATGACAGAAGAAGTACTGCAGAAATTGCCTGATATATCTGAGTTTCCTACGAGAGTGAATCTTAAATCCACTAAAGAAGTATTGAAACAAGCGATCATCGAGGCTAATCCAAGTTTTGCTTCACTGAATTGGAACGATTTTGAAATACGAGATGGTGCTATTAGTCTGGATCGTTTGTGGGATTCAACGGATCAAACATTAGATACCAACTATACCCATCGTTTTGAATTAAAACTGAAAGATAATCCGGATCGTGTTCGTTATTATCGTCATCGTACACCGTATCAATTTAATTATAGACCATTAGACGGAACAGATTTATATCGAACATTATTTGGACCTCTTGTTAATAAAACATTCAAGATGGATTTGAAAACAAGTCTTCCAGAATTATTTAACTCAATGCCGTATGGTAGCGATAGCTTTGATTCTTCATTTATCAAAATTGAAGTGAACGATAACGAGGTTATCTATTTCTTTAGTTTCCAACGTATCACTGAAAAAAGTAGTCATAACGATATACCGATGCCTTTTATTTATAGTAACGTTGGTGATTTCAATAGTGTATTCTGGGATAAACGTAATGTAGTGTCTAAATTAGATTATTTCAAACAACATATTCCATACATTCGATTTGTTGCTGATGCGGTTCGTGAAGAAGATATGATCTCTACTCCAGATCAACCAACTCAACCTAACATTACTATTAATCCGTCAAACGTTTATACAGTAAGTTAATCCCTTTTAACTAGGCTGGAGTAGTAGAGGTATCTCTACTACCCTTTATTCTTCATTTGATTTAAAATATAGGTAAATTACACTATGGCAGAAATGTTAACTCAATTTCCGGATATGACCAAATATGATCTTTCTCGATTCAAAGTTAAAAAGGTCATGGATTATCTTAAAGAAAAAATCCTTGAGAAAAATCCTCAATTTTCATCATTGATCTGGGATGATTTTATACCTGAAATCAAAACACCTGAAATCAATATGGGTACGTTAAGTTATGGTGATGGGGAAGTTTTACTGCATCTCTCCTCAGATGAAAGAAAACGCTATTATCGTCACAAAGACGGATATCGATTTGTTTATCATCATATCGATACTGCTCAACATTGGCAAACCTTCTTTGAGGGACTTCATGGTAAAACATTCCATTACGATCTAAAGGACCAGCTTTTAGAAAAAATCAAAGAAGCTCAAACTTCTGATTACGTTAAAGAAAGTATTAAAGTTGATTCCATCCACACCGATGATGATACCGTGTATATATTTCTTTTTGCCAACCTGTTGACAAACGATGAATCATCCGAAGCAACCCATTGGAATGCATTTAGTTTCTCAAATAATGGGTTATCTTTATATCCAGACTTTTTCCATAGTACTTATCAACGTACTTCATTAGATTTCTTATTGAAAAATATGGTTTGGGTGAAATTCAGAAAAGATGATATCCCAGAAGATCAATTGATCTCTACACCGGAACAACCACGTGATCCGATCTTAAATACTCGTCTAGATGATGCGTTTGATAACCAACCACATTAATTACGCCAACAATAATAACGATAAGTAGAGGAGAATGGGGTGATTGATACGGTTATATTTAATCATTTATTCAACCCAATCAATCTAATCTATCTGTTATTTCCCATCATCCGGTATACCGGATGATAATTATGATAATATTAGTAGTAATATATTACTAATACTTATGTGAGATATTATACTTGTTATTTTATCTCACATTTTTATCTATTTAAAATTTTAAAAAAGGATAATCCAATGTCTGTAGAAAAAATTGCAGGATTCCAAGATCCACAAGTTCCAGCACGTAAACGTTTTGTGAAAGCAAATGCTTACTTAAAAGCGCAATTAACTAAATTAAATGCAGCAGCTGCGAACGTAGATTTTACGGATCTTAAAGCGACCGTAAACCACGCTGAACGTAAAATTACTCTTGCGTTAAAAGAAGGTTTTACTAACCGCTATAAAATGGAAAACCCAATCGAATTAACTTATAGCTCAATTGATTTCAACGCATTGATCACTGAAACCTTAGGCTTCCACCAAACTTTCAGTGTTCATCAAAAAGATGCAGTAATCGCAGCATTACCTGCGGGCTTATCTCACGCATGGGAAGATGTAACTGACCAAGCTGGCGTAGTAGGCCGTTTAAAAGTAACTGTAGCCCCTACTGGTGGTGAGTTACAATTCGTTGAGTCTGATGCATCTCTTGTAACCATGTTGTTCCAAGATGCAACTTACACATTCGATTTCGTTACAGACGAAGTTAACTTAGAAGAAAAATTCACTGTGAAAGACATCACTGTAGTCTTAGCTGACTTAGTGGAAGAAATCCCAGCTGAAACTTCAGCAGTAGTAGCTTAATCGTTGATACTGGCTTCTAGGTAAGCAAACTCGAGGAGAGACAGAAATGTCTCTCCTCACCTATGTCCGTTTTTAGAAAAAAAAAAATAAGATGAAGATAGAGGAGAGGGATGTCCCTCTCCTCTATACCAGTATTGGCACCACAACCTGCGGACATTTCAACGTAGTTAACAATCAGATATTCATGTTAATAATAAATTTTCTGTTTACCCGCTCGAATTTGCTCTTCAACTTTATTGAGCTTTTTACTATTTGAAGTGAGTATCCAATAATTAATCTGAGCGATGCTTGTTACACCTTCATATCCAGCTAACGCGAAACTGTAGATTTTCTGTTTTAATGGATGGTTAAATTTGATTAACCAATTTCCATTCATGACTAAAACCGAGTAATGGAGTTTTTCATTATTCGAATGGCAATTACAATTATTGAATAAAGTCACTGCTGGATTTAAACCAAGACGTAACCACTCTCCATTATCATCTACAAGGACAAATCGTTTTGGATTGCCTTGCTCTGGTGTAAAGACACCAACAATCTTACCGGATTCGTCCATCAAATAGAAATAGATGGTAGAAATCCCAATACCAATCACTGGAGTGATCGCCTTTTCCTCTCTGAAGAAATCTAGAAAGTGTTGGATGAGATGAAGATTTTCTTGACCTGGAATTTTAAAGCTCGCGAAAAGTTTATTCCCAGGACTGTGGGCTTTAACGGTCTTTTTCTCATAGTCGAATGTAAATCGACAATAATTGAAATTACCGCTATAGATATAACCCATGATTTGGTTATCTTTCAGCTTATCCACAGGTTGGATGCATAGATGATTCCCAGATATTGTTCTCATGATGTCCTCCTTAGAAATATTTTGATTGGTTTTCGTGGAACTTGATTTTTATTTTCTCAATGGCATCTTTATCGTCATCCATGATAGATTTATTGATCATCGCCATTGTTTCCAACCCTTTTGAATCCGGGTAGATTTGAACAACCCATTGATCGGTATTTCGCTCCGTAAAGGAAATAAACCAATGACGACCATTCATGGTGATGACATTATTATCCCATTGGTGTGACTGGCATGGGAATCTCGTAAATAGATCTATAATACCTGATTTCTCAAGATTATAATTAAAACGAGTTGGTCTTATAAATGTCATCATTACGGAATCATATGCCTCGATTTCAAATCGTCCGAGAATTTCTCCCTCATCTCCCATGAAATAAAATAGGATATGATGATAACTCACACCGATTGCCGGCGTGACCAATTTTGTTTTCTTGAAATAATCAAGAAAATAATTTAGTTCACGAAACGCAGAGTCTTTATTTACTTTGAAGATAGCGATTAACTTTCTACCGCTATAGACTTTAACTTGACCATTGTCTTGGTCAAAGACAAATTTGCCATAGGTAAATACACCAGAATAGATGTACCCCATAAGCTCATTATCCTTCAATTTATCAGTCGGTTGTGGATAAAGGTGATAACTACAAATGTTTTCCATAATTTAATCCTCCTTAGGATCTGGTTGATTTAAGATTTAAAAGGAAACCCTTGTTTCCTTCCTTCAATTAGATTATATAAGTTTATAATTTTGATACCCTGAAGGAATTCAGGGGTTATGTCAGATAGACCGGCATAAGTGGAAGGATTTCTCCTTCCATTTCATTATTCTACCGTATCTAATTTTGAAGCAAATTCTAATAAACGAACAAAGTTAACCACATAGTCTTTTAGTTCAGCAAAGACTTCTGGGTCAAACGTCGGAATCACTAATGTATTCTGTTCTAGACTTTCTGCTTTAATCGTAATATCCTTTCTGACGAGTTTATTTAATAGCCCCACTACCTTTTCATTCGTATAACAAATCGGGACATGTAACGGTTGCCACATTACCCCATCTATCTGATTTGCTTCCTTGTCTAAAGAGAAATACATCATATTGATTTCTTTCATTGGAATACTTGTCGTCAATTGTTTACAATCTAAATAAGGTTTAACGTATTCGTTAAATAACTCACTCTCGATCAATTCCATCGGTACCTGTACGGTACGATGATTTAATACAATCGGTAACGTATAGAGTCGATCTAAATCACTTAATACCCAAGCAATATATCTCGCCTGTCTACTTGCTAACACTTCCACTCTTTTTACTCCTTACTTAAATGCAGTACTATATCGACCTACGATACTACCTAATTGTTTAAACCAAATCATCGAGAATGGTCGTGGACTAATCAACACTAGATCTAAATAATAGATCCCTTTATCGTCATCGTAACTCACACTATATTGCTCAGCGATATTAACACAATTAATCAAATGGTGTTGCTGTTGTTCAATTAAATGTTTAACCAATACGTTGCGTAACGTTTGCTTATTCCATTCCATGAAATACACGAATTGATTATCGTAACTCTCACGTTGTAACAATGGAAAGCTATTTAATCGAATAATGAATGTTACCGCTCGAGTAAACTTCTTCGGGACTTCATTGAGATCGGTGATCACTTTTAACATGGTCTTTTCCTTTTCTTCATACTGTACTGACATATAGCCTGCTTATTCCTAAGCAGGCTACACAATCGTTGTTTTATTTACTCACGATGTTATCGGTTAAGCAAATTAATACCTTCGCTAACATCGGTTCGTATTCTTCTGCACCGAGATCACGTTTCGGTAAGATCACCCCATACCCTTCTACATCTTTCTTCAGATCCGTAGCATGCTGATGAATCTTCTGAATCGTCATCCCTGGATAGATCTCTTTTAATTCAGCAAATTTATTAATGCGCTCTTTCGTGTTATCGATATAGAAATACTGGAGATCCTCTGGATCATTCGCATCATTCTTGATCACGAAATAAGGAAGATCGTAATGGATAATAGAGTGTTCAATCAAACGTAATGCATGTGCATCATTTTCTTTATAACGGTATAATTGATTGACTGTCAAGTATTCTTCTTTCACCGTAGGGTCATCTTGATCAGCTTGTGGCGGTGCTAACACTTCTTCCTGACGTTCGATCTCTGCTTTATAAAGATCATAGAGTTGGAATAACGCTTGTTGATCTTTCACTTCCAGATACGTAATCGATGTCATACGGTCTACCGGTTCAGCTTGGACTTCCGTCGGATGGTAGATCTGATAATACGGTCCATCCATATACGCAATTGCAAATAAGTCAAAACGTAATGGTCTCGTACTATGGTAGATCATACTTGTGTTCGATTCATTGTGATGGAACACGTAGCTGTAACCAATCTCGTCATTGATACGATGGTCTGTAATGATACGGTCGTAGATCTCACGGCGTTTTTGTTTGGTATCACGGTTCACAAAGAGATACACTTGCTGACTGTGTTTACGGTCAGCTTCGTAAAGATAAGGCGTTAAGAGCTTATCGTAATACGCTAACAGATCATGATTATTTTCAGCGTTTAATAATTTATCCGTATCTTTGAAATTCATCGTAATGGAATTCAAGCTACGGTCTGGATTACGGTCGTAGTCGACATCGAAGTCGATCTGGCCGATATGATAGTTTACCCAGGCGATCATACTTGGTAAACTATCGGTAAACCACTGCATATCACGATCGATCATGTAACTGATCGGTTCTTTTGTCAGTCTGGTTTTTAAAATAAACGTAAACATGTTGAGATGGATCCTTCTTTCAAATAAAGAAAAAATAAGTTAACTTAAAAATACGTCTAGGCAGTGATGCATCCTACCTAGACATACCTTTTTCTAATCGTAAAGGGATTCCCCTGAGATGATTTCGAATCCACCTTCTTCAGCTTGGATTTCTTCGATCTGTTCTGTTGTATATCCGTAATAATGACATACGTCTTCTAGGTTGTCTAATTGATTTAAGACTTGGATCAAATCAATCGGAGAAACTTCTTTATGGCCAAACATTACATGCCCATCATCTTCACCCCAAACGTAATTAAAAGCGTATTGATGATTACCTACGTAGAGTTGGATCACTAGATCAGGATACAAAGTTTTTAACCAATTACCGATTTCTACACCAGCACCGTTTTCGATCGGATAACCGATGATCAATGTATTATCATTCACTCGTTCATAATTGAAATAATTATCAAAGAGTTCTTCCTTCGTTAAGTAAGGATAGAATCCAAATAAGGTAATCGGATCAGGTTCAATTAATGCATTCCCTTGTAATGCTTGTTTGATCACGCTATGGTTATACCCAGTGATCTCAGCAGGTAACGTCAATAACTGTTCAAGATATTCTTTCCCATCTTTAGGATTAAAGACACGATCATTTCCTAACACCATGATCTCTTGTTGGATACGTTGGTATTCTTTTTGGAACCACGCTAATGCTTCCTCGTGATAAGAGGGATCCGTATCGAGATCGGTGAGCACTAACAAATGGGTACGAAGATCATGCAACATGGAGATTGTGTTCTCCATGACTAAACGTTCAGCTGGATTACTGTTCTTGAAGTAAGCTTGATACTCCTTTAATGCGGGAAGTACCCAACCCTCATCGGTGAGTTCTAATTGGATCTTATCTAAGGTTTCTTTATCTTCAGATTGGATCACGAATACATTGTAAGTATCCTTACGGGGTTGAGATGAGGTAGTAGTATTGTCCATGATAGACCTCCTTATAGTTAAAAGAAATGTGAAATAGAATAAAGGATCTTCAAAAAGATCCTCTCTAATAGGTAATATAGGTTTATAAAAAGGATAAGGCTAGCTCATGAGATTTTTATGTTTTGACAAACCAGAATTAATTCACAAGGAACATTAAATGAACTACCTTTCACTCTATACCATGCCTTCATTAAAAGATATTGTTAATGATCATGTGATTACAGAAAATGATATCAGTACCGAAGGGTTTAACCTAAAAGATCTCATTAAGAGACTGAAAGACCTTGTTCTTAAGATTAAGAACTTCATTAAGAATGTAATACGTAAAGCTATTGCCGGATTTAAAGTCATCTTTCATAAACTTCTTGGTACCCATAAACAAATCGAAGAAATTGTTGAAGTCGTAGAACCGGTAGATCTTGTTGCCATTACTAAAAAGGTATTAGTAGGTGATCTAGGTCGAACCAAATATATTTTAAATCGAGATACTTCGATTATCGATATAGATGCGTTTCATAAATTTGCTGATGACCTTTGGGAAAAGATCACCGATGCAACTTCAGAAGAAGAAATCGAGGAGATGAATACGGGGCCTTCTGATCGAAATATGAATTACACTATATCAAAAGGTGGTTTATATTTTGAAGACGATATGATTATTGAAGATGAGAATAAGATAACCAAAATCACGGATAAAGACATCAAAGCATTATTAAATTATAGTCGAATTAAAAAGTTATCCGTGGATATTTCAGAAAGAGGTTATCCGAAACAAATTAATAAAGTCGAAGAAGTATTAAATAATATTTTGAGAAAACCAGATTTAACTAAAGATGAAGCAGAGTTAGCCAATCTGCGAATGGCTGCTATATTTATTCTTCTAAGAAGTAAACTCGCTGTATCTCATAGTTTCTTGGGGTTATATCGAGGTATCTATACTGAATTAAGAAAAGGGTCGGTATTTAACACTCCAGTGCCTCAAAATCTCAAACTCGTCCATGTTTCAAAAAATGGGGAATTAGACGAAACATTATTCCCAAGACAACCTAGAATCTTAGGTAATTATAAAAACCATTATTATCAGATTCTTCCTAAACGAGTATCTTTCTCCCCTTCAATTAAAGAAGCTATATATGGAATTCCATTGGAAGTAGGAAACGCATCAGAGTTTAGCGATAAAGTCAATACATTAGATCTCTTTGTCTATGAACCGATCATCGAAAAAGACACCATGATGATTAAAGAGAAGTATATGAAAACGAGTGTTTTAGAATGGAAATACACGCATGAAGTAGCGATTACCACACCGGTTAAGGTGAAAAAGAAAGCACTGGTACGTGTTTATTTTGACAAAGATAAACACGAAGATATTGTTTCTACATTTGGTGGCACCGAGCATAATTGGATAAATGTAATCCGTAATATGCAGGTACTCGAAAAATACTAAAAAAAAAAATAAGAATAAAGGGAAGGATTAACCTTCCCCATTTTCATATTCCATTTCTTTAGCAATATCAATATAAGTATATATCTTCTTATAGTTGCGATCGAAATAATCAGCCAAAAGAGATGAGATTTCTTTATCCTTCTCTTCTGAAATTGTTTCAGATAAGTGAATATCTACGACCTTGTTATTCTCAACGTCATAGATAACATCGTTTCCATATTGAGAAAGCATTTGCTTGATTTCATGTAGTCTAAAACTATGAGCAAGCATTACTCTTGCATTGCGTTTAGTTCTGAAACTTAATAATAATTCTGCCATCTTATTTCTCCTTTAGATTAATGGTCGAAAATATTTTTGTTCGATTTGTAAACTCTACTTCTATCGCAACGTCATGATAAGCATCATGCATATTACGACGATTACGATAATGTTCCGAAATTAGAGTAGAGACTTCTTTCTTGAGTTCATCAGGAAAAGATTCAGAGAACTTAATACGTACGACCCGTTTTGCTTCATCAAATTCATAAACGACCTGCTGTTTATATTCAGCAAGTATTTTTTGAATTTCAGATAATCGGAAACGGTACTTCCACATGCTTCTAGTTGCTGATATATTATTAATACATTCTATCACAATTATCCTCCTTAGGACTTGGCAATAAGTTAATCAATCTTGAGAATCTTTTACTCTCTATTAGGTAATGTAAACTTATAAAATCGATACTCATGCTACAACCCCATAGGTACACACATGGCTAATCAAAATCTTAGAGATCAACTGCATCGTCTCTGGAATAAAACAGGTGCAACATTTAGACGTAATGTCTTATTAACGACAGAACATCTTTCGTTCTTTAAACCATTTAAAACACCCAAGACCGTGATGAATAACCTCGGTCTATACGATGAATGGTATACCATCAATCCTTTTACTAGCGTAGTCAAAGTACAAGGTAAGATCCTTTTTACGTTACCTCGCTTCATGACGATACGTGATAACGTCCGTCAAACACCGTTAAAGGTCACCAATAACAACATCAAAGCGCATCTGAAGAATCAACTTGATCTAACAGATGAAGAAGTGAGTAAAGCACTCATTGCGCAATTAGGGTTAATCCAAGGTACGGAAGATAATACAACCGGTCAATACGCGGTGACTCGTATTCCATTATCCGTCGCTACCGATCAGATCCATCGACTCCTATCGAGTCAAGTATCGATTACCCCAGTGGATAAAACCCATCGTATCTTTAACATGTTTTATCGGTTCCGTAATCAAGTCAATGAGATCCCTTCTGATTTTACTGGGATGCATTTTGGTACTACTCTAGTAGGGAATCAGATCTTTACTAACGGTACAACTACCCCGATTACCCCTAACTTACTTCCATACTCAGCAGGGAATGATTATCTTCAATTCCATATTGAGATTACCAATCATGGCAACAAATGGGGTAAAGCACAAAACCAAGGAATCAACCCAACTTGTATTATCGAATACGAATATGAGTTTATCCCTGAAAGTCAAGATCTTGTTGATCTCTATACGAAATTTGCTACAGGCACTGGCTTTAGTAACAGACAGTTAGATGTGTCTAAAGCTACTGTAGACCGCTTTATGAAGATGACATTCACGCATAAAGCACTCGAAGGAATACGTCGTATCGGTACGATGGCAGACAGTGCTACCGTACCGGGCACGTATACCGATATTATCTCTAACTAAATAGGATATCCTACTATCATGAGTTTAAATCAATATACGGCAGATTCTGCTTTAGAACGTGTACTTAAAAATGAAGGCGGTTACGTCAATAATAAGGATGACTTAGGTGGCGAAACTAACTTTGGTATCACGAAAGCAACTGCATTGGAAAATCGATCCCTTTGGTCTCAATATGGTTGGGACGGCAACATGCGTACGATGCCATTAGCCTTTGCTAAAGCAGTGTATCGTCAACGTTACTGGGATAAAGTCCAAGGTGATCGTTTACACGATATCCATCCTTTATTAGCGGATCACTTGTTTGACTTTGCAGTCAATGCAGGTACCGGTAATGCCGTGAAACATCTACAACGTGCATTAAACGTATTAAACCGTAAACAGGTAGATTACGCCGATGTGGGTGTGGATGGTGCACTGGGTCAAGGGACATTCCGTAGTCTAGAAGCCTACGTACGTAAACGTGGTCAGACTGGGATCGAAAACTTGATCATGGCATTAGTGGCAATGCAATGGGGTCATTACTTAGCAATCGCTGAAGCACGTGAAGCAAACGAAACCTTTGCAAATGGTTGGTTAGAACGTGCCATCAATAAAATGGTGACTTACGCCAGAGAGATGTAAGAGACCGTCATACGTCCAGGATAGGGTGGCTATCCTGGACTATGTTTGATCAGAAATACTGGGCGTAAAGTTTGAGTAATTGACGCCAACATCCTTGCATGGCGAGTTCACTCATCTCATGGTCTCCGGTAACTGCTTCGTATTGATAAATCCCTACGGTATTCGGTTCTGGTGTTAATACGAATCCTGTCCAAGCTGTGGGTAATGGATACTTAAACAAACATTTAAATACATCATATCCCATCATAATCAGATTACTTACCGGCAATCGGTAACGCCCTACGACCAATGTATGAGGGTCGATTGTAAATCCTTTCATCGGGTTAATATAATCGAACATCCGTTGATTAAAACGAAGAATAGAATGACCGCCTGAATTTATCGTACTATAACGATAAAGCTGATCCACTCCTTCTTTATCTTTTACGGTAAAGTAAATATGCGCATGTTCTTTATCATGATAAAATTCGTAAAAGGATTCCTTTGATCGCATCTCATCCATCCAATCAGGATCTACCTGAGAGGACACGTAAAAGTTAGAAAACAGTTTAATGTTATCACGAAAATATTCAAATCGTTTAATCATGCATAGATAACTACGGTCATCATTTTTCTCAGCGTCTTTTACTAAGCGTTCTTTAATATACTGCATTTAAATGTCCTCGAACTAATTCAAATTCTTCGTAATCATGAAACAATTGGAAATAAACTTTTTCAATCTGTTCTTTGGATTTAAACGAGACTTGTAGCTCTTTGACTCTAAGTGTAATTCGATGAGGGTTCGATTTATCTGGTGTAAAACAGATTCGATCGACATCGGTCCATCCACTATATTTGAAAGCATTCTCAAATCCATCGATTCCGATGCTAATGAGATATTTTGTTGGGAAGATATAATCTCCGATTGCAGTTTTAGTTGCATCAACATGAAGATGATAAAATGGATTAAAATATTCAAGGTATTTTGGATAGAACTTATAAACCGTATTCCTCTTTAAATCTAAACAATAGATATTGGTTTGGTCTTCTTCTTTCATCGTAAAGAAATGTAACCCGATATCTTGATCACGATAATGAAGCCGATACCCTGGTTTATCTTCATACATTTGAACCCATTCATTAGTGACGTCAAAAACATCGTCAACGAATTCAACAAGTTGACGACGATGACCCATCAAGAACTCAATACGTTGTCTTAACTTCGCTTTAACTAATCGTTGGAAATTAAACCAAACTCTACCTTCCTCCGTTGGAAAATGCATTTTTAACAGTTTGACCATTCCTTCAAAATCAATATCCTCAAAATTATCCATTTTCGGATATTCGAGCGTATTTACTAACTCATCTACATTCATTTTCGTCTTTCCTCTTATACGTGTATATTAAACAAACTAATCCATCATCTATTATCATCAGACATAATCCCGTAGATCTCTCTACGGGAATTATGATAATTAGAACTCAAAGGTGAATGAGTTACGGAAGTTAGTATTTTCATTGATCTGACGTTGCAGATTATCGATGTGCCATTGTACCCATGAACGATACGCCACTTCTTGGTCACCTGTTTCTTTTGGGAAATAGATCTGACCACCACCTGAGCTACGATAAAGTTTCCATCGACCGTTATTCGCTTCTAATTCCACACAATAACGACCACCACCATTGATATTCATTTCAAGACCAGTGTACTGTCCTGCTGAAGGAGGATTGATGGTTACGTAGTTACGGTTATTATACATCAAAGTACCTGGAATATTCCGTAAGTTAGTATTCCAGTCTGCTCCAGCATTCTTCGCTTCATTTACCATATTGGTAACGGTATTAAGGTTAGGTAACTCGACGTTATTGTAAAGGAGCTTACCATTGTTATTTAACTGAAGATGACTGCCTGCTGTAGGGTTGGTAAATACTAATCCGACCGAATTGAATCCTAATGAAGCGGTTTTACTCGGATCGTTCATATTACGTAACCCTAAGTTATTGGTAAAGGTTTTAGCACCATTAACAGTTTGATCACCTTGTAGTTTAACAGGCCCACCATTCGCATCATACGTAGATTGTAATCCAGTTACACTTGAGGTTAGTTCAGTATCCTTACGTTTTAATGCAGCGATCTCATTATCCTGACTCGTATTCTTAGATTCTACATTCGTTAAACGACCATCTTGTTGTTGGTTCTTCGTATCGTTTTCACGTTTAGCCGTTTCTAACGTCGTAATACGTCCAGATAGAGTATCACGTATCCCTTCGATGTTACGAGCTTGATCTTGTAATGCTTGGTTAGTTTGTTGCTTGAATGCTTCAAAGGAACGATTCATCTCGTTCTTAGCTGAAGTCAAGGCACTGTTCATGCTCGTCTTCGCTTGTTCTAACTTCGCCTCTAGGTCATTCTTATTTTGTTCAACCGTTCGATTGATGTTCGTGATCGATTGGTTCGTTTGTTGTTTAAACGATTCGAAGTCATTATTCAAACGATCCGTTAATTGTTGGATCTTACCGGATAGACTAGCCGTTAGTTGTTTGATCTTCTCATCATTGTCACGGATCGACTGTTGAAGTTGTTGGAGAAGATTATCTTTCGTTTTTTGGATCTCTCGGAGTGCTTCTGCACGGTTTACAGAGATCGTATCAAGAATATCTTGTTTGAAGGTTGCTTGACTCGCTGCAACATTACGTACCGTATCTACCAGCTTAAAGTATTCATCCACTAAGGTATCATACCCAGGATGACTATCACGGTCTTCTTTCGCTAAGAGTAAGATCGCATCTTTGACGCCAGTCACCTCAGTGACTAAATGTTCAAATCCGATGAATTCACGGATAGAGTGGACATGTTCTAACGGTGGGAAGGTTAACGGTCTACCGATGATGTCATCGTAGTTGGTTACTAATGGATCATTCGCTTGGTTAGCTAAGGCTTGAGCGATCTCAGTAGACCCAATAGTAAATTGACCACCAATCGTCTGATACGTAATCAGGAAGGTACCTGTGATCTCGTTATCGATAAATTGAATCCCACCATAGATCGGGGCTAAATCTTCAGTACGATCACTTGCTGCGACTACACGCCATTCGCACGTATAGTCAATCCCTTCGATTAACTGATGACCGGTTTGTTGATCTACGATCTCTAAGGATCGTCTAAAGTACGGTGCGTATTGTGGGATGATCACATTGAATCGACTACGATTCTGAGGTGTGATCGTGTGTGCTTCATGTACGATCTTATTCTGAACAGCACGTCCAGTCGGATCATATTCATACGCATACACTTTTAGTTTTGGAGGTAACGCAACAGGACGACCATTCGCAGGTAAAGCTTGACCTGCTCGTGTAGGTGCGACTGTTGGCGTTGGATTTGTATCAGTCATGACTGACTCCTTTGAGATTATATTGATATCAAAAAACACATTGACATTACCTAATTTTTTACCGGTATTTCGGTATGTCAATACTCAAAACATAGCAGTACGGCTTGAGTACTTGATCTATTTTTCGAAAAATAATCTCTATACATTACGAGGATATCCATGTATACGTTAATTAAAACCGTTGGTAGACGCTACGACCTTAATGGTCTAGTGGACACCTTAGATGTCAGTCAGGTAAGTCTGATCAACTTATCTCAACAATATCATGACATCTGCTTTATTCTCAATGTAGACGTTTATCCTGAACCAAAAGCGCTTTGGTTTAAAGACCTACCGTTAGAGGTACAGGTCAGTGATAAAACGATCTTACAATATCTCGACAGTATCGGGAACCAAACGATCCCGATCAGCGATACCATCCCTGAATATACCAGAGGTGAAGTCCATGCTGTCGATGTCCATAGCTATCAGTTTAGCTATCAAAGCACCCAAGCAGGTGCTCACCCTAACGCACGTATCGAAGAAGAAGATAAGGATGACCTTCTATTAACGCATGAGAAGCTCTCTGACGCACGATATAGTCAACATGCGTTAGTTAGTATTAATGGCTTCTTTCATCGCTTTGTACCTGCGGAAAATGGCATTACAATCATCGATGGAAATAAGACCAAAAATAAACATCGTGATAAAACCCACATCAACTACTTAGACTTTAGTCAAGTGGGTGAAGTGAAGATGATCCCTATCACGGAAGAGATGATCAAAGCACCGAATAACGTGGAGCTAAAAGATAACATCTACATCGACGTAAATGAAAGTCTAGTCGGTAAAACCGTAGGGATCGTATTAGGTGGCTACCTTCACATCCATGACCACACCTATAAACAAATCGGTGATCATGGGATCAAGATCGATTTCAACAATATCCGATGGGAAAGCTTATTCTATCGCATGAAAGAATTCTTAAACATCGATCACTTTCCGATTACGGATTTCGGTAATGATCGAGTCATTGGGTTTGAACTCTATCATGATAAAACGATCAAAGCGTTACTCACCATGAGTCAAAGCTTTATTGTGGTAATCGATAATCCTTATATTGCGATCGTAGAAGAATACATCGGGCACATGGGGATTCCTAAACGTTACGAAAGTGCATTACTCCCTCTCTATCCTATCCGGATAGGTGAAGGACGTTTCCCTGCGTATAAAGCAGAAAAGAATTTAGATAAATGGGTAATCTCGATAGAAGATAACATCGTCCCATTACAAGTCCGTTATCAGCGTGAAGATGATGACTTCCATATGCGACATGATCAGGTGTATCCGATCAGTGGAGAAGTCTATGCTACGGCTCATTACTATCGCATCATGACGGATAAACGAAAACCAGTAGGTGATGTAACACCATTACCACTACTTATTGAACGGAGTATACAAGATGCTTATTATCATCTCCCAGATCCTTACTTGGGTATCGTCTATTAATTGGAAGAAATGGTTAATGAATCCATTTATCTGGATCATCGGAGTAGGGATAGGTAGCTATGCGTTAGGTCATCATAATGCGGCTAATGAATACCAAGCGAAAATCGAATCGATGATCAATGAAAGTCGATTAAAGACCAAGATGGTGGAAGAGAAGATCAAGGATCTCGAACAACAGTTAACCAAAGCCAATCAAGCTAACTACAATGAATACCTAAGAGGAAAAGAAGATGCTAAAATATTATCTAACCATGCTATTCAGTCTCACATTACTGGGACTAAGCGGTTGTACATCGAAGTTGAATCCAGAAGTACCCCAGCTAAATCTACCCGAGATACCAAAGGTACTCCAAGAACCGTTAAAAGAACCCAATTATCAGAAAGATCTGTTAGATTTCTTGTCACCCTCGCAGAACGAGCAGACAACGATAGACGAGAGTTAAATCTCTGTAAGAAAACCTTATGGGAATATACGGATGTTATCCAACAATATAATCAGAAGTTGAGGGAAGCGTATAAGAAATAAGCTAAGATAAAATCGAGATAACTTTTACCTCTTCCTTCCTCATTTTTAGATCGATTTGTAAATTGCTACTACTGGGGAGGAAACCTATGTGGAAGGAGGGGGAGGCATATGCGATGTGTGTGTGAGTGTAACGAACACACACACATCTTCTTATTATTAATAGTAAAGAGAAGAGAGAGGAGAGAAGGAATGAAATGACTGAACGACATCCTTCGTTTTACTATTAAGACAGAGAAGAAAAAGAGTAAGAGTAAGAAAGAAAAAGAATCAGAAGAAATAAAAAGATAAAACAAGAAAAGAAACAAGAAGAAAGCAATAGGAAAAGAATAAAGAAAAGAAACAATCAGATCCAATAGAAACCATTAAGAAGAAAAGAAACTCATCGAGAAGAAGAAATAGGTCGTGATAAAGAGAAAAGATCACAAGAAGAGTAAAAAGTGTTACAGTAAGGAAACAAAAAAGAAAAAAGATAAGATAGTTGAGAAGAGGTATAATAACCTCTTCTCGATTATGTTTGATTTGATCCTTATTCTTTTAGGGTAAAAGAGAAGGGATTGGATTTTAACCAACTTAAGAAATCATGATGACGTTGAAGATGATATTTGATTTGATAGATATCTGTAGTTCTTAAGATCTTGATGATGATCTTGATAGACTGTTCGATAGCTTGACGAGCTTGAACTAGATCCCTATCATCGATCTTGAAAGATGTCGATTGTTTAGAACGATGAATCTTATCAAAGGTACTTTCTGCTTGAGTAGCATCCCATCGATGATAGTTGATTTCGATTTGTCCTCCCGTATTCATCAAGGTGATGTTATCACCATTATGACTACCGAGTATAGTGAAGCCATAATGCTTGAATAGATGGAGGTAAAGATCTAACTGGTCTTTTACGAAGACAGCAGATCGATGAATAGATGGGTTCAGTAGTTTGATCGGAAGATGTTCATTTGGGTTATCCCAGAAATAGATCGAATGGTTAACTTCTTCTTCATGTGAAGGGAGTAGAGTCAACTTATAACGGAAAGTATTATCATAACCTAATCGAACCATAGCTGGGGTCAGGATAGATCCTTGAAAGACTGATGTGGTGTGTTTAATAGCTGCTAACCCTGCTTGAGTATGGGAAGCAATCCATTGATAGTTGATGGGATGATATTCATCGATCATATCTTCAGCATAATCGAAAACTAGGATACTGGGTAAGTTAGAATTACTTAAGTAAGCAAAGAGGATATCGTGTTCTTTAGCTGAAGGGTATTCTCGATAGAATAAGGATAAGAGTTTTTCATGATCGAGATTGAATTCAGAAAAATGTTTTGAAGGAATAGTGTCGTTAGAACTCATAATAGTGCTCCATGTTAAGTTGATGTCTAGAATGCTTCTAAATCGCTCTATAGAGACATAAACGAGGGTAAGATGAACTTACCCTCAGATAGATGATAATAATGCGTCTATGCGTTATTTAGAAGGGTTATCAGAAGGTTTAGATTCTTCTTCTTTAAACCAATGTAAGAAATAGTGGTTCATCTTAATGTGCTTAATAAACGCATGTGGATTAGATGACGTGATGAGTTGACCGATGACATGGATCATTTGTTCAACGTATTTATTAGCACGTTTTTGATCATCGTAGTTGATGAGTAAAGAAACCGTTTGCTGATCATCATGTAGTTGCTTTTGGTGAACAAGATCATGTTTTAATTCAGCATCCGCATAATCATTTGAAGAACGACGATAATCGATGTCAAGATGACTTCCTGTATTCTCGAAGGTAACAAAGGTATTCCAATAGTTCTTCTTGATTTTAAAATCAAAATGATGGAAGAGGTCACGATAGATCGAAAGTTTATCTTCGACCACATGCGGATATTTGATATCAAGCACCACGTTATATAACGTGAATTGTTGTGGGTCTGCAGGATTTTGAAGGAAATAAAGTGAACCGATATCGTGAGTTTGACTTCTAAGGTCGAATGAATAGACGAATGAATTCACGATATCAAAACGACGTAAAATAGGCACGAAGATAGACCCTTTAAAGAAGTCGGTCATCGGTTTCAATTTAATCAGGTCACGCGTATAATGATCTGCGAGTTTTTCTCTGGTAATACTATCATATTCTTCGATGATGTTATTTTTATAATCAAAGACCAGACGACTAGCGACGGTATCGTCACTACAATACGCACAGATCATATCTTGACCTTCAAGGATACTGAGACCTTTTAAATATTTATCCGTATAATTCCATGCTGGGTGATTCATCGGATCAAAATGTTTTGAGTTAATGATGTAATTGTTTTTCATATCGGTACCTTTTATAAATCGTGATAGAGGATAAGGGTAAGATTACCTTACCCTTAGATGGATTGATGTGAATTAGTTAGAAGATTCACTAGAAGATGTTTCAGAGGATTCTTCTACTAACCATTGCAGGAAGTAATGGTTCTGCTTGATGTGATTAATAATCGAATCGACACTTTTTGCTGTCATCATCGCTGTAATGACATCGATACCTTGGCTCACGTATCTACGTGAGAGAAGGACATCATCGTAATTTAAGAAGAAGGATACTCTTTGTTGAGTGTCTTCCTCTTGTTTTTGGAAAATAAGCTATTTCTTCAATTCCGATTGCGCTGCTTCTTCATTATACTGGTGATAAATCACCTCAATATGACGACCTTTATTAATAAAGGTAAGGTTAGTCTTCCAGTTTGCTCTCACCACATTAAAATTATAATGCTGGAAAAGATGCGTATAGATCGCTAGACGATCATGGCCGACAAAATGATGCTTTTTACTCTGAGCACTATCGTAGAGATTGATCAATTGTTTATTAATCTCGTCATTACTAAAAACAAGTGCTTGATCATTTCCATTCGGTTGAGTAAGGGTAAGGCTAAAATGACAGGCAAGATCTAGACCATGTCGATTAAACGTAGGAACGAAAATAGAACCTTTAAAGAAGGAAATGCAGTTCTCTAAATCTCTTACTCCCGCATGATAATAACTCGATACTAATTTAAGATGAAATGATTCATATTCATCGACTCGGTCCTCACCTGGATGGAAGACCAGAATACTTGGGAGTCTGTCATTTGCACTGTAGCAATAAAGTGCAGTATGGTCTTTTAATGCTGGATATAAATTATGGAAACGTTTTAATCTTGCTTTTAGATCAACGTTAGAACCACTAAAATGTTTTTGATTGATAGTATAATTTTTGTTTATGGTGAAACTCCATTATAGTTTAAGTTAAGAATAAGATGAGTCATCCGTTCTCCCATGGTGAGGATCAAGATGTATCATCAGGATGATGATCATTTAGGTCGAGATAAGATCAAATGATCAAATTGATTAGTCAACGACAGAAGTGTTGACTGTAAATGTAGAAAATGTCTGAATCGGGTATCAAACTCAGGTTCAAAATCCGTTGATTTAACAATGGAAAAATAACGAGAGATGGTTAAGACACCTTTCTCATCGAGTTCATATTCGCTTTCATGAACGATCTTATCTTTAAACCCTCTTAAAGATAGCGCTAAGTAAAGTTGATACCATAAACTAGCTTCAGGATATTCTTGAACATCTTGTTTAGATTTAAAATAAAACCGTTGGGCGATATGCGTCACATTCCCTTGCTTGATGATTTCTTCTAAAGCAGAAAATAGACGACTGATTGGATAGGGTTTATCCTGCATTGACTTAGTTACATGAGTAATCATGATATTCTCCTCGATTGACATAAGTCCAGTAGGGATCAACCTACTGGACTCTAGTAAAGTAAAACCATAAGACGATCATGATAGCCTTATCTTCCAAGAGACGACCTGATTACTTACCCAAGTATTCAGATGGATGATAAGTTATTGAGAGTCATCTTAATAACGTAGATGGGATACGACGATCTTACTTCGGTAAGCGTTCGATACGAACTAACGCTACACCGGTTTGGATCATCCCGATTTGTTTAGCAGCTCCTTTACTAAGATCGAGGATACGACCTTTCGCATAAGGACCTCTATCGTTGACTTTGACTTGAACAGATTTACCGTTCTTGACATTGGTCACTTTGAGTTTAGTACCTAACGGATAGGTACGATGTGCAGCAGTCAATGCATGCATGTTAAAGATCTCACCCGAAGCGGTCTTACGACCATGGTGATGATCCGAGTAGTAACTAGCCATACCCTGAGTCACATGGGTAGACATTGTTGCTCTTGCGATCATCGGAAAACAAAAACCGAATCCGATGCATGACAAGATGACAAGGGTTCCTAAGATTTTCTTCATGAGAGATAAAACTCCTATAGATACATGAATACGATCATCGTTAGCACATGTGGATAACAATGTAAACTGGGTAACAGTATCGAACTTGAGTTCGATAAGGTACCATGATGTCAGATAGTTTTCTTTACGTAAGATAAGAGTAAACTTGGTAAGGTTTACTCATAGTCTCGGTAGAACTGATTTATCTTCGCTAATACATCAATAACATCACGGACGTAGTTCTGATCAGGCTGACCGACTTTAAACACGACTTTAGGGGATACCGTTAAAGTGATCGTGTTTTTATAACGACGAGTGGCATACGTTAAACTAACCTTATCCACTTTATGGGCGTAATTGTATTTACCTAAGTGAATCAAAGTTTCCACCAATACTTGATCGATTTCACCGATCAAACCAAATGTTTTAGTGTAGTGCTTGATTTCTACCGTAAGATCACCCATTTTAACTTTCGGATCAGTAAATGAACGAAGGATCGGGTATAGTTTAGGATCTACCTGATAATAAAATGGACCATGTGGCTGGATCCATAAGTCGAAGATATTATCGTTATCAGTACCCGTTTGGCCAAAATAGATTGTAATGAGATCATTTACATTGCATTCGGTATAGGTCCCCTTATTTTGACTCATTTCATTCTGTTGTTTATATTCTGAAAAACCATCTTTCATTAGGAACGTTTTTGTCGAGGAAAATCGTGTTAACGATAATACTAATTCAATACGTGCTCGGAACACTTGATCTTTTGCTTCAGTCTTTTGTTTAATAAATGCTGGAGTTAAGAGTTCTTTCATATTGATGTTTTCCTTATTTGTTAAAGTAATTTAAGATATCGTGGAATGGACGTTTTTGTCTAATGAGATCTTCAATGTTTTTCACGAAATGAGGAAGTTCTTCCTTATCGAGTTTACTATAGTTTAAGCAAAACTGATAAAGCTTCTCAAAGAACGTATTATCCAAATGACCGAGTTCTTCGGTCGATACAGACCGATGTTGACCAAACCCACATTCAGCTAAGAGCATCTCAGCATGATAACTATTTGTTTCTAAATCTTTTTCAATTATGATTTTAAAACTATAAGAACCCTCAGGGAAATTAAATGCCATGGCCGATAACTCAAAGGTTTCTTGCTCCGCCATATAACTCACAAAGACACTTCCAAAACCTTTATCGTCTAATTTATCTTCTTCCTTCGTCAAGGTGAAAAGCCATGGGTTTAAACGGTAATGATGAAATCTAAAGTTATGGATAAGTGGTAGCTCTGCTGGAATCACAGGAACAAATGGGAGTTCCATTGCCGTAAGATAACGGACACTCAATGCGATACGTTGACTGGCTGTTTTTATCGGATAACCATAAGCTACGGTGACTTCATTCGCTCGTCGACGAACGACTTCAACCCAATCAATATCAACATCCACCATGCTTAACGCATAATACGGTTCGCTTTCTGTAGTGGGTTTAAATTTCACAATCACATCTGGTGGACAGTCTCTTTCCGCTGCGTATTCTAAGACTTCTTTAGGAATACGTTTATCAAAATATTCTAATATATTAAATGACATGGTTTATCTCCATTTAGCTTCTTTTACTGCACGTCGTTGTTTATAAAGATGTTCAATAATCTTTCTACAAGCTTCGACGGTTTCTTGATCTGAATTATCAGTTTTAAAACTAAGATCCAGATAAACACGTTCAAGTACTTCAATCTGATTATCGAGTTTAGCTTCTTGTTTGGATTTAGGGCGAGGTGGTGCATCGAACATTTTTTACTCCTTATTGTACTGTTTATAGAACTTGGCTAATTGACCAAAGGTTTCAAATAAAGAAAGAATATCACGACGTTGGATATCCTCGTATTCAAGCGTGATGACTGGCTGTATATTAAAATACAATTTATCTTTTCTTCTTCTTCTTATTTTGGCGAAGGTACTGATCTTCTGTATTTTATAATGATAAAAGTTAGGAACCAGATGAGATTGCATCTCAGCCAAAACATGAATGAAGTCTCCTGAATGAAAGACTTCACCATTTGGATGATGAATACGGTAATGAGTTTCACCGATATTCACAACCGGTGGATGGATGTATCTTAATAGTCGAATATGTTCTAGATACACTTCGTAATAAATGGGATCATTAGTGAATTTAACCCAGAGGTATTCGATTTCTGCCGTATCGAAATCGACATCAATGTCTTTCTTGACGCCTACGTAAAGCATGCAGTGTTCATTAAGACTATACCCAATGACTCGGATATTCCACATTGATTGAGTCTGTTCTTGAAATCGAGAAGCCGTGAGTTTTAAATGTTTTGCAAATACGGTATAGTCTCGGAAGAACTCTAAATGTCCCATGATGACATTTGGAAATTGAGCATATCTCTCCTTGATCATTTCAAGGGTTACTTTCTCTTGCATGTTGATTACTCCTTGTTATACTGGTTATAGAAACTCACTAACTTCCCAAAAGTTTCAATTAATGTAAGAACATTGTTACGATCTTTACTATTATCGTATTTAAAGATGATAAATGGGTTTAAGTCAAAATACAACCGATCTTTTCTTTTTAGGATTTTGGTAGTCGGACGGATATCTAGCATCTTATAACGATAAAAACTAGCCGCAAGATGGGATTGGATTTCAGCAAGGATGTGAACAAAATCTCCGGAACGATGAACTTCTTTACATGGGTGTTTGATCCGATAATACGTTTCGCCTACATTCACGACGGGTAGTTTAGTATAGTTCAATAATCGAATATTCTCCTGCGCTACTCCGTAATAGATCGGGTCATCGGTTTTCTTAATCCAAAGGTATTCAATATTTGCTTCGGAAATCACATGATTTTTCTTCACGCCAATGAAAATCATATACGTTTCATTTAAACTGTGTCTAAGGAACTCGTAGTTTGGAAGACTGCTTCGGATTGTTTTAAATGTCGATTCATCCACATTCAAGCATTCAGTAAATATGGTGAATGCTTTCAAAAAATCCAAATGCTGAAGGATAACCTTTGGATTCAATTCGAATTGTTTCTCTATCGTTTCAAGTGTGACTTTCTCTTTCATGTTATTACCCTTTCTATTATAGTTCAAATCCGTCAAAAGCAGTTTGTAATTGCTTCTCTTCATTTACTAATCTTTCGATCTCTTTGATTTCATTTCGAGCTTCTAACACCCATTTACTGTTTAACTTCGGAAATATCGCAGAAACGCGTCTTACGGATAAATGAATAATAAGTTTTGATTCATGACTCATCCAGGCTTCCGTTCTTAAAATCGGGATGTGTGCTAACCCTTCAATGTGGTCAAAAAATGCTGAATACCAATCAATGATATTCGAAGCATCGTTGTAGATCACGATGTCTTTTCGTTTATGATACTGAGCAATAAGATCAGGATCCGTGATGTTGAGTTTGTTTAATAAATCTGACATGGTGTTTACCTCTTTAGGTTAGCATAAATCTCTAGGGAGAATTTTCTCCCTAGAGACCATGGTAAATAGATTATTTCCATTCTAAGAATGGGACGTTATTTTGAAGATTAGATAACAGGATATCGTCATATTCTGGTAAATAACATTTCTGCATTATACAGACCCATTGTTTCAAGTAAAGATCAGTAATTTCTTTATCTTTAAAATTTAACATGAATTCCAATGTTTGATGTTGTTTCCCAGATACAACTTGATATATTTGATTTTTAGAAAGATCGGCAAAATGGTGTTGAAAACTCATGCCTTTGCGATAAGTAATGTTAAAATGCTGATTCTGTTTCTTAAGTACAATTGCCGTTGCAGTATCATCGTTACAGATTTCATACTCGAAATTAAATAACTTAATGAGTGCGTTATCAAATGCGCTAGTATCCGTAATCTCTTCAAAGGAAAATACCTCGGATGAGGTAATACGCCCATCAGATTGACGATAATCGACAGTATAGGAATTTGGTCCATTTAACTCTATCGTATAGACTCCATGATTATACGTCGTTAAACAAAACCCTAAATATCCTGCCGAGTTAATCTTATAATCAAATGTAAAGATCGATCGTTGAAGCAGTTTGATTAATGGTTTAACTCCTTTAAGATCCTTAGCGATCATCATCTTCTTCCATTCTGAATTATCGACTTCATCTGTATATTCAAAAACATGATTATTCTGATAATCAAAAACTAAGAAGACAGGCCCGTAATACCCACCATTAAATACCATCAAGATATCTTTCTCATCTGATATCTGGTTATTCGATTTAAACTCATCCACCGCTTCGTGATCGGTAAGGATATAACGGAGGTGTTTATTTGCACGTAAGTTATTTTCGATCATGTTTAAATCTCCCATTCTAAGAATCTAACATTGTTTTTCAAATTTGATAATACCGCTTCATGGTAATTAGCAGAATAACATTGTTGGAGTATAGTTAAATATTTATCAATATAAGGAGCACTTATATCGATATCATCCAAAGGAAAGACACTATCAAAAAATATTTTTTCTTCACCTCTAATGGCTTGACTAAGAATTTTCGCTGAATGTTCACGATGTGAATATTGATAACCCTTTGGCTCAATATATACGATTTGAAAGGAAAATCCACTCTTGATAAATCGTACTTCAGTCGAACGATGATTAGGTTTGAAACCGTGATCAAACTTCAGAATTTGAAACAATTCAATATAAAACGGAATAAGATTCTCATTATCAAATGCAACACTTGAACGATAATAACCTAAATTTGAAGAAGGGCCATAAATCACTAAATCAGAACCATCATGGGCAATCTTAATCGAAACACCTTCATGAGTATCTAGACTAAAATTGATTCGACCATTCATGTCGAATTCAATATTAGGCGTGAAAAATAATTTAGGAATTAATTGGATAACGGGTTTTGAATTTATCAACCCATCAAATTTTGTCTTCTGTTTCCAGTCGTTGTGTTTTACCCATGAATATTCTTCCACTTCGTTATCATCGTAATTGAAAACAAGAATAGAAGGATTATACGGATCAAAATAAAACCCTATCACGATATCGTGATGATCAGGGATCCCTTTCTTCGCTCTAAATTGATCAATCACGTTTTGATCGTCTAGAATATTGTGGAAGTGTTTGTTTTTTAATGTTAAATTTTTGATCATTTTTCAGATCTCCATTTTTAAGGTTAAAATAAAGAATAGAATATCTTCTAACTTTTACATTATTGATTATTCTATTCGGTGGTTGAGGAATAGATACCTTTCCCTCTTTAGTGGTAATGATCGGGGATTACCCCCGATACTAAAAAGCGCAAGTAAGGTTAAAAACCTTCTCTCTAATAGGTAATATATATCTTTAAAAATGATACCCCTATAGATCACGTTTGATGATATTCCAGAGATTTATACGACGAGGATAATAGCGTTTCTTCTTGCTGGTTTGTTTCTTGATTCGATTTCGTTTAAAATAAAATTGATCGAAATAAATATCGGTAGTATAAGCACCATTAATGCGATTGGTATTCGTGAATGTTAAACTAAACGTTATTAGCTCATAACCTCTTTTAAAGAGATGCGTAAATAGTTCGAAATCTTGTTTATTTTTGATCCCTCTTAATATTGCAGGGTAATCCGAATGGTTGATCTCGACCGTTAACTTATCTTCGTCCTTGCATTGGTTTGGAACAGGAATCAATGTATGAACGCAATAGAAACTATTTCCCATCCCAACTACGGTAGCTTGGAAGAGATGTGATCGGTTTCGTTTGAAATATTTCATTTAACCGTCCTATTCAACTAGTTTAAATTTAGGATATTCAAATGGATCATCTGGCAATGCACGTATTTTTTCCTGATACTCTTGGTAGTATTCATTCTTGAGTCGTTTGACTTTCTCCATTTCTCGTTTTTGGTGATCGATGAATAACCCTCGTAATTCAGCTAACGTTAATGTTCCAGTGGTTGGATTATCCGTTGGTTTTAAATCAATGATGATCTCATCTTTATTATAATCCACCCGTTTAATATACATGTAACCAAGATGCGTTTTATTGATGACCGTATGGAACATCTGATTATAATCAGATACCTCAGTGACTTCTTGACGACCATTCATTTCCTGATAAATAACGTATTTCATGATTTACTCCTATAGTGGTTTCATTAACCCACCATTTATAAATAGAATCGCTTCTGGATTGATACTGCGAAATTCTTCTTGAATATCTTGATGAAGAAGGCAAATTTGATCAAATTGTTTTTTCTTTAAAAAGTACTGTTCTTCCGCATGAATCATGTAGAGTTGTGTCAACCCGCGGAAGGTCTTCACGGCATTCCCTTTACCTGGAGAAATATAGATATCTACTAGATTATTCTTTTTCTCTACGCTCTCAATATAGCGACGATCTTCTTCCACCAACTGAAGAACGGTTGTGTATGCTTCAAAATACCTAGATGTATTTGCCGTACACGACCAACCGTTATCATGCGGTTGAATGATTCGATATTTCATCAGTTACTCCTCTGGTTGACGGATTTCTTCTCTCATTTCTTGAAGTTTAGCAATCAATCGATCTAAATCGTTTTCGGTTAATGGATATAAGATCTCAACCGGTTTACCTTCAATTCCAAAATGGTAAGCTCTTAACTCGACAAATTGTTGATCTATTGATTCATTGAACTTACAGTTCAATCCGATATCCTGAATAATAGCGAATCGATTCTCTCTTGATAATAAGAATCGACCATATTCTTCATATTTGCTGTCGTATTTATTCTCTTTCATTTTGTATTCCTTTTGATTAGTTCTTCTTTCATAGTTTGCAATTTTAAAATCAATTGATCGATATCATTTTCCGTTAACGGGAAACAAACGTCTTTAGACTCTCCACGATGTGTGTGATATAAACCAAGCTCAACAAAATATCGATCGAGTGCTTCACGATAGTCATGTCTTAGTGCTAAGCAATGAGTGGTTCCCCAATTATTTGATCGAGATAATAAAAACATCCCATCTTGATCGAATTCACTATCGTATTCGTTTTTCTCCATATTTTAATCCTCTCTTTATTTAGGTTGAAAATAGCAAACCACGTGACGAGTCTTTAGATCTGAACTCATGCGTGATTCTGTCATAATTTCGTAGTGAGCTCTATTCACTAATCGCATTTCATGCTTAATCTTTGCTCGACTGACATCGTTTTCCATCAGGACGATATTCCCTTCTTTATCTAGATATCGATAACCAAAGGTTTCTTTTACCTTCATTTTTTTCCTCCTCTGTCAGGATACTTCAAACATAATCCCTAGGATTTCTCCTAGGGATATATCGATTATAGATTATAACTTACATCCACCACCAGCACAACCGTCATCAAGATCACCTTGCTTATCATCTGCACCATCACGGGTGTTTTGATAATATAAGGTTTTTACCCCTAGCTTGTACGCCATCAATAAGTCTTGAAGTAAGACTTTCATCGGCACTTTACCGTCTGGGTATTTCTTCGGATCGTAGTTGGTATTGGTACTGATCGATTGATCCATAAACTTCTGCATGACTGCCACATTCTCAAGATAGCCTTTATTAGAAGGCATATCCCAGAGTAACTCATACTCTGCACCGTATCTTTCATATTCAGGTACGACTTGTTTTAAGATACCATCTTTCGATGCTTTAATGGATACGTAACCACGAGGGGGTTCGATACCATTCGTTGCATTACTGATTTGAGAAGAGGTTTCCGATGGGAATTGAGATGTCAAACAAGAGTTACGTAACCCATGTTCTTTGATCTCACCACGTAATGTTTCCCAATCGAAATAATACGGTGTATCACAAATATTATCCACATCTTTCTTATACGTATCGATAGGCAGTAATCCTTGTGCATACGTGGTTTCATGATAAAGTTCACATGGACCGTATTCTTTAGCCAGTTTAACCGATGCTTTCAAACAGTAGTATTGTAAAGCTTCAAAATACGTGTGTGTTAACGCTTTACTTGCTTCATCACTATAACGAGTACGATGTTTCGCTAAGAAGTAAGCATGGTTAATCACACCGATACCCAGCATACGTCGTTTCGTACAGCTATATTCAGCTGGTTTCACTGGATACTCTTGGTAATCAATGATCGCATCTAATGCACGCACTAATAACTCACAAGGTTCTTCCATGTCTTCTGGTTTTTCGATTACACCCATATTGACACCTGATAGGATACAGAGTGCAATTTCACCATCACTGAAATCTAGTGAAGTCATCGGTTTAGTTGGTAATGCAATTTCTGCACAGTTACCCGTTAATACGCCGTTAAAGACCACTTTATGACGTTTAGGTTCATTAACACAATACGTATCGTGTAATCCTTCTAAATAAGTTAATCCGATAACTTCGTATTCGGCTTCTTCGTAATAAAGATCGTCTGATACTTGTACACTGCTTGCTTCTTCAATGATATCCCCTAACTTAAGATGACGGGTGCGAGTTTCATAAACATTGTTGATTTCGTATCGATACCATTTATGATAATCGGTTGCATCCACATGGATAACCGTACCATTGTAATTGTTTCGCAATGTTACTCGTGTTAGTCGTTGATCCGTATTGGTTTTCACGATCTCAACGTTTTCAGACCACTCTTCACCATTCCATACGGTAAATTTCTTACCGACATTCTCATCCATACGTTTATAACCTTCAGAGGTTAAGATACGAGTATCTCCACTTACGCATAAATTAGATTGAGTCACTGGTGCATATTTCGGATTAAATGCAGTATGGGTATTACAATGGTCTACGTTCTGGATATAGATACGTCCGGTAGACGCACGTTCTTGCATGAGGATGCTAAAGAGATCCACTGCTTTTACGGTAATACGTTGGATAGATTCATCTGCTTCGTATTTCGTATATAAACGATCGAATTCATCTTGATCCGAATAGAATGCTTCTAATAATCCAGGGACTTCATTAGGACTGAATAAAGAAATATTTCCACCTTTGATCAAACGTTGATACATGGTTTTATTTAATTGCACACCGTAGTCCATGTGTCGTGCACGGTTATCTTCTACCCCACGGTTATTTTTAAGCACTAATAAAGATTCTGCTTCACGATGCCATAATGGGTAGTACACCGTTGCTGCGCCCCCTCGTACGCCTTTGTATTGAAACGAGGATGTGGTCACTATTGATCGTTACTCAATAGCCGTGATCATTTCTGACGTCTTACGATCACTGCTTTATATTACTATAAAGAACAGACTATCTCTTTCTCTGCAGCATTACCTGGTCAGACTCCAATAAGGAGGAAGTATAGAGGTGTGTTGACACCACTACTCCGATCTTCCTGTTTCGAGTTCACTTGAACCCTACGTCTTTCGACTAGTCGTTGAATCACTGATAATCAGATTATCCTCTCGATAACGGATTGTCCTTACTGAAAAGGAGTTTCCCGTTTTAAGGAAGAAGTTTACTCTATTATTTCTAATAGAGGGGGCAGCTATGTTTACCCTGGCTGCAGCTTTTCACTGCGGATTGGAATAGTTTATAGAAAGGAATATTCCCAGTGTGTACGGTTTGACCATCACGTACACGAGACCCTACTGCACGTATCGCACCTAAATTTAACCCGATACCTGCTTTTTGTGAAATGTACTTAATGGTAGCAGTTGTGGCTGCACAGATACTATCTAAGTTATCTGCTACATTGATTAATACGCAAGACGCAAATTGTCTTACACTGGTTCTTAACCCGCTCATCAATGGAGTAGGTAAGCTGATCTGGAACTTACTACATGCATCGTAAAAACGTTTCACGTAGTTCATACGTGTCTCTTTCGGATACTGAGCAAAGATGGCTAAACTAATACCCGCATACATCAATTGAGGACTTTCAAACACATGTCCAGTACTACGGTCTTGGAGTAAATACTTCCCTTCTAATTGTTTGATCCCTGCGTAAGCAAATGAGAAATCTCGATCATGTACTAAGTATTGATCAAGTTCATCGATTTCTGCTTCAGTATAATTATCAAGGATATAGTGATCATAACGCTGTTCTTGCGTCATCTTCTGAATGAAGTTAAATAAACGTGGCGGATTAAAATCACCGAATGCTTTCTTACGGATATCGAATAATGCTAAACGAGCTGCAACGTATTGATAGTTAGGGGTTTTCTCAGAGATCAAATCTGCTGCAGATTTCACCATGATCTGATGAATATCAGAAGTCTTGATATTATCGCAGAATTGAATACGACTCTTTAATTCGATTTCAGAGACCGAAACATCATCTAGCCCTTCACAAGCCCAGGTTAATACTTTATGAATTTTAGCGATATCTAATAGTTCAGTGACACCACTACGTTTAACAACATGTATCGTGTTCATAGATCACATTTTTCCTTTTAAGTTTTGTTATTATTGAAAATCAAGAGAGATCAAGATCATCTCTAGTATAGGATATAATTGGACTCGTGGAGAAAGAAAATAGGTAGTTTCTCACCTCTCGAGAACATACTTAACTCGATCTCAAATCACCGCGAAAAACGTCCTGAATCCACTCAGAATGAAACGAAAAAGAAAGGGTGTAGGAATGGATGGGTAAGACCCCATCCATCCTAAATAAGCGTTTATTTTAAACAGAAGAGTCAACTGAGATTTCTGTTACTATTTACGCTAATAATCGTTATCTATGAAGATAACGCAGGGATCTTAAACAGGTCGGTAACTGTTTGATCCTTACGGACTTCACCGTTCTTCAGCTTTTCTTCAAACTGTTTGTTTGAAAGAACGAAGAATGGTTTACCATCCTTAAATAACACTTTAAACATGGTATTTTCCCCTTGTAAAAGTGGTTAATATTAGAGGGATAGTTCTAGCTATCCCTCACCCAGAAGCATTAAAATACTCCTTCTATTAGGTGATATAAGTTTTACTTCTCGATACCTAGACGGTATCGGATTATGTTTGACCCGGCATAAGTGGAAGAGGTGTTACCCTCTTCCACGATTATGTTTGTTGTATAAAGATTAGACACCGTAGCGATTAATTTGGGTGCGATATTCATCATCGATAGCAGGTAAGATCGAAGGGAATTGATATTTCTCTAATGTCTTGATTGCTTCGGTGATACATTGGTAGTATTGACCTACCGATGTTTGGGATGCATCTAATGACACGTATAACTGGATCTTATTTAATCCTTTATTCACATCATAGGTCAAGCTGTTTAGATGAGGAACTTCTAAGAAGAGATCCAAATAAAGGTTAGGGAAATCTTGATAGAATTCTTTTACGCCAATTAACTCAAACCCTACGTAAAGGAATTGTTCACGCCAGATTAGATTAGGATGCGATTTCTTCCCTGCTTTATAAAGACGGATAAAACGCTCTAATCCGATGATATCATAGGTCTCTTGATCTTTTTCACGGAGTTTATTAAAACGATCGGTTAATTGTGTTTCAGATTGTTCTTTTGAAACATCCATCTGTAATGTCTCGTTATCGAAACAATCTCTTTTCTTCATATCGATGATACGATCTACTGCTGAAATAAAACGCATGTTAACTGGATCATCCATACGAGTATCGTGTTCAAAGAGTTCTGCTCTCATGGTAGGGTTTCCTTATATAAAAAATAGAGAGGATAAGGATCAAATAAGGAAGGTGAAATGATTCCTTTATCTGATCCTTGATAATATTACGAACCTCGATTACCCAGCATCGCTAATAATCGTTTATTCGTGTGTTGCTGTACGGCTAAGCGTTTCGCTTGTTCATTCTTCAATTTCATGTACTCAGTATTACTGTGCACACTATTCCCTTTCCGAACCTTTTCTAACGCTTGACCTTCTTTGATAGTCAAGACTTCATTCACCGGGGCAGTGTGGATCTTCACTACACCTTTCACACCGATCAGCTGACTGACCATCTGACTGATTTCATCTTTTACGGCTTGTAGGTTAAGGCGTTTAGGTACAGCACCTAATGAGACACTTAATACCACATGGTTATAATCCGCTAACCCTGATTCTGGATAAGATAAGATATACGTATCAGGAATATATTGAATCCCTTCTTCTCCTTTCAGAGATACGATCGCTGCACCTGCAACCACATCTTGTTTATAATCTTCTTCAGAGATATTTAACGGTTTATAATAATATTCATACGGATCGATGGATTCTGCCCAAAGGTCATCAAATTCACGGATCGCGACCACTTCATAGACTTTCTTTTCGTAGAGACGAAAAGGGGGTTGTACTCTAAACAACCCCTTCGAAGTCATCAATGGAGTCAATTTTGTTCTAGCTGCCATTGTTCACTCCTGAGACGATTATGCTAAACCAGTAGCAGATGTCGTCACTTCATAATGACCGATGTTGAGATCTTTGGTTTCGATACGAGATTCAAGATCATAGAACGAAAGTTTAAGATCACCTTCAAGATAACGAGCCACATTACGTTTATCCACGTATGGGCCTTTATATCCATCTACGTATGGTAATGGGTAACCTGTCGTGTTATTCGATGTTGCACGGATCTGTGCACTGATACGGACTTTATCTGGATCAGCACTCATCGGTTCCACATTCCAGTCTACCAAGGTACCATCTTTAAAGGTTTCCACATGAGTCTTACTATTTGGTAAATAGTGGGTGAAGACTAATTTCACACGTAGGTTATCTTTTAACGATTTAGGAATGTTGTTAACTGTGATGTTCATCACACGTTCAGCAAACATGTCGTTCGATGCGCTACGGTTACTGCTCATGGAAGCATGGAACTGGATATCTTGTTCATCTAATGGAACGACCGATGCAGAGGTTTCACCAGGTTCATTGGCATGATCGGCTGCTGGTGTGCTTGGACGGTTATCGCCTGATCCTGGATGGACACCATCTGGTAATGGATCACGTGGAGTCACGATCGTTCCTTCTGTACCGTTTGGTAATTCCATGGTTGTACCTGGTTTCTTCGGTGGAGTTGGTTTCGTTAACACCGTACTATCTGATGTACCTGGTGGAATCGCATTGATAATATCGTTCATGATCTTATCGTAATCGACTGTTGTACTACCGGTAGGGTTGACGACTGGGTTATCTACCGCACTATCTTGACTTAAGGCGATTTGACCTAAGAAGTTATAACGTAGAGGTACTACGTATTGTACACGTTTATAAGTAGTGGTAAGGTAATAGAGTTCACCACGTTTCACACGTGTATAACCACCTGGGATATCCGATTCTGGTGTCATCACTTCAGCATGAACCAACATCTCACTTAACTTGATGATGAAGTCTTGAGTTTCAGGACTAATACGATTAAAGTCACGTGATGTTGTATAGATGTTCGCATAGTCTGCCCAGAGTTTTTCAAACTCAATCGGCGCTAAACGGTTTAATGGATGACCACAGGCTACTACCGCACACGATTTAAAGATGGTATCAAACACCACACTGTACTTCGCAATATGACGAAGATCATAACCGACCATGGTTTTACCCGCATACGGCAATACATCACGGAATGGTACGGTTGGGCTATGTAATCCACCCATCAATTGTAAATTCGGTGTACTGAACTTCGTCCAGAATGGGCAGATATAGAATTCAGTTGGGATAAATAAATCCGGTAAGATTTTTTCCCATTTAGAACGATCATAGTCAGATAACGATAACACGTAATCCGCTAACTGTTCTTTGATCATATCTGCGTTATTCGCAGCTTTACCATACAGCAATACTGTCCATACGGTAGCGATCTTATCTTGTTTATCTTCTGGATTGATCCAATCGTAATAGAAAGATAATAATAAGGTATATGGATGACTATCTGCGATACGGTTAGTTTCTTCATGTAACTTCGCGATCCCTTCAGCAGACGTATTGTCTGTAAGTGCTTTCTTCACTTTAGCAGGATCTTTGAAGAAGTTATCCACTGGATTTAACGCCGGTAGGATACGTAATTCGAATTTATCGTATTGAGCTTGGAAGGCTTCATCTGAGAACCAGATCTTGTAACGGTTCTCACGGGTATCCGCATGAAGTCTGAAGGTAATATATTCTGGTAAGTAATAGCGACCATCGTGTACCATCTTACCGACTTTTTCAACGGTAATCTGTTCACGGTATTCGGCTCTTAACTTTTGCTCAAAAGCCGTACGGTCTGCATCAAAACGATTAGCGGTACTTTCGGTGACTAACCAGTTACCGATCTTCAATACTTCTTTTGCTAAGATTTTAGTGAGTGGGATACGGTCTTTACCTTCCTGCGCAAAGAAAGTAAATAAACGTAGATCCGGAAATTCAGCTTCACTGTACATGCCGACTTCACTACTAAACGTACGTGAGATCGGACTCAGTTCACCCAATTTAGACACTTTATCAAGATCGTTGCTGACTAAGCTATTGATCCCAAGAAAGCCTAATAATTGATACATGGATTTCTCCTTAAGGATTTTTAAAAACGTTTTTAAAAATCTACTTGACAATAGTATTATCGTCAAGTAGACTATCTACTCGATCCAGTACCTGCAGGGGAGAGGACGAGCAAACATATCAAAATTATCTCATTAATACATTACAAATGGAGAGCTTAACGTTGACGGATATAATTTCAGCAATCCTAAAAGCGTTACGTTACCTTGGTCCTTTTCTTAAGGAAGCGATCTCTGTCCATAATCCAGATGACCCTGATGATATCCGTACCACCTATAACCTTCGTCGATTCATCATCGAAGGTACGGTGAAGATCTTAGGGATGGTCGCAGTAGCGATTGTGGTATTTTACAGTATACTTCCTATCTATACGGAAAATGTCTATCTAAAGGATGAGGTAAAGAAACTTGAACGTGATATCGTCGATAAAAAAGAAGATCTTGAGCAAGTTAACCAACGTAATCAAGAACAGAAAAGCACGATCACCACGCTCAGTAATTCGTTACTTGTGGAACAAACTCGATATAAAGAACGTGATGCGGAAACTACTCGACTCGGTAATGCATTACGGGAATGTCGAGAAGATGCTAGCGAGTACCGAGCACTTCTTCTTCAAGCTGGACAAAATCCGAGTAAAAAGAAGTAAAGTAATATAAGAAGGTGAGTCACTACAACTTTACGGTCTAGAGGTCTCACTATGCTTTTAATAGAAATCTAAATTAATTTAAGGTTAAATGTATGGCGAGCAAAAAATCAAAAATCGATAAAGCTTTGTTAGCGACTCTCCCTCAAGGTTGTGTCCTTTACTTAGACGGCGGGTGTCGTCCTGGCTACCCTAGCGATCCAGGTAAACAATATGGTGGATGGGGGATGCATGGCTATACGTATATCTTAGACATGCCACCTGAGAAACCACGCTTAAAGAAAGACGTACCCACGGATATCGGGTACGAAGATGGGACTAAAATCGAATGGAAGCAACATGTGACCCCGACTGGCTATATTGATGGTTGGGGTTCATTGACTGGTCAAGATACGAATAATAGTGCAGAAGTCTATGGACTATGGCAAGGGTTAAATAAGGTCAAAGTATTACATGAAGAACATCGCGTACAGAATGTCCAATTCTTATTAGATAGCCAATATGCGATCAAAGGGTTAACTGAATGGTTACCGAAATGGGAAGCCAGAAACTGGATCAAACCAGACACTAACCAAGAGATCGCAAACGCATCTTTATGGAAACAGATCAACCAAGACTATAATGAATTGAAATCAAAAGTCAATTTCAAAATCGATTGGGTACCAGGCCATAGTGGGAACTTTGGAAATGAGAAAGCCGATAAGTTGGCTACCTTAGGGGTGTTCGTAGGACGGAATGGACGGTTAAACGATGACCACATCATCGATAGTCCGATTCAGAAATATGATGATCCTCAGGTAACCATCAATCGTTTATTCCAAAAGAACCGTTTATACTTCAACGGAAATGAAGAACCGATCAAGTCTCGTCATGGTTATTTTGCGTACCACTGCGGTGCACATGGAAGTGATGATACTTTAGTCGGGATGCGGATGTTTGATAGTGTGGCTTATATCGTCTATACGAAAGAAGAGCAAACATTATTAGAAGCTGTCCGTCAAAAACATAACCAGCTATTACCGAATCCTTTGAACGATCTTTGTATGATGCGACTAGATACGATTTTGTTACCACGTGTTTACAAGCAGCTAGAGGAAGTTGGCACGAACGCTTTAAGTCTGAATCTAAAAGGATATGAAGGGACGTGTACGACTGAAGGCATGATGGCTACGAAGGTCATAAAGCCATCTGGTCTAACGTTTAATTTAATTGACGTTCATAACGCCATGGCTGACAGATTAGATGATTTCTTGGATGGTATCGGTACCGTGACTGATGTGACAGATGTCTTCTATTCAAAAGAAATTAAACTCAAAAAGAAAAAAGAAATCGTGAAATGGGTGAGTAACCTCGATCCTTCCGATATCGTGGTCGAGACGGATGTCATTGTGGCAAAAGGCTCGAAGGATGAAGATGACTATCGTTATCCGATTCGTGCGAAGATCGGTGTGGATACCCCATCGAAAGAATTGATCAACGCCATTAAAGACTTCGAACCGAAGGTAAGTTGTCTGACATGGAAGATCAGTGATGAGTTCTTTGCTTATGGGTTTATCTTTGAATGTGGTGAAGACGTGATGTTCTGGACAGGAAAAGATACTGCCACGCAATTAGTCTGGGAGCATGGTCGTAAGAAAAAATAGAAGGACCTGTTTATGGGTAATTGGTTGAAAAGAATAGTGATCGAATTCATCGCTCGATGTATCCCAAAACATGGGAAACGGATCATCTATATCACATTGTGCTACTTGATCTGGTCAAACCAACAAGATGAAGATACCATCATCAATCAGATGATGGAAATCAATAATCGATTAAAATTGACTAAGAACCAAGAAGCCTTGCGATTTGCAATTGAACTAAGAGACGTGTTGCTCTCTGCAGACGACTTTAGATACGTGAAGGAATTGTCACCTGAAAAGATGCAATCCCAAATGATACGCTATATGCCATCATGGTTAAAGTACGATACAGATCAACGCATCGAAGGAGAGCTTCGCAATATATGGAAAAACCAATATCGACTAGCTTAATCTAAAAACATACGTCCGCATCTGTCAAAGGGTGCGGACATATGTCCGTAGGCTATCGCGCCTACGGACACATGCCCCATGATAGCATAACGACTTAATTTCACCATTCGCTACGACCATTACGTTTAAATCGATGATCGGCTATTCGCTTACTTTCTCGACCTTTATCGATCGATTCAGGCTCACCTAAGAACAAGTTATGAACGAACTTTATTCTACGAGTCCAAATATCGCGGACTAACAATACACGCGCGAATAGAGCGATAAGTTATTCTTCTTATTAATGGAAATAAATAAACCGTGTGAACTATCCAGTCTCATCATTTTATAATAAGAAATTGTTAGACGAGGCAAGGAGGACCTTAACGGAAAATCTATCATGAAAATTGCCTTACTCACCACTCGCAACTATGAGTAAGGACTTTTGATGACCATACGGGGTCATCGCCTTTGGTTCGTGTTAACTACACATAAGAGACTACTTAATATTCAGTAATGTAGTATTAATCGAATAGATCCTAATCACCAGAACCACGGATCCATCCAGCTGTACCACCAGCAGGGAAACTAACTGGACCACTAACAGAAAGGTTACCAGTAACGCTACCACCGCCACCTAATGAAGATTTACCAGACACATTGAGACCTTTCTGGATATTCACTTCACCAGTAAAAGTCGTACTTGAACAATCTACAGTCGTTGTTCCTCCTACTTTGTGACTATGATTTCCACCGATATCGACATTCATGTTTCCACCGACTTTGATCGTCATATTCCCGCCTACTTCGATGGTGTAATCTTTTCCTACGTTAAGATTATAGTTATCGATAGCTTTCACTTCGATATTATTCTTTTCCATCTTAAACATACAGCCGTTTTGGTTCTTCATCCAGACTTTACCTGCGGCACTATTGATTTCAACAAAGTTACCCATCCCATCTTGTAAGATCATGGATCCTTTCTCACCATTGATCTGAATGAGATAAGTGGTGACTTCACCATTGGCTGCAGAAGTACTGATCGTATAGGTTTTATTGTGAGAAGATACTTCTGTATAGTAAGTGTTATCCGCACCAAACTGACCACTATCCTTCCCTGTCGGTTTATCTGCATTCACAGCTTGGACAACCGTCTCTAATCGACGAGAAGACAGGCTGTCTTTATTACAAGGTTCCCAGTACCATTTACCATCCCCTTGTTGCCATACCCAAACTTGTTCACCACGCTGAACATCTGGTGGAGTTTTACGATACGTATCCGTTGAGAAATAGATACATTCGATGTTGTTATTATGCGTACCTGTTGAAATCACCTCCCGTCCTAATGCGTCTTTATATTTTACTTTCATTGGAATCGGGTTATCGGTGATATGACCTTTCATGAGTGGGAATAAATCGGTGATATTGACTTTGATGATGTTCCCATTCTTTGGATTATAGTTGTCGGCTACGACAGCTCTAAAACGTTTTACGTTACGATTAAATTGACCAGTACCGAATTGGTTCGGTACACCTGAAGAAACGCCTAATGCGTATTGTGATGCACTGATGGGCATATGTGTTTCCTTCTTATATTGATATTATTTTTGAGAGCGATGACATGAAGATTATTAAATTGGTGCTCCACCGCTATAAACGATTTGATTTATTATCTTCAGAGACGATGACATATCGTCCTGAAAGTCCATACCAACTGATATTAGGGAAGAATGGTATCGGTAAATCAAGTCTATTAAATGAACTCTCTCCTTTACCTGTTATTCCTACAGATTTAAAAGAAGACGGTTATAAAGAAATCGAAATCGAACATCGTGGTCATCATTATATTTTAAAGAATACCTTGATGAAGAAACTGCACAGTAGTTTTATTCGAGATGGGAAAGAGTTAAATGAGGGTGGGACAACGAAAGCTCAGAAAGACTTGATTATGGAGCATTTTAACTACGATTTAAATCTCCATGACATCTTGATGGGTACGGTCGTGTTTAGTCAGTTAACTCCACAGAGTCGACGTGAATGGTTCGTGAAGATGAGTCAATCGGATATGACTTATGCGATTCAGTTATTTAACCGTATCAAAGGTTCTGAACGAGATATCAAAGGGGCGATCAAAATCAATAACAGCCGTATCGTAACAGAAAAAGCGAAACTCCCTGATGAAAAAACCATCCATCATTTAAAAGATACGAAAACTAAGATCACCGATGAGTTAAACCAATTACTTCCTCATCTGGATAGAGATGCGATCAATACGGGACAACGGTTATTAAACGTAGCCGGTCAATTAGAACAGCTCTCTGCTCAGATCATCGATAGTCATTTAGAAATGGCATGGGAAGGGGTGAAAGATGTTGACGTCATCCGTGAGATCAAAACCCGGTTAGATTACGAATTAGAACGCAATACGTCGGATTATCGTAAGACTTTAGATGAACTCAATCAGATTCAAGAAATCATCCGTAAAGCTACTGAAGACAAGAAACGACCTATCGCTGAAATCGATCGTGAGATCGAAGCGTTAGAGAATGAAGTCAATGGGATCGATGAAACCATCTTACATGCAGATATCACAGTCGGTCAAGATAACTATACCGAGAAACTTCAGTTTGAACAAGTTAAAGGTCAGTTATCCAATATCTTACTTCAATTACCTGAAAATCCTAAAACAGAGAACGGGTATAAATATAGTCGTGAAGATTATGAGCAACTCCGTAATGAGATCAATCGATTAGGGAGTGATCTGGCTCGTATGCAAAATGAATTAGGTTACTACCATCGTGAAGTCGACCAGATGCGTAAAGTCCATGATGTCCATTGTCCTAATTGTAACCATACGTTTAAACCGGGTATCGATAGTTGTCGTGTAACCGAATACGAGAAGAAGATCCGTAACTTAGAAGACGTGATGAAATCTCATCAGAAACGATACGATGAACTCAAAGCCTTAGATGAGGAATACAGTCATTGGTTACGGTGGATGAATGCGTTAACTAGTTTACCTGAACGTTATCCAACCAGTGTACCGTTGTTGAATTACTTACATCGTTTTGATTTCTTACAAGAGAATCCTAAGTTATTGATTCAGAAAGTAGTAGAGTATGAGCGTATTGTTGATCTCACTGGGCAGAAGAATCAAATCGTTCAATATTTAGAACGATTAGGACAAGAACGTACTCGTACGTTGGCTGCTGAAGGAAACGATATGGAATACGTGTATGCGTCGATGAAACGATTAGAGATCGAATCAGAGACCTTACAACGATCCATCAATCAATTGAATCAGCAAGTGGTACAGATTCGTCAAATCATCATCAATCATGAATGTATCCAACAATGGGAACATGAACTATGGAATCTATTGGAACAAATCCAGAACGATACCATGATGTTTGTTCGTTGGAAGAACAATCAGTATCTAAATGGATTAGTGGTTGAAAGACAACAACGATTAGCGGAGAATGAAACCTATCTGAATCAAGTCGAACGTAGTGAAAGTATCATCGATCAATTAGAAACAACTAATGTTCAATTGAAAGAAGAACAAGAAGCTTTAGCGGTATTGACGAAGATTCTCTCTCCACAAGATGGATTGATTGCTGAATCCTTATTAGGGTTCATGAATACGTTCTTAGATCAGTTAACCAATATCTTAGATCAAGTCTGGACGTATAGCATGCGACCTTACTTAGACTTAGGAGAAGATGGGATTGAGTTAGACTATCGTTTTCCTGTGGATGTGAATGATGGGAATATCTACGTGAATGATATCTCTCGTTTATCACGTGGACAAATGGAAATGGTGAACTTTGGGTTTAAGCTCTTATTGATGCAATATCTTGATCTACAAGATTATCCATTAGTTATGGATGAGATCGGTGCGTCTTTTGATAGTCAACACCGTGATCGTTTATATCAGTATATCAAACGATTAGTTGAAAGTCAACAGACTCATCAAGTCTTTATCATCAGTCATATCGCAAGCAGCCATGATGTGTTATCACAAGCAGATCGTTGTATCCTAGACCCAGATACCGTCATGGTAGATGATGAAATGAACAAGGTGTTAACCTTTAGTTAGAAAAAAAAAATAATAGGGTAGAGTAGGTAGGTTTATACGACCTACCTACTCTTTTATGCACGAAACTTAGATTACACGAATTTTACGGGTGTAACTGAGTTTCTGTCGTGTTTCCACATCAATCTGTGGGTACGACCTGTTAAAGGGTCATGTACTGTATGGTACATGTAGTAAGGGTACTTACGTGCCTTTACTATTTTAACATTATTGAGATTTATCATAGGGTTATTCCTTAGTAAATCAAAATAAAATAGAGGGATAGTTCCTGCTATCCCTCACCCTACAGGGATTTATATCCCTGTATCTATTAGGTTATATAGGTTTATATTTTCGATACCAGTAAGGTATCGACTTATGTTTGATCTGGCATAATCCGGTAGATTCTATCTACCGGATATAAATAAAAAGATAGAATAGTAGAGTAGGTGGGTTTTTACTACCCACCTACTCTTTTATGCGTGAGAAATGAATCATGCACCGTATGAAATGTATCGTAAGGAAACTTCTAGTTCCTTTGTTTCCTTACTGCATTCATGTTATTTTGACTTATCATAAGTGGAATCCTTATAAGAAATTAATTCTCAAATGTCTCAGAGGGGATAGTGGTTGTTGCTATCCCCTATTTGATTCTGTTATCTAAACCAATCTTCTCGATACCTAGGCGGTATCGAATTATGTCTGATCAGACATAATTCGGATAGTTTTCACTATCCGGATATAAATAAAAAAAAAAAAAGCAGTTCCCGAAAATTCACCTAAAGTGGGAACTGCTTGAAAGCTCTTCTTCGGAAGAGCGATTGGAGGCGTGCATTACGCACGTTATAGACCCCATCTGTAAGGATCTATCTTTAATACACTATTGGTTTAATATACTAAAGATAGATCTTATCAATAAGACCTTTCTTGGAACCACTCCGTTCCTGACTTGACATTTCCTCATCTTATAAACAAAGAGGGTAAAGTGATTACCCTCTTGATGTTTCATTGATTTAGTTAATTCGTTGATTAGAACGCATTACCTAAGTATTCTAACATGTACCCACTTAACTCACCTGAATCAGATTGAGTATTCACGATAGGCCATGCACGATATTTTTCACCAGCTGCGAAAGTAAAGTACGTCGCTGCGATAGGTGCGTAAAGTTTATCCGTTAATACCGAACGACTACGTAGATGTTTATCCATCTGCGTGTGTACGATCGGGAAGAGTTCAGGATGGGTTGCTTTAGTCACACACGTATCCGCTAAGTTTAACCCTGCTGCTGACGCTAACACTGGGATCGAACTATTTTGCACGCACACCGTACGTACGATCGCACGTGATTCGATTTGATCGACATCATCATCCATTAAGGTGATGTTAGACACATCTGCGATACATTGCATGATTGGTGCAATTAAGATCGATAATAACGCTAATGGATGTTGTTGATCTTTCCATTCACCTGAGACTACTTTGTTCTTACCCCATTCGATGATATCGAAATAGTCATCACCAAAGTCTTCGATGGTTGCATCCGCTTGAAGCATATATTTCAATGCTTTATTCACAGCGGTGACACCGTAGATATTTAAACGAGCACGAAGGTTAGTTGGTAACTTATCTTTCACTGACGCTAAGTGTTTCGCTAAGTCTTCAGTAAAGAGCTGATCATCAATGTCTTTTTGGGTTGGTTCTTTCTTCCAAACAAATGGTTTCAAGAGTTCCATCACTTCACGTTTCTCTTTAGGAGAATTGAAGACGTCAATGATCTCAGTCGTTTCATAGATCTCATGATAGATTTTATCTTCAGTCAATGGACGACTTTCAGTTAACACTTCGATGTTGTTTTGGTGGGCTGTTTCAAACCCATTATTGATTGGGGTGATATCGTCGATTTCTTCTTCAACGACTTGGCTTAAACGAGCAGTCATACGTTCCTCTCTTTCTTCAGTAGGTAAATCGATTTCATTTGGAAGGTTTGGATCTTCCTCATCTTCAGAAGGGTTATTCGCGATATATTGCGCAACACCATTATAGTCTTGCTCTAATTCACGTTTCCAAGATTTCTCCCAGATTTCATACGCTTGTTGAATACGATCGAAACGAGCTTCACCCGTTAATCCTTTTTCATTGATTTCCGCAGACGCTTCACGCAATGCATTCGATAAAACGATACGACTGTCTTTGAAACGATCGTATTGGACACCACCTTGTGTGCTCTTCACGAAAGACTTACCTTTCATTTGTTTACGAAGTTCAGGTTTCTCACGGAATGGACGTAATACGTCATGATGAGTAGATCTTTCCATTTGTTTTTCGTCCTCGTCAAGATCCGTTACGGTTAAACGGATTTTATTATTGCGGAGCAATGTGTAATGCATTGCTTTCGTCCATGGGTCACCTGAGTATGGGAAACGTCCTACGAATGGAGGTTCGTATTGGTAGTTACCAGACTGTAGCATGGTAGTGACTTGTTTCACATTTAAGTAGCATACTTCATCTTCACGTAATCCATAATCCGGATCATTGATATCTTTCACAGGTTGTACTGGAGCAGATACCGGTTGAACAGATTGAGGTTGTGGTGAAGACCAGAATGAGGTTTCACCTACATTCGTTTGGATCATGCTACGCGCATTCCCTACTGGCACTAAACGCTCTTCTTCTACAGCAGCTGCAGTCGGTACCACTTGATTCGCTAAACGTTGCTCACCGTAAACAATCTTTTGTTGTTCTTGGAAAGCTTGGTTAGGGATTACTGGTGTACGCATTGGTTGTTGCTGTTGTACCGGTTGGGATTGTTGATGATTACTTGGAATCCCGTATGGGTTACTGGTACTCACACCTTTTTCCATCATTTCTTGACGTAATGTCGCAATGGTTGATGGCGTTGCACGTAAACCATCATTATTACCTTGTTGATTAGAAGCAACAGGGGTAGGTGCATATTGTGGTACGGTATTTTGTACCTGCATACCTGGACGGTTTACCGGTGCTTGGTATTGACCATATTGTGGATACCCATTATTATACGGTTGACCTTGCATGTAGGTCGGTACTTGTTGTACCGGCTGTTGTTGCAATAACCCCATTTGTTGGAATAACACCACACGTTGTTGAGCTTGTTGATTCCATTGTTGGATCGTGCCCAATAACGGTTGAATTGTAGTGTCATTAGCAAACTGAGGGTTTTGTTGGAAACGAGCTGCCCATGCACAGTTAAAGGCTTCATTTAACGCATTCGTATAGATGAGCTGTAATTGTGCTTGTGGATTGAGTCTTGCTTCTGCATCGATAATCAATGCAGTCGTCGAAACGAGCTTATCCATTTTCCCATTCAAGAAGTTATTATAAGAACACTCTTGGAATAAGATATTAGTTAACATGTTGCTACTTGCATTTTGCGCAATCATGTTAGCAAGATCGTTTCTAATTTGTTGGAATGGAACACCTGTTTGGGTTACATTCATAGGTTGGTTACTCATGGGTGCATTATTCCATTGCACACCTTGAGGTTGCATCATAGGTTGGGGCTGACCCATACCTGCCATATTCGGTTGATACATCACAGATGGATTCATGAACATGCTAACCTCCTAAGTTGTTTGTTTCATGTTAAATTACAAGGGTTTATTTACAATCATGCTTTAGGTGAACAATGCTTATAAATAAACGTGGTCAATAAGATCAACCACGAACGATGTGTTTACGGATTTCATTAATCAAAGGTTTCAGTTCCTCTGATTGACGGATCTTGTAAGACTTATCGATCTTCAAGAATGGATTTAAAGCAATCCGTCCAGTCGGTTCTGTTTTAGGTAAGTCTAAGATAGAGCCTGCTTCAGCAATGGAGACATCTAACAGTTTAGATGGATCTTTAAAGGAAGCGGAGGATTTCTTCGACGACAGACCGGTGGCTTTTTCTTGAAGGATAACACGGGATGTATATTTAAACATCATGTTATCATCACTACATTGTTCACTGGTGATTTCATTGTGTTTGGACAGATTCGTAAAGATCAATTCAGGTTTTAAGAACTTAGCCGAATACTTATTGATATCTGCTGCGGTTAATTCACGATTACGAATCGAGACTAACTTATACTTAAAGACACTGATCGCTTTGACGATTTCTGACAAGACGTAGCGGAGTACCGCTAATTGTTTTCCGTACATGGAAGCCACATTCGTTTCCATGTAGATCTTCGTGAAGTCTGCTACGAGGATAGCCATCAGATCGTACAGGTCATCCACTTGATAACCCTGTGCATCTAAGCCATCTTTCGTCGTGTCATCCACGTATTGATCCAAGGATTCGATATGGTCATTGATCTTCAATTCCATTTGACCATCACTATCCTTATTACTAAAGATAATGCGACCTAATAAAATGCGCCATAAACGAATCTCTGCAGAGATGTTTTCTGCTTGTTCTTGTGGATCATCACTTTTCTCAAAGACCGTATCGTCAAAACGATGCGTATAATGATCTAACACGTAAAACAAGCCAGTGACCATACCTAAGGTACTACTATTAAGGCGGTCATTAGGGATCACGAGATGGATCCTTGTTGGGGTATAATCTTTATTCTTCACACCACGTGGACGAATACCGGATGAACTACAGATCGTGTATGTTTCACGAGGATAGTCATCTAAAGAAGGACGATGATTTAAGATAATCAAATCTTCGATCCCACAGAATCGTCTAAACACTTCTCTCACTCCGTACTTACAGAAGAGATAATGTGCCATGGTGCAATTCGCTCTCACACTCAAGTCGGCTCTCGTACTACGACGAGGCTGATTAGAGGCTTCACGGTTATAGATTTTACTCCAGATCAGATCGTGGTTCTTCTGTATCCCATTCATCTTAAACCAATACTGCATTTGCTTAAACGTGACTTTCGCAGAAAGGAATGGGACAAAGATCCCTTCTTTTGCAACGGAAAGTGTTTGGTCTGCTAATACTGGCATGACGATGAACTGTTTACTTCTAAACGTGATCATCCCACCTTTGTCTACAAAAGGTAAGTAGATCGGTCTTGGGATCAGATTCTCCCCTTTATATTTAAAAAGGTACTTTACCAAATACAGTGAAGAAGGTGCTAATTCCAACGTGTGGTTTTGCGTTTTCTTTTCACTGATGATATCGAATTCCTCTTCTACCGTACAACGAACATAACCCTCATAGGTCAGTCCTGGTGGAAAAGATTGGGCAGAAAGTTTCATGATATTATCAATATACGTTTCTGCACCTTCCATTTGTGAAACTGCCACCCCTTCTGCGATAGTGGGGTTGAATTTCGGAAGTTCTTGATGGATGAGATCCATAAGTTTCGACATGTTGAACCTTCTTATTTATAGAACATCATTAGAGAATACTTTTAACTCATTTCTTCTCCTTATTAAGATATTGAAACATTGCAGCTAAAGCACCGATCACAATAGGCGTGATGTACGTGGCGTACTTCAACCATTCGATCTGCTCTTTCTGCTTCAACTGAGTCATGGATGCTTTTTGTTTCGCATCGTTGAGTTCAGCTTCCCGTAATGCTTCAGGTTTACCTAACTCTAACGCATCTTTCACCGTATGCCAAAAACGACATGGACATCGATCATCACCAAATTCATAATACCGGACTTCCGGATCATAATTCGGTGAAGAGAAATCTTCATGCATGGCATTATTCCCTGAAATATAGATTCCGTCTCGTCGACGTAAATCTTGCTTCACAGGAACACGGTAGACGAATCCGCCTAAGTTAACGTAGTTGGGAACTTTTTGCCGGCCATTATTAATAATCTCAATGAAGAAACTCAATCGGTTTTCTTCGTCTTCGTTAATGAAATTCAAGACCTTCGTTTGAAGGTTATCTGCACGTCGTGTACCGGGTGTAATCCAACTATCTTGGAATTCCCGTAGATTATAACACACGGTGATATCCAGATTTCTGAGATACACTCGAGGATGTTGACGTAGATCACGTTCATCGATCTGATACACGATTTCACTTCTTCGTTTTTGACTATCGAAGAAATGCGTAATATTGCCTCCAGGTGACTTCTGATGATCTGTCCCTGTTTCAAAATCTGACCGTATCTGTTGGTTATCAGGATTCCCATCATCACCTGAAACATCCGTAAAGTAGCGTACGTGTTGATCATCCACTTGTGCTCGTTTGACGAAATATAATCCAGGTTGGATATTCTGATAACCGATCGCTCTCGGTTTGATGACGTATCGCATGCCATCTCGCGTTGAGATCAATACTTCTCTAGGAAGATAATTGATGATATCAAGTTCAAATTTGAGTTGAGGTGCTCGCTTGAATTCCTCAAAGTACTTTGAGAGTTTTTCGATACCGAAGACTTTGACTTCTTGACTGGGTACCGTAATATGGCTATAATTTTCCGGATCATAGCTCATGAGTAGTTATCCTTGTTAAACGCTTGTTGTCGATCGAACTCCATCTATTGCTTTCGATTATTTGACCTGACTTCATCCTGCGCATGGATGTATAACCAGAAAGATCACGATAATGTCAAACGATAGATGACCTAGCGAAAAAGGAACCGAAAGGACTCTTTGACAAAGTTGGGACAAAGACCCCTAAAAACCTTCTTCTAAATAGGTAATGTAAGTGTTTAATTTGGATACCATAGTTGGGCAGACGTATAAATTGTTACTACTATTGCAATATATTGATTATTATGTGAAAATACAACTTCACACTTCTAAATAAACTATTCATAGGGTACTCAACCCAACTATTAATTTTAAGAGAGGAAGGCGCCAAAACCTTCCTCGCTTATGTTTTGGTAAAATGTTAAGAGCAAGAACATTAGTTTGTAAAAGAAGCTAACAGCATAAACGTTTCAGCCTGTTAAGCTCGTGGTCGGTGGTTCAAGTCCATCCTAAGAGAATAACAAACCTTTCTCTTAGTAGCTCAGGTGGTTAGAGCACGTATAATAGCTTCTTGTCCATATCCTCTCTGCCCTATCTCGAGAATGGGGTTGAGAGGATTTCGTAAAAGTTACTTACAGCATAAACGATTATTTATTTGCTTATGATGAAATAGATGTAACTTGTTGACATGATTGGGGAGACTTAGGTCTCCCTGATTATGTTTGTTGATTCACGATATGGAGAAATCAAACATGTCTACCCCTTCTCGTTTTAATAGTATTTTAGACCAAGATGTATTAAACATTGTCCATGGTGAAAATGGGGATCCGTCTTATAAAAGCACGCACAATACCTTACTAGACCTATACGGTGCCATGGGTGCACTACGTGGTCGTAAGGATGAATTCTTACGTTACTTTGAAAAAGCGTATGAGTATAATCCTGAGCAAGCCGTTGCGTTACTCTTTAAATTACGTGATGTTCGTCATGGTTTAGGTGAAAGAGAATTATTTAGAGCAGGATTAAGATGGTTGGAAGAAAGACTAGATACGAAAGAATTATCTAAACTCTTCAACGAAGTGATCTATTATGGTCGTTATGATGATTTATGGAAAAGTTTTAAATACCGCAATACGTTAGATGCGGTCGCGAATTTTATTTATGATCATCGTCTGGATGAGAACTGCGATATAGCACTCTATAGATCCATTGGTAAGAAATGGTTACCACGTAATCCACGTAATGCCGATGAACGTTACTTTGTGGCGCGTTTAAGATCCGTCTTTGGCATGAACCCGAAAGCATGGCGTCAGTATCTCAATGAACCAGGAAAAACGTTAGAAACCAAAATGTGCTCGAAAGAATGGAGTGAAATCAATTATAACTTTGTTCCTTCTCAAGCCATGTCGAAATTTAATCGTGCCTTTAAACGTAACGATGAAGAACGTTATACTGCATGGTTAGAAGAAGTCTATAATAATACGGTAGTTAATAAAGATAATGAGGAAGCAAAAACAGACGCTAAGGTAAACGCCGGTACGTTATATCCGTATCAAGTATTAGCCGCTTCATCATGTGAATATGGTTCACTCGATGAAAATGTTTCAAAACTGGCTAACTCACAATGGAATTCCTTACCGGATCTCTTTAAAGATCGTCAGACTCGTATCTTACCGATGATCGATGTATCCGGCAGTATGCATTGTTCGTTAGGTAGAACCAGTTATACTTGCTTAGATGCTTCTGTATCGTTGGGTGTTTATTGTGTGCAACGTAATAAAGGTGCTTTCCACAATATCTACATGACGTTTAGTTCTAAACCGATCTTAGCGAAGTTAGAAGAAGATAAACTGTTAGAACATCATTATCGTCAAGTATTAGCACCAAGTCGTTCATTCGAATGCATGAATACGGATATCGATAAAGCATTAGATCGTTTATTAGTCGAAGCACATCGTGCAGAAGTCCCAAATGATGAGATGCCGGAGATCCTCTTGATCTTATCTGACATGAACTTTGATGATCGTTCTGTAACGTATACGGATACGTTTATCGAACGTATGAAGAAAGAATATAAATATTACGATTATACCTTACCGAAGATCGTGTTCTGGAACTTAAACCATAATGGTAGCTTTGCATGTACATCGAAGAACGAGAATGTGATCCAAGTCAGTGGATTTAGTCCAAATATCCTAGAAGATGTTTTTGCTAACATCCATGAACTTGATCCAGTTAAAATCATGGAACAAGGACTGGTGTCTTATATCCAAAACCTTAGACCATTATCATTAGACTATACGGCTACTGATAAATCGGATTGGAAAACGATTTACGATTATAAACGTAAACGTAAGCCTAAACAAGATTTTCACGTAGTGCAAAGACATTCGATTAATCAATTCATTCCGGATAGAATATAAACCTTTAATATAGCGATTTAAGTTATAATTTCATGATTGGAGTAGAGGATGACTCTACTCCATTATGTTTAATCTGATACGATAGAACCCTATCTTATTGTACATCCATTCTACTACTAAATAAGGAAATCAACATGAAGCCCTATAAGAAGCTCATAGAGCGAATTTTATCTGAAGGTGAAGAAAGACTAGACCGTACTGGTACAGGCACGCTACAAGTGTTTGGTGCATCAGAAACGTACGATTTAACGGAAGGGAAGATCCCATTGATTACCATGCGTAAATTAGGAATCTGGTTTATGATCAAAGAATTACTTTGGTTTATGCGTGGGACAGGAAACTGTGATTATTTAGATGAACAAGGTGTGAAAATCTGGAAACCTTGGACCGATCCTGAAACGAACAGTATTGGTTCTTTATATCCGGTACAGTTAAGAGCATGGCCTGAGGTCAGAACCACTCTACATGAAGATCGCGACGATACCCCTGAGGATACGATCTTATTCGAAAGTCAAGATGAGAACTTAGTCGTGTATGAACGTAAACACGACCAGTTAGCTAATTTGATTAAAGGGTTAAAAGAAAAACCATTTAGTCGTCGTCATGTAATCAGTTATTGGAACGTACCTTGCATGCCAGATGAATCCATGAGTCCGATTGAAAACGTCAAAGCAGGTAGAGCTGCATTAGCTGCATGTCATGTCTTACTACAGTTCAATGTATCGAAGAATAAAGAACTCAGCTGTATCCTTTACATGCGCAGTAGTGATGTGATGGTCGGTCGTCCTACGAATATCGCCCAATACAGTATCTTAACGCACATGATCGCTCAAGTGTGCGGGTATAAAGCGAAATCCTTTACGATCATGAGTGGTGATACTCATATTTACCTTAACCATGTCGATCAAGCAAAAGAATTGATTACTCGTACTTGTTTTGAAAGTCCTCGATTAATCTTAAATCGAGAAATCAAAAACATCGATGATTTTGAGTTAGATGATTTCTTATTGATCAATTATCAACATGGTGCACCGATGAAATTACCAGTGGCGGTATAAAGATGAATGAAGTGATTGAACTACCAAATGATCTCGGTAAGAACTTAGTGAAATGGGTAACAGGTGAGATAGAAAAAAGAAAAGAAAGAGGGGATTTTCTTGATCTTTCATTTAAATGCAGTGTGCATTTAAGTGGTGCCTTTATCTTTATCTTACTATTAAATCATCATCATTATAAGATGATGTCGATGGACTATCTTAAAGATGAAGAGAAAGTGATCTGTCATTTTAAAATTGATATAGATAGCCTGGTGAAGGAAGAATAAAAAAAAAACAAACATAGACCAGCACAGGGATTACCCGTGCTGGCTTATGTCTGATTAATGATTAAAGTAAATGAAACTCATATAACATCATCCCAATAAAGAGAACAAATAGGAAGATGATACAGAAATGATTATCTGTTTTCATCTTTTGTTTACTTTCCCGGGGCTGGAGCAGCAGGTTTCTCTTTTGTTTTTCTGGTTACATTCGTTTTAGCTTTTGCTTTCTTTTTCTTTTCTGCAAGATAAAATATTAATGCTTCTTTTGTCAACTCTTCGATTTCTTGGCGTTCTTCATCCTGATGTTGATGTACAGCTCCATCCTCTCTAGTTAGTTCATAGTGATAATTTTGGATACGTGATATTGCATCTTCTGGCTGAAGATAAAATTCTTTTCCTTTCAAGATAGATTGGATTTCTTCTTCAGTTAAGATACCTTCATAGATCGTACGAAGATTACGTGCTTGCCATTCCATCATTCCTTCAACGCGTTCTTGTAATGCATCAAAACGTTGCCAAGTCCCACCGGTAAATGGATGAATTAAAATACGGCTTAGTTTAGAGACAAGATAAGTCGTGTTTGGCATTTTTACCGTAGAGAAAAAGATCTGTGCTGCTGCCGAAGCACATGTGCCCGTGACATCGATCTGGATCTTCGCTTTACAAGCTTCGATTGCGCTCATAATCGCATTGGAAGCATCTATATGACCACCACCACTGTTGATCAAGATATGAACCGTATCTTTATCGGTTGCATTATATAAAGCTTCTAATAACGGATAATACCATTTCTCTTCGTCACTGATTCCCCCAGTAATATAAGCACGATACATGCCATCTTTAAACGTTACACCTGTCCATTCAGGAGTAGGTTTAGTGGGTTTATTCGCTGGGGCAGCATTAATTGTATTAACTTGTTGTTCTGGGAAGTATACAGACATGTTAGTTCACCTCATTTGATTAAATATAAAATAGATAAAAAGTATCTACGATAAATATAATCAAATCGTGATAACCTACTTATTTCTTTTAGAAAGATCAGACATAATGGAGGAGTCATCTGCTCCTCCACTACGATGACATTTAGTAACACTAAACGTAGGAAAGCCTATTTAATTCATCGGTTCCACTAAGTCTTCATTCAGAACAGTTAAGTTTCCACCATGTGATAACTCATCACTCAGTTCTTCTTCTGCCATGATTACATCTAAGTTCATCAATTTAGCAAAACGCTTATACGCATCTGAAGATAATGTCAGGGTAGCTGCATTCGCATTTTTCTTCTCTACGTACCCTTTTTCTTTTAAGACATCATCCAATGCACGTTTCACTTTCCGATAAACCGGATTATTCACGTCAGGGGTTTTCACTGTTAATGTATTATCTTTCAGTGTAAATCTTGGTTGTTCTTCTCGAATAGACATCACTTCTTCACGAGTTAACGCTAATTCTGCAGGTAATACAGGGTCACTGTTTTCAGGACTAACCGGTTTATTCTCTACCGATGGTTTGCTTGTATTAGGATTCCCGCTTCCTTGTCCTTGACTCGGATTCGATGAAGCAGGTGATGGATTACCACCTGCGTTCTGTTTATTCGATGTAGACTTGTCTACCGAATCATTATTTGCTTTCTGGTTTGGTGGGTGTGATCGTCACCGGTGCTTTACCATCTTTGTCTGCATTTTTAGGTGCAGATGCTGCGTTACGGATAGTTGCAGCTTCGTCAGCCGTTACTGAACGAGTTGGAAGCACGGTAGATTCACCAGTTACTTCTTCGATACCTGTGATGTTTAATACCACAACGATCGGTAAGTTCACTACGTGAGCGTAACGTGGGTGGATCAAGTGTTGTTGGAAGGTAGACGCACCTAATGTACGTTGTGCAGATACCATCAACTCTGGAGTCCATAAGAATGAACCGAATGAGAATGGATCTGGACCTTCAGACGCACCATCACGCGTTACAGTCATTAAGACTTTACCACGCATGTGTTTGTTAGAAGTCGCTACCACTTTGTGTTTCACACGGCCTTGGAATAGACGTTCGTCACCTTGGATTGCGAAGTATTGTGGTAAACGTTGGTCAGTACCGATCACTGCAGTGATGTTACCGATAGAACCACCAGTCATTTGTTCTACAACCGCTTGATAGTTAGTGATTGCGAATACACGACCTAAGATTTCATTTACTTTAGTAGAGATACCACCTTGGATATCTGCTAAACGGTTTGCAGATGAAACGCTGTTTACTAAATCAGGTAAGTGAAGATCTTCTTCGATGTAGCAAGGTTGGATGAAGTGACGTCCGATACCAGGGATAGACTCACGGTCAGCCATGTAAGTGTAACCTTCACGGGTTACAACAGATTTCAATAATGCTGCGTAATTTAAGATAGTTTTCACACCATCGTTGTTCGCTTGGATGCGAGCCGCATTGATTAACGCTTTGATATCTGGGTTAGCTTTATCACCACCTACGATAGGTTTGATGATAGAGATTGGTGAACGTAGTGGGATCACGAATTGTTCTGCGAATTCGTTGCTATCGATTAAACGACCGCGTGTACGTAAGTTGTAGTTAGTACGACGAGCTTCGATATCGTAACCCGCTACTTTTAATGCTGGCGCATCTTCACCGAATTTTAATTTAGCCAATAATGGTTTTAATGTTGCATCTTCTAAGCTTACAGATACGCCATCTTTGAATACTTCAGCTACGTAAAGTTCTGGAGCAGTCAAATCTACGTTCGCGCTATCTACACGGATGCTACCGTTTACGCGTACACGTAAATATACATCGTAGCCAGCATCTTGTAATGCTTTAAGATCGGCAGGAAGATCTTCACCTTTAGTGGTTTTCACCGCTTTAGAAAGTAAGAAACGACCGTCGTAGTTTAATGCCATTGAACGGAAGTGACCTTCTGGAGTTTTGTAGAACTGGGTGTAAGGAAGATCTTTAGTCACGAATTTGATCGCTTTGTTATCTGCAGTTTTGAAATATACTGCTGATAATGCAACACGGCTATCTAATGAATCTTTTTCGTTCATTAAACCGTTAGCGATTAATTCAGGAATAGAAGATAATTTTAATAAGTTGTGAGGACGACCGATTTTTAACGGAGCGGTTTTCACAGTGACATCTTCTAATTTCACTTCAACTGGATCAAGTTCACCATCAATTGTGAAGAATTCGTCTTTATTCGTTTTTGCACCATTTTCGAATTCTAATACAGCCGGGATAACATCAGTTGCATTGTCTTCTAATACTTCTGGGTGCACTAATGCATCCACTAAGTTACGATAGTTGAACGCAGTATCGCCAGCTTTAGATGGATCGTGTTCTGCACCATTCCAAACTTGTTCTAAACGAACAGTTACACGGTAACCTACTTCATCTGGAGTAGTGGTTAACGGTTTGAAGAATGCCGCGTTGAAATCGTCTTGGCGAGATGCCATTACGTTGAATACGATAGAGTAGTTGATGAATTGGTTTAATTCTTTTTCATCAAACGATTCTTTAGAGATTTCGCTCATGTCTAATGACGCGCCATCCCAGATAGATTCTAAACCAGTTGCGTATGCAGTACCTTCGTAAGCACGTGGTTTCATTTGAGCTTGTACGTAACGTAATGTGTTACCTGAAGCACCTGCTACGATCGCACCAGCATCGATTTGGTGTGGTTGTAATTTTACGCCATTGTAAGCAGATTCAGAAGAAACAACAGATGCAACTAATTCGCGGATATCAGCCATGTTGTTGCTGAATGAACGTTGTTGTGCATCGCTTAAGTCTGCTGATTCTATAGATAACATTTCCGCAGTTTCAGCTGTGAATAAATGTGATTTAGCAGCAGAAGTGCGGTAAGTGTCAAATTGTGCTACCATGCTCTCAAGCGCAGTAGTAATGTGGTCTTTTGCTTTATTAAAGTTAGCCATTTAACGGTGTCCTTTATTTATAATAAATTTGTTTACGTAAACATTTTATTTTGAATAAAACGCAGTTAATACAATAGTTACTTGTTTGGCTCTCTATCGTTAAATAAAAAGCCAAGCAAATAAACGATTTTCATCGCAGTTCTGTAAATACATATTGTTAAATATAAATAACAGAAATAGCGACACAGAAATAATAACGTACTATAAGAGTGATGAACTCCTACAGTACGTCAAGGTTTGTTTGGAATATATATTAAATGAACTTAAAGGATCTGTTTAGCAACCGGATGAGTTCTTAAACCATCCATGCCAATAAGATCATATAAAGAAGAAGCAAAGCGACGTTTGCGATCTTGGATCACTTCTTTTAACATCGGTTCATCTAATGGAAGTTCTGCTTCTTTTAAAATGATGAGTCGAAGATATTTCGCATCCACACCATGCTCTACATCGGTATAGACATCGAATTCACGGAAGATCATGGTTTCACCACTACCATCCGTTTTCAAATCAAAACCATTCTTTTGTAAATACTGAGAATATTTGTTTTCCATTTTGCTCATCCAACTTATGTTCTTAGGATGAGATAAGAAACTAAATAAATCATTATTACTCATGAAACTGACTAAGCTATCTTTACGAGTTTGTTGGTAAACTAAGAAAAAGATATCATCTAAAGGAATCGCTTTTTCTAATTCTTCTAAGTACATCACTTGACTTAGGTTTAGATTCATTTTATTGCGATTGATGAGTGATCTCATGTTCTCAGGTAGGTACATGAGATACACTTCAGGGATATATTTGTCAGACATATTTTTGTTCTACCTCTATTTGTATTCATTTTTATATAAAAACATATCAAGTTTGATTTAGGAGTATTAGATGGACTTTCGTGTATTACTGATTCAGTCTATTGCATTATTGTTCTGGGAGAGCCAGTTAGAGGGTTCTGGACTAGATAGCAAGGATTTAGTAAGACGGTTGATTAATGAATTACCCGAATTAGAAAACATCTCGGGTACAGATGACGATAGAAATAATTTAGTTGCATTACGCGATATTGCATTAAGCTTAGCATTAGGGACGACACCATTAAAACAAGATGTGATCAAAGATCGTGTTAAACTGAGTATTAAGAAAGATAAAGAACTGAGAGATGATGCGTTTGAATTACTCTCTGGTAAAACAAATGACTTATCGGCGATTAGTGATAAGATCGAATCAATCCGTGGTGAGATCCATCGATATATCCGAGAAAAAGAATTTAAGAAGGTGATCCAGCAAATCGCTAAAGCTGGACTTTATGCTACGACTCAAATCGATATCCCTAAAGTCGCCAGAGATGCAATCAGTGAATTAGAAGGGTTTACGTTATTTGGCGATGAGAATAAAGATCCTGCATTAAATGATTTTGCTGATTTTGAAGATCCAGAAAGTGTTGCTAAAGTCTTTGCACGTGTACAAGATGATGTAAATCCTGAATCGGTCATGAAAACAGGATGGCAAGCATTTAATGAGATGTTAGGTGATACCGCAGGATTAAGACGTGGTAGCATGTACGTCGTAGGTGCGATGCCTTATAATGGTAAGTCTTTAGTGACGATGGATTTAACCACACATGTGGGATTATTCAATACTCCTTTCTTATTAGATCCCACTAAGATTCCTACGATTGTTCATTTCAGTACGGAAAATGACTTACAGTTAAACTTTAAGTTATTATATCGTCGATGGAAAGAACAAGAAATCAATGGTCCTGTGGATATGCTGAATACAGATCCTGTCAGTATGGCAAACTACGTGATCAATAAGTTACAAGCAAATGGTTATCGATATAAGTTCTATTACTTAAACAGTGCAGAATGTAACTGGCGTAAGATCAGTGAATATTTGTTAAAGCTAGAGAGTTTAGGACATGAAGTGCATCTGTGTGCGATTGACTACTTAGCCATGTTAGATTATGAAGATCTACCTGGTGGCAATGAAGCCACACAAATCCAACTATTGTTTAACCGTATTCGTGCATTCTGTAACCCAAGAGGAATTACGACAATCATTCCACATCAGATCAGTACAGAAGCGGCATTATTAAAACGTCAAGGGACCGATGACTTTGTGAAACAAATCGCAGGTAAACGTTATTGGGCAAGATGTCGTAGTATCGATATGGAAGTAGATACTGAGATCTATCTTAATGTAGAAAAAGATGCACAAGGAAATAGTTGGATGGCATTTGGACGTGGTAAAGATCGTAACAGTGCAGCTACACCGTATGAAGATCAATTCTTCTTTCAACCCTTTAGTCAGTTTGGTGGTTTAGTACCAGATATCCATGGTAAGAAATTAGCCAAACGTACTATTCGTGATAATGGATTTGCAGTAGCAGGTGCGGACGAATGGGGTGGTGCCAATAATGGTGCAGATGAATTCTCTGTATAGTATAGACATGTTATCCTTACAGTATATACTGTAAGGATATATGTTTGATGTGATAAGAAAAAAAAAAAGAATAAGAAGAAGTGGTAGGATGCGAAAGCATCCTACCTTTCCATTATACACCAGTAGCTTCAGTTGCTGTCTCAGCTACAGTCTCTGTAGCAGTTTCAATAACTTCTTTTAATTCTTCAGTTAATTTTGTTTCTGGAAGATATTTCTTAACGATGAAATATACGCCAGTACCAACAGCTGCTGCACCTAATACACCTAATACTAATTTAGTAGATTGTTTCATAATGTCCTCCTTTGGACGATTGAGTTAATTAACGATAAAAGAGAAGGGCTTATTTCCTTCTCTCTATTAGGTTATATAAGTTTATAAAATCGATACCCAGCTGACATAATCCGGTAGAGTTAACTCTACCGGTACTATGCTGCTTATTTTTTCACTTCAGGACGTTCAGTCACGTATATCTTCATGATCAAGTTACAGATGAACGGTACGTCACCGTATTGGGCTTGTGCTCTTGCATACCCTACGATATATTCATGTAATGTACCATAAAGTGTTTTTAACCCATTATCCAAGTAAACCACTTTCACCGGCATGCCAGGTACCAATAGATCAGGATTCGCAAACTCCCATTTGATCGTTAAGTAATTACCTGCATTTCCTGCTACAGAAGAAATCACTTGATTCATGTTAGAGGTTTCACCTACTACGGTTTGGATATTCTTCACCCCATCCTTACGATCGACTACATTAATGGTCGTCACACTATTCTTACCATCGATCGTCACTTGGTTATCATTCTTACCCTTTTTCTCTTTATTCGAGTTGTTATTCTCTTCAGAGTTCACAACACGTACACCTGTACCCGCTTGTAACTGGTCAGATGCGTTCGTAGATAACATTTCGTTCCCTTCTGTTGTAATGATCGTCACACAGTTGTTATTCACGATATACGTACGAGGAAACTTATACGGATCATGTTTCTTATCCACAACACTGATCGCTAACTTAGTCGGCTCATGGTCAAATCTACCGTTATTAAATAACGGGTAGATATACCAGCAATCTTGGAACAGATAGCTTCCTATACCGAAGTTATAGATTCCATATTGTTTCTGGATGAAATGTGCCATATCTTTGATATAGCTTCCATTTGGTACCATGATCACTTTGGGATCAGTATTGTCGGCTTTTACCGCTTGAACTGAGTTTAACCCTAATACTTTACCACTCCCAGCTAAGATTATGGATAAGGCATCTAATGCTGTCGTGTTCTGCATAAGACCTTGCCACATGGATAAGCGTACATCAAATGCTTTTTGTTCGATTAACTGGAACTTCGCTATTGTGATCGTTTGTTCTGGGTTCGTCACAGAATTGGTTTCTTTCCCACCTGCACCTAAACCTTGAGTCGGTGCATCGAGTAATACGGCTTTGTATTTCTTCGTACTGTTCTCACCCCCCATCACGTAAAGGATGGAGTTCTCAGCCATCTGTCTACGACGGATAAAGACTTCTAAATTATCTTGATTCTTCACCACGTAGTCAAAATACTTCCGTGTATCGATCACAGCCTCTACGATTGTTTCATCAGCAAAGTTAGTCACAAAGTCACGATGTAAGGTGAGTTTATTCACCATAGCGAATTCGATCGTGTGACCACCTGCTGTCACCCCACCGCTATATGCGTAGTGTACCGCTTTAGGTTCATGTTGACAATGACGTACGGTGGCTTTAGACATGGATTCACCTTGCTCTACGGTAGCAGATGAAGATCCTCCTAGCTTACTAAAAGAATCTTTCAATGAAGGTGTATTCCCAAAGAAGTTAGAAAGGATACCCATGATATTATACCTCGTTCATAAAGCTCGCTGTGTGTGGATTAAATTGTTGACGGATATCTAAGACTCTCATCTCACCGGTTCCTTCACGATACATGTCTGGGTTACGGTAATCCTCTGGTTTTAATCCATAACGTAAGATCGGATCAAAGTTTAGTTTCACTCTCGCATTACGACGTCTACCTGCTAAGAAACCTAATAAACCCGATGTCTCTTGCGTAAAGTTAGGACGAGCAGCCATCACTGGGAAGATACGGTTACCTAAGTTTTGCATCTTCACGACATCATTTAATACTTCCTGTAATTGCTCATTCTCTTCTGGATTATTGTAAGAAAGATGATACGAATTGTTGACCGTATACGCTACGTAGTTCGTATAGTCGACGATCGTATTAAAAGCGGCTTCGATATCGGTATCTTTCGTGAAGTAGAACTCATGTCCTTTATCGTACATCTCCACTAATTGAGCTAAGGTTTTTCCTACCGTGATCCATTGATCCATATCAGCTTGGTCATATTGGAGATTCCCTGAAGTCGGGATACCAAAAACCTCAAAATCCGCTTTCGTATATATCCATTGTTGTTTCGTCCGGACTAACCAAAGTGAATCGAATACATTTTTAAATAAACGTTCTACAACGTTAGGATCTTCAAATGGACTCATTTGTTGCATCATCGTGATAAGTCTCCTAATGCACAACGGGTTAATACGGTCAATAATGGAATATAGTAGAAACGTTCCATTTCACCCCAATTGATACTATCTTCTAAGATAGGAAGAAGATCACAAGCGTTCACCGGTTGATCATTAAACGCACCATATAAGATCGCTTCTAACTTAGACATCTCTTCTTTCTTCCCATTATAGAAAGCAGGAGAAAGGAGATACGTATCGTAAGTACCAAACTTCTTCGCATCCGGCTGTTTCTCTTTCTCTTTAAATTGTTCGTAGACGAATCCTAATCCAGGGAGTTTCGTCATCGGTAAAGAAAGAGAACGATCGATACTAAATTTAGACACATGTTCTTTTACGTTTAATGGGCCGATGTTCGGAATAATCACTTCTCCACTGATCGGATCATAACTGTCAATCGGATGATAGATGTAATCAATGCGACTATAAGTGAAAGAACCAAATGCGGCTAAACCAGTAGGGAAAGCATGTCTAGGAATGACACCAAACTTCGTCTTCACTTTCGCTAACATGTAAGGGTCCATATTCACCATGGCATCCCATAAGGTCTTCACGATCAAGTTATCTTTATTATCTCGTGCATAAACACGAAGCATGTCTAGCTGTGGCACCATTTCCGTATCCCAGATCTTCGCAATGAATTCTACGATATAAGGATCGTAGATCACCATGCCGGGTACTGGAATCAAGAAGGTATTATATTCCGTACTAAAGAAACTATCGAAATAATGGCGTGCCATACGGACTTGCCATTTCTGAAGTTTATTATACTGATCGTACTGCGTATTAGTTAATACAGGGTTTGCACCGTAATCAGAATAAGAACGAACAAAGTGTCCTTCGTCTACTACACAGGCATCTAATGCTTTCTTCAGATCGTTAGAAAGATAATCGATCAATTCATATTCGATTTCATACGTGGTATCTTTAAAGTACGATTTCTGCGTAATCGTTTTGATGTGGAAGAACCCTGTACGACCATCACCGATATCCGCTAAGAAATGATCTCCGTTATCTGGGACGATACTCGGTGGAACGATCGATACACCGGTTACCGTCATTGCAGCATTTTCTTCATCGTACGATTCGGTTAACGGTGTCGTTACCCGTAACTCTAACCGTTCGATAAACATGTATTGTTGATACGGTAAAGGACGATGATAGTTAAACGCTTCTGAAGCCGTTTCTTCTGTTTTAAGTTGTTTATAATAATTGACTAACCATTTGGCTCCACTCAAGTGAGTCAACAGGTGTCGTCTTGGTTCATACCGCGTATCCACGGCTAAAGGTTTTTCTGGTACTAACGTGCTATCACGTTGAAGTACCGGTTGTTTAGGTTGTATCACCTGGGCAGGTTTGGCTATAGGCATAACGTATTTTTCCTTTATCCTTGGTTTGGATTACGGCGAGTAATCACGCTGAAGAAACAAAGTGTCGACATGATCTTACCCGGTTCATGATAAGCAAAGTTTCCATCATGGGATAAGTTCTGTCTGATCATGATTTCTCTGAATTCTCTAAAATCCACTTCACCATTTGGTAACACTCTTGGGTATCCATTTAAATGTGGTGGGGTATATGGATCTAACAGAGATTGAGGTCTGGTTGTATAACTTCCATCTGGACGCTTATAGATCGCTCGTCCACCATCATTATAGACACCTTGTTCAGGATCCATTGCTTCCGTATGATATCCCTTTCTTCCATCATTCGTATTATATCCAGAATACAAGTTCTGTTTATCTTTACGCATCTCTAAGGCGATCTGACGCTCTCTTAAGATATCTTCGTATTTCCCTTCAGGTAACGTCGATTTCGTTTGTATCGGATGATTCACACCCGGTACACGACCGTATCGAATATCGATCCAACTATAAACCGTTTGAGGATCTTTAAAGAAACGTTTTTCTGCTTCTTTAGAAAGTAAACGGATCTGATCTAAACAGGAGATCACGATATGGTACATGCTACCTGGATCAAGATCATATTTCGATCGGATGTTGAGTTCACTATCAATATAGAGTTCTTCTGGTGGTAAGACATGATCATCCTTATAGAGTTGAATAAGGAACACCGTTTCATACGGAAGATTCAGATACAGGTGGTGTTTCTGGAAACTGTCTTTCATGACTGGTATCAACTTATATTCACCCATATCGGTCAGATTAAAGATTTCTTTTGGGTTCTCTTCATCGACCGTGATCATCACGGATAAGATTGGTGTATAGTCTTGATACTTGATATCATTCTTCCAATCATCAAATTCAGGGATACGCAGATAAGCACCCCCTACATTATTCAGATAGCCTAAATAACGTTGGATATAGAACTGCCAATCACGTGTCACCATGAGTTTACTGTTTAACGTATTTAAGTCAAACATCGGTTCAGGATGGAGTGGATGTGGAACAAGATGATTCTGTACCAATATTGGATATTTCAGATCCACAGAGATTACTTTGTCATACGTGTATTCAAAATCAAAGCTTACTGTCCAGACAGAACCTTTATCATCTTTATCGGCTTCAGGTGGTGCCACATCGGTAAAGTGACCATAGATCATGGTTTGAGTTTCTTCTACAGCTACAGTATCGCCTTTCCCTGCAGTATTAGTAAGCAATGTAATCGCTTCAGTAGAGTACCATTCTAAATATCGTTCAAAAGTATCAAATTCTTTTAATCGATTTAATCTAGTTAAATAAATCAGATGGATCGCATCTACCATCCCTTGTGGAATAGGGTACGTGTACTTCGCTGTAAAGGTCATGTACTCACGATTCTCTGCGATCTTTCTACGCCAGTGATCACGAAAGGATTCAGCTTGAAATCGATCTCTTGATTTATACTGAAGATTCACCGTGACTTTCGTTCGACTATAAATAGGACGAAGCGTTGTATGCGTGGTAGGATCACTAAAGATCACTGGGTTATACTCTTGACGCGTATGCATGGTTAACAAGTCGTCTTCGTTATAATCTTCTTTGACTTGTACGCGTACATGCTCTTTACTATTAAAGTTAGCTGCATCTTGAGATTGGATGGCATTACTATTCCAGGTAGATATCTTACCATTTGCACCTGGAAAATAAATCGGGATCGGATGGTCGACTGCCATCTTACTTAATAATTGCTTGACGATATCGTAAGCCACCGGGCGTGATATCGACGCGTAGGTTTCAGGTAATTCCATGGTTAAATGTGCCATGTAGATATCTCCTCTTTATCTTAAACATAAAATCGACCAGACATAAGTAGGGTATCTCACCCTACCTAGTGTCTAATATAGATTATACACGATCTGGATAAGGTTCAGACGTTGTCCATGAAATAATCGGACAACGTAAATTCGTTGGTCCAATATCCGGTACTTCATCATGATAAGTGATACCCATCCAGTTAGCGTCGTTAATACCTGCAACGTAAATCGTCAGATAAGGAAGATAAGTATCATCGTTAAAAGCTAAAGCCATCGTTGCTGCATCAGAGCGGAACCCAACAGGGATACCACCCGTTCTGACGATATCATGACGTCGAGGTGCTTCACGGTGACGGTCTTTGATGTAGTTTTTCTCTTTCTTTCCTAATACACCCCATAAACCCCATGTTAATCCACCGGTATACATGTATACAATATTATCGATGCGTCTTAGTTTAACATAGGCGCCAGGTTTTAAATTGAGGGTTTTTACTTCGACCAATCCTGTATCGCCTTTGATACAAATCCATTTACCTGCCGTTTTTTGCCATTGTTGGGCGCCTACACCTGCCCCATCGGTAGAGACGTATAAGAAACCGTTAGGTTCATTTCCTTTAATTAATCCACCAGTTGTTCCAGGTTTATCCGGACGACCCGGACCTACCAACATCATCCCACCTGGCGCAAACAATCCATCATTCAAGGTTGTGATAGCATTTCCTTGTGCGCGAGAAAGTTGAAGTTGGAGTTCTAGTTCTTTGTTGGGTCTTGTTACCCCAACAAAATGCTTGTCATTAAGCGATTCGAGTGTGACTGTGCGTAAGGTCATGTTGGTTCATCCGTATAATTACAAAATACAAATTACCTCACGACGACATTCATTGGGATAATCTGATATTCAAAAAATTAACGATATAGTATTACGATATCGACAATATAACGGGTTCCTGCTTTGAGGTTCCCACACATTATTCTGCGACTGTTGGCGTTTAACCATATAGAGCCACCATCGTGCGTTTGCACTTCTTTTAGGGTGGGTGAAGTTGGAGCATTGCTTGGTAGATCAAAGATCGCCATAGATCCTCCACTGTCTTTCACCATTTTAAAATCCATATGGATCATCCCAAAGTTACCGACTACTTCTAACTGATGTCGTGCAGCATTATCATGGTCGACGGGATTCCATGTGGTGATACGATCCTTACCCGCTGCATACGTCAACGTGTAAGTTAAAGGGGTTCTGCGTAATTGTAATACGCCTTGGGCATTGATTTCAAAATCAGTCGGTGAAAGCGATGATTTTAAAATGTACGTACCGGATAAATCCGATACGTATAACCCATCATTTTTCGTTTCTAATAAATTTCCTTTTTCTTTAGAAAGTTGGACATGTAATTCTAATGTCCCACCTTTCATGACACCAACGAACTGCTTATTGTCCAGATCATTGATGGATAATACTCTGAGAGTCATGAAATGATTCCTTTACTCTTCTGAAGTGTACGTTAAAATAAACAAAAAAACTAAACATAAAGTCAAAGATAAGTTGGGTAGAATTACCCAACTTATTTAAGAGGCAATTAAGCCAAGGTTGATTTAAGCAAGAAACCTTTAGAGTTACCGCTAAAGTCTTGTACTTCTTCACCTTTAAGTAATTCAAGTACTTTGGTTGCGATTTTCTTCGCTGCGGCTTCATCAGCTGCGATTTTAGTCGCTGCATCATCTGCAAAAGTTGGTAACGCTTTGATTTCGTCCCAGTAAGCAGATGCTGCTTTCGCTTGGTCTACGAATTTCGCTAATGAAACTTTAACGGTACCACCATCAGATAATGCTGCTACTAATTCGTCTTGTTCATTTAACGATAAGTTAGTCACTTTCACGTCTACAGTTGGTGCAGGAAGTTCTACTTCAGTTGCTGCATCTTTAGTGTCAGTTAATTTTAACTTGTGAGTAGCCGCTTCATAAACGATGCTTTTGATCGCCGTAGGCACTTCAGGGAATGAAGGAAGGTTTACACCTAAACCTGCATCATCTAAAGTTAAAGCTGTACCTTCTTTTAGTTTGATTTTGATCTTACTATCGGCACCTTGTTCAAGACCGTGACCAAGTTCTGTACTATGGAGAATTTTAATCATTTTTATTTCTCTTCTTTGATTTCAATTGAGGGATGGAAAGCGCTCTTACTAAATACAGTAAACGACACATTTCCTTCGAAGTCTGCCACATCTTCAACGTGATCTAAAGGTTTCACTTTTTCAGTTAATCCCTCTACATCTTTTTGAAGGGTCTTGACTTCCACGTTAGTTTTATTCGCTTGTGACTCAAGTTCTTGAGCACGATTATCTAACACATCAATACGACTATCTTGTTTGTCAAGTCGTTGAATGTTCTTCGATTGTTGTAGACCTAATCCTTCAACTTCTCCCTCTACCGTGCTGACACGACCAGATAGGTCATGGATATCTTTCGATAATCCTAATGTCGCTTGGTTAAAGGCTTGATTTAATTTATCAAGGCTATTGCGATAAGTTGATCCCACCGTATCACTGTGGATACGTTCTCTGATGATTGGATATTTTGCTGTCACTTTCAAATAATTATTCTCTTGCGTTAACGGTAATGTTGTTTTAGTTAGGTTCATCGCATAGCGAATATTTTCAGTAAAGCCAGGAAGATGACTTACTTCATGATAAGGCAAGTTTCTTAATAGATTAGCCATCTCTAAGACATGTTGCAATCCTTCACCGGTAGCACGATAACGATCCAGTGCAAGCACGAACTTCTTATAACGTTCTTCCACTGTTAATTTCTCTTCCTGTGCATGTTCAGATGAGGTTGGATTGTGTAAGTCTCGGAAATAAGCAATCAATCGTGGATCGAGTTTAGCCTTCGCCATATCTAAATAGCGCTGTATCTTGCTTTCAATATCATTAATAAATAATTTACTTGCTGCAGCTGGGGTATAAAACAGATGCAATACTTTTTGACCTTTCTCTAATGCTAACATCACTTCTGGATGAGGATCTAAGAAACTCATCGTCGAGGTAATGTCTTCCACTAATTGACTATTAAAGTCTTTCTTATCTTTAAATAAAGCGGATTTACCTTGAAGGTATTGATACATGGTATCAATACGATTATCTTTTTCAACAGCAGGGATAATCTTTTTCAAGAATAGATCCAGCTCTCCCGATATCGTCCATAGATAGATTTCAGGTACATCGTATACCATCTTCAACAAGACATCGAGTTTCTTCCCTAGTCCATTTTTACTGGTTAGGTTATCTGGGTTTTGTTTCGCCAGAATCTCATCCATGATCATAGGGATAGTTTGCTTTATCCGTTTGATCAATTCATAATCTTGTTTTTCGATCGGATACGTGTGTGTCAGATGATCAATACCGGTGGATTGAGCTTGCGTGTATGGAAAATAACGTAACGTAAGGACTTGACGGATCAAGTTTCGCATATGGTCAGTTAACACGTCTACCACTTTTTGGAAAGGGAATGTGGCTAACTGATCAAAGTAATATCTCACCTTACTATTATCGTTGGTTACATGAGTTTGTACATCTTGTAACGCTTTCCATAATGCTTGCTGGGTTTTGATTAAGGAAACACCTTGATAATTCAGAACGTCTTCTATCATTTCATATCTAACACGTTCTGGTTCACCGGATAGCTTACTACCCGGTGCTTCGACGTTCTTCACGACTGGTCGGACGATAAAATCACCCACGGATACCTGTTTATTCGTGGCTAATCCGAACACAGTATTCAAGTGTTTCTGGTCTACTTTTTTTCGACGTCGGTAGCGATACCAAAGAGGTTATTCGCTGAAATGGTGCTGCCTGGATTCATTGGATCCACAGCATGTTCGAAGCCAGCAAAGATCGATGGATCAAATGCTTGTGGTTTAAGCTTCGCATCATTCCAACGTTTTGCTAAGGCATTCTCACTACCAAACTTATCAACCAGTCTCGCTGATAGTTCTTTATTTAACACGTAAATGATCGTGCCATCTTGGTATTTCGCTACCGCATATTCTTCTGGTTGAGCAAACTCAAGAAGATCTTTCACGAGTTGTTGAGAACGATACGCCATGGTTTGGTCATAACCTGCACGGATGCGATCTTTCATATCACGGTAGAAACCGACATCATCTGCTGTCGTATCACCGAAATAGTATTTCACTCGGTTATCCACGTCATTATTGAATAACTGAAGATCCATCGTCATCTGTACTTCTTTGCGCATCTCTTCTAACGATTTAAACATCGCTTCACGAGACACCACTCCATTTAACTGACGGTTCACTTCTGTGAACGCAGGGGTGATTTCTTCCGCTTGATTATAGCGTGCGACTAATGAAGGGATGTTTACACCTACACGTTGAAGTTCTTCACGATTCTGTGCTTCATCACGGATGATAAAGATGGTAGACTCGATCTTGTTGGATAACTCTTGGAAACCTTGTTTACCCGCTTCGACACGAGCGACTTTCCAAGCGATCGCTTCTGCTTCCCAACCATTTAAGAATTCGATCCCGTATTGACCATCTTTCGTCACGAACTCACGGCTATAATTGCCTGGAAGGACTTTAAAGTAAACCATGCTATCACGACCATTAAAGTCAGGGATACGTTGATCCTCAGGTAATGCGGTCATGTTAACACTTTCTGCACTGTGTACACGTTTCGGTGTATGTAAGCCAGATTTGTTATTGATGATTCCACGAATGACTAATTCTTCGAAACCACCTGCACCACCTGCTAAGCCAGGTTCACTATAATTAAATTCATTTGCCATTTGTTATTTTACCTTGTACAAGTTTAATGGTAAATAAGTGAAAATAAACGAAATCAACGCATCAAAAAATAGATAGGCTGTTACCCCTATCTATCCTTACGACTTTTTATCTTTTCGTTGTTTTCGCAAACTGCGCACCTAATGGTGGCAATTTCGATGCGAGATCTCGTTTGCTTTCTAGATGAGTTTTTAAGTCATCTAATTCACTTTGATCTAAACCAGCGACGAAAAGTAAACCTGGTTTATCTTCAAAGGAAATCGTATACTTGCCTTCTGAAGCAAGTTTTTCCACAAGTGAAGCCATATCGCGCGCCGCTTCGATCGCACGGTCTTTCGGGTATTTCACTTGGATAGATTCGTATTGTTCTAATGGATCAGTAAGCGTTTTCTCACTTGTAGGATCCACAACAAAGAGATCAGTTAAGACGATCGCTGTTTCACGATCATGAGCTTTAAATAACTCATTCATCTTATCTTCAAGCTCACGTGCCTTAGCCGCAAGTCGATCGACATCATCAGATAAGAAATTAGGCACGTAGAAATAATATTCAAGGATATCATTGGTGTTCATCCCGATCTCTTTCACGAGTGGCTTCATATTGTAAAGATATTGGAATAACGTCACTAAAGTCGGAATCACATTACCTGGACGACTATTATCGTTTGGAATAGAACCGATCTCGATACCAACGATACGTTCACCACCTTCTACTGCTTGTCTTTTCACGTAAACCGCAATGTCCAATGGTCTAGTATATTTGCTAAAACCGTTATAAACAGGAGTTAAGCTTTCATTGATCGTAAAATCTAAGATACCGTAATGTTGGAAACGATAGCGTTCAAAACGATCAAGATTTAATAAAGCTTGTTCGATACCACGTACTGCTTCATGAATATCGGTGGTATACGTATTGGTAGATTGTAACCCTTTTAACCAATGACGACAGATTTCTAAGGTACGTTGAATGGATAACCCACTGACTTGATCCGCATCGTATTCACGAATCTTTGGATCCCAAGCTTTAGGTGGGATGTACGGAATAAATGATTGAATTGACATAATGGAAAAACCCTCTTAAAAGATAGAAATCACCCATCCAAGATAACCAAAGATAAACACCAAGATCGACCCCGCTACACCAAGATGAAACAAGAACCAACGGTTTTGCTCGTCCTGATGGAGGAGATGTTCTTTTCGATTTTTAAACTGTATTACTCGTATAAGAGTAATCAGGTAGAGTACAAAAAGCACCGTTAGTATAATTTGGAAGAATAAGAGTTTATCATCCAGCATATAGTGTCTCGCTATTTATAATTGATCAAACTTGAATGAGTGGGGTTGGTTGATAAGATTTATACAAATACCGTTAACTAATCACAACCAATCCTAAATGATAGAATGAATTCAATACCGCCCAGACAAATCCGACCGATAATAAAATAAATCCGATAATCAAGGAAAAGACGTAGTGATAAGCATAACGGGCTGCTGCACCTTTAAACTGGTGCACACAGACGCATAACACTTTAATGATCAAGAGGTAGATAACTACCGCGATCATAAAGTCCTGAAATAAAGTCATATCGACCTCTTGTGTGAGAAGTTTAAAATGTCAATCTTCCACCAAATGGTATTATGGTAAAAAATCAACATATCAACATGACCCCCTCACGTTTGCTTGGGTTACTGAAGCTGGAAATAAATGATCGCAGCGATCACTAACCATAATACCCAGAACCCTACGATCGCAAAAAAGAAGGCACGGTTATATTTCGAATGCGCATCGTATCGATTGGCTAAGGTAGGTGCATGAAGTGGATTGGATCCATTACGTAAACGTTCACGTCTTTCTTCACGTAAACGCTTCTCATTGGTAGTAATGACAAACCAGACAACAGGCATATAGATGATAATGGAGATCATCCAACTACCCACCATGGAAGCAGCAATATCGAGTAATGGTTGCATAAAAGCTCCTATCGAAAAAAAAAAAATAATGACACAGTAGAAATCATCCACCGTGTCATTTTATTTAATTATCGTTTCTTTCTTGGATCTAATGGACGATCCTTATACGCGATCTCACTATACTGACGCATGATCATCTGTTTGATGTCTTGCACTGGGTAAGCTTTCGCGATCATGATCTCCGTTTGGAAATCATAGGTTTTATCACCATTAGCGGGTTGATGTAAGAATAGCTTGATGGCGTCATGTGTTGCCCAAAGGAATGGTTCTAACTTGGTGACCTTTTCACCATCACGCATTTCGTAATACCATTCAGGATCGACTTTGTTTAATAAGTTGATTAATCGATCACGGTATTCATCGATCTTATCGGCACGATATAATCCATCTAAGGAATAATGTTGAAGTATCCAACGGATCAGAATAGGGTTATTACTTCTGGTTTCATCACTACCCACGTATTCAAGGATGTAATCCATGTTCGCCATATCAGAGGCTACCGCAGCGCCATACATGGCTGCATTTAAATGCTTCTTACCATGACGTTTGTCTTTGAAGTATTTCATCACTTCTTTGACAAGCGGTTGGTTACCGAGCTTCACTGCTTCACGGGCTAATGAACCTAAGAAAGCAGAAGTTGCCGTGATATCGATAAATCCATTCACGAGTTTACCTAATGGACTCGCTAGTTCAGTACGACCAATCACTTCTAACCCATTCATAATGCCTTGGAATGATGTCCAGTCATTATTCTTCACCATGTTGTACATGCCTAAGGCTTCTTTATAAGACATCCCTGCCTTCTTCGCCCATTCACCGACGTTTACACCACCGATACTTTTCGCACCAAAGAATTCTTCGACGGTACCAAAGGGATTCTCTTTGAGTTTCTTCGGTAGTGCCATGATGGATTCAATACTACGACCACCTAACACACTGTGTTCAAAATCAGACTTGATCTTTTTCACATCCAGATGAGCGACTTTATTAAAGGCGTCTTTAATCCCTGCTAATGATGTCAGGTTAAAGGATTTAAAATCAGGAATCAACCCACCCTTTCCTTTAAAAGAATTAAAGAAGTCATCGGTATAGTTACTGATACTACTGTAGAAAGAGGTACTACCTGGTCCTACATTCCCACCGTAACCATCTTCACGAATCGTATTATCACGTGGACCTTGTTCAACGATAGAAAGTGCCTTCTGTGTTTCTGAAGGAGCTTGCTGTTTAACAGCATTTGATATTTTCGGTTGACCGGTTTTAGATCCACCTTTTCCTTTCCCTTTTGATTTAGCCATAAAAGGTTTCCTTATCCTTCAAATTCTTTACCATACGCTTTCATCACATCGATTAAGCATTTCGCAAAATATACTAAGTCCTGACCTGAACGTACAACCAAACGAAGGTATTCTAACTCTAAGTTGACCATACGGTTGAGCATGTTGATCACATGTTGACACACCTGGATGGATTTTAGTTTATCATCCTCGATACCCATGATGGTATTGGTGAAGTTTTTATCTTCAACCGCTAAGATCTGTTTATAACGTTGATAATTCTTCGAGGACGCTTTACCCACACGGATGAGTTCTTCCATCACATTACTGATGTACTCAAATTGTTTTAACGTACAGTTAGGAACCGGTGATACCCCATCAATATATTCAAACGGAAGGTGGAATTGTCTTGGTTGCAACTTCGGTAAGAACAATAACCCATTCTCTTCATTACGTTGAATCACTGGAACTAATAAGCTATTTAATCCGTACTTAGCGACTTGATAGTATTCTGTCTGTACACCTTCTTTATTCGGATGTTGTACACGATCAAATAAAACAAAGAGTTCAGAGAAATGACCGGATAATGCATAACGGATATAGTCCGTTCGGTTATGACGGGTTGCTTCATTGATCAGCGTATAACATTGACGAATGAATTTCTCCATATTCACGTTTAACGGTTTATACGCTTGCTTCTGAAGATCAAGATATCCATTCTCATCAAAGTTAAGATAGGTAAGTTTTCCTTTCTCTACGGCTTTCTTAAACCATTGTTTATTGATCTCTACATTAGAGATCTCAGTTAATAACCCTTGACGTTGTAACTGACGATACGTCTGATAAACTTTATTCCATTCTTGTTGGACTTTTTTCAGATGGATACCTTGTTTATCTAAATACGCTAATGTCACTTCACGGAGTTTATGATAACGTTCTAAAGCAGATGACCAGATCGCAAGTAAGGTATCTCGGAATCCTTCATTTGAAATAGTTGTATCATCTAAATAACGTTGTGCTAACGTTTGATAGCGGGTATCTTTTACGATCACATTCACCGATTCTAATGAATGAGATTGATTTAAATAGTATTGCACGTAGTCAAGATCTCGAGCGATCTCAGCCTGCGTTTGTGCGATTTGTTCTAAGCTTGCCTGTTCGGACAGCATAGAAGGGGAGGATTGCTCCTCCCCCATGATTCTCGCAGTTTGCATAGTTTGCGTTGGGAGACTCATGATAGGATTCTCCTATTCCTATTTAGATAGGTTGTCTAATACGCTATCGATACGATCTAAGATCAAACCAGTAGCGATCATAGATTGGCTACCGTATGAGAAGTTTTCAACAGAAGGTACCACTAAAGTATCTTTTACACCTGCTTTCTTAAACAAGTGAGTTAATACCGGTTCTACAACTGATGCGTTTTCAACAGAAAGACCACCTTCCATGTATGCTTTATTTAAAAGCACTTTGTAAGACTCTAATTCAGCTTTTGCTTCTTCTTTGTCTTCTTCAGTAGGTTCGAATTCTTCTTCAGTTTTTTCTGCTGTAGACTCACCTTCGCCTTCACCTTCTTCGTTTTTTTCTTCAGTGTTCTCTTCAGTCTCTTCAAATTTCTCTTCTTCAGAACCTGTTTCTTTCTCACCCTCTTCTTCACCTGCTTCAGGTTCGCCTGGGTTTTCTTCGGAATTTTCGCCAGCGTCTTCGGATGGCTCTTCCGACTTTTCTGTTTCTTCTTCCGATTGAGTTTCTTCTACTTCAGAAGTTTCAGTTTCGGCACCTGTCTCAGTTTCGGTTTCTGATTCAGTTTCAGATTTGGTTTCATCTGTCGATGTTTCTTCTTCAGTTTGCTGTTCTTCAGCTTCTTCTTGACGCTGTGCTTCTACACGACGACGTACTTGTTCAGCGAGTGTACCTAAGTTCTCGCCCATGTTAGTCGCTTCTTCAGTCGTCTCTTCACGATCTTCTTTAGAAACTTGATATTTCTTAAGTAAATTAGCCATTTACATTTTCCTTCATTATATTTTATTTTTGCAAAAATAACATACTGGGTTGAGATAAGGTTAAAGTTTACTTAACCCTATCGTGCCTGTGAGACGGTACCAAATAAGATACGCATCGTCCATACCATGTCTGCAAAACCATCTGGATGTTTTAACCATTCACCGATCCATTGTGTATCTCCTACGACTGGATGACCTAAGATATCGGTTTTAGGATTACGGTGACGGGTACTATGGATACCGGTTTGAGGTTGATCTTTTACATCGTGATGCGTACGTAAAAGGTAGTCCCACGTAGAGACATGCATCTGACGTTTACCGTCGTAAATATAACGAACCGTATCCATGAGGAATTCTTGCATGGATGGCGTCAAGTTAGCAGAACGAAGATTTGTTTCCACGAACTCACCAAAATTACTATTCTCACCGATGATCGATTTAAAGGTATCGATCGCTTCAAAGAAAAAGTTCTTAAGGTTGATATTAGATACACGTCCTTCATAGAGTGACCATAAGCGATCCACAGCTGGATCGCTTTCATAGTCAACATGATTTTCTCGACGTGGTGCAATGATACCTAAAGGATAGATACTTGCTTCCATGTATTAAACTCCTGCTGATTTTTCAAATTTCTCGATATCGTAATCGATCTTTTGAAGACGTGAATTAATCGCGTCAATAGAACGTTGGATCTGAGGATCGGTTTCACCGTTCTCAAGTTTTTGTTTCAGATTTAATAGACGCAACTCTAAAGATTGTTTCAAGAGTTTATTACGTTCATATTTTTGGATCTGACGACTCACGTTCCAGTTTTGGATCTGAAGGATCGCAGTACCGATCACTGGCATGAAACCTGAACGAGATGGATCAATCGGTTGATTCGTTGAATCTACTACAGGGATCTGACTTGAAGCCACTTCACTGATATTCATTTCAGAAGCAGATTCTACCATCTCTAAGAATGATTTCTCTGGAGTCATGAAGATTTCAGTTAACTTCATGAAGTAACCATAGTCTTCAGTCACTAAACGTTCTGCGATAGGACGAGATAACACTAAGCTTGGTTTCACACCGTTTGCTTCATTGATTTCCACATCCACTTGCGTGATCATATTCATCCAGCAGTTGACGTACCAGACTAATAAGTCGATCAAACGGATCACATGACCTTGTTTAAAGGTTAACCCATCTTTGACGATGATATTGGAGAAGTTCTTCTCAATATATTGACGAAGTAATTCTTCTTTTTGAGAAATCACCATGAGAATACGGTGCATCGTCTGCATGAAGTTGTTCAACGTTGCTGTATTAAACTCAGGATTGTGTAACGTTTGTAAGCGTTTACGAAGGTCATTCGCTAAACGATTTGCCATTTTAGATTTCGTTACGTCAATGTTTAATGACGCATAATTCGTCATGGTAACTTCCATGGCAGGTAATGCGATTTCGTTTAATTCACTTCTGACTAAATCAAGTTGAGAAAGCAATTTACGTTTCTCAAAGCTTGGTAGCATTTTCTTAAAGAAATCGAAGCCTTCTAATGAAGGATTTTGAAATTGTGTTGACATGTTTTAACATTCTCCTTGATTAGAAACGAGGGGCACTACCCATTTGGTAAGCCTTGAAGATTTCCATGATGTCTGGACCATCCCCTTTACCGAATTTAGCGAAGTCACGGATACTGTAATCGCTACCTACGGATACACCACGAGTATAAGTGGTGACACGATCCCAACGATCATCTACGACGACCACCATCATCGCAGAGTTAGCGGCAAAGAAGAGTTCACGGATTTCTTCGTTATCGAAGTTATGACCGGTAACAGACTGAACGTAATCCATCGTATCTTTAGACACGATAAACATGGCAGATGCACCACCTAATGACGGTTGACCTGATTTCACTGCGGCTTCAAAGTTTTTACTACGACGTTTGATCATATCCATCAAGATACCGTTCTTATCTAACGTTACCAGTTTCTTCTGATGACGAATACGGTCTGATTGTAACAACCAGTCTTTGAATGATAACTCACCGGCTTTGAAACGTAACCAACGTTCTGACCAAGATTCTTTAATATCACCATAAGCGATCAATTCGCGCATGATAATCGTTGCAGCAAACATCGGGCGCATGCGTAATGCAACAGGGATCTCAACTTGGTGACCTTGTAAAGTAAGCGTCACTTGAATCCAACGACCTACCGCTAAATTGTTTGCTTCGTTCAAACCTTTTAATGCTTGAGACATGGCTTGTTGAGACACTTTAGGGCCTTTAGGTATATCTGCCTTTAATTGTTCTAAATTCGCTTCTTCTTGTTCTAATAGCGCTTTTAATTTTTCTACTGCCTCAGAATTACCGGCATGTTTAACTAAAGCTGCACGAATTTGTTTAACTTCTGCTTCTTTTCTTTCAAGGTTTGCTTTAGCTGCCGGAATATTATCTGGATCAACTTTTTGGTCTGGAGATAAATAGCGACCAAACATTTCACGTAACTTAGCAATCTCTTCGGCAGGTGTACCTTCTTCCTCTAATGCTTTAAGATACATTTCAACCATATTGTTCAACGCATCAGTTGCTGGTTTAAATGCTTCTGTTGCTACCCATTTAGGTAACTTACGTTTGAAGTTAGGAAGCGTATAGCTGTTCTTCAATAAGTATTGGTGTTCTTCTAATCCAAATTTCTTCGGATCAAATACATCACCACGATTTGGATTTAAACGATCCAAGATACCCATCGGTGTGGCTGCATCAACACTGGCGGTTAAGCTTAATGATTGGAGGTAATACCCCATGAAGACATTCGATAACGTCATCATGAAAGCCGACATTTGTGGATGGGTTTTTAAATTTTCTTCAATAATAATACGCGGTTCGATATTCGCCGCTGAAGAGACTTCAGATAAGGAATGTTCTTTCGTACTATCCATTTTTTTACCAGCAGCTTTACTTGCTTGGATGATCTGATCCGCCACAAGCATAATGCCGCCTAAACTCTCAGCAGAGGCACTGAGACGACCATTTGCACCTTTCAGGTTTTTGGCCATAACCTGATTAAGGATTTGATGTATAGATTTGCTCATTTATTTTTCGCTCTTAAGTCAATTAACGTTAATTTAGAGTTGTAAGGATTTACCAATCGATATGATCAGTAAAAAATATAAAAATACATAAGTAGGACATTACATCCTACTTATTTAATTTTAAACTTATTTAAATATAGTGGGAGTTTCAAAAAAGATGTCAATGAATATTCAAGACGCCGTACCACCTGTGGTGGATCTCATTGAGAAATATCAAGGGAGTCTTAATCTCCGAAACCATCTTGATGAGATCGTCCGTAAACAAGGTTACGGTAACTTAAGTAGTATCGTATACCATACTGTTCGAGGTTTTAATTATCTTCGTCATGGTCAACAATACGTCCAAAAGAATCAGGATGGGATGGGCTACACCTTCTTTACTCGACCTATACTCAACCTCACATACGATAATCTGAGCCACGTGGACATGTTGTTACCGATAAGAGATGCGCATCCGGACAGTTATGCGAATTTAGCACGTTGCATGTTAGATCCTTGGTTCCATAAAGATCAGAACCAGAATGACTATAATAACCAGATCAAACACACGGCGGGTAATACCTTAGGAGATAAGAACTTCTTACAGGTAAAAGCCAATAAGAGTACAAGATTAGCCGATCCTTATAATCCATTTATTCCATTCTTAACCAATACCTTAGTCAGTTTAACGGGATGGCGGGATATTGCCTTAAACGATTATACTTCTAAGAGTGGGGTGAATAATGAACAATGGAGTAAACCAGATGGGTTCTACTATAAAACGGAATCCTTTGAACTCTCTGCATCATTTAGAAATATCAAGGGGAATCCATTAAAACTTTTATTCAACACTTGGCTCTGTTACATGTGGCATTGTTTAGAAGGTGATATCAATCCTTATCCTCAATTCGTAGAAGAACGAGAATACGATTTTAATACACGGATCTATCGATTCGTTATGGATCCAACTAAGACGTATATTCAAAGTCACGCCATGACCATCGCATGGCCGATGAGTTATCCGATGGGTAACCTCTTTAACTTCAGTGCAGATAAAAACTTTGTTGATGGAAATGATGAAATCAATATCACCTTTAAGTGTATGGGAAGTGACTATGATCATCCGATTATGCCTTACGAGTTTAATGCAGTAGTCGGGATGTTTAATCCTAACTTAGAAGTGGATTATACGAACTATGATTTCAAAACACAAAGTTTGGTAATGAAGAGAGGGAACTGGCGTAAACTACAAGCCCATGAAAAGAATCGTGGTGTCTTTGCAGCTATTCCATTAGTGAATTATAAGACCCTTGAGTTAGAATGGTGGATCTCACCAGAAGACTATGAACAATACGTAAAAGGGAATGATAAGGAAAACAAACCTATCATCACGGATAAACGATCTAGTTCAAATAGCTTTAATCGATTCAGTGATCGAGGTCGTATCTAATTTTATTAACAGAAAGGAAAAAGAGAAATAGAACAATGAGTAATCCAATTCAAGAAAACAGTTCTTCTATAAAAGAAGAAATGGTCAAACGACTCATGTACTACAAAAATAATCCAGGATTGATCATCAATACCCTATACGATGGATTATTTACCTTAAGTGATGAGAAGTTTGAAGTCCTCAGTACCAACAGTCCATTTGATTTCCTGATGGAAAGTGTGGCGATGACCGCTTCTACTTTACACGATGCCCATGAAATCACCTATCGTCAGCAGTATCCTCGCCTCGCAACGAAATACAGTGAGTTATATAACCACATGTTTGACGAACATTATATCGGACGCTTTGCAACACCGGGTCGAGTGAAGTTTGATATCTCCTTTAAGTTAGATGAGATCTTAACTCAGTTAGATACGACAGAAGTGAATGGGGTATCTCGATTGATTTTCCCACGTGGAAGTATGATCTTAGCAAAAGACTATACCTTCACGTTCTTGTATCCGATCGTGATTACACGATTAGCGCATGGTGGGATACAAGTGCTTTACAATACGGATGATGTTGATCCAGTCCAACCATTAGAATCGAATATCTTAGACTGGGACTATACGACATTAAATGGTGAAGACTATCTTCGTATCCAACCTTGGTTAGAACAAGTCACGTTAACCACTTATACCGATACGTTAACACAAAACTACGGTTATACGAAAGAGTATCTCTTAAAAGATAAGTTCGTGCATTGTCGTGTTTATCAAATCATGGATGATGGTACGGAAACGGAAATCAAAACCACCCATTCTGATTTAGTTTACGACAGTCATGTAGTCACCGCACGTTTAACCTATCTCGAAGATAAGTTAACCTTACACATCCCACCGATTTACTTTAATAAAGGTAAAACAGGATTAAATGTTCGAGTTGAGATCTATACCTCATTAGGACAGGTCGAAGAACCGATCAATGAAGCGTCTACAGACAGTTTTTCGTATCAATGGGACAAACTATCGAATGTGATCTTAGACAGCGAATACGTGGCACCTATTGAGGATTTAAGTGCACCGATCATCTTAGCCCGTACCATGTTACAGGGTGGGACAGATGGTGAAACATTTGAAGAAACGCGTGACCGTGTAATTAACTTCACAAGCTATACGAAAGTTGCGATTACGCCAGCTCAATTAAAACGTACCTTGACGCAAAAAGGTTACGATATCTTGAAATCAAGAGATACGATTACCGCAAGAAGTTATTACGCGACTAAACCATTACCAGTCAGTCGTTACGATAACTTTACTACTGGTGCTGCAGCTTCGATGGAAACCATCAAGATCTCATTAAAAGATTTAGCAAAACATCCGCATGTACGGGATAATGGTAAACGCTTAACCATTACACCAAGTGTACTCTTTAAGATCAATGCAGGGATCGTGAGTTTAGTGTATCCTGAAGCGGTACCGGATATCAATAAATTAGGGATCGAAGCTTACGTGGGTGAGATCAATAGTTTGGAATACATGTATACGCCATTCTATTACGTCGCGGATGCAAGTAAGAATGAGTTTGGTTTTAGAGCGTACTACTTAGATAGCCCGACATTAGAGAACCCTCGTTTCATTGCGAATAACGGTTCATCTCAGATGAGTGTAAGTAGTGATGAAGTGGTGATCTTACGATACAGTGATCGTCATGGGGAAGGATATAAGATCCGTGTGAAAACACGTTCGACTGAGAACTATAAGAAGATGGATCCGCATAATCTTTTCTGTCAATTAGCGATCAGTCCTTTTGGTGAAGAGAAAGTCTATGCATCGATCAATGGTAAGATCTTAGGCTTAGTAGAAAACCATGAAGATGAAACCACCGATATCGTCTTTGAGTTTACCTTGAAGACAGACTGGGATATCACATCTCGTCATGGGATCATCTTTAAAGATTTCTACATGTTCATTAATGAACCTCGTAAGTTTGAATTCCCATTGAATTGTCGATTACATTTCATCTACGGGATTCAGAATGAGATCATTCCTGATTTCTCACCGAATGCAGTGGATAAGATGATCAATCGTGAGATCTTAAACAGTGATATCATTGCCGGTATTACGCATGATGCGATTGATTGTCATTTTGGTCAACATCTTCAAAACTTCTGGACAAATGGTATCGCAGTACAAGGTCAGAAGAAATATAAACGTTATCAGGAAAACATCCCACGTGTTTATACCTCTAACGTGTATGAAGTGGATGAGGAAGGGATCTTCGTCGTAGAAGATAGTCAATTAAAGATCAAACACCATGCAGGGGATCCTGTTTTAGATGAAGCGGGTCAACCTATCTTATTACATCGTCAAGGTGATGTCATGGTGGATTCACAAGGTCTTCCGGTGGTTGAAGATGAAGGTGACCGTCATCTTGTGCGTATGATGGATATCTTGATGATCGATGGGATCTATTACTTTGCGACAGATGAAAACGATATGAACTATCGTAACATCATCGGATCGACACTACGTGATTATATCGTCAACGATCTGAAAGAGATCAGTGGTCGACTCCTTGAGAATACTCGTCTCTACTTCTATCCTAAACGTACCATGGGTGAAGCACGTATCTTAGTGGATAACGGAACAGAGATCCAAATCCCAATGCGGTTATCCTTCAAAGTGACGTACTTCTTAAATGAAGCCACGTATAACAACTTTGATTTACGTAAAGCGATCACCAGCATGACGCATGAAGTCATCAATGATCATCTTACTCGTGAACGTGTATCACGAAGCGATATTATTGCAGACCTTCGTGCTAAAGCAGGTGAAGGTACTTTAGCGGTAGACTTAGAGAAGTTTGGTCCTAATAAAGACTTAACGGTCTTTACGGCTAAAGATGGATCCATGCGTACCTCTGTGAAAAGGTTATTAAAACTGCAAGCAGATAAAACCCTTAAAGTTTCTGAAGACATCGATGTCAGTTTCGTCAAACACGATATCATCGAAGAAACGAAAGCATAATCATCCGACCGACATAAGTGCGAGGATTTTTCCTCGCACTTATGCCATTTTTATTAACAGATCACAATAAGAGAAAAAAGTATGGGGGTACGGCTTATGTCAGGCCCGTACTTTGTACCCCCACGATTAATAGAAAGAGAAATATTCTTCTTATTATTTTCGCTTTTTCCCTCTGTGCAAGCATATACCTGCACATAGTAAGAAAATACGTAATATTGAAGAATATTCTAATATTCAGAAAAACGATTCATGGCAGCTTGATTCGGTTGACCCATCTCATTACGGAACCCATCGACTTGTTTGTTGATTTGATTCTGCATATTCTGCATTTGTTTCTCCGCATTCGTTAATCGTTCGTTTTCTTCTTCTGCAAGTTTATTCGATAACTTGATCAACTGATCAAATCTTACAGCAGGCATATTGATGAACTCTAAGAGACTGATACCAAACCATTTCTGGATCTGGTATAAGCTATAGGTCTCATAGAGTCGCATCATCGGACTATGGTCAAGGATCTTTTCCTGCTCAAACATCAATTGCGATTGGAATGGATGTTCAAGTTCCGGATTATCATGATCGTAAAGCCCATATTCGATATCATACGCTTCCGTTAAGATCAGCTGCGCTGTGATATTGTCATACCGACCAGTCTCCGGATTCACAGCTTTAAAGTCGTGCATCACACGATCCACCTCTTTAGGACCAAGAGGTGGTTTACCAAAGTCTCGACTTCTTACGTAGCTGGCTCGAGTGTAGCGAGTCTCACCACTGACTGGACAAAGAGGAAAAAAGTGTTAATCGCATCGATAGGAAGGATCAGATAGTGACCACCTGGTGCGGTATCGTGTTTCTTACCACAGTTAGGACATTCAAAGTTCTTCACACCCACTAATTGAACTAAAGAAGAATTGATGTACTTCATGATATTCTCATGGAAGTAACGCGTATACGTTGCATCTGAGGATAATAACATGAGGATCTGATCCAGATTATCTTCTTCGGTAAAGATCTGTTCGGTTTGGTTAGCGGTAATAAGTTCAACCGATTTGATCCACTGACCATAAGTCTTGAAGAAAGAGGTCATGATACGCTCACGGATCTTTTGATCACGTGCATTTTGGTCATTGGATTCAGCGAAGACTTTTTCAGCACTACGTTGAAGTTCATTGATCCATTGGGTACCATAATTTTCTTCATGTTCTAAGGTAGGGGTATCTAGATTGATGATTACACCGTTCGCAATATCCGTATCGTTGCTGACACGGAATGCACCGTTAGCATCTTTCGATAACACAATCCGTTTATTCGCAAAGTTGAATTCGTTTTGATACTCTTCTAATTGTTCAGAAGTTAAACGATTCGTTGGTGATTGCATCAAGGTTAATTGACGTTCGGTTAAACGATTACGATCTACCCAGAAGAGTTTACGAAGATCGACTTCCCCTTCCGTTACATGGATACATTCTTGTGGGTTTACGGTACAAGGAATGTTGATCGGATAACCATCTGGGAAACGAGACATCATGATCCCTAACATCATTGCATCTAAGTCGGTTGACTTGATGATCGATTTCAGATACTCTTTATCATCTGCTGGTGCAGTAGAATATTGTACATGATCTAAGATGAAGTCAGCAATGTGTTTACGTAATACCACACTGTCGTTAGAATAGATCTCACCACGTGTCATACGACCGTAGGTCACTTTACTATTCATGATGATTTCATCTAAGATCGCAAACTCTTGTGCGGTTGGTGTATTAAGTGTTAACCAGATACCGGTATGGTAAAGAGGGATATAGGCTGGTAACCCTAATGATAAGAAAGACTTCAACATGTTTACTGCTGTAAAGTTCTTATCGTTTTTATTTTGTGGATTACGGCCTTTACGGTCAACTAATGGACCACGCCATTTAACATTCTCACCTTCACCGTATCCGACCATGTTGACCCACATGCTACCGTCACGGATGGTGGCTTCAAAGAGTTGGTCATCACGTACTTGGAAATGTTCACGAGCACGGACTACAGCTTCGTACCAGCGTTGTTTTTCGTCATTATCAATAAATGATGAGTCGGTACGTTGTAAGACTGACATCACGGATTGAGCCGTACCACGTAGAGTATAGATCACTTTATCTGTGATACGATCAAAATCTTTTGTTGGTTTGATCGTAAACTTCAAGGGTTTATCACCAGTTGGATCCACCACATGGGTTTCAGGCACTTTGACTTGACGAGGTTCAAGTAAGTGTTTTTCTTCTACGGTTGTTTCTTTCTCATCGAATAACGCATCATCGCGACTTTCTTTATTTTCCGTTACTTTTTCTTCGATGACTTCAACTTTCTTATCTTCAGGTTGTTTCACTGACTCTTCATAGTCAGGATCATCGATACCTACTTGCATATCGGCAAATGGGTCATCAGAAACACTATCGTCTACATCGGGTTTAGCCGGTGCTTCTACGGTAGGTTGAGTAATAGGTTTTGCTTCTTCTGCAACAGGTTTTGCATCTAAACTTTCCGTATAGGTCTGCATCTCTTCCGGTGTTGCAATAGGTGGTTCATAAGGGTTTTTAGCCATTCCTTTTTTCTTCCTTTAGTTTAAGTGATTATTCGTGTGGGAAAAGCGGTTGAATGGAAGCAAAGATTTCTTGAACTTGTAAACTATGATTCATGAGTTCTGGCACTAAGGTACAGTAAGCCATGTTCTCATCCATGATGTTAAACTCTTCATCCGTTTCTTTACGTTGCTGGATGCGTTCGTGTTCTTCAAAGGTATTCACTAAGGCTTGACGGGCTTCGGTGATATCTTGCTTTGCTTTCTGAATAAGGTCATGCTGGGTTTCATTGTTTTCATGACTCACAATATCCACAGCTTGTGCCAGATCCGTCACAAGTTTAGCGAGATCGCTATGCATGGATAAAAATTGCTGAGATGGATTCATTTTTAAAAATTCCTTCATTCTGCGCTTGCTCTCGTTCTTTTTCTGAGGCTTGCGTTTACGGGGTTTTGCGGATTTTGCCATTATTAACTCCTGCTGTTATATGTAATATTTTAAATAAATATACCCAAACCATTTTATATATGATGTAATAGTTTACTGAATTTATTAATCCCTGGAGGAATATGATATCTTTAAATAAACTCGATACCGTATTAGACGGTATTATGCCTGATCGCCGTAAGGAGCTCATTTTAGAGAGCTTTCGTCAGCTTGAGGTGATCTATGGTGCGTCACTAGAAGGAAAGGTAGATGACCTGATCAGCATGACTACGAATCAAGATACGTTTACCTTCTTAGGACAAGTAAATGATATAACCATTACCTATTTAGTGGATGCGATCCAAACCTTTGGTATTACGATCGATGAACGTTATAGTACGCATGATCAATTAGAAGCCATCAAGAACGTACTCTATAGTTTACTTCAATTTGATGAATACGATGATCCTGAAGCATTGTTAACCATCTTTACGGGTGAGGGTGTGGATGCGAATGAGAAAGCAGCGGAAGCATTAGCCTTACTGACCGATCTTCCTGTTGAAGAATACCTTCAACTCTTTAGTCGTGTGAATGATGATCTGATCTTGAAAATCGTTTCATTATTAGAAGGTCAACTAAGAGATCAAACAGATGAACTCCATAACGAAGATGATGAGTTTAGCTTTACGGCTTCACCGGCTTTACAACAATTCATTTCAGATAAAACGTATCAACGTATTGATAAAGCGTTATTAGAAATATTAGGTAAACAACCGGGTAAATTAAGTCTATCGTCTATCCTTCGTTTATACGGGAATCAGATCGCAGATCAACATTCACCTGAAGCTTGGTGTTTCGCTGTATGGGTTAGCCATGACGGTACCTTTGAAATGCTATTTGGTCTATGGGAAAAACATTTCTTAGAAGAAAAAGAATTAATTGAAATGCGTGAACAAGTAGAACGTCTTGCAAAACGCTATCAAGGAGAAGAAGCATGACTCGAACAGAATATCTTCTTGCCGCATTAAACCATGGGAAATATCGAATAGCGGATTGGGTATTTAATGTCTTCATGGTCACGAAAGGAATCGAGATCGAGAATAACACGAATCCTCAGGATTACGATCTAGGTATCCAAAATAACGAATATGTCTATTATCTCGATTATCAATGGCAATCGATTCCAGACAGTGGACCGATTACCGAACCATTATGGCGTGTTGAGGAAGGTATAGAGATTCCTTCTCAAGATGACTTAGCGTTAAACTGGGATGAAGGGTTTCCATTGGTTACTCGTGTAGGCACGTTATTCATTAACTACTATTGTATCTATAGTAGCTTAGGCAAGAAACTTCCTTACCAACAAGGTAAACTGTCTATCAGTAATCTTGAGAAAAAAATAGCGGCTCGTCTTAAAGATGAAGACGATAAAGATCTTCAACCAGGTGATATCACAGCAGTGGAAGCGAAGAAGTTCATCACGGCTTGTGTCAACATGGCGGGCTTTAGTGCGATCGCGAATCCATCGGCTACACCTTACACCATGGTCCCTACACCAGGCATCCAAGAGCTAAGACAAAAACTCTTAGAGAAGTATAAGGATCAGTTACATGATCCAGCGATCTTAGCGGTCATTGAAAAAGAATTAGTCGCAGCCGATAGAGCATTCCAAGCACAAGACCCTGAAGGGGGTTTCTATATTGCGGATAAAGCCTTTAAGGTATCCCGTAAGAAACTCTTTATGATGGGTGGATTGGAACAAGCTGAGATCTCGAATGGTAAAAAGGTCTTAGTGGAAAAAAGTTTATCGGAAGGATGGGATATTGAAAAGCTTCCTGCGATGATCGATAGTCTTCGTGATGGTTCTTATAACCGTGGTGCGATGACAGCATTAGGTGGAGAAGCGGTAAAATTCTTATTCCGTATCTTTGCGGCGACTAAAATTACTGAGGAAGATTGTCATAGTCAAGTTGGGATACCAATTACCTTGACGGATGAAAATAAAGCCTTATATGACGGTAATACCATCATCTTACCAAATAAAGAACAAGTATTACTGACAAAAGAAAATATCAACCAATATTTAAATCAACCTGTCATGGTGCGTTCTACTGGTTTTTGTAAAACGGGTAATGCAAACTTCTGTCTGACTTGTTGTGGTCATGCGTTAAAGGGAAGTGAAAATGCTTTAGCGGCGATGGCTTCAGAAGTGGGATCGAAGATGTTGGACGTCTTCATGGCAAAAATGCATGGTACCGCACTTGAGACAGTACCATGGGATTATAAAGCAACTATTTCTTAACTTATTAAAAAGAGAATAAAATGAGCAAATCTAAAAATCGTTTAGCAGGATTAAATGATGTACCGACTGTGAGCCCTGATCCAGTGGTAGCGGAGACTGCAGCACAACTATATAACAGCCTTAATCCGGTAATCAACGTTCATGTTCGTACTATTGAAAACTATTGTAATGCAATGGCACCGGGCATGAATGTGACTGAAATCGAAGGGGCACGTTGGAACAATGCATTATTTAATGCAATCTTATCGATCCTTGAATACGAAGATGTACAAGCATTCGTAGAAGGGATGGATGAAGTATTTAAACTCTTTGCCCGTGAATCACGTGGTGCATTGAATTCAGATTACGTTCATCGTTTTGTCGATAAGATGATGTTATCTGATGATCGTTTAAGTTTGTATAATACATTGATTAACGTATTAACCACTTTTGCGATTCCGCGTACTCGTAACCTTTACGGTCAATACTACGATATCGAGCATAACCAAAACAATGGTTTACGCTACTTATCGCCAGAAGCAAAAGAACGTTTGATCTACTACATCAACCGTCAATAAGAAAAAAAAAAAATAAATGAAAGGATAGAGTGGTTTCCCACTCTATCCAGTATTATTTTTTCAGAAGAATAATAAACTTCCACTACAGTAAGTTAACGATATGTTAACTAATGGGTTAACATCAAACTGCAACCATGCTTATACATTGGCATAATCCGTTTTCTTCTAACCAGGTCATTTTATATTTGACACCGGTTAGACGGTTTAGCCAATAAGAATAAGTCAACATGTGACCTCCTTATAAACTAATGTGTTGAACTTACCTGGGATAGTTACAGCTATCCCAGAACCCAAAAAGCAGGCATAGGCGAGGGATATAAATCCCTCGCCTATGCCTGCTTATTTTTTAAGTGCATCAATAAGATGCACAATGAGACTCATCGTCTCAAGATCAGCTTCAGACGAAATAACTATACCTCGCATGCAGTTGATCATCAAATGTGGTTTCATGGCTTGTGCCATGTAAGTTAAATCATCCATTGTTGGAGATGCTCTCCAATGATCAAATACAATTTCATTATTGTATTTGATATATACGCCAAATTGATCGGCGTCTTTTAATACTTCCAACACACTACGGTGCTGGAATTTAATAGTGGCGACGACCTCTACCATTCTATAACTCCTTACTTACGATATCGATTACATCGTTAGCCGTATCAATTACTGCACCAGCAGCTACCGCACCAACAACTAACCCTAAAATAGGATTGTCTGATTTATATAACTCAGAGCTTGTTTTAACTAATAATGCAGATACGATAGCTTTAAATGCGATTTTAGATGAAGTTTTCATGATGTCCTCCTTAGGACTAAGTAGTGTTTAAAATTCGATCAAACATAATCGAGAGAGATTTTCATCTCTCTCTTCTTCTTCATATAGGTTATATAAGTTTATAAATCGGATACCCTATCGATAATACTTCGTAATCGACTTCACAGGCACGATCTTATCCTGATCTAAGAAAGACATTGGGAAAGTTGCTTCCTTCCAATATGAGTCTTCTGCTAAGCATGGTGGTTGATAGAAAATATCGGCACCATCATGATCACCTTGCATGTGGGTAATGAAGTATTCTTCAATCACATTATCGAATAACTCATACGTCTTTGCTCCACCGATCACCCAGAAGTCTAATGAATACGATAACTCTTGATGTTGTCTGAGTTCGTATTCTAATAGATGGATGATAGATCGTCCTGATAGTGCTAACACTTCACCCATTTCAAGAATCCAACAATTCTCTTTCTTCGTAAAACGATGTTGTACCAGTTCGAGTTCCTTGTTCTTTTTCAAGACGATATTTAATCGATCTGGTAACGGAGCTTGATTCAGGGAAACGAAAGTATTCCATCCCATGATCACCGGTTTACCGATAGTTAAGAATCGAAAGAATCGTAAATCAAATAAGGAACGATAGCAAAGCTTCGTTCCATTCCCTAACTCACCATTAGGGCCTAATGACATGATAGCGTGTACCATATAGTCTCCTTATAAGAGAATAGTAATGAGTTTATAACAAAATGAACCAAATAGTCCAATGATGATAAAGAATAGTGCTAGAGCGACTAGCTGTAAAATAGCGTAGGGTAAAGAGGTAGAAAAGTCAACCGTAATCGTTTCAGCGATACGGTGATAAATTTGCTTTAGTTTCTTCATGGTAGTATTACTCCGAGCTTAACAAAGAAATCAGAATAACACCACATGATGATTAACGTCATGGTGCTGATCAACAAAATATTTTGAACAAAGATAACAAAGTATCGAGTCAGTCGATACTCTTTATCTTCCATGATCTCACTGAGGAACGTCGCTTTGACTAACGTCAAGAACATATACCCCCAGAATGAGTAAAAAATGGCTGACGTTACGTCAGCCACAGTAAAAGGTTGTAACATGTGTTTTTATTCCTCTGATTAGAACCCATTATCCTTGTTACCTTGATAAGACAAGTAACGATCCATTGGTTCACCGATCACGTATGGCGTATTAATGGATTGGATAGCGAGTGTTCGATCTTTAAATAAGGTTTCTTTCTCTTTGTGGTATTGCCAGTGTTTAGGAAGGTCTGTACCCACGAAGTAGAAAAACTTCGGTGTAATTCCTTCGAAACCTGGTTTACTACTTAAATCACGATTACGACCCTTAGCCTGCAGGTTAGCTTTAGGTTCAGATAATGCCACTGTCATTAGTACCTGAATCAATCCAGGGATATCTAACGCCGTACCGGCTTTACCTAACGTAGACACCGTAATATCGTTCATATCGATCACTTCTTTTGGATCTCCTGCAACAAAGCGAGAGATCTGCCATTTCTGATCTTTAAACCGTTTTAAGAGATATTCAGAAACCAATTCACAAGTTTCCACTAAACTACAGAAGATCAACATCTTACGACCTTTTGCGTATACAGGTAAGAAGTAATCTTCTACCACATCACCGATCATATCGAGATATTGACGACGTGAAGGCTTATGACGTTTGATCGATTGTTCATACAGTACATGACTATACCCTTGTCCACCGACACAACGTATCCGTTCAGGTTGGTTGTGACGATAAAGGATAGGGTGAACGATATCGTACTTATGAAACGCTAAGACCTTATCACGCGTATTTAATGGCCACATCAACTGATACATGCGTTGCATGAAGGAGTCATTCGACTCTAATGTAGCGGTTAAATAAACGGCTTTAGGCATGTGTTGATAAAGATCCATTTTAAAGTTCAGATGGAAATGCTGGTGGGCTTCATCTAAGATCTTGAGTCCAGTACCCATGTATTCAAAGATCTCATGAGGACAGATCATCTCTTCACGTTCTTCATGAGTGGCTTGTTCCCAAGAAGTTAAGAACCGTTGGAAGGTATTCGAAGATACTAACACCACATCAGGAAACTTACTTTTCTTCAATGGCGTATTCATTTCGTATTCTTGTTTGGCTAAATCGAGAAGACGATAGAAATCCGCACCACCTTTAACAAGATGTAGTTTCACATCTTTACCAAAGTTCTCAATCACATCAGATTGCCATTTCTCAATATAGCGTGCTAATACGACTATAAAGAGACGTTTATTGGTCCCTTCAGCAAACTTCAAGGAAGTAAACGTATTGTGCGTCACAACGTAATCATTCGTGATATATGCATGATTTGCGTGATCTATCGCAATACAACGAGCTTTATCTCGACGGTCTAATTTCTCGATCTTTGCAATACGAAGTTTAAAATATCGATTTGAATAAATCAAGAACCCTTTAGCATAACGACGTTTATCTTTTGATCGGAATAGCTTTAATGTATCATGGTAACGAATTATGATTTGATACGGTTTAGCATGATTCTCACGGATACGTAATTTGGCTATCGCACCAATCGATCTAAACAATAATAACAATTGTTCAGCAAATAACTGAGAATGTGTTGCATACCGAACAGAAGGTATAATTCGTGTGCTAGAGGATATTGACATCCAACCATTTGTTTCCATCAACCCCTGAACCAGTGTGAGTCGTTGATCTAATGAAGCATTTAGACACGCTTCAGGAATCATGACTTGATCGGATTTATCTTTTGCAAGTGAAACCCCTAACTGATACGGATCGATTGGTAAATCGATTTCTTTATCAGCAGAACGAGAATCAGATACTAATGGAATCGAGATCGGATAATGTTTATCCTGAAAAATTTCGTAAAGCTGTTTGGTATCCATCATCGTCCATTCTTGATTTTGGATACCATGCTGGTTATGGAGACTATATATCCACCATATATGCTCCTCGCCACATTCTGAGGTGCGACCATCCGCAAAGGTAAACCGATATAAAGGTTTATCTTCAAAGTCGAATATATTTAAGATCTTCCCTTCATCGCCATTTGGCATTGAAAGGATATCCCCTTCTACGAGATCACCCATTTTCTTCCATCCATTCGGGATGCGGACGTCGGTGTTAAGGGTATTAAGCTTCCCCGCGCCAGTAGCTAACGATATCAGCTTACTGACGCCTGGTTCACGGCAGTAAGTAAGCACATCTTCTTGATAGTCACGTACCTTCATGTGACTTGGTGTCACTAATGGATATCGAGTATCCTTCGGTTCGTATAACTCGTGTTCATAGATCTCTACGCCACCACCGTGATTCAGATCCTTCATGATCGCACTAAAGCGATCAAAGTAGTTGATGTGGAATCTGAACTCCGTTCGCTGTTTATTACTCGCAGCAAAGACTTTAGTAGCTTGTTTCTGAACACGTCCTCTTATCTTAACGTATTGTATCTGGATAAGTTCATCCAAACATCTCTTGATCACAGGGAAGAAGCTTGGATGGATTTTCGTAACCATGAAGAAATGACTAAATTTATCAATGCGAGCAATCAACATGATAAATCTCCTTATGGTAATGGTTTAAAGTGTAATTGAGTGATATTGTTCTGGATAAACACAATCAAAGTTTCAATATAATAATCAATCCGTTTCCCTGCATCTAACGCATGTTTATAGTAATCATTGATAACGATATCAATATCAAATGAAAACACATCATGACCAAACTGAACGTCGTGCACGATGACACCATGAATGTAGAGTCCCTTTTTGATATCCGATAAAACAACGTCATCGAGGATCGGGTTCATCAAGTATTGGAATTCGATATCTGCACCAGTATGAAGTTTACGATGATCGGGATAAGGGACTTCAATACGACGTCTAATCAAACCTTTCATCGTATAATCGTCATTTATGAGTTGCGGTAAACGCCAATAAGCAAATCGTTTCACGGCATCATCGATCGCTCTTTGCCATAATGAATTAATTTGATTTGGTCTACACTTGAGGAATTCCTTATAATCCATCAGTTCTTTTTCGTAAGGAATATTAGTAACGATATTTACTTTTAAAAGTGGATTATTATTCATCAAATGTTTGATAATCTCGACTTTAATTTCTTTCACCCATGATGAATTAACTAAAGCAATTTCAAAGAACTTTTTATATTGTTTCGTCAATGTTTCAACATGATGATCCGTTAGATCACGATCTCGACGGTCTTCAACAATCGTAATGGTTAAGTATTTTTCTTCTAGCATGGTGGTTATCTCCTGAATAAGCATATGCACAAATAAAGGGACATAAGGGGTGAAAATCCACCCCTTATCTGTTATTATAATTTCGAGACTAATAAGACAGGTGAGTGTTGTTTATTGAGCTCTTCATAGATGATCGAAAGGATCTTTTCTAATCGAGTTACTTGCTCCTTCTCACCAGTACGGAAGGCATCCGTTACATTACGTTGATAGCGTAAGATAAACTTCGTTTGTTTAAACGAGATATCAAAATTATCGAAGCCTTTCATCGCTTCACGATATTCAGGGTTGACAGCTAATACACCTATCATGATACGATGAAAGTAATCCACAAAAGGTTTACGAACCATTTCATATTTCTGTTTGAAAGTAGGATCTTCTTTATACATGAACTCAGCCACGTATTTGATGTTGGTTGAGAAATCATCTGGATCGATAGAGGATGATTGACCCCAGTTATCTAAAATCTTTGCAATATGATCTAAGACAAATTGAGTTAGGTCATACGGACAATCGTATAGGAATTCTTCGATCTGTAAACCTTGATACGATTCATCGAGAAGTTCGATTTCACTTTTTAAAAGGTAACGTAAAGGTTCAGTATATTGGATAACGGTTATCTTAGTAGCACGATACCATGGGTAAGGTTTCAGACATTCATGGATCGTATTTTGGATGGCTAACCCGATTTGATTTTGATCATTGACCGTACCAGCGATATTATACCGCTCACGGTGGATGTTAATGACAGATGGCATAGACTCCCCTTGATGAAAAATAAAAAAATATAAAATAAGATAGGAGGAACATTCCTCCTAGCCTTTACCTATTATTAGCGTCTTGGTGTAAAGATGATATCTAATGGTTCAAGTGTTACTAAAGCCTGATCAACCATTTCTACGATATTCTTTAAACGGAAAAGAATTCCTTCCTCGTTTTGCTGAAGTAGCTCTTGAGCTGTACGCTGATAGCTGATCGTAAACCCGGCTTCCATAAAACGGATTTTTAGATCTTTAAACCCTTGGATCGCATTGAAGAACGCTTCATTTGATGCTAACGCATCGATCATCTTACAATGAACATGAGTCACAAAAGGAATACGAATACGATCTACTTTTTGACCTAATTGTGGACAATCACGATATTCAAATAACGCAATTTGTGTCAACTCCGCACTATAGACATTAGGGTCTACGATATGCGTGCGTTCCCACCATTGAAAGAATGCTTGAATCCGTCCATAGATATCCGGATGAATCTCGTCTCGACGTGATTTTAAGAAGTCCATAAAATCATGACTTGTAATGATCTCATCTTCTTTCAATTCAACCGTACATTCACCAATCAATGTAAATCGTCTTGGTTCATGTTGTTGAACAACTTTTAATTCGAGAGAGCTAAACCATGAATACGGTTTCAGTAGTTCTTCGATGGACTGCTTGATCGCAGCTGCTGCAATTTCATGTTGTTCTAAGTCACCTGTTGCATGTTGGCGTTCACAATGAATAATGGCGCTTGCTAACATATCGCCTCCTATAAAATTAACATAATACCCTAGGGTAGAAACCTACCCTAGGGATATGAGTTTATTCCGGGTGTTTCACCCTTGGTAATGTTTGATCCCAATAATCAAAATATTCAGGATACAAGTTTGGTACAAAGAGCGTATCCATCGGATGTGATGCACGATTCTCAAGCGCATAACTCTTACTATTTAAGATGGTATTCGCTTGTTCCTCATACGCCAATGCACTTGACATGGAACGTTTCTGCATGATCGCAGTATTCGATGCCCAGTCACGTTCTGATACATCAGACACGATACGGAAGTCATCGTTTGCTGCACTACGGATCATCAGTGCTAATGTAGCCGTTTCTAAGTAAACAATCGGAATATGGATATACTCACCACTGAACTCATAGATACGGCGAATATACGCTGCGATATCTTCTGGTTTATTTGGGTCTAATCCTTTCTTCACACTGTTCTTCTCATTCGGATTACACTCTAACATCTGAGCAAACGCTCGCATGAAGTCAAGCATGTTGATCTGACGTTGAGGTAATACAAATGCCGGCTCATCAACATTCCATTTCGATAGATCGATTTCGATATATTTGTTATCCGTTTGGATATAACGGTGTTCACGAATATATTTCAACATCGGTAATGATAAGGATGAGGGTCTCGATGGACCACTTACGGTGACCCAATCCACAATCTCGATATCATCCGCCCAATAACGAATCCCTACCTTACCTAATCGTGAAATCTTCGATAGCGATAAACCCTCTAAATTACGCGATTCTAGCGCTTGTGGAAGATGAAGCACATCTTCTACCGGTAAGATCAATTTCGGCTCTGTAAACGTTCCTACGCGTTTCTGGAACTTGATAATCGTATTATCTAAACGTGAGAGTCTCACGTATTTCAAATCTGTCTTATCAAGATCGATATCACGTATTACCGCAGACCCATCTAAGTGTTTCGTAGAGAGTACGTTCTGGGTGATCTTCTCACCCATGCTGTACGCGGCCACGTGACCAAAGTTGGTGCCTTTTGGTATCGACTTCGATATCTTCCCTACGCAACATTCACACACCGCACCATGTGACGTATAGTGACAAGTGGTTGGTGAACGTAGCTGGATCGTTTTACCGATTAATGCGCGAGATTCAGGTGATTTAGGATCAATACAATGGAGAGAACCGTCTTCTAAATAACAGTACTTTCCAACCAATCCTTCTAAGTCACCGGTTTGAACATCCCATGGAATGGTTTTACGTGTACCACAATCTCCTGGAATCAAGTGACGGATCACTTGGAAGAGGAGTTGTAGACGACGGTTAAAGTATTCGGTATCACGGATCGGATCTTTCTGGAACATCAAGGCTTTTGATGCACTTCGAGATTCTTTCATGAAGTCCCAAATATTCTTCGTACCCGTTGCAAAACATTCAAGGATCGGTTCACGGAATAACGTACTATCGATATCGGTACGGATACCGATGATCCCGATACATTGAATCGCTTGTCCGACCGATACGGTCTTCTGTCTTACAGTTTCCGCTTGTGGGTTACCCGGTAAGAACGTTGGATCCTTCAATAATTGAGGGATTGCTTCTTGAAGTTCACGGATCGATGCAGGTGATGCTTCTTTGATACACTTCTCACGGATCTTCACGATCTCAGGATGATATAATACTTCGATGTAGTGTCTTGCATCCATACTGTCCACAAATGCACCCAGATGATCCACCACCATGTTATACACGTTATTCATGGTCTTATAGACTAATTGACACAATTCATCATAGTCGACTTGATACTGATACGTGTGGAGGATAGATCGAACTAATGCAGTCATGTATTCAATGGGTGTTGATCCACCCATCCGGTAACTATGCAAGTGATGCTTAGCAGTCAGTTTCACATCGGGATAGCGTTCAAAGATACGCCAGAAATACCAACTGATGATGGTTTCTCTTGCGGTACAATGATGCATGTCCACATCGTCAAAAGCAATCGATAAGGAATCCGTTGGGAGATAGGTTTTATCTAACGCCCAGATTTCTTGTTCAGATAGGTTAAATAAATAATTAACATCAAAACTACTCATTGATTGTCCCCTGTACGAGTTCTACACCTGACGTATTCAAGATATGGTTAAAGTACTGATTAGCACGACCTTGCTGGTTAGCATGGGCACGATAATCCATCACCTGATTGATGTTCGTTGGTTGTTCAGCCATCAAGATATTGGTTGCGGCTTCTTCACACATGGCTGGGCTATTTGGGAATCCTACCATCAATGAAACGAACTGCGGATGAAGGGCACCAAACATACAGCGCACTTCAGATTCACCAAAAATCTTAAAGGCTTGATCACGCCATGGTAGATAGGATTTATCCATATCGGTTAATTTACCTGGAATACCATGGTGTTGACGTTTAGGAATACTGGTTGCACCCCAGTCATCACCAATCTTCTCAAGTAAGATATAATACATGGATGCAATCAAAACATCATCTACCGTTTGCGTCCATTTACCATTTGGTTGACGATAAATAGCAGGACCTACAGGTATTGGGAATTTATCCATCAAATCTTTGATCCCTACCGCACCAATCGTTGGACTGGATTGAGGTAACCAGATCTGCATCCCTTCTTTTGCTACTTCATGGCAATGCTGGATCTTTTCTTTATCCGTTGGAAGTAATCGAATCGCTTTATCATACATCAGTGGGGATACCACACGATAATAATCAAAGAGCAACTGAGTCGCTTCTTCTTCACGGTTTTGATCTAACAATGCTTTTACTTGGCATTCTACATGTACGGTAGTGGCATTGGTATAATGCTCATTAAACCGTCCGTAGTTAGTACGACGTATTGTACTCACATGTGTTCCATTAGGATCGCTACACCTAATGCGTTCTCTGATGAACTGCTCTATCTCACGATAGAAGGTCAGACTATATCTTCATCTTCGGCATTACCCGGTCAGCTCCATCGTCTCATCGACGTAGAAGGGTGAGGTCGTAACCCTCAACCGATGTCCCCCATTTCCACGCGCTTGCGTGTACGTGCTACCGCACTAGTCGTTGCTCATTTCTTTAATTGAAATAATTAATGTTTAGATCAGGATTGTCTTATTGCTAAGAGTTCCCCTGAGTTAGAGGGAGGCTACCTATCTTAGTGAAAGTAAAATAGGTCCATTCGTATTTCTACGAAAGCCGAACATTCTTATACATTATTCGGATCTACAATAACGTCTGCTCTTACACCATTCTTATTTACTGGCATGTTTGCTTCAGGCCAGATCGCACAGATTACCCCTTTTCCACCGAAACTGTCACTGAGCTTCGAGCCAATCGTTGGCGTGATGTTCCAACCGTAATGAACTTCGATACGCCAGTCATCTAATTTCTGACGTCTAAAGGTTCGTACGACAGATTTCTTCAGTTGTACTCTTTCGATCATATTGTCGTTTTTACGACACTGGACTAAGAGATTATGATACTGCTTCGACGTCTTCACCAAACCACGATGTTGACGTTTCTTCTTCTCATATTCCCCATTGATCTCAGTATGATAGACTTTGGTGGCATGGTGGTACTTCTGGATTTGATTTTCCATTCGTACCGGTGTTTTCCAAAGATCAGGGTTATGCGTACGGAGTACATTGATGTTTTCAACGATCGGCATATAGTCTGAATCAACGGATGATAAAGAGATATACGTGATCTTATCAAACGTATGGTCGATCTGACGTAAGGCTTCTTTCGTCATATGGCAAACTGCTAAGATTGGATCGTATTCACGCATGGCAAATAAGATTCCATCTTCTCTCACACGTTCACCGATATCAGGGAAGATCTTGTATTCATCGTCTGTTTTACCGTAAGTATTCAACGGGTAATGGTCTTGACCCCATTCAAACACTTTCTCACCATATCCTCTGGTACGAGTACGTTCGCAATAGGTATCAGATACCACGATACCATCTTCGATGATACCCGGTACTGCCATAAACGCGACATTGGTTTCAATCCCGTAATGGTAATCACCATTATTCTTTACTGAAGGACTATTCGCTAAAATCGTCCCTTTCGCTAAATACGTTCCAACAGTTAAGTTTTTCAACTCTCGTGTCGGTACGTAATGGAAACCAAAGACCTTATGGTTACAATAATAAGCAGGTACGATGACACAGCCTAATTCACCATTATATTGGTCTTCGTAGATGATGGTCGTTTCTGGATTCTGTTTGAAGGTATATACCCCACCTTTTGGATACTTGTGCACGATACGCACAATGCGTCCATCAGCTGGCATCTTGATCGCCATGGTATATTTACCGTATTCTCTTTCTGCTCCCGTAATATTACGCCGAGCAGTCGACCCTGATAACACTAACTTCTGCTTATAGAACGATGAACGCATCGCACTACGTGACGCAGAGTTATTCGCCGCAAAAGGTTCTAGTACGGTTGCAGAGCCTAATAGCCGGATATCAAGTGTCGTAGGTTCAGCATGAGTAGGACTCACATTGATTGGCATGAAAAACGTCCTCCATTTCTCTCTATGTTAAATAAAATAAACCCTTATTATTCTAAAGGAGAATGACGATGGATCTTAAAGATTCTGGGATCAGACGATTTTTAATCGAACAGTCACCCATGGTATATTATCATGAAGGTTGGCGTCAAACCATCGAAGATCATCTTCCTTGGTTACAAGCAAGAAGCCAATGGCGACAAGTCGATCCATTTAAAGCTCATGTGTTTCACAATGACTTAACTGGATACCTAACAGACTTAGGTATTCCACAAGGAAGACATTGGTTGATCATGCGTTTAAATGATTTCCATTATAACTGGGATTTTGAAGAAGATCGTAAACTCCTTCTCATTCCACATGATGAAGATATCGACCATCTAACCAACTGCTTCATGTCCTCTTTTCAATCCACCTAATCAATACCCGAGATCATCAAGATCTCGGGGTTATGTCGGAGGATTAACGAAGTCTTCCGTAATTCATAGTGTTTTGTACCGCCACTGGATTAACCATCATGTTACCGTATCCATACCCCATTTGAGGTTGACCCATCATCGGATTGACCCAACCGTTGTTCATTGGCATCGGTGGGTTTTGGAATGCAGTATTGTTCACCGGATACATCTGTTGTTGCATCTGCTGTTGTTGAGCAGGGGATAACAAATTAGGATTACCCGCAAATGGATTATTCATCATCGCTAGATTAGCCATCATGGGTTGTGCGTAACCCATTGCTGGTTGAGGATAACCATAACCTGCTGGTTGCATCGGTTGAGCAAATGCATTCGGTTGTTGCACGGGTTGTGCTTGCGCCATTTGTGGATTTTGCTGCGCACGGATGGCTTGTTGTTCTGCTTGTGTTAATACACGAGTACCACCACCTTGACGTCCTGGTGCAGAAGCGAGCATACCTGGGTTGATATTCGCAGGTGCTGGTGCTGCAACCGGTTGGACAGGTTGTACTGGCTGTGGAGCAGATAACACTTGTGGCTGTACCACAGGTAGCGTTGGTGCGGTTGGTGTAGTGGTTTGAAGTGATAATTGTTGATTCAATTTATCTGCTTCAGTGACATCACCTTCATTCCCCGGTAATGCTGGGATTTGACCACGGTATTCACTAAGGTCTTTTACTGCATCACCCCATTTCAATTGTGGGAAGTCTTTTAACTTCAATAAGTTTGCCACTCTTAAAATGTCTTTATATACATTTACGTACGCATTGATAAAGGCATGGAATGTTGGTGCGGTATTAGAACGAGAACCATAGCTGTAGTATGCATCCGGTGTACTCACATGTTTGAACACGAATTCAAATAATGCTTTAAACCCTTCCACATCTTTCTTACGAAGTTTAACACCAAACACTGCTGGTTCTTCATCGTTTTCTAAGATGTTGACTAATGCCGTATAGAATGGGAACTTCACGTAACCAACACGTAAGTAAGATTGACCTTCCAATTCTTTATTACGAAGAGTAGCGATTTTCACTAACTGATTATTATCTCCGATCTTATCAGAAATCTTTTCCCATGTTTTCACCGCTTTCTCATCTGCATTTGGGAATAAGGACAAGAACACGTTTTGTTTATGGTTCAAATTAGAATGACTATCTTTATCCGCACACCAAGTGATCAAGGTATTCATCACCATGTCAATCGAGAAGTTTAAGGACGCAGCACCAAAACGTTGAACGAATTTCAAGATATCGCTATCAGTACGAGCAATGTTTTCAGAAACCGGATGGAAAGCTACCGTATGATTCCAATCAGGGTTTTTCAGTACTTCGTAGTAAGGAATCACTAAACGACGTTCACCTTGTTTCGTATCTAACATTACAGGGGTTGAACCCGCTAATGACATGGAAGAAACCGCACCTGTTGCACGGTTGTATTCAAACCCTAAGGTTTCAATGATGCCTTCGTATAGATCTGTTAATTTCATTTTATCTCTCCTTAATAGAGATTAGTTAGATTGTTGTTAATAATCGGTTGTTGTGGCTGCACCGGTGCAGCTTGCATTGGTTGCTGAGATGGTACTGTTACACCATTTGCGTATTGTACACTATCGGTTAAACGACCCGATGCTAACCCATTTGCAAGATGATAGATATTATTCGATACATCTTGGTAGTTATTAAGGTTATTGGTCATTACTGGTGCGGCTGCGTTATCAGCAAACGTTGGCATGAGTAATGGTACCGCTGGGTTACCATTCATGGAGATGTAAATCAATGTATCGCCAAATACATCACAGTCAATCATGCAATTAAATGCAATATTACCTTGGTAAGTAATACTATTAATTAATTCCATGACTAAACGGTCTACCAATTCTTCTCCTGCACGGATCATTTGACCTTGTAATAAAGGATCTAATGGCGTGATGGATTGAATCGCATGCGTGATCGTTCCGTCTTGTGTTTGGTTCGTCATGGTGAGACGAATGGATGACACGAACTTATCTAACATCATGGCTGGTAAGGTCATGGATAAGTTATACGCTGCAATAGTTTCTGGTGTACTACCATGCCAGTGTTCCGTATTATCCGCACCCCAAATTTCTTTATTGTACACGTGGTTACCATCAAACACGATACCATTAGCAGATTGAGCTGCCATGTTGATCATGTCTTTATTACTAAAGACAGCAGTGATATCATCCAAGTATGGACAGAATGATTTCAACTGACCAAAGGTAAAGGTACCGGATGTTAATACACTGGATGCACGTTGACCCATTTGATACATGAATGGGTTATCAGCAATATATCCTTCTTTTACCATGCTCATGGCATTTTCAATCATCTCGGCTTCTTCTGATTCATAATCAGATTGACCATAACGCATGGCTTTCAATGTACGGTAAAGATAATCAGTTGGAAGATTATTACTCCGCGCAGAGATTTCGCCTGCACTGACTAACATGCTACCGGTAGTATCAATGGTATTCGCCGGTGTTAACCCATTATATTGAAGTTGATTCAAAATGTGTTGACTATGGAAAACATCTTCAGGACGCATCTTATACATTTCTTGTTGAATACCATCATTAATGATCGCATTGTTAAACAAGAATTGTTGATGACCTGTCGTCGTAAAGTTAGTACTCGGTACCCCATTCGCGACCATGTTTCCGACACGGACACGTGATACACTGTTCACGTAGAGCACCATGTTAGGATCAATCGTACTATCAAAGCCATGATAGATGATCCCTTCATTGTGTTCCGTATGGCCGGTATAGAAGGAGATCGTGCTGTTTCCCATTTGTCCTTGTTCTTCAACCTTTAAGAGGAATCGATAGCGAGGGGTATTCCACCCATGAACAATCCCAGCTCTTCCTTCTACCGCACTATTCGGTTGTAAGATCTGGCTCGCTAATCCAGCTAGACCGGATTTGGTGATCATGCTTCCACCTTGAGTTTGATTCACGAGACCACGTTCGATATCGGAATCAATAAACGCCGAATAGCTTCGACGATAAATATCAGGAAGAGGCTTCACCGGAAATAACGTCAACTGGTGAATTTTAATAGACATGTTGAATACTCCTAATGTTGAATTATTATTGTTGATTTAAATTTGGACTCGTTAATCCAGGATGGATGTTGGTTTTCAGATGAATCACTAATCGAGCTAACTCTTGATCCATGTCGTACGGTAACGCCACTAAGCGTTCTTGTACGTTAGCATGTAACGCTAATAGCATCTTAGGATCTTCCCAACTACAGACCTTCCACCACATCCCGTACACTTCTGTTGTGAGTAACGCGATCGCATTAGCTGCAACGTTCGTGTGAAGACGGGATTTCTGTCTACGACGATTATCTTGAGGACTATCTACGTAGATCTCATCTAAAGCTTTCATTTGATCTGGCGTAATACCTTTACGGGCATACGCGGCGACACCACCATTATTGGCAGAGGTATCCGGTTGCGATAATAAGATCATCGCCACATGATCAAATCCCCAATGTTTCAATAACGTGTAAGCCATCACGTACATGTTGATTACCGCATCATAGTCCACGTATTCGATAATCTTCGCTGTCACTACTGGATGTAATACCCATTGCGTGACTGCTTTACCAAATGGGGTGATCTGAAAGCGTTCATATTCACGATCAAATAAGCTACGATAACGATAATACTCTTGTACATCGACTGTTGGATCTAATCGTCTTAAGATACTTTCTACCTTGGTTTTGATATAGATCTGATGGGCTATTACGATCCCTTCTGAAACGTCAGATTTGATCTTATAGTTTTCAGCAACCGAAGTATTATCATCATCCCCTAAATTGCTCCCATCTAGACTCTTATCTGTAACTCGTCCACCAAATTCCTTATCCATGGTACTCGTTAAATGATCACTATAGTTAAAGATCAAGGATACCAACATCTTCGGTTCTTCGACACTATTCGCTTGAATCAATTCAGCATTCGCTAAACGTCTTACGAGCGTATTCCCTAATAACCAAGATGGAACTTGAGATTCATCTAATCCACCGATCACTGCAGCTGTAGAATGCGGTTGAGTATTCCCTTCCCATGCTGCTTCGATATATTGTTTCAATCGTTGATAACCCGTAGACTGAACAATAGATGATTTAACTAATAGTCCTGCTGCACGATAGTTCTTCGTATTGTTGGATACTTCGCTATGGATGAAATCGATGTATTCACCCCAGATCGGGATCATGATCTTCATCGCCATGGCTAATCCAATCAATTCACGATATTCATTTTTCAGATACGTGAGTTCTTTCACGTGATCTGTACCGTATTCGGTTTTCAAATCCGTTGGCCATTTTAGATTTGAATAAAGACCGATATACACCATGATCTCCTTGAATGGATGATATTCAAAAAGTTCAGCCACTCGTTCCGATAACACCTGATCGAGTTTGCGGGTATGTTCGATTTCTTTAAAATCGTACCAGATTTGATTATAACACTGGAAGATCTTATCCTGTACGTCTACAGGTAATCGACTCCAGAAGTTATTGATATCTAAGATCAGATTGTCCGTAATCTTGATATTACGGTACGTCGAGATATTAAACGCGAGTCTCTCGCCTCTATGCTCCACAACGATCTGATTGTTGATACCATTGTTTTCATCACTACGTAAAAATCGCATGACGGTACTCCTAAAAACATTAACGTTAATATTATTGCGAAGATAGTCAAAACACTACCCTCAAATAGGTAATATAAGCTTATAAGTTTTATAGTACCCATTTGGGGATATTGTAATAAATGCTAAAGGTGGGAGGGGTCAGACATAATTCGAAAAAAGGAACCTAACCAAGTATGGGATGAGCAGAGCAATCATTTCACTTAGTAAGGTTCCGAAGGTAAACAACAATTAAGGAAGTCTATTAAATTATGGATAAAATGAAAAACTAGATAGTTTAACAAATAATTAATAGACTCCTTGGGTGTTTACCGAGATTTAATTAGAAAGGTACATTTTCGAAGTTATCATCGAATTGCGGTTCAGCTTGTTGCTGAGGTTGTTGCTGTGGAGCAGAATATTGTGGTTGTGATTGTTGGTAGTTATTTTGCTGATTCGCATTATAACCATGGTTTTGACTATAGCTATTATTGTTGTTATAGCCGTTACCATTACCGCCATTATTACCACCGTTTTGTTGCTGACGTTTAGCACGTTTTGCTTCAGGGGTGGCTTCATAATCCCATACATGACTGGTGACCACTGGGACTAAGATCGTCATCATTTTCACCCATGCACGTGCAAGGATAGAAGAAATTTGTTGACGCGTCGCTTGTTGACCAGTCGCCGTATCTACGATTGGATGGAATTCAGGTTCAGTAAAATAGAAACCTAATTTGGTGTTCTTTTGTTGGATACCAATGAATTCTAAACCATCTGCATCTTTACCGATATGGATGGTTGCGTATAGGTACGGATCACGTGGTTTATTGGCTTGACGATCCCAACCAGCTTTCTTCACTTGGATCGCTTGTGACATCGTTTGTTTTGCACGGATCGCGTCTTCCATCATCACTAAAAGTGCAGTAAAGGTAGGAAGATCTAAGTTCATTTCGATACGGCCTTCATCGCCTTTCTTACCGTTATTTAAACGCACCATAAGACGAGGGTTATTACCCTTGGTATCCACGTGTAAAGTTGGCACACGACCGTTTTGATTGCCTTCTACGGGTTGCGAACCATAGAGACGAAATTTGTCATCATTTAAGATGGTTACTTTTTGTTGAAATGGAGTAGGTTGATATTGAATGCTCATAATGTTCTTCCTTCAGAAAATAAATTTGATTTTAAAAAAGTAATTGACAATAAGTCATAACGATGACTGGTATCGTAGAAAAGTCAGAAATAACTATAAAGTTTTTCTTTAATCTCGTATCCTTTTAACTTCTTAATAGACGCTTTGATGCGATCAGGAGTGGCTAAAGGAAGCCAGTTGTCTTCTCTTGCCATCTGACAGATCGCTTTACGAAGCTCGATATTCGGTTTCTCAAAGAACCCTGACTTATCGCCAAAGATTTGTAAGGTAAAGCGGTTAAAAGGGACACGGTACGTGTAGTCCTTTGCTTTAGGTAGATTTAACTTCGTATACCATTCTTGACGTTTCTTTAACTTACCCGTATAAGACTCTAATAAGGTCACACTGTTAAACTTAGACGCTTCGAGTAGATCTACGACAAAGCTTGAAAGTAACATGATATCCATGTAGTTAGATTCAAATCCTTCATCCTCTAAGATGATGACATTGAAAGGAAGAAACCGTTCTTCATCGATGAGTCGATGCCACATGTTCTCTTCCACCTGATCAAAAATAGAGGGATTATACGGTTTACGTTTAAGATAAGGAACACGTTTATTCAGGTGTTCGTATTTTGGATAATAGAACACCGTTGAAACACGGTTATTGGTTTCCATCTTCACGATACGTTCAAACTCAGACACTTCGGTTAAGAACGTCTCAATGAATTCTTCGTCAGAAACCGGTTTATAGTGTTTCGTATCAAAAGAGGCGACAAAGTTACGATAAAGGGTTCTGACATTCACGTACATGATCGGTAACCATGATTGAACATCCGCAAAGGGACCATTAAAGACCCCTGCTGTCCCTAGCGAGAGATTGTACTTCGTATCAAGTTGTCGTTCCATCTTATCCAACCTCCATTAACGTAAATGTTTCGATAGATGCTGTAAGATCCGTTCCTTGTTTAATGAAGGATATTGATCTAATCGTTCAGCCACCATCCGTTGGATGTTCTCTGGGTTGAGATCGATCGTTTCGAACTTATGCTGAATGATCTTTAACGTATTGGCTTTCTTTTCTTTTTGATCGATTTTGATCGTAAAATGCACCAAGGGGTATTTCAACCGAATCGTTTTCATGGAGTCGTTGATAATATCCCTGTCGTACGTAAAGAGTCTGACATTCGAATGCAACGGTAGATCTTTTGCTTCCTGGTCAATGAGGGGTAAGATCTCTTCGATCGTCTTACCTCGGATATCGATCGTCTTATAGATCGTGGCCAGTTTATTATCGTGGAAGATGATTTCATGCTCACCTGTCTTTTTGATTTCACATGTCACCCAGCCTTTAGGTTGTTCCTCACCATGCGCTAATCGGTCAAACGAACCACCCACAAGGATATTCTTGTATTGACTTCTGAAATGCACATGTCCAGCAAAGATATAATACTTCACTAAGTCGCACCAACGATCTTCTAAATGCGCTTTAGGATTGAGGTTAGCATCAATCTGATAATTAAACGCACCATGGAATAAACAGAAATCGACTTGTTTTAATCCACGTGTCTCTAACTGCGTGATCGCATCCTGATACGTTTGTTCCACATCAGGATGCCATTCATCAGGTACGTATAAGAACGTGATATCATATTTAGGGAGATACTCAATCGTTAAGGTATCCACGTAATGTACATCCACATTCAGTTTCTTGTGCTGATTGATAGCATCGTAGATATATTTAAACACCTGTGACTGTTTCCAGTCATGACCGGGTGTCCCTTCTAAGATCAGGATGGTAATCCCATATTTCTCACAACGCTCTAATAAACGAGCAAAGAATAAAAAGATCTTACCGAGGTAAGGATTCGTTAATTGTAACGAACGGTCAAAGAGGTCACCTGGGAAGACTAAGATATCCCAGGTAGAGAATTCTGCTTCATCTTTAAGGATCGGATCAAAGGCATCGATGATCCGATCAGAGGTGGTACGATGATGACCTAAATGCACATCGTAGAAAGCAGCGATTTTAACGGGTTTAATTTGATCATTCGTCGAATAAGTCGTCGTCTTCAAGTTGATCTTGGTTTGACTGACGTCCAGATTCAGGTATTGTTCCGCTTGACTGATCGCCATGTGATTCACCCTTCATGATAGTTGATTTGATAGACATAATCTCAGGGGTGAGGATCGAAGGATACCCGTAATACGTAAATATTTCATCCATCACAAAGAGGTATTTATAATTTACCTTATTCGTAATCAATCCTTGACGATCTTCTTTGAAATCCCCCATGGCATCTACGATACGTCTATCCTGTACCATCTGGACAGAACGAGATGGGATACGTTGCTTCATCAGTGAAGCTTCTCTAAAGGTTTCACCGATCGACATGTTACGGTCTGCACCAGAGATAGCCGCTAACTGATCCATCATCGGTGGGATCACGTAAATCACCTCACCGTTACGTAATACGTAGACGGGAGATTGTGCACTACCGGATACATCACGTATCCACGCTTTATTCACACTATCGAGATGCATGTCAGCCATGCTATATTTATCTAATTGTTCATAACCTTCTGGTAAAGGTTCACCGTAGAAGAAAGGTAACCATTGACGAACAAACTGTTCTTCATTGATGGTAGCCTGTCTGGTTTCACGACTTAACTGATTCGGATCATTTAAGAAGTGAGATAATTCTTTTAACGCATTACCTAAGAATTCATCACACTCTTCAATAGGGATACCACCCTGAGTGATCCCTTCTGCACTATACGTACGACGCATGTCTTCAGGTTTAAGGAAATAAGGTAACGGTTTGTCTGCTGGGACGATATTTAAGCTTGCAAAATATTTTTCGTTCATGAAGGTAATCCTGCGATAGAGTAACGGTCTCCTTCATTATTGATACCGGCGATGATTTCCATCTTCGATTCTTTCATGTGAAGACCTTTAAATTGTTGCCATTGATATTCACCTTGACGAATGGTTAAACCAATCGTGAAATCGTATTCATCCAATTCTTTCTTTAACTCTTCATCAAAATGTTTCTTATACGTCACCGTAACATGCACAAAGTCAAAGTACGGTTTCATGATAAACTCAAGATCAGATCGGATTTGATCCGCGAGTATATGCGGTTGTGAATAATACATCTTAGTCGTATAGGGTAAAGATTTCATATTCCCTAAAAACTGAGATGTTGCATGGTATTGATTTACTGCGTAATGCGCAAAAATCATATCGACTTTTTCATTCATCGATGTAACCCAACCCGCTACGTTTAGCGTCGGGTAAGGTTTAGATGCCCGTACGGGGCTCTGGTACGTGTTTTCAGCCATACTAGCCTCCTCTCAAAACATAGGGTGTAGAACAAAAAAAAAAGAATAGACATAGGTGAGGAAGGTTACCCCCTCCTCACCGTATCATTTATTTAAGCTTAAATAATCGATAACTCGATTTAAGGGATATCACTCTCGTAGATCGAGGTGACATCTTTACGCTGTTTGATATAACTGCGTATATGATCCCACGTATTCAAGATTTCATACGCCTCGTCACTTTCAAGTGGATTCAGATCCTTGAATTCATCTTCGTCTAACGTATACGTGTATTCGACACGTTCGTCTTCCTCATCTTCATTCGTTAAGATCATCTGTCCATTCATTACTTGAGCGTAATAAGGGTTCTCCCAACCCATCGGGATCGTTTTCGTTACTGGTGTATAACGATCACTATATCCATCGATCACCCCGTCATTATACAACGAAGTGATCTCTGGACATGCCATGATGTAAGGGATCATGCACTGTGGTGCCGTACGGATACGTTCTTCCGTGTATAACGGTTGGATGATATCCGTCAACCCATAGACATTGATCGTTCGGAAAGCTGCTTTCGCTAATCGCATCGCTTCACTTGCATCTAACTGAGCAAAGGTGTGTTGAGCGGTTTCAGCAAACTGTCGTCCTACATCATTTAATGTTCCCAGAAAATGTTGTTGGGATTGTTGCATGTAATCTTGCAACATGGGAGGTGGTCCACCGAACAACATGGCATTCATCACTGTTCGGTCGCCTATCACGACTCTTGCCATGGATTACCTCCTCATGGTATTAAAAGAAATGTGATATCGGTAATTAAGTGTGTGGATTAAACCCTTCTGCTTTCCATTGTTTAAATGGATCGTTCTGGTCTAACACCACTTCTTGCTTACCACTATATAAGAACTTAGCCATCGTACCGATGATCGGTTTAGGCAAGTTCACCAATCCACTGATCGTATCGGGTTCCATTAAGGAAAAGACCGAAGTATGGGATTGGAAAGGTCTGAAGTTCTCTGCTTGAAAATTATCGATATTCAAGTAGAGGTTCATTTGGTCCACTTTGTTATCCTAAAGGCTTTTTATCCTTTAGCTCTTACACTTCCTCTTCGTGTAAGGTCGGCATACGTTTTGCATCTCATCATAATGAGTCACGTTAATCTTTAGGCGTTAACATGACGCGGTCTCGTGGGTAGATTATATTCTCCGAAGAGGTTCACTACCTATGCTCTGCGCTTGACGATCGTTTTATGGATCGCCTTCAGTCTCAAATTAGCATCTCAGCCTCTTTGCTATATCCCGCGTTACCTATACTCTTTACCTCACGATAAAGACTGGCGATATATCCACCATCGAACATTTTTACACATGGACTATCTCTTCATTTCCATAGCTTGGAAATGCTCCCCATTTGGGGATGATCATCACTTAGGATCATCCCTACTCTACTCACTTTAACCTATACCGTTGCAGTATAAGCCATCTGGTTACTACAGCACAGATGTCATTACTCTTATCAAAGATAAGACGTAGTTTTCGATAGTCTCTGAAGCCAACCCATAGATCAAATAGATCCTTAGGGTCTTCCTTGCGTCGGTAGCTACATGGATAATCGTTTCACGATGCTAGAATGAATGATTACTCGTATCTAGTATTACAATGGTTTTCACCTTGTAAGTCGTCATTATCTCATTAAGTAGCGTTCCCGCAGTTAGAGGAGTTTAGAGCGGACCTCGATTGGTTATTTATTAGCTTTCTCTCGTTTATTTAAAATGGTCTTACCAAGGTATTCGTAAAGACATCCCTTAAAAAACCCGTTTCTTCGCCAAATCGCTTTTTCAAGACTATTCTTTTTCATGTCCAACTCTTTCGCTCTATCCCAAATCGAATCATAAATCTTTGATTCCCCCGTAGATAAATCGGTTACTTTAAGCTGACATGCTTTCCGTTTCTTAGGCGTGTGTGTTATATTCGCATAACTCTCCATAATCTCTGGTTCATTGAGAACCTTAGATTTGGTTTGCTTATACGTGTCTAAGAAATAAAAGTAATAACCACGATATTCTTCATTCGTATCAATAACCTTTTTCAAAAACTTTATAGGAATTTGATAATGTGATTCTGCATGAGCTAATGTTGCAAAGATATATTGCTTACCGTCTTTAGGATCTTCCACCAATACAGTTCTAGCATTTCCGAATCGGTCAAAATAACGAATGTCGTCCTTCGTTAACGGTGGCCATTCTTCACCTTCATAGATCACGGCGTATTTCTTTCTAAATGGAAAAGTACGACTATTGTTTAAATATTTAAACACGCTGGCACCATTACATTCAAAGAACCTAGCACAATCTTGGAGGCTATAGAATTTTGAAATCTTATCGGTTTCAAGATCCTTTATCAATACTGTACGATTATCTTCACGTAACCCACTTCGATAAGCATGTTGAGCATTTTCTTGTGGTGTACACCATTCGAGATTCTCAACACGGTTATCGTATTTATTACCGTTGATGTGATTCACCATTAACCCATCAAGTGGTCTACTAGATGGAATAAAAGTTAAAGCTACAATCCGATGTATACGGGTTTCAGGGCACCGTGAATCTTCGTAAACTGGGTATTGTCGATACGTACCGAACGTTGGTTCATCTTTTCCGTATGGAATGATTTGACCTAATCGATTTACTGGTAACCAGTTCGTTGCTTCTACTGCGTAAAAATCACCTCGAATATGTTTTGGATTTGGCTGATAACTCATCATGCTCTCCTATAAGAAAAAAGTTAGTTTACATGATAGTTATCTTATTTGTAGAGAAATAATAATTTGTTAAACTCGCATCCGCATTGACGATTTCTTCTAAATCACCTGCATGAATTGATTCATTACGTGGTTGCTTACCACGATCTCAGGACTTTCTCCTGATGTCGAGACTATATCATCATCCTAACGCTTACTCGTTAGGTGCCGCTATACGGCAGGAATATGCGTGACGTATCCCATGCTCTCCATTTGGTCTTTAAACGTTTATTCTTGGCTCTTACGTACCTTCTATTCTTTTACATGCATGTGAAGGCGCTACGTCCCACCGGACTAGTCGTTGAACGTTCTACCCATAGGGTAGCTTCGCTGCGGATTACCCACGTACAGACATCTCACGATGTGTAAAGTCTATCTTTATCTTTGTTACCATACCTGAGTAGTTAGTTCAGCCATGAAATACATTACTGTTTTCACTTGGTAGATAAAGCTTTAGGATTTTCCCGTCAATTAAGAGAGTGATTGATATCGATTACTCGATAAAAGGTCTAATATATGGCTGTATTCCTCTATAGGTGTTCTCGATTTATAAATAATTTTAAAACGATACCCTAAATACGTACCGCCATGGTAATTGACATTCTTCATGAGTTTATGCGTTTCTTTCCCTAAAAACTTAGCTAATGCTTCATAGTTCTTCCAGTATAAGATCTCGCCAGTAGCAAGATTAGTCGTCTGGACAATCTTAGCTTCTTGAGGAGCAATGTCTTTTCTGAAATAATCTTTTGGTTTAATCTTAATTGTGTTTGGACTATTCTCTGCGGATTCTTGTTCCATTAGAGACAATTTATCAAAATAGTACCAAAGGTATTCACGATAAATGCCTTTATCTGGGTTATTAAGATAACTCAATAATGTGCCTTGATCCAAGCCTAATTCTCGAACAGCAGCTCCTATAGATGGGAAGATGTAGTTCGTACGACCATGAACCATGGCTTTAGCGTAAAGTTTTCTAGGTTCTGTTTTTCTCCATTTACCAATATCTTTATCAGAGAATTTCCATTCTTCTTCAGGATACTTTACTTCGTATTTCTTTCTAAAAGGGGCAATACGTCCACCCGTTAGATACCGTTGAAGATTACCATATTGGATATTCAAAGCTTCTTCTGCCTGACGTATACTGTAAAACAAGGTAATCTCATTCGTCGTAAGATCCTTTACTTCGATCTGAATGTTTCTCGATACTAATCCGGATCGATGTGCATGCATGTTATTCTCTGCGGCTGTACACCACTCAAGATTAGAGACATGGTTATTTAGTTTATTCCCATCCCGATGATTCACATGAAGGTTTCGGATATCCATATCTAGATCGCATGAACAATAGGTCATGGCTACAATACGATGAACTTGAATCGTACGATGAATACCTTGTTCATCTAAACGATTAAACAGCATATACCCTTGACTTAAAATACCAGGGTAAATATTACCTCGATGATCTAAGATCATACCCGATTTATTTACTGGTATCCAGCCTGTTTCTTCTACAGCGTAAAAATCATCACGAATGTGTTTTGGATTTGGTTGATAACTCATGGTTCCTTCCTGTTTTGATTAAAAGACTACAAAACAGAAATTGGATTCGTATTATTTTACCGATAGCACTAGTAATACAACCCGGTAGCACTAGCCTGCCAAGGTAATGACTGAAATCGATATAGTATCATCTGACACATTATCTTTTATTTTTGTAATAAAGAACTGTTGTATGGATGATCTTAATAATGTCGGATTTCGGTTAAAGATACATGGTAGTCCCATATACGGACATTCATTCAATAGTTCATCAAAATATTGACGAATAAGAGGATGATGTCTATTTACGTTAGAAACCAAAATATCTTGTGCTTCGTTAGGGGTATAACCATCATGAAGGAACTTGTTAATCAAGTGTAACCGGAGTAATCCGATCGCCATTGCCCAAGGTACATGAAGTTCACGGTAATCATGATTCTCATGTAGGGACGTGATTACATTACGTGCTGTAAACACCATCCGTGTACCACAGATATGCTTACGAATGAATCCTGTTTTCTTACCTAGGGAATGTTTGTATTGTAATAGGTTAAACCTTGCTAACAACATGACACATCGGAAAGCAATGTTTTCCTTAACTGCGGCTGAAGGAGGCTCCAGTCGTTCATTAAGAGAAGACATGGCACGAGCTGCTTCAATCGCTGATCCAAACTTCACGATCTCAGAGAATCGTCCAGTTGGTGTCTTTTCAGTTACTAAGGCTACTCGGTTAGGTAATGGCAAATACTCCGTAAAGAGGTCATCTTTATGGTTTAATAACCATTCCTTGATATCCTTACGTTTATCAGATACAGACGTATAGATCCGTTTCTCCAATAGGATATCGATGATCGTCCAGAAGTTTTCGATAAAGTAGTTATACCCACGTTTAACACCACGTTCTTTCAATATCTGAATCACTTCACAGGTATCGAAATTAGCTTTATAATGGATATCACACACCCATCTAATGACATCTATCTTATTCGTTTCAAAAGCTTGTGAAAGTTTATTATAAACGATAGGAGAGATGAACGCTTTTACTCCATCTGGAACACGTAACCAAAGATTCGCTTCGATTGGTCTTTCCGTATGCGCTAATACTCGACTATCACAGATAGGACACTTCTTCCCTCTTAGATACCCTCCGACTAAATGACCACAATCGCAAGATGGGATCATTGTAAAGGTAGCTGTCTCATAGTTCGTCATGAGATAGCGATCTAACAGTTCTTTGTGCTCAGGATAACGAGTATCGAGATCGTTTACGAAGATCGCTGGTACCTTCAACTTCATAAACATGTCACGGTAGTTTACCGTTGTAAAGCCGACCCCTGCCTGCAGTGCGGGAAGTTCGACTTGTGTATTTTCCATACGTACTCCTTAACAAAAATAAAACCCATGGAACATAATGGAGTCAAGGTAGATCCAAGCGACCTACCTTGACTCCTATCATGATTTAGATTACTAACAATCTAACGAGTATTAGTAAATACCGTTATAATTGATGTTTCCGTGTAAGCTATACACTTGGTTACCACGGTAGGTACGTTGACCTAAGTTACCTTGGTTGTTGTAACCGTAACCCATACCGTAGCCTTGTTGGATAAACATCGCTGCTTGGTTAGCCGTTAAACCTAACAAGTTGTTACGGTAGCCACGTTCAATAGTTTGGCTCATGTTTGCAGTTTCAAGTCGGAAGCCACCAACTGCATCATGGATTGCTTTACCTAACGCAATTAAGAAGTTTACGTTAAAGGTTAAACGTTGAGCGAAACCAGTGATTTTGTGGTTCGGTAAATAAGTTTCGTATAAACGTTTACGTTTGTAGAAACGATACGGGATAGAACCGAATGCTGGGTTGAAGCTATCCATGAATTCACGAGATGCTGCACCTTCGTCATCAATACAGTTACCGAAGTACAAGAAATCGATTTCGTGTAAGTCACGCATTTCACCTTTCTCGTTGAGATAGTAACCTAACTCGATACGGTTATTATCGTAGTACACGATAGGCTCTTGGTTATTCCAGTATTTGCTGAAGTTACCACCGGTTAAACGATTCGCTGCATTTACTACCGCTTCATACGCGATACGGTTTTGTTCAGGATCTGGGTTCAATTCATTTACCATATCGATAAACACACGTTGTACGTGAGTTAACTCACCTACTTCACGCACATCGATTTGATATTGTAAATCAGATGATACGAATTTCGCTAAGAAGGTTGGTAAGTTGAATGAACTGTCGGTCTTCGTATTAGTGATACAAAGTGGCATGCCTGGTTCATTGACGTTTAAGGTTAATGCACCGATATCACGACGGTCGTGGCTTGCTAACGCGTAGTTTGGTTTAAGTGCTTCTGCCCAGATGTTGTTATTCATCACCAATGACATGGTTGAAGAGATCGCTAACAATTGGGTTTCTAATGTTGCACCAGAAGTTTGGTTATCCAAACTGTTAATAATGAATGATGCTTTATAAGGCGCAGGCATTACTTGACCTGGCGCAAAACCATACATCATTTGTGGGTTGATTACCGGAGCACCAGTATAGGTTAAACCTAAGTAACCACGAGCCATGGTTAACACTTCAGAATTCAACGCACCGTTATTTACCGCTTGTTGGTTGTTTTCAGTTACTTTTAAGGTGACTTCGATATCGCTACGCATTGGAAGACCCACTACGTCTGCAACTTGACCATCGTTAGAGAAACGGATAGATTGTGAAATCACTTCATTTGCTTTCTTATCAATCAAGGTGATAGTATCACTGTTTGGATTAATAGAGTACAATGTAGTTTCAATCGCTTCAGTTGCGTAGTAAAGCACCATACGTAAATGTTCAGTGTTGGTTACTTCTAATTCACGTGGTACGAAGATACCAGCAACTTCAATCAATTTCTTATTAGGGTACAAGCCTTTGATATAACGACCCAAACTATCAGAAAGATAACGGTCTGTAGACCATAATTCTTCAGGGATAGTTGGTAAGTTAAATTGACCTACACCACGCTCATTTAACTGACGATCAACTAAATCACCGCATGTTGCTTCTAAGAAGATTGGGTAGTACGCCACGTAATCTTCAACATCAAGAATCATGATCACTGCAGAGATTGCAGTGTTATTTTGCGCACCGTCAAACACTTGTAATTTCCAGCGTTTGCCATCATAATGCAAATCAGGTTCTTTTTCTGCAATTTTAACGAATGCTTCCGCAAATGCGATCGCAATTTGACCGTATGCGAAACGGCCCATTGCACGTGGTTGAAGACGGTTACCCAATAAACCACGTGGCTTATAACCACCGACATTCGCTTCTGTTTGTGCACCAAGGTTAGCCGTTACTGGTTGACCGTTTAATGCTGCAGTAGCAGATGCTGTGTTTGCACCCGTTGGCGCAAATGATGCTGCCGCTGGCTGTGGTTGCGCTTGAGTGTTTGCGCCAAGATTAGCGAAATCTGACGGTTTAGAGTTTTCATTAAAAGCCATAATGTATTCTCCTATTGGCTGTTATTCTGTTAATAATTTAAATTTAAATTACTGAAGTCATGTCTTAGCAATACCTGTCGATCAAACAGTACTAAAAACACTCCTTCTAATAGGTAATATAAATGTGTAATTTTGATAGGGTAACCCATCCTATTACACGATTACCCAAAGTATGGGAAATTCGCGAGATTTTCCCACATTCTACACACGGACGATAGATAGTCCATGCATAATCCCTACCGTAAAGATCACGGCAAGGGTAGAACCATTAAATTAGTCTACATATAAATGATATAGAGGATCTTAAAGATCTACGTAATTTCAAGATAAGGATAATGAACCATGTTTAACTTTCTTCGTAACCCTAAAGATAAGCAATCTGTTAAGGTATACCCTAATTTTAATAACTGCCAATTCGTGATACAAGAAGATGTAACCCGTACGATAGATTATTATAAGAAAATAAACTGGTCCGTATCTGGAGACCATATCTTAGTGACCTTATTGAACAGTATCCACAGTGAAGCTGTCTCCCATTTTGATATCTACGGGAGTATCATGAGTATGGTACCGATGGTCACAGCCGCGAAAGGTATCGCGAGTAATGTGGCGTATGGTAAGGTTCAGCATAAGAGCTACTTCTACGGTAAAGATTCTCAAGAAATCTTGATAGACCAACGATTTGATGACGCTTATGACCAAATGCTGTATAAACCTTATCATGAATGGGAAACAGTACGTATCGTACGGCATCCCTTTAGTTCATTAGATTTTCAATTACCCAATGGGAAGTTAAGAAAGAGTGGTGAAAGAGGATTAGTGATTATTAAGATGGATCTTGCATTACTCTATACACAATACAAGCTATGGTTAAGAGATTATGATGCCAGTCATTACTTTGATGGAACGAATAAAGCCATTACGAACTTTGTTCACAGTTATCCGATTCCCTACATGTTGAAGAGCCATGTGGATATGGTGTGGTTTAATCGATTGTTCTTTAGAATGATGGGTAAGAATGTAAGCAATGAACGTCCGGATAACCGATTAGCGTTACCGAATCCTTATATCGGATTAGATACGATTGAGAAACGTATCCATGAAGATGTGTTACGGAATCGATGGGATTTCTACGAGATCAGTAGCATCATGCCTTGTTTCTTTAACAAGAATATCTTATCCTTCTTTAGACAAGATGCGGTATTAGAAACGCAACAAATCAGACTACCTTGGGTATTAGGATATCTTCCTTTGATCCAATGGTTATTGATGATCCAGCAGAATAATCCAACAGGTGCAAATGAACAATACCTGACTCAGTTCGAAAGACACCTAAAAGAATATCAATCCAGTAATCTCTTTAGAACCGTTCGGTTCTTACCTGAGATCTATTGGAATGAGTTAGTCGAATTAGGGCAAGCTGAGATGTTTAACAAATAGATCAGACATAAACGCGAGAGAGGGATAACCTCTCTCGCTTATGTTGGATTATCTTAAAATACAAAGCAAGAATGCCATCACGTAACAAGGTATTGCGACAGATAAGGAAAGGAATACAAATAACGCATTCTCTACCTTCTCTCGCAAGTTTTGATCTTCGATAACATTCAACTGCATATCCCCTAAATCGAACATGGTACTCCTTAGTAAGGTATACGGTATTGTGGAAAGTCGTCAGAGCATAATCTAGAATAATCATCCGGATCTCTCATAAAGATACCCATACTTTCAATAAAGATATAGTAAGGTGCCACAATCGTGTATACCATCTTCCGCACATTCATGGCTTTGAAGATCTCTTCTGGAATACCCGTTGACTGAATGATCGCTTGAGGAACATGGAATACCTGCATAAGGTTACCCTCGTTCTCTTCTTCGATCCATTTTAAGAATAATGCAGCTAAATCTTGATCTTCCCATTTCTCTACCCAGGCTAACATCCGTGCTCGAGTATCCGGTACGATATCTAACTTATAAGTATCGTAAGGCGGTTCTTGCGTATGCCCATATTTGGTGGCAAAGATCGCTTCCCACATGAGATAACCTTTCTTATAAAGACTGTTCTCAGTCTTGTAAGATTCTTTTAACTTCACTTGACCAGACTGGAGATAATACGGTTGACCTGATTTGATCGAGGTATATATCTCATGTTCTAATTCGGCTAAATACGTGAAGTAATCCTTGATTGAGAAAGGTTGGCCTGATGCACCGATATCCATGTACTCATTGAGTTTCTCATGGAGTGCTTTGGTGACGGCTGCAGGTACCTTAGAATGTTTTAACCCTACACCCTTAATCTCAACGTGTTCTTTCCCTTTCTTAAAGACAATCCCTTCTTGCGCTTTTGCTTTTGCCACGTAATGTTTACCTAATGAAGTCGTGATGAACGTACTGAAATAGAATTCATTCTTCATGGCAATCAGTGGGCGTTTCTCTAACTGTACATTTAAGAAACCCGTCATCATCCCTAAAATGTGAGCAATATGCTGAGACACGATATAGATCAAGGTACAGACTAACGCATCACTTAATGGATCATCGATCACCTCACCACGATACCATTTCACCCATTCATCGATTGAGAAGAGCGAAGAATCGGTATCGCTCCCTACTACTACCCCACGCATCATATCTGGCACATGAGCGGTACTGAACGGCATGATATCACTCACCCAGAAACAACGGATCAAGTAACGATAAAGTTCAAAACATTCCATGGTGTTCTTGATAATTGCCCCTACTACTGGAATGTATTCAGGTTGATCTTCAATCGTTCTAAAGATACTCCGTCCATCACATAACTTCGCACAATAGATCCCAATCAATGCAGCAAGGTCTGCATCCATTCTTTCTGTCCAAGCTTTTGCTTCTTCTAATGGAAGTGGTTCGATTTGATCGATTAAGATCAACTTCTCTAACCAGTTCTTAATAAATGCATCATTAAAATGACGAAGTACCCAGAGGTCACTATTATACGCATACTGCGTACATTGTAATGGAGTCAATTTACGAACAAAGGCTTCAATCTTCGCAAACTCTTTTTCAGCACGCCAATAGATATCCGTACTACGTTTAATCACGAATAAGAGATCATCTTGCGATAAGACATGTAACCCATACGTATCGATCACGTATTGGGTTTCTTCTGAAGAAGTATACGTTAATACCGCTAAGATATTATTGATGGTAATCTCAGCGTTATAATAATGACGTCTTCCTCCTAGGAACTTCTCATTCGTACTATTGGCAAAAGAAGTCGTACTACGACAAATAGAAGTAAGTGTAGAGTGACCGGTTTGGTTATACAGGATGTTCCCTTGTGTCGCATGTGCACCACTACTACTGTTATTCAAGATCTTTTGCAGTAACTGTAAGTTCTGATAGTAATCCGCTAATAACTCATTTCCATCTTCAATGGCTTTAAACTTAAGCTTCTTGGCTTTCTTACGTTTATCCATGCCTTCTACCAAGAAACAAGACTCTAAGGCTTTCTGTTGCCATTCTGGTCGATAGGTGGTAAAAGTAGGGGCAAAACGTAAATCCCCTGAATGAACTTGACGTAAATAATCGATCATCGTCGTTTGGTATTTCTGACGATCGTTATTCTGATCCTTACGGATCATCTTCATGCGAGGATTAAAGATAGGAAATTTCCCATCTTCACGGATATTGGTTCTCAACCAATTCTGATATTGTTCTACGTTAAGATTTGGATCTTGGATCTTCGCATAGGTCGTACTCTGTTCTACCCATTGCCGAACGTAGTCTAAATCTCGACCATATTCGTTATATTCTTTTCTAAATAAATTTGACATGATTCATTTCCCATCTAAATCTTACAAAAAAATAAAAGGGAAAAATAACAATCAACAAACATAAACCAGAGAACTTACGGTTCTCTGGTTTATTAAATAATAATAATAACTTTTCTAAGCTCAATTTTAATTTCTATAATGGAAACACATTTATGAAACTTCAAACAAATCCCTACTACAAGATTGTTTATTGAAAATAACGAGTGCTAGATGGGATGCACCCACGTTACATCTAATAAATTGATGTTGTAATCATTAACTGATTTTTAAGGTACAATGATAGCCATGACGAGCGATCGATAAACGGATCTGTTCGATGTCTTCTTGAGCAATATCTTCAACGGTAAAGGTTGCTGTCGTCGATTTATAGATCTTGATCGTATTCTTATCAATCCAAGGTAAACCCACAATCAGGTCTTCTCCGTTTATGGTTTTTAAACGAAGATAGCTATAAGACTCGGCATTGTCTTCCATCGTACCTTCCGGTACAAGACGATAGATCTGTGCATGAGTCGTATAGGCATCAAATCCATAACGTTGACAATCAGAAGCAGGAATAATCCCTTCTACGGTCACTCGATCAAAGTTTTGTGATAAGATAGAAGGCGCATGGCTTTCAAAGGAAATGATGTCCTTCAATCTGAATTTATCTAATATAAGCATGGTCGTAAAATCTCAGTTAGTAAAAAGTCATAGCAAACGTACCGAAGCGATCTAAGATACGAAATGCAAATTGATATTGACCACATCGAGTCCAATGTTCAAACCAATCCGTATAACGTAGTTGAACGAGTTCAATCAATTGAACTAAATCCATAATCAAATCACTATAACGGTCATCAAGATACGTAGAGGGTTCCTCATAACCGTACTCATCCGTATAGTGTTGGATCGCTTGATTGCATTGGTCGATATGATGTTGAGTAATTTCTAAGGGAACATCTAACCCAAAGAAATAAGAACGAACATATTTTTCTAACAGGTATTCACATTGGCGGTCTTGCATGACAAGAACCGGTTTTGATAATGCCATGGTACCCTCCTTTTAGACATGAATGTTAGATCGGTATTTTACGGGCATAAACGGACATCATTGTCCGATGCGTTTCTGGAAAGAAATGAATCGATGAAACCGATTCAAAGATCCCTACAAGATGGAATTGAGGTTGAATAAAGATCTCACAATATTCTAATCCCTTTAACCATCTCGTTTGATCACTTTCATAATCCCATGCTTCGGATTGAAGAATCTCCAATCCCTTAGGGTAATTTAATACCCATTTCGTGATAACATCCCGACCATCATATCGCTGATCGAGATTCTGACTGATCAGTTCTTGGATGAGATGATAACAAGTCGATATATCAAAAATGTAATTGAAATAAGGTTCTTCCATAGTCAACCCTACATTTGTGCAGGAATCGGTTCCACGATATCAATATACAAATGACCGAATCCTGTTTTATACGACCGAAAGGTCATCGAACGCATTTGTTCAGGCGTAAACACTGAAGCAAGGATCGGTTTCCATGATAATAAAATCGGTTTAATCACATCTATCATCTTCTGAATGAAGTAATCAGGATTCTGTTTATATCGATTATCTTCCAAGAAGAACTCGTACATGTAATCTGAAAACCCATCAAAGTAACTATCGTACCCGTCAATATCATCTTCAGGATTTTGACTTATTGCGTCTACTACGCTAAATAAGATCTGATTCCCCACGATACTTTCTGCACCTCCGAATAACACCAGAGGAGGATCAACGAGACCTGGATTGACTCTTATAATATAACTGGTAAGGGACATTCACCATTCTCCTTGCATCTAAGACGTACAGGTAGTGTTCATCATAATCGAAATAGATCCCTTGAAACCCTCTTCGACCATAACCCCGTTCTAAATCTGGGATAGTCATCAAAAGCTTCTGAGTAAACCATTCCATAAACTTACTTAACACTTCTTCCCATAACGCAAAAGCTTCATCATTAAGCTCATGGGGTCTTGATGCTTCTATTTGTTTCCAATATTCTTGTTCCGGGATAGATTGTTCTAATACTGCAATCAATCGATTAAACTCTTCTTCAAACGAATAAAACTTTAAATGATTCGGGAAGTAATAGCTCATCGTATTCTGAAAGTAATTGATAATCTCACCAATCTGAAGAATATAAAGCTGATTACGCGGTAATGGTACCATTTGCTACCTCTTCGTAATACCGACGTATCCGATAATCCTGTAACTCAATAAAGATCAAATCAAAAGGAGTTTCAATCATCCGGTATTCCATAAAGGGATTACTAAATAATTGATGAAGACCCAATGATTCATCTAAGTGTTGACAGAACTGACCACTGGCTTCATCTCCGATATATTGAAGAACCGTAATGTGGTCATAGCCTTCAAAACGATACGGGATATTCACATCCACATGGTTATGAATCAGGAAAGAAGCGAGATAATACAAGAATCCTTTCGCTAATCGATCTGGACCATGATAATCAACGACTCGGATACGTCCAGTATGGATGGATAACTCCTGTCTAAAATAACTGGATACGACCTTATCCATGAGATCACGATGACGTTGTGGATTTTCGTATTTTAATGGGAATTCGGTTATCCCTATTTTAAATAAGACATGACCAATCCAATGTTCAAATAAAGCGGATAATTGTTGCTTACGAAAGACGACGGATTTGTTCTGAGTTATAGAAGGGATGGACACCATAATATTGAAATCTCTCTGTTAAATAGGGGTCTTTATTGACTTGACAATCGATATAAATCACCCCATCATTAAATGATACGGCTTGTATTTCAGTCGGATGCATGGTATATTCGGCAAGATGTCGGATAATTCCTTGCAATCTAAAACTAAACCGCTGAATAATCTCTCGAATAATATCATTCTTCCAGTCATCGAGGTATTCTCGATTAAAGTAGTCTGGTATCGTTTCTCTCCCAGCCATGGAGATATAATCCAATTCTTTTGGTAAACCATATCCGATCGTGGCTGAAAACGCATATTCGATGATTGTCTGTTCTTCATCGTAAGTACAACGATGTTGCTTCATGTATTCTTGAACATCGTAGAGTTCGTAGATAAATCGAACGGATTCGATTGGATAGTTCTCAACGTGCATGTTCACCTCTTTTTGATAATACGTAAAATAAGGCTATAGAATAGCTTTGTACAGAGAGTTAGTGCTTATCCTAGTCATTTATCGGATTGAAGATAAAAATCGATCTATGCTCGATTTAGACAGCATATATCCCACTATCTTCGGATAGTGGGATACGAACGAACGATTAGAATACCATACCGTCATCTTCAACTTGACTGTTCTTACCAGCCAGTGCTTCAGTCTTCGGTTTAGCCACTGCACTTTCTTCATAACGTTGAAGACGTTTCTTCAAGTTATTAAAGATGTCTTGTACATGACCTTGTGAAATGATGAAGTGAAGATCACCTTCTTTCAATACTGGATGGATTGGATAACCAACAGTAGAATACTCAGGTTCTAATTCAGAAGGGGTTGCACCGTATTCATGCATTAATGAAGCCGCTGAGATCGGATAATCGATGGTCGCTGCTTTCTCTACAGATGATTCGATATAGAGCAACGATAACCCTTCCTTCACTTCAGTCACTTTACTGAACTCAACAAAGTTAGCTACGTCACAGGTATCTAACTCACGGTTTTCACGTGATGCTAATAGAGATAAGCTATTGATCACCACATGCATTAAACGGTCATTATGACTACGTGGATTCTCTGCAGAGTTATGCACGTAAGCAATCACAATAGGTTTACCGATTTTACGAGAAATCGTATCTAATGATTGTAATGACTTGATGGTGTTATCAGTCGTGATTTTAGATTCTTCTGAACCTACTACTAAGGCAATGACGGTTTCACCTTTCTCTAAAAGTTCTTTAATCAATAAAGAACCAATGATATTACCGCTACCACCTGATGCAGAGAAGGCGACTAAGTTAACATCCATTGGTGGGAACTTCAATACCATCGCTTTGATGTTCTTAGAGATCTCATGGTAGTTGGTACTACGTAGTTTACCACTGCCATCGATCCCTTCAAAGATAAAGGCTTGCTCTTCTTTTACACTCCCATCTTTCGGTAAGTTCGATAAAGAAGTATCAATAAAACAAGTATGCACATCAGCATAACCATCACGTGAATCTAATTTCACGTAGGGAAGGGCTAAGTTGATCCCACAGCCTGATGCACCATAAAAACGAATTTGTCCTTTAGACATGGAGTACTCCTATAAGTGTTGTTGACTAAAAGGTGTTCTGTAGATACTGTGTGACTTACGATCGATATGGTCACACAACAAAACACGTGTTTTAAATTTAAAAAATGAGAAAATAGAAATATGGACGCATTACGTTACGCGGTAAATACGATCAAACAAAAAATACCTAAACGCATCCTAGAAGCCGTTTTCTTACCTAAAGAGTATTATCAATTACGGCGTGCTCCTTACATGGCGAACAATATCGATGACGAAATCATCAATAAAGTCATCATGGGAAGAGTACGACACGATTGTAATACTGCAGGAGCTCAAGAAGTCACCATTCCGTTACGTACGGTCAATCCCGAATTCATTGACAATGATAAATACGTTTATCATATCCCTAAGCAGCTCACTGGAGGAAGAACGATCACTTCAGCGATCTCTGTTATCCTCTATTCCATGGGAAATATCTCCTCTGGATTAGATGGATTCTTAGGGACCAATAGTATCGGGATGAGTACCTGCGATATCGGTACCATGAATCCTGTTAAAGCGGTAGGTAATGCTTATTCACCACAGGTAGCCGTTGAAACGACCAACGTACGTGTCATCGGTGACAACATGGTGTTAGTACAAGATCTAGTAGGGCCAGGTGGAGATCGTCATCTCCGCTGCATGGTATCCCATGATGCCCAATTTAGTAATCTTGATCCTACTACTTGGAAAGCATTCGCTCAGCTCTGTGTCTTAGCTTGTAAAGCGTATATCTATAACGATCTGGTGATCGAAATGGATACCGCTCAGATCCATGCTGGTCATGAACTGAATGCCTTCAAAGATCGGGTAGAAAGTTACGCAGATGCAGACGATCTTTACGAGGAATACTACAACGAGAAATGGCGTAAAATCCAATACTTCTCAGATAAACCTCGTTATGCTCGTTTTGTATCAAGTTTGATCGGTCGCTATAAATAACCCCTAAAATATATTCCCTCTAATAGGTAATATAGGGGTATAATCTTTATAAAGAGCTTAGTCCGGGAAGTGGGTCTCTGCTTCTCGGATTATGTCGGATAACTTGCGATCGTATTTTTGAAGTAATAATGGGGTGGTATCAATCCCATGATTATCTCGATATTTGATCGTATCGATGAAATCAGGTTTGACTTCCAATAAAACTGCTCTTAAGATACGAATCGTAATCAATTGACATCGCATTTGATCCATGATAACCTCTCGATCATCCCCTTCAAAGATCTCTGGATGAAGCGCTTCGTAATGTTTATCCCAATTCTTTAACTGTTTGACTTTATCAATCAATGGAGAGAATACCTCATCCCAATAACGTTGACCATGTGGATACGTCAATAACGTAAGTTTGAACTCTTCTAATATCTCATCATCGTACGTGCCTAACGCGATCGATAAGAAGACCCGCAACATGACTAACTCGTAGTTATAGATAGGACTCGTAGCGACCTGTGCTTCAGGATCATCAGTCGCTAAAAGAAGATCATTACCTTTAAAAAGGAAGGCAACGTTCTCAACTAAGGTAATACGATGACAGATCGGTAACGTATATTTCTCTAGGATCTCTAAAACTTCTTTCTCAAGATCTGGATGATCTTGACTCAATGCTTGACCGATTGATTTAGCCATCACGGCGACGGTAAACAATAGCACTTCTTTAACATCTTCTTTAGATGAGGTAATCAAACGATAATATTTACGGTTGATCTTTTCTTCTTCAGTCTTATAGAAAAGACGTTCCATAAAGTTAAGATCACCTAACCCTTTCAAGTTTTGAAATACGGACGCTAAGAACGTGTTACGGGCTTTCTGATTCTTTTTGATCGCATCATGACGAACAGGAAAGGGGATCAATGGGTTGATCATGCGATCAATATAAAGGATATTCGAAATCACTCGAGAGTTCTTCTCTGGATCAAATTCTTTTTTCATGAACGTATTGAAATCTTTAAATAAAATAGCCATATGGCCTCCTAGTATTAACATGTTGAATAGATGGGACATAAGTGGGCTAGTTTGACCTAGCCCACTACTAAATTAAAACATTATTTTATTCCATTGAAGACCAAGAGATCTTCAAAGAATGGAATAATCAAATCGTTTGCGGTTGGATAACGCTCAATGAACGTATTCGCATAAAGTTGGATACGTGTCTGTTGATACGGTTGTAAGCGTGAAACTAAAGCCGGTACCCATTTTGCTAAGAAGAGAACAGGAAGATAATCTTTTGTTTCTTCTTGATAAAACGTATCAGAAAGATCTTCACGGAAGTTATCCAGTAAGAATGCTCTTAATAACGGATAATGCTGAAAACGCTCATTGATGAGGGTATTATAACGCTCACGTGCTTGAGACTGTTGTTCCGTGATTCCATTAAGGTCTTCTTTTGCTTCTTGAAGGGTTTGTTGGATCGATTCATTCATCGTACGGATTCTCCAAATGTTCTTCTGGTGCTTCCTCAGTCAGGTGTTTGCACACATCGTTCACGTAAGACAAGAACGATGAATTCAACGTACAACCGGCTAAGATAGGACGTAAACGTCTATCAATGGACGCAATCGATAACTGATTCAATGCCGTAATCAAGGATGGCACGATACCGTAATAAATATTCCCTTGATGGAAATCCCCTTCTCGAAATATCTTCACAAGATACGTTGGATCCTGTATGACCGTTTCAAAGATATCGGAAAGCTGGAAGTAACGAGCACGGATAGCTTGACGATCTAAGATCCCTAACTGCATGGAGATATTCAGATAACGAGATTGGTTATCTCGTGTATAAAATACCGAACGTGAACAAGCTCGTAATACCGATCTCACAAACAACTGAAATCCATTATGCGAAGATAAGGCAAGTTCGATATCTTGCATGGTAAAGCTACGATCTAATCCGTTCAATAAACGTTGGATCAATTTCTTTTGCTCATGCACATGCTGTTCATATTCCTTCAAGTCATGAAGGATATGGTCAGGAAAATAGATATCGTCACCAACCCCTACGAGGTTCAATAAAATCCGTAAACGCTCATGAAGATGAGTCGCATCGGGTTTCTTTTTAAATCTCAGTGATCGGATAAAACCTAACATGTGGGTACCTCGTATAGACGTTTCTTTTTCACTCGTACCTTGATATCCGAGACTTTGATCTTCGGTATATCAAGTCGACGTTGGGCTGGCTTCTCTTTAAGATGATAATCCTCTAAGAAAGCCGGTTTAACGGTCTCTTCCTTTTTACGGATAGGACGAGTGAGTTTGATGTGACCCACATGGATTTCATGCGGTCCAACTTGTTCTTTAAATTGATAATAATGAAAATGTTCTTCACCCCGTTCAAAGTAGTAATGCGTATTTAACGCAATCAAAACTTCATCAATGAAGTAAACGACTTCAGGATCGATACGATCCTTCGCTAACTTCGCTAATTGGTTAAAGAACGCCATGTAATTATAGAAGTGACCAATAAACCCATCCGATTCTTTTTGGATCTTCTTCAATAAATCTTGCGCTAATTCGGTACGAGGTACACGATAGTTCGAAATAAACGTACGGATGTATCGCCAATAATTAGGACAACCTTGTTGGAATACTTCCGATAAGAGATGACGATGGTAAACCGTTTCACAGATCGTTTCGTCGAAGATATAAAGCCGTTTCAACTCGATCAAGTTAATATACTTCTTCATGAGATGATAACGGACCACGAACAAACAATCGTATAAAGGTCCATGTTTAACTTGTTCTCTTAATTGGGTCATTTTAGCGTTGATGATTGCTAACGCTTTTGTCCAATCTTCTAAACAAGGTAAGATCTCTTCTTCCTTGAGTTTTCTCACATCACATCCATCCAGGAGTGCTTTAACCGCACTCTTGAAGTTATCGAAAAAATGGATAGGGTCATCACAGTTGACGGGTACTTCTTGTAGCTTATTTACATGATGGTAAATATTACTGAGCGTCAACATGAGCTTCTACCGTATCTTCTTTAATGTTCTCGGCGTATTTTAAACGTCTGTTCGCTAGTTCTTCTTCGCTGGTTTTATAGAACACGTCGTAGAAGAATTTATCGTAAATCATATCGAACGCTTCTTTCGCTGAAGTCAATGGTAGCGTTTCGATTTCTAAGAAGGTCAGATAATCATAATGCATTTTATACGCATTCTCGATCACATCTTTTAATTGTTCAAAGGTGAACGGTTTAATCATTCCTTCGATTAATTCTTTCGCAATCGTGGTGACTGCTTGTTGGACTTGATAAGAGAAGTATTGGGTAGACACCATCAATAACTGGTGATCTAGTTTTTGGTATTCTTCGTGGATGCCTTGATGGTTCACTGGATAATATAATGCCATATGGAATAACTGTAAGCGTTGTAAATCACGTGCTAAGTCTTTCGCTTCTTTTTCAAACGCTTCATCAAGTTTACCATGTTGAACCAATAATGGAACAAAGTTCGCATTATTCATCCATTGGTTTAATTCTGGGGAATCCGGTGCCACTACCCAAGGAGACACCCCTTCTTCATGCCCTTTCCCTTCACGGAGTTGAGTTGTTAAGAATTCATCTGCGTAATCTAAAAACTTCTTAAACGAAGCTTGCTGGTCTTTTATTTTATTGATTTCTGCTTCACCAAACTGATCAAGAAAAGCCTGTAGTTGTTCTTCTGGTGATAGGGCTGGAGTTTCTTCTACCTGATCGATTGGTTGTTGTTCATTCGTGTCGGTCATGAGGTATTTTCCTTTTTAAAATAAATTGAATCTGATTTAAAGCCTGCTCGATAAAAACACCAAGCATAAAAGTGATGGAATTTTTATTCCATCACTCAATCACGTATAAGAAGTCGTTAAATTTATTTATCCAAATAACGGAATGGATTTTGTTTCTTTTTAGCCGGTGAAGTATATTTCCCTTCACGACCATGACGAGTAGAATCCGATTCTACCATGTCAATACAAGGTACCACACGAGCTTTTGGATCTTTGTTTGGTTTCGCTTTAGGTTCTTCTGAAGGTTGTTCTTCTTTTGCTTTCATGTAGTTATCATAAGCTTCTTTGGCTAACTCGATTTCGTCCACCGTAGGCGCAGTACAACTCTCTGGTGGGGTAGGTGCTTTTGCTGGACGAAAAGCATTAAATAGTTTCTTAAAAATTCCCATGGTATTGATTCTCCTAAGAAAAAAATTAAGGGAGAGGAAAAGAGGAAACACCCCTCCCTTAGTATTTAAGATTCGATCAACCCATACATCCGATAAAGATCTTGATAGAGTTTTACTGCACCTTTTTCAGATAACCCAAATGGAGCCACCTGATAAACGGGTCTTGCAGCGGTTTCAAGATAGCGTGTATAGAGCTGAACCTTAGTAATATCTTCATTACATAAATCTGTCGATAGATGTCGAGCAAAGATATCTTTAAGTTCTTCATGAATATGCGCGGTTGGGTTGTGAGGTGAATCGGCTTCAAGCATCGATTCTCCTTTCTGTAAACAGAATGCACAACGGTTCACGTAGAGAGAGTATTCCGTGATATCGATCAAACTTTGTCGTTGGAATAACGTTTCGTAAATTAATCGGCGCTCTTCCTCATCGGTCATGTGGTCATATTGTTCAAAGAAAGCTTTTATAGCATCAGTAAACCACACCATGGATTCACGAAGTTTAGGCGAATATTGATTAAAGCGGTCTGTCTGTTCAAATGTGATCGAATAATCCGTCATCAACAAATTATCATTTAACTCATCCATTTTCACTTTAACGTTAAAAGCCGTAAGAGATACATCAGACATTAGTCATACCCTCTTGCGATAGGCTCAACTTTAAGATACGCTAAGTGTTGTTCCCATAGATCGATCAATTCACGATCTTGGAAATCACGAATCACTTCTACATCGAATGGAAGTTTCGATAAGAAATCATTCCCTGCTTCAAGGTATTTACGAATCGTATCTTTACGTAATGCATCGGCTTTTGATAAGGTTGGTTTCGTAGCCGTTTCTAACGCTACTACTTCATCGTTGCTGTTACCTGGACCATCATTGCTATTATCTTCGCTTTGTAGCGGATAAATATGAGGTTTATTGATCGCATGGATCACGTGAAGTTCACCGGGACGATAACCCGTTTTACTATCTAGACCGCTACCTGGGAGAGGTTGTTGTACTGGAGTCCACTCTACAACCTCTTTCTTCACGTAAATAAAGTTACTTAACTCATGGTCTTTATAGATCGCAAGTAATGCTTTAGCATGACGATACATCGGAGTAAAAGCTTCAACACTAAAATTCCATGGACCGTCTTTAAGATCGTTGAGATAACGATAGATTTCAAGGGGACTTTTCTCGCGATTATCTTGAATATATTCTACCCAACTAATAAATTTTGAGTCCAGATAAACCATATGGAATTGTTTCTCGAGATTAACCAACCATTCATTGATTTTCTCTAACCCAGGGTAATCAATATAATTCGCTGGATCTAGGTATTTCGCTTCTGGATTCACACAAGCTATTCTTCCGTCTTTCATATTTCATTCCTTCAAACATAACTCCATCAAGTAACTTGACCTGATGGAGTACGGCTATTTATTCTTAGAGATCACTCTCATCTTCGGTAAGATCACCTTCTAGATCGAAAATGATCGATACACCATTTACGGCTTCTTCAGTTTGCTGTACAAGCTCTTCCATGGTGTTTGCGATATCTTCGGTGATATTCGCTTCTACAAAGCCGATATTATCGTCTTCTACACGCGTTAAGATATTATCGTCCAGTAAAGTTTTGATCGTGTTAGCCGCTTCGACTACACGTTCTACGATTTGTTGATTTTGTTCTTCTAAAGCCATGTTATACTCCTCATGTTGAATGTGACAATTTCGTGGAAAGAATGATTCCACAAATGGCTAAGATGTTTAGGATAAATCTACCGATTATTTATCGGAACAGACTTTACCCAGTTTTTGGATATAGGTGGATAACTCACGTTGACGTAATGGGGTCGCATGGTTATCACTTTTGATCTCATTCAGAACAGAAAGCTTATCTGGACATTTCATCAATGAGATACCGTACTCAAAGGTTTCAAAGTCTTTCGCTTCTTCCAGCAAAGACTGAACTTCAGATACCACTTCAGCACGACTAAAGGTTGCATCATTGATAGTAATCTTTTCTTCTGCTTGTACCGTAGAAGAAAGGGCGAGTAATCCCGCCCCTAATACCGTATAAATTGTTTTATTCAACATTATATTTACCATTTGGATTCATCGTACATTTTGCATTAATATCAATAACTGCATCAAGAACCTCTGAATTACCGCCGGTTTGTTCTGCAAGTCTTGAAATTAGATGGTGGGCTAATTCGCAAGGTTCACCTGCAAGTGTAGATGCCCAATCCCATGCTGTTGGACGAGCACCGCGACTTTGAAACTGTTGATACCATTTACGAAGTTGTTGATCATAAATCTGTTCAGCTTGTGCAAGATTCACACGTGCACCATTTGATAATACGTAAACTTTATTTGGATTAACTAGCGCATTTGCATTCGTTGCAGCTAACACAAATGTAATCGTTGCAATAATTTTCTTCATGAGATACCCCTTAGATTAGAAGTTATTTTTCTTACAGGATTTGTTGAGTTTATTTAACTCTTTGACGATATCTTCGGCGTAGTATGGGTCTTGTTTCACCCAGTACATTTTACCGATTTCAGATTTAAAACGGTTTAACGCACCACAGCTAACAAATTTTGCTTCATCACGAATTGTTTTTGCATCGAAATTAGTGCGTTCGTAACCTGCTGTTAAGATTTGACGGAAGTCTTCAGCCCATTGACCGTATTCAACTGGTTCATCATTTCTCAAACCGATGACATCGATGTCACTGACTACAGGAGTAGCGTGAGCAGAAGAGATAGTAGATGCTGCGATAACTGCACCGAATGCAACTGAAGCGAGAGTTTTGATAGTTAAGTTTTTCATAATTTAATTTCCTATTGTTGGTTGGTTGATAAAAAGGGTTAGTTAGATTGAACGAAACTTGTTTGTTAAGAGCGAAGCAAGTTTCACTTGTACTGGATCATTACGGTCATACGTCCGTAAATGCATCACAGCGTTTAACAGCGTGTTTAATCGAGGATAATCGATTAATGACTCAGGTTCATTTAAAATCTTCTCTATTGTCGTGAGAAGATTATTTACGGCAGCATTTTCAAGTCCTTCATCTGACTCAGCTTTTTGATATCGTTGACGATAGATATTAATATCGTTATTCATTTTGGTACTCCTTGTGGATAGATGTCGTCTAATGTTAATTTGTATCCTTTCTCATTGAAGAAATTAATCAATTTATTTCGGATACGATCCTGCATGTTGTATTCACCATATTTCAATTGGCTAATAATACCACTTGCTATCTTAGATTGCTTTGCAAACTGCGTATTCGAAATAGCATGAGTAGTACAATACCAGCTAATCAATGAATAAGCTTGATTCGGATCTTTTTGATTAGATTCTGGTAAGGTTTTAACATGACGAAGGAAATCTTCCTTCCATTTACGTCCAGGTAAAGTTTCCTCACTGTTTGGAGAAAGCTCATCAAGTTTCTTAACTAACGCTTCTCTGATTTTATCCGCAGTATCAAAGTTTTCTTTAATTGCTTCTGCTGTCATGTAGGTTCCTAACTGGAACCCTAATGTAAAGATCACGGCTGTTGGATAATCGGCTAACGCATTAATTTTCTCTAATGCGTCTTCTAATGTTTGTGGGTAATCTAGATTCATCGATCATTCCCTCCTTATGGGTCATGATGTATTCTACGATCGTAAAAAGAGAGTCGAAAACCCTCTCTCTAATAGGTAATATCAGTCTATAATTTTGATAGGATCAGATGAGATCATTTTAAAACTTTCACTGGAGATTTCCAATCAGCCAATGTCATTTTAAAAGTGATAAAGTAAGGAAAATAGATCGGTAATGGAATTGCTTTTTCTAATTCAGATAAATCTAATCTTACCAAATGATCTTCATCATTCTGATGGATATCTATCTTAATCTCAGGATAATTATTTCTTAAATTGTTAATGAATGTCTGAATTTGAAATAACGTCACTTTATCTAAACCCCATTCACCACATCTATCGTTTGTCACTAGACGGTAATCATCACTCATAACTCCATCCTTATTTTAGTTTAAAACTTACTCTCTATTAGGTAATATAAACTTATAGTTTTGATAGGGTAGACCTTATCCCTCTCTAAAACGCTCTCATTCGTTCATAGACGCATTTTATCGTCTTATCCTACTCATTACTCATCTCATCAAACATAATGCCATGAGCGTCGTATTTAGACGTCTCACAGCACCACATCATATTCTTTTTCCAGATAGATTAATTCAATCCGTATTTCGCTAACAGTAGATCTAAGTATTCGTACTCGATGTTATTTAGACGACGAGCGTATTGGATACTGATCACCCCACTCACTGCTAACGCGACTAAGATCTGCTCGATGTAAAGATACGGGTTCGTTAATTGTCCTAAATACGCTAACCAAATCATATCCTTGATGCGATGACGATGCAGGATCATGTCCTTATAAGTCGTCACCCATTGGCTCACGGTTTCTAAAAACCCAAAGTTATCTTCACGAGCGATCATATCGTCGATGATCATACAACCCATATAGACGTGTTCTTCGATACTTTGATCTTGACGTGTCCCTGCATGAAGTAACGCGATGATGGCTTTCATCATGTCAGGTGTCACCCCCATCTTTTGGCTGATCTCAGTCAGTTGTTCTAATTGAGGTTTGCGTCCATAGATGCGACTCACCAAAAGTTCTTCTACGTCGGGTTGTGGATCCTCTTCGTATTCATATCTCATTTTATTTTATCCGTTGTTCTTGATGCTAAACTAAAAGATCGTCTTATCAGCATGGATACAACAGATCCTATTTATTTTTCATGCCATATAGCGAGATCGTGATCTTCAACGTATGGTTTCGTTTTGTTATTTTAGTTTTTTTCGTTATACGTATCACGGTATGCTTACTTTTACATTGCTTTCTAGTCGTTGATCTTGATGATGCTTTCCAAAAACAAATAGTCCTATCGTACTACTTCATGCGTATAAGATCGATACTGCGTAAGATCATGGCTCATGATCGATAGGCTTCTCACACCTACCAATACGTAAAAATAAACCGACTGCCCTATCGATCAGTTTAAAGCAGGGTACGTGGATCCCATCCACGGTGTCGTCCAGCTTGAGGAAGAGAGATCGATGTATCGGTCTGTCGTCCTCAAGGTAGACACTCACTATTCTAAAGCTTAGCATCCGCTGATCAAATGATCTCGACCCCTGTGGTCAAGAGATCACCGTAGTAGGAAGTAAAGCTGTACACTTGTTGCGAAGCAACATCGCATGGATAACCATGAATCTATTTTACATTTAACGCAGTAGCAAACGAAAGAGTGAGGATGTAATCCGAACGGGTTTGCTACGCAGTGCTAGGTAAAATAGATGAAATGGTCAAAAACCATTTCAAAGAAAAAAATAAAACGACCGATTAGAGAGATCCTCTTCAAAAAGGATCTCTCTGGGTCGAGTTAAATAAAAACACTACGGCGTTAACTCCTATTGAGTTAACGCGAATGTTTATCTTTTTCGAAAGAAAAAGATAAATGTTCAACTCCAAATTTTAATAAAAATAGATAGCAATAGCTTAATTTGTAAATCTCTACTACTCTATAAATATTAAATGTGAGGAGGGGGGATCCCGTTCGAAGGAGTGAGGACGGGAGACCACCGACGAACATCTATGGGAGGGACCTATTTTTACTGCTTGAGAAGGTCTTTTTAAATTCTTCATCATATATCCAATTAAAAGTATAACTTAACTTAATAAATAAACCTTTTAACGCATCTAACATGATCAGGTCAAATGATGTTAGATTTGGGATCTTATTGAAGCAAACAAGATTCATCTTGTCGATCTCGAGTATCGATAGCGTTTCTCCTGATTTTGAACCACAAGGTAGATTAGTAAGACGTTTATACACGTCTCTATAAGTCACCTTATCACTTTCATCTATTACCCCATCTTTCTTGATAAGTAATTCCATTAAACCGCCAACACTACTTGCAATTTCTTTGATGTTAGAATCAAGATTCGGATTCTTCTCCAAATATAATTTGATAACTAACAACGGATCGACGTCAATTAATCTATCAACTGATTCAACAACTTTAAGAAGATTCTTTAACGTTTCCTCAAGCAGTTCTAGTGTTCTCATTTTTAAAGATAGATGATTTAAACTGTTTACGGATTCCAAGGTGGTAAATATTTTACCTAATCCGTCATGAGCCTTTTGCGTTTTATCATAAGCTCGTTCAACATGTTCCGGATATCCGTATGGTTTAAAAATAGTCGGTTTACCTTCATGAATATAATAACGATGATGGTAATTGTTAAACCGGGAAAGAACACCGTACAATTTAGCTTTCACCAGATTAATATCTTCAGTAACATCTCTTTCAAATAGATCTCTTATCCCATTGGTCGATTCATCGGCATAATTGATTGTCAATTCCTCAACCCCATGATCCCAGTTTAACGCTAACCCAATATTCGTGTGATTAACGGATTTTGTGAGTATAGTGATTTCTCTCGATAAAATCAAGAATAATCGCCATGTTTCAAAAATATAGGATGATTTAGGCGAGTTTTTATCGCTAAGATTGGACGAATTATAAAATACCGTTTGAATCCTATTTAGATTATAAAGGAATAAGTCCAGATAGCTGGCTAATTGTCGAGATAACTTTAACTTTTCTTTTTGATCGAATATTGTAAGATTGCCGAACGCTAATCTGGCATTTCTTTTAACTTGATACACGATCGTTCGAACCGTATTTGGGTTTAACGCGAATACGTCCAAGGTATTTAGTTTCTCGGCCTGATTAATGGTTTCAAGCAGTTTAGAATACTCTTGGCTGGCGAATTCAGCTGGAGTAAGAAATTTTTTGTTTGAATCTGAATTTGATTCAATGTTTGTATTAGACATTTAGATTTCTCCCTTTGTCTGTAAAAGTAATATAACGAAGATCACTGAATTAACCCAATGATCTTCACCTGAAAAGAGGGTCAAAACCCTCCCTCAAGTAGGTCATGTAAGTCTATAATTTCGATATGTTACCAACTTATTAGGGAAAATAGACATGTCTTTAACGAATCTAAAAGCGGTTTTCGATCATCATTTCCAAAATACCGCATTCGATAATCAATTCTGTAAACGAGTAGAACAATTTGTTAAATCTTTTTTAGGGAAGAATGATGCACATGTGTCATTCTTTGGTGGGAATCTATTAGGTGTGCATCCTGTACGCTGGAACTACAGCGATACGGATTACTGGTGGGATGAGATCTTTGATGTCATGGATGGTCCACTCCAACAAGATCTGAATAAACTACCCGATATCAAATCTAATCGAGTCGTCTCTTCTGATGTCCTTAACCATGCGATGATCTATAGTCTTTATCGCATCCATCATGCGAATATCTCAGAAGATCTTAAAAACAAAACGAAAGTCCGTATCATGTTAGCGTTAAACATGAAGTTCATCTGTTCTTTAGCCGCGCATTATTTTAAATACCCTGCTGATGAAGGTGTCGCAATTAAGACGTATAACAAGCTCTCTAAGCGATTTGATTTAAAGTCGACGGGTAGTTGGGGTAAGATGCTTTTACAGCGTTCTGAAGCGTTTGTGGGGCCTTCTGGACGATATTATAAATCGTATACGACGTATACCGATGATATCGAGATCATCAAGATGTTGAATGATGCACAAGGACGGATACGTGAAACCTTTAAAGAGATCACGGCAGTCTATTATCAAACCCTTGAAGAGAAAACCAAAGTCTTGAGTAATAGTGCGACGGTAGAGATAGATGGGACGAGATTATTAAAAGATATCGAACGTCAAACATCGAAGTATATCCGATACTTGAAAACCACGATAGCAGAACGAGATGGGTACATCAAGGATGAGTTACAGTATATCGTACAACAAGCTGTACCCTCCATGAATAAGGAAGTGTATGATAAGATCCAGAATGCCTTATTAGATAACTACGTGAATACTCGACATTCTAAAAATCTGAATAGAATGATAGATAGCCTGTTAGCTTTCTCATTTGAATTATTGAAGAACGATGAGATCCGTCACAATGATCTACCGGCTATCGTGTATCGATTGAAGTTTATTTACTTATCAGGTCGTATCAAGGATGAATCATTAGAGCATGCTAAGCAGGACTTCATGAAGTTAGCTGCCGTAGCGGATAAACGATTAAAAGGTTCTCCGTTAGTGCCTGAACGCTGTGCATTCTTCCTATACTTGATCTTGAGAACCTTAACGATGAGTTTTTATAGATAGGTGGAAACAATATGGTATTATATCATTTTTATTTAAGACCTTCTCAGAAAGCGATCAGTGAGGCATTTGAATCGATCTCTGAAGAAGAACATTCGTTAGAAGGGTTTTCTCTTAATGAAGCAAAAGAAAAACTTAAGAAACTGATTACAAAAGTAAGAGAAGTTATCCGAAATGTATTTAAGAAAATTCTTAAGTTTATTCAAAAAGGATTTTCTTATCTGATCGGATGGTTTAAGAATGATCAGAAGAAATTTGAAATGATTCAAAGGATTTTGGATGATAAGGACAAGTTAGTGCTTTATAAGAAAGCAATAATGTCCATGTATACGAGAACTCCGCCAATTGTTAACCATGATGGTTCTCTGATCGATTTAGATCAATTTGAAAAGGATAAGGATTGGTATTTAAAACAAGTAGAAGATGGAACAATTACCCCATTTAAAGAATTTAGCCAAACTTGTTATATTGTAAGGAGTAATTACCTGGAATCAAATGGGATGGTGGTAACCGAACCTGAACAATTAAAAGGTTTAACCGTTAAATCCGTGGAGAATCTTTTTAACCTTAAAACCATGGATAGGTTAGAACGTGAAATCAGTAAACAGAAGTTACCCAATCAGATTTCAGATTTTGAAAAGACTTTAAATGATAAAGCATTGATGGCCGCCAAGGCTGAATCTGAAAATAAATATTTTATTCAAGTTCAGGCACGTACGATGAGAATGGTCTATTCGTTAAGAAATATTTTGACCATCTATCAATGTTTAGTTTTATTCTTTAAATCTACCATGTCTGAATTTTTAAAGAAAGATATATTTATTGAACCTTTCTTGAAAAGTAAACAGAAAAATAAAACCCTTATTCATTTAAGCGGAAAAGAATTAACTGACAATATATTATATCCACGTTACCCTGGGGATGTATCAGAATTGGCGGTAAGAAAAGTATTTGGAAGCGAGGTTCTTCCTAAACGTGTTTCATTTTCGCCAACGATTGAAGAGGCAATACTCGGTATTCATCATCATGTATCAGGAGGTAGAATCATCGCCAAAAATGGTGAAATTTTCATTGACGTGTATATTTACGAGGGTATTCCAGATAAGAATACCCTCGTAATTAAAGAAAAATATACTGAAGCCCTTATTTTTGATTGGAATGATACCCATGAAATTGTTGTAGTCAAGAATCCAATCCGAGTAAAGAAAGTAAATAAGATTCGAGTATATTTAGAGCATATAGGTGAATCTAGCAAGAACGCTTCTGGGACGCTAACACATGAACCAAGGTATCGTTATCTACGTCATATAGTCCTATCTGAATGAGTTTCTTACCAATTGATCCCCATAATTCCAAGTGGTCGGTATATGATCGACCACTTGTTTCTTCGAGATACTTCACAATCATTTGAGATGAATCTCCAGTACATGATCCGATCGCATTTAAAACTCCTTTCTCAATCCATCCAACGTCTGGATAATTCTCAGCAATAACCGGTTTATCTGACCATGGATATCCTTCAAAATTATAATTAAATACAAGCATGATATCTGTTTGATTCGGATATTTTTCCATTCTAGATAATAATGCTTTTTTAATTCGTTTAAACTGATCTAAACGATACCCATGATGTTTCCAAATAAATAGAGTATTACTCGTAATCGTCTGATATGGTAATTCACCTGAATTAGGATACATGAATATTGGATATAAGGTTCCAAGACAACCGATCTTTTGTTCTCTATTAAGATGAGTGAATTTTCTTGAAGAAAGTCTAGAATATGGAAGATATTGTTCAAGAAAATCAAATAATTGTTTTCGATGATATTTGTCATCATATTGGATTTGTTTTACTTTAAAATCATATCTTCCATCGTTTATATTCTCGGCGAAATTTAATAACGATTGTATCTTAGTAAACATTTTTTCACCAGTAGGATCGTAAGGATTAAATTCGCATAGATCTTCAATATAATCGTCGATTTGGTCGATGATGTCTTTTTCTTTTAGTTTATCTGGTAAGATAAACCAATCGTTTAGTTCTTCAGCAATGGACGACCATAAATTTAAATAAGAAGAAATATCTTGTCCTTTATAATCATTGAGATATTTTTTTTCCATTGAATAAAAGCTTACAGTGTAGATATCCGTTGATAAACCAAATATTAACCGATACTCCATTGTATCTTGATTTTGTTTACGTTTTTCTAAGAAACGACGATACCCTTCTTTTTGATAATAACCAAATATCGAAGAAAGATTCTTTGGTTTATTTGTGTCAACCATTAAATCAAAGAAACTATCAAATACATCTAGTAATAGTGTAAATAGTTTAGCATCATATTTGTGACAACGCCAAATGAATAATGTATTTACAATAATAGACCAACGATTAAATAAACAATAACCATTTACGTATTGCCGATTAACAATACTTACAAGTATTCTCATTTGTTCTTTGGTTAATTGGATGGAAGGTCTCTCATGTAGATGAGAATATGGGAAATAAATCTTAATCAATTGGATGATGTAACGATATGGAATATGATCACATGGTAGATTCAATAACTCTTCTTTTAATTTTTCATTCCCACTATTCTTGATTAAATCGATTATGGTTTGGATTTGGTTGGATATTTGAAACCATTGTTTTTCAGTAATATTAAATTGACAAAAAGATTCGATGATATCATCGATTTGTTTGATTGTGTTATCCATCGTTATTTCTCCAAAAAAAAAATAAGTATAAAATATAGGGACGGAAATCCGTCCCTATATGCCCGATTAGAAGCGATCATCCTCGAAGTCTTCTTCGAGGTTAGGTTCCATCTCTTCCTTCACTGGAAGATTCTCATATCCCAATATAGTGAGCAATTCATCGGCGACACCGATTTGCTCTTTCGATACACCTTGGAAGATGCTATCGTAAACTGGGAACAACTCCCATTTACGAATGTAGTCGTAGAATGGGCGATTACGGTAGAATTTTAAGTATGGTAATAACACCGCAATCATTTTATTGATTTCACCATTGTTTAGAGCAGCGATCAATAATAAATCAAAATGATTGAAGTCAATCATTTTGTTACTATATCTTCTCTTTTCTTCATCCCATTGAATGTCGATGAAACTCCCTGCTGAGAGATGGGTTACATCATTACTGGTGTAATTACCATCTATTGGAGCATCCGTCAAATCCACAATGAACCACAATGTACCGTCATTAACCGGTACATTGTTAATAAGGTCTTCTGCGACGTTGGCTAGGGTATAACCAACGTTATGGTTATACCCCAATAACTCCCATAGGTGGAAAATATTTCCCACCATAATCCGCTTCTCTTCATCGTTGAGGACAGAAGGGTTTAAACGGAAAGCATTGAGTACATTTAGATACGTACTCAATACGTTTGGTTTGATCTCAGGCTCCCGCTCTTTTGCGAACGGGATGTAGTTGCGAACTAATTCGATTAGTCGAACGGATTCGCTCTCATTCGCCTTGAGGAAATCTCTAAAGACATCCCCAAGGATCTCTGTGGATCCTTCTACTGGGGTTTCACTATACCCCAGTTGTCTCACTATGTTCTTGACTCTCCAATATTTAGAGTCGGATTTATTGAATCCGAACATGTGTTCGAATCCTTGATGGATTACTTGTAATGCTTTTTCCATAATGTTTATCCTCTTTAAGATATAGAAAAAATTAAAAATAAAACATGGGGAGATTTCCCCCCCATGCGATTAGTTTTGATGATTAGTTATTCACCGTCTCATCGATTGTTTCGATGACGGTAGATGCGTCACCGAACAACCCAATTCTTTTTCCTAAGAACCACCCAGCTGCTGTTACCGCACCAAGTCCTAAGGCACCGAGTAATACCTTGGTGCTAGTGCTTAGACCAGCTTCTTCAACGGCTTCTTTAGCTTGGCCGAAATGAGCTCTAGTTCCAGAAGTTAATTTCTCTTTAGCAGCTTTAAACTGCGCTTCAGCTTCAGAAGCTAATTTCTCAGCTTCTTCTTTTTCTTTTGCTGCCGCTTCAGAAGCTTTGATAGCTTCCTCTGCTTTCGCTTTTATCTCTTGGATTTGCTCCTCCGTAAGCTTAGAAGCTCGATTTTTGAACTCATGTGCCCATTCTTGAAAATTAGCTGGTTGTTGATCTTGAGTTTGGTTGTTTTGAGTGTTTTCCATAGTTTTATCCTCTTGTTGGAATTGTTGTTTAAAATTCTTCATCTGTTCCAAAGGGTTACCACGTACGTGTTTCACCTTTGGATTAACAATATTTCTCTTACGATCTAAGATAGCCAACTCAGGTTCGTTCGTCTCACGATCGTAAGATTTCACCGTGCTATAGCTCACAAGGAACTTAGCAGGGATCTCATTGTAATCATGGGTAAGAAACTTCACTAACCCACGATGATATAATGAAATCAATAGTGGCCATGCTTTACTTTTTAACTTAAAGTAAAGATCACCAACCTCTTCATCAAAACGAACGATCTGAGACACGATCTTGATGAAGGTGGTGTCATCCTGAAGGATGACTTGTCTCTTTTTACCTACGGTCAGATGAAGTTTAGTCCCTTCTAATCCATAGGCATTGATCAATACAAGGATCATGGTTTACTCCTTGTCCTGACTTTGTTGTTTAGCTTTATCAGCTAAACTACTTAATCGTTTGATGCGACTCATACTGTCGATCGCATCGTCCAGTTGATCGGCAACGTCACAGAACGTGCCGACCGTATAAGGTTTATTCCCGCTGACCATAAATGAGATCAAGCGAGAAGCATCAAAGCGGTTGAGGTTCTTCTCAACCACCTTGGTAGCAAAGTAATGGAGCGTTTTCGCATCCACGACTTTTTCATATCTAGATTCAGGAGTCATGTAGCCTCCTAAAGTGCAAGCATGATCCAGATGAAGGCGTAGAACAATACACCTCCAGCGATCATTTTTGATAATAATACTAAACGCTCTTTCCATGATAGAGCGCTGATAATTTCTTTGATTTCTGCGAATGCAGAGAATTGGTTATTTTGGTTTTCCATAGTGCCCTCCTTAAGGCTTAATCAAAATGAGAGAAGGGCACCCTTCTCTCGGTTAGGTAAAGTTGTTTTACATCCAGAATACCCTGGATGTCTTCCAAGTGATTAGTAATCGCCTACCACTTGGAAGATACAGTCGCTTACACGGCGTACTTTTAACCAGTAACCGTGATTGATGAATTCAGAAATATATAGATCAAATTCCTCACCAATAAGAGGAATTTCGGATGGTTGACTTTGTTTATCGTCATGTAGTGACCAACCGTAACTAATGTCTTGATTCGTATCTGGATTATGCTCTGATCCAAATTCGTTAAATTTATGGAATAAATGAGCAAGATCAAAATATTGCCCAACATCTACTCGATGGATACGAGTAGTTTGAATTTCACGGGCTTGTGTTGCTGTTAAAATAGCCATAATTACCCTCCTTAGGGTTCGGTAAAGGTTTAATAATTCGGTATATTTAATGTAGGGTTTTTTATAGAAGATCCCTACAAACTTCTAGGTTAGGTTATTTGCCCAACTTAATAATAGTCGGGTAACCTAGGCAGTCGTATAGGATTACGAACCCTTTCGACCAAAAATCTTCCATTTGTTGATGGAATTGGCCTAGGTCACCCGTTTTATGTTTAGTGATAAGCATGTTGCCTCCAACTAAATGTAAAACGAATCGAGGGATAGTTCCAGCTATCCCTCACCCGACTAGGTTAGAGCCTAAATAAATATCTCTATTTACCTAGTCTCTAATAGATTATATAAGTTTATAATTTCGATACCCTTACGGTATCGAACTATGTTTGGTCAAACATAGTCCGGTAGATTACCTCTACCGGATATTTACTAAGCTAAATCTTTAAATGTTGCACGTTCGAATAATATTTGTTGTTCTGCTTTTGACATTTCTAAGAAATCCTCCTTCTTAATAAAGATCCCATCTACGGTTAATCCTTTTCGTTTAGAGATAATTACATAAACCTCTTCTAAGATATCTTCTAATTTCCATCCTCTGATCTCAGCTAAACCAATTAACACGACGAGGATATCACCCATCGCATCTCTCATGCGTCCATTATTCTGACGTACAACGCTACCAGCTAACTCACCCGCTTCTTCAAATAGTTTTAACGTTTGTATGGTTAGATTTTCTTCATTGATTAATCCACGATCTAAAAACCATTGTTTGATTAAATCTGCTTGTACTTGTAAATCTGCCATTTTCTTTTTCCTCTATTGTTAAACAAAAAATAACATATACCCATCTCTATCCGTATCAAATCAAACATAATCGGAGGTAAGTTACCCTACCTCCTTAGTGTACACTATTTCTTATATTTACCACGTCCAAATAAACGAGCACCCCAATAGAAGATAAATGCTTTCCATTTAGGGATACCTAATACTAACATGGCTTCATGGAAAACAAGATCTGCTTCTGCTTTACTTCCGATCGCGTTATCGTAAAGGAAGTCATGTAATATCGCTGCTTTCGCATAAACATCATGAGGAGGGAAGATAGACCATAGTGGACGAGGGATCGTAGCAAGATCCGTAATGTACCCAGCAGGGACTACGATCTTCTCAAAACTACGATGTTTCTTCTCTTCTTCCGTGTAGTCTTCAGGACGTTTGATATTACCTGCGTTATCGTAGATAGGGTTACGATAATACGTGTAAGCCGTAAACAGTTCCCAACGATATAACCCATGCATCCGTACAATCGGGGGTGAAGTAAAACTACCCATATAGATTCGACCTCTTGTTGTTTTTATTGTCATGATTATTATAATGATAGAGTGTGTCGGTTATTCCGACATAAGGATCCTAATCCACCCTAGGCAGACTAGGATCTAAAAACAAACATTAGAGAGATCGTTTAGCAAAGACTTTTTCTTTACTCCCATATACGTTTAAGACAAATAGAATCACAAAAAATATACTGGAGTATTAAAACTCTATCTCACTTAGATTAAGTAAACATTTATGAGGGTTACCCTATCTATATGAGACATATACTCCTATATTCTCAACCATGTTGAATTACAAAAAAAAAACTATAGCGGGGAATTCCCCGCTATATGTTTGATCGTTATGGAAGTTGATCCATATAAGCAATCGTTGCTTCCGCTAACTCTTCTTGAAGTTGACGAGCACGTTCAATGTGATTATCGCCTTCTTTAAAGATAATCGATTTCGTTACGATTGGTTTATCTTCAAAGAGATAAACATTCACTTCAAGAGATTCAACGTTTCTAATCCAGTCAGAATAACTCTTTTCGGATAAAGCTTTCGGTGATTTCAATTCTTCAGGTACAAACACTTTTAAGAGCTCAAACCAGATATCACCAAATACAGGTTCATAGGTCTCATCATCGAGTTCTTCCTTGATGGGTACTTCTGACCCTAAGACGTAATTGATATCCCCTGTCGTTTCATCTTGGATACCGAACATGATCGGTACCGCAAAAGCGAGATCACATCCTTGTAATGTGACGATACGGGCATCTGCAGTTAATTCAAATACTTGATCATTTGGTTTCATTCATCACCTCCTTCTTCTTACGAGTAACTTTAGTTTTCTTTGGTTTACCTTTTACTTCCGGTAAAACCTGTTGTTCTACTTTAGACATTAAGAACTGATGTCTTATTTCTTCAAAATCAGGTAAGGTAGCGTCTTCTAATTTAACACGATCCTCAGCATGCGTTAACGCCCAATCTGGAAAATCGACTGGATCACTAGATTTATCCTCTATAAACGCCTTCGTGATCCCTTCAAGATAATCTTGAATCGGTAAGCAGATTAATCTATTTACCTGATTAGGATTACGTTCATTAAAGAGTTTTAAAACATTCGCTACATGCGTTTTACTGTTTTCAGCATATTCGACAGTATAAGCACCCATCTCTGATTGTTGATAGAAGTACTGATTCAGGTAACGATTAATAAAATGGCTTTCTGTTACGGCTGTCGGTTCATTTAATGGGATCAATTCCATGTTCCAGAATATTTTTTCATCTTGACGAAGACCGTAAACGATATACCATGAAACATTCGTCATCAACACACCTGCAATATCATATCGAGTTGAGTCCACATTACCTGTCACATTTGGTATCATTGCGACTTTTAACCATTCTTTCAAGTTTTTATGGTCCTCGTCATTAAGATACGTTTCCTTTAAACTCATGATGATTTGACGAAAAACGCTATCTGATAATGCGCTTGAAGCATTCTGGTACCAGATAAACGGGAAATTACCGAAGGTTCGGATATTCGTGAACGAAAGCTTCATTACGGTATTTCCATTTTCTTCAAAAAGAGGTAACCATAGTACACGACGAGTGGTAACCGGATTTTGATCACTGATCATCAACATGACTTACCTCCTTCCTTTTCTTGATTCGCTAAGTATTGTTTACGTTTCTCTTCGATTTCTTCAAATAGAACAGAATTCACTTCACCCCCACAACAGCTATCTCGATCGATAGCGAATTTTACCGCTGCTACCGGATCACCATTTAAACGGAGATGTATTTCCGCACAAGCACCACCCGTTCCATCGCCATAAAACGGTAAGGCATCAATACGTGTGGCAACATTACCTTGAATACCAAATACACCTACACCAGTAATGTAGAGTAAAAGTACACCATCACCCGTAAGTATACCATCCAATGGTTTAAATGCATCGGAATATTTATAGTGAAGTTTTAATACCTCGAGTTGAGTTTCAATCGCTTTATTGAAATCTTCTTTACTTGGCGTGATTGGCGTACCGGTATACGTATATGCAAATCGATACTCAGGATCGATATAAATCTTATCCTTATACGTAATCGATACACGATCTAACACGTTTAATACATGCTTCTGATCATCAAAGAAACCCGTATCTTGACAATATAAAATAACTGACATGATTTTATCTCTCTTTGGACATACGTCCCGTAGGTCGTTTCTACGGGACGTTATTGATTAGTAGTTTAACTTCTCACCAAATGCTGGTGAGCTACATGCTTTTGGTTTAGGATCGGAGATACGTTCTTCTAAGATGACTCCATCACGATCGATGTAAAATACATCACCTTTCTTGAAGGTATTTCCATGGATCTCTAATTTCGCTAAGTAATCCCCAAAGGAAAAGATCACTGAGGAACCTTGAATAGAATTCACTTTGGTTTTTACTTTTTCAGCACCTTCCGTGAAGACGACATCTAAGAATTTAGGATCGAAGTTTAATTTTGATTTAAGATAAGTACGTTTTTCTGACATGTTGATTACTCCTCTAATAAATTATCCATATCGGCTTCGATTTGATCGAAACCATCCATTGAAAGTTGTTCTCCTGGTGGAGATGGACGATGACTGCGAAGACGGTTATGGGCTGCGGCCCATTTCTTCACCCATTCATGTACTTCCGCTTCAGACTGAAGTACGATTTCTTTTGGATAATGCACGATATCCATCAGTTTTAATACTTTACGATTGGTGGGACAATCAAAGATTTGATGTTTATACGTCCCATGTTTGATTACTACGATTGGTTCCATCTTTTTACTCCTTACTTGATATTGCTTTCAAGGTTCACTTCTTTTTCGTTTGTACGTTGGAAGACGATACCACCTTCTTCCTTCACCTCGATTCCCTTGAATTCTCTTTCCGACATGATCGGATCTTCAAGGTCTTTACGCATGATCGCGATACAAGTATTATAGAATTCACGAGAACCATTATAACTGATAAACTCAATCGGTTCTTCGTTTAAACTATCCAGTACGCGTTTCTTCATACTGTAACTCAATAATAACAATTCGTATTGGATATTATTAAAGAATTCCTGATTCTCTTCACGTGTATGACGTCCACTAAACCATGTTCTTAAACGATACAAGATACTATTCACTCGTTCATCACGATCGATATCTAACCAGAGTTCTACCCCTTGTTCAAAGATCCAATGTTTATCAGGATCGATCATGGCTTTAAATCGAGGCATCAAATAATCGTAAGTGTGTTGAAGGATATTCTTCACTTCGTCAGAAGACCAACGATTACGGCTATGATACGCCACATTATAGCTGACACAAAGGAAACGATGGTAAGCCGTCATTTCATTCGCATACTTCGCTTCATTGCCTGGTTGAAGTAAAGTAGGGTTAGGGGTAGAATAATCAAAACACACTTTATTGACTAATACTGCAACGTGTTCCCAACTATGTTTAGAATATTCATCCAATAAGTATCGGATATTGCTGACATCAATATCCGTGAACCAAAGTTTCTGATCACGGAAATAGACATTACGATAATGTTTCTTCACGACAGCACGACATTCCATTACGATACGTTTGATCTGACTGTCCGATAGGTTACCGTCTCCGTAGCAGATCATCGCGATCACTTTTAAGAACATCGTTTTGTGTTCAGGAATATTCATCCGGAAGTGAGGATTTAACGCAAACATGCCAGTGTTGGTTAGACAGTTTGAAATGATTTTCTTCACTTCTTCATCAGTTGCATCTCTACGATAAGCAGCGGGTTTCTCTTCCTCTAATTGACCATTTACCAGTTTTAACGTACTGGATAAATTCCCCCATCCTGCAAAGATACGATAACCTTGTTTATTAGCCATCTTCACAAATCGATTTTGAGCGGCATAATCGATCCAGTTTTCGATCTTCTCACCAAGCTTATTCAGACTATCTAAATAACGCAAGCTAAATGGCGCGTAGTCGAATGTTTCTGTAAAGTTATAGACAAGTAAGGCGTCGATCTCTTCAATGCATCTAAGCTTCGTTTTGAAGCTATTTATCGTGTCTAAAACAAGGTTCCATTGATTGGTGGTTTGGTTACCTTCAGGTAAGTAATCTACGATCTTACTTAAGAGGAGATTGCAGTATCCATCGATAGAGCGATTCATGCTCCATTCACTTTCCATATTTTGGATGCGATCAAACGGATAATCCTCTAAGATGCTATCGAAGAGAGCTTTACCTTCCCCTTCTTGACTTAAGAAGTGATACGCATTGAGTTCTTTCACATCGTTCAAGAATAAGTCTAAATGTTTATCTTTTAATTTACGTTTAGACGCGATATCGATAAAGGTATCGATAAAGCTAATCAAGTGGATATGGAGATCTTTGTTTTCTGTCTCTAAATTAATGAGTGTAAGATCTCTTAATTTCTCCAGGAATACAATGGTCTGTTCCTCAGACAAGAACGGGTTCTCTACTTCACTGTTCTTTTTACTGTATTCTTTAAAGAGTTTTTCAAAATTGTTTAGAAAGTTGGAAATCATTATTTCCTCCTGTTATTTAAACATGATCAGACATATACCCGTAGGGTTATCCTACGGGTACAAATAAATAAGATTAGTGAACGTGTCCATCTACTTCAGCAATACGTTTATCAAATTCCGCTTGCTTTACTTCCAAATCCTTTTTAAGACTTTCAGCGAATTCATTTAAATCAACTTTTTCTACTGCTTCAAATGCTTTCTTAATATCGTCTAATTCAGCCGGGGTAGGCTTATAAGGATCTTGTTCCGCAGTTAAACCATTTACCTTCATATACGTATCACGACAAGTCACTAATAAATCAGTACGTTTATAAACGGTTTCAGTGTGGCGAGTAATCACTGCACGTAGTAATGCATTGACTTTATTACGGTCACGAATGATCACCACATCATCACCTAAGAATACGGTCACTTGCCATTTGTTATCAACAGCTGCTTGTGTTGCTACGTAACCTTGGTTACCGATGATGTTTTCGATCTTCTCTGGCGTAGCTTCGAAGATACTGTCTTCAAACTTGACACGTGGCAGACGGAATTTCAATTGGAACAATGCGTCTTTGAAAATGATCGCATCGATCCCTTTTAAAAAGTCTTCACGTGACATGCCTTTAAAACTTTCGCCAAAGGATTTGATTTGGTTGAAGATATCTAGCTCAGCTGCAGCGAGTTCTTCGGCACGCTCATCCATTGGTTCAGTTTGTTCTAACTGTTTTTCAGTCATGTTCATTTTTACCTATTTTTGACGTCAAAAAATAAATGAGGAGAGATAGGATTCTCTCCTCATCTTAGATTATTTTAATTTCTTCGCAGCTAATTCAGCAATACGTGCTTTGATTGCTTTGAATTCTTTACTTGATGAACTGATTGTTACACGAGTAGAAGTTTGACCTGCTACTTTCGTTTCTTCACCGGTTTGTACATTACGAACAGTTGATTCACGGTAAGTAGTGTGCTCTACTTTACCATGGTAGAATTCAGCAACGGCTTTAACGCGATCTAATGATTTATCTTTTGCTAATTCTTCAACAGCACGTTCACCAGAAATGTTAGCCACCGCTAATGCGTAGTTTTGATTGTGGTTGATTACCTTTTTAGCGATGTCGTAAGTCACACCTTCAGGAAGGGTGGTTTTGTACGCATCTTTATCGAAAGTAATCTTACCATTTTGGTAACTAAATTTGTCTTTTAATTGTTTAGATAACGCTACTACGTCTTCAGATAATTCGATTTTATCGGTCATTTTGATTTCTCCATTAAATTGTTTTGAGAATTTAGTTAACTAAGTTTTCAAATAGCTATTGACACAGCTACAAATAAATATCCTTGTAGCTGTATCTCTTTACCTATTTTGTTGATGAAAAGGTAATTAAATTACCCTCTCTAATAGGTAATATGAAGTTATAAAAATGATAGGGAGTGAACTATTTTCTAGCTGTCTGGTCAGAGAACGCAGAAACGACCATACCAGGCCATGTTTGTGCACCCATAGCCGCCCAACGAGAAGGTGAAGTCCATGCATTCATTTCAGATAAGAACTTATTGAAACGTCTTTTGATTTTTGGTAATGCATAGATCTGTTCATTCATCCCTAAAGCTGATAATACCGCCATGTAATCGCCCATAGCGTTTTCTTCCATAGGGTTGATCCATTTACCAAAGATACTTAGGTTAGAGGTAGTTGGTGAGAATACCATTTCTGTCATATCTGAAACCGTTACGGATACATCAACACCTAATGGTAATCCACGACGAGTCCAACCTTTGTTACCTACCCCACGTTCTACACTAATACTTGTAATCAAACCGATACGAGATTGGCTACGACCTTTACTGTAGTATTCCACGTAGAATGGACTACCGTAAGCTTGAGGACCAGCACCACGAGGTAATCCTGCCACTAACATCATGCAAAGTGGGACTAAGATATCTTGATAGTAACTAATTACGTTACCATAGCCTGCACGGAGTTCTAACTTAAACGACATAGATGGGGGACTACTGCTACTGCCACTCCAACGTTTAGGTGCAGCAATTTGCGCCCCATACATCGCACTGATGATAGGGTTCATGAATTTAAGCATCTCAGTGTTAGATTGAGCACTGGTAAGATAGTCACCTACTGCGCCAGTAACACCTTCAATCATCCCATCCACCATGCCAATACCGGTTTTACCACCCGATGTATTGAATTGGAGTGCTCGAGCTTTTTCAGCAATTGAGTTATACATGCCTGCAATTTCAGCATCAGTTGTACTGTTGCTAAAACTTTCACCGACACTATCCGTACCTGCCACACGTAAGCTAAACCATGCACTACCATCACGGAACTCTGCTTTCACTGCATTGGCTAACGAAGGGTTATCTGAAGCAAAACTTGACCAGCTATCTACTGTTTCTTTAAACCAAGACTTCACTTTATCGGCTACACCTTGAGGAGGTGCTTTATTGTCTTCCGGTAATGCTTTCCCTACTTGATTCTCTTCCACTTCCATCCCATAACCTTTCAGACGCATCCATTGTTTCTTATACGCGTCTAATGAACCGTTTGAGACAGTTGGTTTAAGAATACCGTTATTATTACTTCCATTCACTGGACCATTAAGATAGTACTGTTCCATTCTTCTTGCGATTTCTGTAGAAGATAATCCCTGAACATCGAACTCTTCAAGTTTTTGTTCAAGGTATTCTTGTTGTTGCACTTGCAATGCCTGAGCACGAGTAGCTACCGCATGGATATCCACACCGATATCTTGATATTCACCAAAAGCTGGTTTCTTAAACACATCTGGTAATGCGTTACGTGCATTGTCTAATAATGATTTCTCCATGGATTCAGTTTTGAAATGACCGTTACTATCTTGTTCCCAGTTCGATTCATTATCTTCAGTATTACCAGTTTTCTTTACACTGGCAGATACCGTTAAACCTAAGTTTGCACTTAAGCTATTTAGCATGGTTTGCACGGTACTCCAGTATTGGAACATGGTGGGTTTTAAATAGTAATAACGTGTTGAAGTAAACTCAATGAATTTATTGATCAAAGTTGCTACTAAGGTAATTTCCCAGAAGGCTGCAGAAATGATAAAACCAGTGATCGCACCCACCGCATTAAAGATCCCTGGTGTACGACCTGTGGCAACCATACGGGCTGTTGCACCATCCGTTGCACTCATTGCATACGTTAACAAACCGCTATACGCAGGTACGCCACATCTGAAATGCACATTGTGTCCCCACTTCTGGATATTACTTGAATACCATCTCCCCATTCCTTTCCCTACCTCAGGCGTTAAACGAGGTTCTTTGATATCCGCGTATCGGGTAAACTGATACGGTGCATTGATAGCAAAGTTTCCACCTAATGTGGTATCTTGGAAATTCAACCAACTTTCCATCGTACGGTTATATCGATTATAATCATTATATTCTCTTATTCTTCCTGGACCAAAGTTATTTCTGATCCAACTTGTATCCTTTACAGTCATGTACATGTTTTCCTATAAAAAAAAAGATCGTCATAACAGGGTAGAGGATTTCTCCTCTACCCGATATGATTATTTACGATACGTTTGTGACCGGACTGTTACCGATTTGCATCTTAAAAGCAGGTTTATCTTGACCGCTTACTCCACCGTATTTCGGTTTACTGAGGTTCATGTTGTTATTCGCTAAAAGATCCGTTTTACCGTCTCCTTTAGGGTTGAACATTAGGTCCTTATTCGCTGAAGTATATTCGACCAATTTCGCCAAATGATCTCTCATCTCGACTTGTACGTTCGCACTCTTCTCTAAGATCTCTACCATTTTATTCGATTGCTCTGAATATTGGTTAAACATCTTATCTTGTTGAGCTTGATACGCTAAATCCGTTGAAGATGGTTGACGTACAGTGACTGGTTGTACGCTGCTTGCTGGTGTAATCGGTGCTGGTGCACTTCCTGCTGGATCTGTAGGCGATACTGGTGTACCTGGCACAGAAGGAGCTGAAGCTGAAGCAGTATTCGCACCCGTATTACCAAATAGGTTCATGGCACTATTGGTATTCGGACTCGTACCTGCACCTATACCCATACTTAATCCACCCATACCTGTGATACCGAGATTAGCAATCTCTTTTGTTTTCTCACCGGTATTTGGATCACTTGCATAGCCACCTAATACGCTTTGCGGTTGAGTGTTGATCGCAGTCGAACTACTTGCTGGTGGGGTTAATGTAGGACCACTACCAGATTGTGTTTCATTCGGTAGTGCCGGACCACTTCGTGTATCCGCAAACGCTGCTGCAGCATTATCGTACACGTTGACTGGACCTTTGTATTCGGGTAGATCATAGATTGGTTGGATACCCGTAGGTAACACGAATCCAATGAATTTACCTTCAGGGAAAGCAGACACTTTCACCATATTACCTTGGTTACCACCCAACATGGCGATCTTACCGCCTACCTTACCGACCACGAATCCAACGTGACCTTTACCTCCACCCCAGCTGATCACCCCAATCGCACCGTAACATGGTTTATCAAATTTCTGACCACCATTCCAGTTCGCCCAAGAGATTGCTTGTGCGCTGTTCGTTCCTTTAAATCCTGCTTGTGTCATGACCCAGTTCACAAATGAACTACACCAAGATAATTCATCCGTTGCATTGGATAATCCACAACTTGCATGGTATTCTAAGATACGAGGGTTGTGTTGTGCACCCGGTATTTCCTTCACACCCATCTCTTTCTGAGCGATCTGGATCCATTTATATTGACCAGGTGTTGCCCCATTGGCTGCTTGAGCCATCGCCGTATCCGTACCACCTAAGTTAGAAGGTAAGGCACTATTGATCGCTTGATTCTGAGCAGCAGGTTGAGTTAATGGTGCACCACTTGGACCCGCTTGTGTACCTTGACCTAACTCATCTTTCGATTTAAATCCAAGGAAACTCATGAACCCTTTAATGGAAGACGCTAATCCATCTGCCATGGCATTGCCAGTAGATTTAGTTCCAGTATTACCGGCTAAGTTACTTTGAGCACCACCTTGTTGTGGCATACCTGCTGGTGTACCACCTGGGGTTGCACCTGTACCACCATCACCCGTATAAGCTGGTGCTGGCGTTGCACCTGCTTGTAATCCAGGACCCCCACCATACTTCGCCATATTTGCACGGTGTTTCATGTAGTTAGCTTGACGCTCACCAAATGAACCAATGTTCGCTGATCCTGCTAATTTCTTCACGGCATTTGCAAAATCGCCTTTATAAATACCTGTTGATTTCGCAAACTCGTGTGCAATACGTACTGCGTATTTAGGATCATTCGCAAGATCAGGGTTAGAGACTAAATCTACACCAAGTATTTTCGAATACTTCGCATAGTTCTCTTTACCGGTTAATTGAACAAGACCACGACCACGGTATTTATAACCTTCATCGGCTGAGTTACCCATACGGTTACCGTAGAAGAGGTTACCGATGATTTGCTCACGATTAGGATCACTACCGAGTTGTTGGATCTGTGCATCATTATACGGCGCTAGGTTACGTTGAACAGAAGTATAACCATTACCAAAGTGACCACGACCGTATTTGATATCCAGTAAGTTATTAACACTGTACTTGAGTTTTTCAGATTGAGGTTGGAACTTAGATTCGGTTTCCATCAATCCTAACATCATGGCGATATGATCGTCATCAATACCATCTTGACGAGCGATTTTCACGTATTCGTCAATGACTTCTTGCTGAGATACACTTGGTGGCGTATATTTATCTTTCCATCCACCACCACCTGCACCAGGGAATGCACTATTGGCTACAGCTGCACTGATACCAGGTTGTCCTGGTGCATAACCTGCTGCACTTGCGGTATTCCCCATGACATTGTATTGACCCGCGTTATTTAATCCACCCGCATTATTCAATGCCGTACCACCACCTGAGTTATAACTCATACTTGCTGAAGCCGGATTAGCTAAAGTATTACTATAGTTTAAACCGCTATAGCTTGGTGCATTACTGTTACTACTATTGGTTGTATTTGATGGACTAGCAAGATTACTGGTCGAAGTAGCACTTTGAATCACTGCATTCGGTGAAGTATCTTTCTCCGTTAAGACTTTCTCTTCGATCCCCATTTGTAAAGAGATCAATCCTTTAATCACCGAGCTACTATCACCGTTCGCTGGGATATCCGCGATAGGACCTGGTGTAACCATCCAGACAGAGATTTCATCTTCACCTGTTTTCACTTTCACTTTTAAGAGATCATTCGCTAAACGATATAAAATATCTTTAGTGAATTTCTTCACATCCTCTAATGGAGTAGTGGATTTCTTCTCTTTTTGGATAAGTGTCAAGTAAGCAGTATAAACCGGTACAAAACGGAAGGTAAACCATTGGGTAAACCCGTCGTAGTGTTCTTGATTAGAGATGTTCCAGCCTAACTGAACACTGTATTGCTGACTAAAGTTTTGGAAATCAAAGTCAGCAATCGTAGCTTGATTCTTACCATCGTATTTCACAAATGGAAGTAAACTCGATTCCATTGAGAGTAAGGTTTTCACTTTAGAATCAGTGAGTTTGGTTAGACCATACATCCGCATACGGATCGCATCAAGTTCATCGATTTTATAGTCCGAGACTTGTTGAGTGATGTGATCATCTAACGACATCACATCACTACCACTGATTGTGGTACGAGCGATACTATCAGCGACAGATAAAACCGATGTAGTTTGGTTCAATAAACTTGCTTTATATTTTAATTCAAGTTTACTTCGATCCGTTGAACTGAGTCGTGACCCATCTTCATTTTTACCAGATTCTAACTGTTGACGGATCTTAGCGGATTCACTGGTTTCACCACCACGATTATTCCCTTCAGTTTGTTCAAAGGCAAACATCGATTGACGCTGATAGCCAGTTTTCTCAGCTGCTTTCTGGGCAGCCATATCGGTCTGACGAAGTTTCTTCTCGTCTTCAGAATAAGCATCTACTAAGATTTGGAAGTATTGTTCTACGGTGCCTTCATTCGGAATGTTATCCGGATGATCGGCTCCTTCATAATCCGATTTTGGAATACAAACGAACGGATAGACTAACGTGTTATACGGTGTTGCTTGTGAGCCTGTTAGTTTAGCACGTCTTGCCCAAGGTAATACTAACCCATCTTTTAATTTACCCGATAATAAACGACCGAAGGCTTCATCTAACTTGATCTTACCATCGGTAACAAGATGCATTGCATTCACATTTGCTTCAAAGACGGGTTGGAAACGTTGTTCGTACCAGGTTCTTAGATTCGCAAAGTATTGATCTTGTTCAGCCGCTGGGAAGCTATCGAATGTCGCTAAACCATCTTTCCCTCCCATGAAGGAAGCCATTGGTTTTTGCCATTTATCCTTATCGGTTTCAGGATCAGGGAATGTAAACTTACCAGTAGACTGATCATATTTACCATTCTCTAACACCCAACTTTCAAATGCTAAGATCGCTTTAGCATGGTCGGTATTGTTTGGGTTGATACCGTAAGCTGCAATACGGAAATCATCTGGTTTAGTTGGGGAACTTAACCAGGAGAATAACATCTCACCAATATCCCATACCGTCCATAACGTCATGGCGATACCCACTAACGGAGCCAATGGTCCTGCCACACCGGTTAAGGCTAGACGAGCTGCCAATTTAGAACCAAACTTAGCTGCTTGTTTCGTTGCTTGGGTGGCAACGACTTTTTCAGCTTGTTTAGCGGCAATATTTACCGCTGCTTTCTCGATTGGTTTACCCATCGCTTTATAGACTTGGGTCTTCGCAACATTGAATCCTTTACTGGCTAATGTTGGTGCAGCCATGAACGCGGCTGATGCGGCTACTGAAGTTGCGACATCTTTTCCTTCTACACCTGAACTTTCAGCCGTTACAGTGGCTTCTGGTTTAGAAACGACTGGTGGTGTAGACGTTGCGGTATTATTCTGGTAAGGTGTATATCCGTTATTTGGTTGTTGTCCTGTTTGACCAGGGACGGTACCGTAAGGTACATTTTGAGCAAGGCTATTATCTTCAGGTGTTTCAAAGCCAGGAGCGATACCCATCTCTTCTTCAGTATCATGAAGGTACGCACTTTCTTCGATGTCGCTATTGTTGGTATCGAATTGCGGATCTGGTGTATCGACTGGTTCAGCAGCTTCGGCATCTCCCCATGGCCAGAATGAAGCAACGGCTGCAGCTCCTGCTGCAAATAAACCGAGTTTACCACCCATACGTGGTTTGACTTTAGGTTTCACTTTAACCTTAGGTTTAGGCGCTTTACCTTTACCGCCTACTTTACCATTCTTACCAGCTTTAGCGGCTTGTTTACGTTTGTCAACTTTTGCTTGTAACGCATCCGCCGCTTTACCTAAACCAAGCATCCGTAATGCTGGACCCATGATAGAGGCAGTACCGGATAACAATGTGGTAGCTAATTTACCACCTAACCAACCTAAAGCACGACCGATCCCTTTACCTAACCAAAGGATAGGCGCGCCGATTATAGATTTAAATGCTCCACCTAATCCATTGATTAGGGAATCGCCTAATTTACCTAAAGAAGAAACAATTCCACCCAGTAAGAAATCTTTCGCACCTTTAATGGCTGCAGTGACACCGGCAATAGCAGTTCCTAAGAACGGAATATGTTTCGTTAAGAAACCTAATAATCCATTTCCTTCTTTCTTCGGTTTACCGTCTTTATCTTTTTCGCCTTTGTGTTTAGCAGCGTAATCTGCATCTTGTTGTGCTAAGATATCTTCCGCATTACCTTTACGTTTTTTCGCTGGGATGAGTTGTTCAAATAACGGACGTAGGTATTCTGCTTGTGTGATACCACTGATCACACTACTCATCATTTCTTTACCCGCAGCACCAGCACGCTCAGCACCTTGCATTAAGTTATTGCCAAGGAAATGTTTAGAACCAGGTAAAACCTTTCTTAAGAAAGGAACTTTACCTAATCCTTTATAAGCTAACTTCCCTGCTTTCATGAAAGGTGAGAAGATCGCTTTATGCGCATCTAACGCTACACGTAAACGTCTCATGATGTAGCCACGTAATGGTCGACCTTTTTTGTCGACTAATCCAGCTTGGATTTGTTCCTCACTAATGATCACATTACCGTCTTTATCGTAGACAGTACCATCGATATCCTTGATCGTGTAGATTGGTTTACCTTTACTGTTGTGGTAACGACCCATGATCATCGCCCAACGACTGATAGCAGGGGTTTCAAGGTTATCCTTCGTATAGACATCCGTACTACGCATGGTAGCACCTACGGTGTGGATGATCTTACGTTCTAAACTACGACTATCCATCGGTAAGATGAATTCAGCAGGACGGTATTGTGTTGGAATTGGTTCACGATGGATCGTTTCGATACCTTTTTTCAAGTCGGCTTTACTTAAAACTAAGTTACCTTCTTTATCGATGACTTCATTATTGATATCACCGATACAGGTAATGGGTTTACCATCCACTTTCTGGAAGTAATAACCTTGTTTCATGAAGATCGCTTGTAAGCGAGGTTCTTCTTCATCTTTGACGTAAACGTCAACGACTTGTTGTGAGAACTCAGTTTTTACTTTCTTCTCTTCATCATCTTGTCGATTGAAAATACCCAACATGTTACGCAATGCATCTGGAATCCGAGATTTCTCTTTGAACCCCATTGCACGTTGATGTAAGTCACGTAAGAAATCTTTACTTTCTAATAGATCGTGATATTTACTACCTAGCTGACCTTTCTTAGATAGATCTTTGATTAATGTACTTTCACCTAGTTTAGCACCTTGTGCTTGGATGATCGAACCTAATGCCGATAACCCATCTGTCGCTGCACCCTTAACGCCTTTTTCTTTGATGCTATCTTGAACGTTCTTAGCTACTTCTTTAATCTTCGCTTGTTTTTCTTTCGCAAAGGCTTCGATTTGTTTCCCTGCTTTTTGAGAAAGTGGAATACCCAGATCACGAAGATGTTTAATCGCTTCTTTAGGGTCTTCTTTAAACTTCTCAGCGACGACGCCAGGTTCTTCACCAGTGAGTTCAACGTAAGTCTGTACTGCTGATGTAACTAAGCTTTCTTTACCGCTTGCTAGCGTATCAGCGATCTTTTCTTTATCGACCCATTCTAACGCAGCTTGGATCTGCTGATTCTCACTGATCTTCACACCCAGTTCTTTTTCGACCTGAGCTTTCTTCTCTTTTAATGCATTGACTTTTTCAACAGCGGTTTTATACTGCTCACTATTAACAACTTTAGTCGTGGCTGCTTGAGTAGAACTTACAGCAGATTGTACACGTTCATCGTTGACGACACGTTGTACCGGTTCTGATCCCATGGTATCGGCAACCGTACCTTCTACTTTCTCTTTCGCTTTATTAAACGCTTGAGTGGCTTGTTCAGTTGCTTCTTGACGTTTTACTTCAGCGTAAGCTTCAAAACTACCCGCTTCTTTATACGCCTTGATTTCGTTATCGGATGCTTTAGATAATTTATCCCAGAGTTTCTTACCCCAAGATTTAATACGTGCTGGGTTACGCATGTATTCTTTATCAAGCATTTTAGCACGAGGATCATTTAAACCACGATCGTATTCTTGGAAAGATAATCGTCTTCCATCTAAATAATCTTTACCCCATGGGTTAGGGATGGTTTGGGAAGTTTTATCGTAGCCTTTACGGGTACGGAATTCTTCACGGGTGATATTATCCCCATGATACATCATGTCTTCTTCTAAAGTTTTAAATGACTTACGAGAAAGACTAATTCCACGTTTAGATTCATCCGTATAGTAGTTTTTACTTTTAGTAATCGAGAAAGTCCCATTCTCATCTAACTGACCATAACCTAATCGTGCAGCACGTTGTGCATCCGTTGAACTAATCGTTGAATCATTGAGAACTTGATTTTGTGCATCGCCACGAAGGGATTCAAAACGATTGTGGTAAGTACTGGCTTCACGAAGTTTTAACTGCGTTTCAGCATCGTATTCTTTCGTGGATTTCCAAACGCCATATTCGGTTTCAGATTCGACTAATCCAAACGTATCGATCAAGAAGTTAGCGACTTCTTCTTTAACGTGCTCATGAGCACGTGTACGCCATCCATGCGTATCGACAAAGTCTTTTGGATCAAACCCTTTATAATCACCCCCACGTTCAAAGATTTCATGGGTTAATGCTTTACGGGCTTTATTCGTTAAAGAGCGTTTCGGGTCAATTACATTGACGATGGCTTTCACCATGTCGTATTGATTCTTAACTCGTAATTTAGACTGTATCTCTGCTTGGTATTTTTCATCCAACGCATTACGAGTAGTTAACTGAGCTTGGTTATGATCCCACTCTAAAAGATTCCCATCATCAAGATTCCCCACTTGACCTAAACGGATACCTTCTGTACTTTGATGGATCTTCGCTAATAATTGTGGGATGATATCAACAATACTCTTACGAGTCGCGACATCAAACTGCGCTAAGTCTTTTAACTTAGTCTTACTTTCAAACTGATGTTTCTTATACGACTCACTTCCACCAGGTAATAAAGAAGAAAGCATATCCACGATAGGGTTATTGCTGTTATCTTTAAGACGGTTTAAAGCCGTTGGAAGATTGCCTGATAGACGTAATGCTTTATTTAGTATCGCAGCAGACTTACCACCGCGCATTAAACGAGGCGCAATATATTTCTTACTGATCTTACTGACGATCGCACCAGATAACATCCCACCGAGTTTACGACCAGTAGCTTCACCACCACCGAAATCCTCTTCCATCTCTTTTTGCATGAGATAAGGATCGGCTAGTGAACCTGCCATACTCAGACCATCTTTGATACCGCCTAATGAGCCTTGTACGGCTTCCATGACGTTTTTCTTTAACTGGTCTTGATAACCTTTAAAGAAGCTACTAAACCCTTTAGAACTTAATTCAACGAGGTTTCTGAACCCCATCTCCTTGATGACTTCAGATTTGTGTGCCTTAACGATATCCGGTAATGCCGTATTTTTTACTACCGCATCTAAGGTTGTCTTCTGATGTTCAGACATGCCCATCAACGTTTTCAAGATGCTCGTTTGTAAAGAGACTTGACGGATACCTAGTTCAAGGTTCTTACGTTGATAGCGTGAAGCAACTTCAGTCGTGTATCGTGCACTGATGTGCGTACTACGGCGGATATGATGTAACAAGTCTTGTTGTGTTTCAAATCGTTTCTTTTCGATCTGGTCACGGACGATCTCTTGCTCACCTTGTTGTCTTTGCATCTCTAATTGAGCACCAAAGACCTCTTCCATATCCTTTTTGATTTTATCTTCGAGAGTTTCTTCTCGACTACTATAAGAAGATTCTTCTTTTTTATAGTTATCTAAATATTCTTTGACCTTCTTTGGTATCAACTTATCGTGATACTCAGCGATCTTACTGAGGTTCTTTCTCACCTCATTGTATTCTTTACCGATGCTCGACATGCCTTCAGAAACGGCATCTTTCGTCGAGTTCAATAAATCGGCTAAGGATTCTCCGGCAACATTAAGTTCCTCCGGCATGGCTCCTTTCACCATTTTTTGGATAAGTTGTTTGTCTTGGATAAATTGCTTGGTTTCTTTCCCCGCATCTTTTATCACATCGATCGCTTTACGATCTTTCTTATTGATGCTCTTGTCTTTCTTATCTTTCGACTGACCATCAAAATCATCCATCTCCCACTCGTCCATGCCATCGAAGCTTAGATCGATGTCATCTTCAAAATCATCATTTTTCGCCATAGCGTGAGATCCTTTTTAATAATAATTGTAATTACAAATTTGAGTAAGTAGTGATTAGCTATTTCACCACTATTTTACCGTATGTTACGATAAAACATATAAAATTTTGGGTATGATTTTATCGTATAAACCAACAGATGAACGTGATGCTCGTTTGTTTTATTTTCATGAAAATAAATAAGAGGAGTTTTTAAGTGACGCGCAAACTTAATTCTCGAAATGAAGGGTGGGATGGAAACCTATAGCCATGAAACGACTTAATCCATTTAACCTAAAACTGTATTGGTGTACACCAGAAGATGTTCGATACCTTCGTGAAACACGAGTGACGGATATCTACGATGGGATGACCTCTAACTTCCATGAGGATGGTCTCTTTTCGACGACGACCTTTGGTCGAGTCGGTACACCTGAGCGAGATAACGTCTTTTCGTATATCCGTTTAAATACTTCGGTGATTCATCCGATGATCTACGATACCTTAGTTCGATTAAGACGATTCTATCGAGAGATCATGATGGGTCAAGCGTATGCGATCTTTAATCCAGAAACGAGAGATTTTGAAGCTTCTGACATGTTTGAAGGGGAAACTGGTATTTCCTTCTTTATTAAGCATCTTCCTGATCTCGAACCAAATCGTACTCGTTCTAAACGAAATCAGCTTTATAACGATATCATCGATAAGTATAAGAAGAACTGCTTGATGTCTAACTGTTTAGTCATCCCAGCAGGTTTCCGTGATTTAACGATTGATGTAGAAGGAAATGAACTTCAAGATGAAGTGAATGATCTTTATCGTAAATTGATTTCTATTGCTACCTCTATTAACTTAGTCGGTACCAAGTTTAACGATACTTCAATAGATCAACAACGTAAGAACATCCAGTTGACCATGTTTGAAATCTATACCTATTTCGAAACCATGATCGAAGGGAAGAAGGGTGTTATTCAATCTAAATGGGGTGGACGTCGTGTTGCACAAGGGACACGTAACGTAATCTCATCCATGGAAACCTTAGCACAAACCTTACATGATGAACGTGCACCAGACTGTGACCATATTCAGATCGGATTACTGCAAACCATGAAAGGTGCGATGCCTATCACGACGTTTAATATCCGTAACAAGTTCTTACAAGAAGTTTTCTTAGATGCCACTCAACCTACGTATCTCATCAATCGTAAAACCCTTAAGTTAGAACAAGTTTATCTTGATCCATACGTTTGGGATAAATGGGGGACTACAGCAGGATTAGAGAAAGTTATCGATGGGTTCTCAGATGACCGATTAAGAAACAAACCTATTCTAATCAACAACTACTACCTTTATTTAGTTTATCGTAAAGGCAATAAGTTTAAATTATTCCGTAATATCGATGATCTGCCTAAAGGATATAGTAGAGAAGATGTCCATCCATTAACGTATTCGGAATTATTCTATTTATCGAACTACGAAGGGTGGTATAATTTACGTGCATTAGTAACACGTTATCCAATTAACAACATGTATTCTATCTACCCATCTAAGGTCTATACTAAGACCACCTTACCTGCAGAAGATCTCTACGAGTTAGGAGATGACTGGATAACTACAATCGGTAGAGCAAAAGAATACCCCGTGCTAAATTTAAATGCAGCATGGTTAAACTCAGCTTGTCCTAATCCTTGTCGTTTAGCTGGATTGGCGGCAGACTTTAGAAGCTAGGGTGCGGACTAGTTTATTTTGAATAAATTATCCACCCAGTAAATAGCTGTTGGAGTCTTTAAACCTTCTTAATTGACGGGAAACTCTATTTAAGTTTTATACACTAAGCAAGATAAGTAATTAGTCTTGTGGCTGAATATAATGATTCAGGTATAGTAAAAGAGATAAGATGATGGACAACCCGCAGCGAAGCTACCTGTAATCAGGTAGAACGTTCAGAGACTATCGAAAACTACGGATAATCAGTGATGATCATCGTAATGACATTCGTGGTGTAATAATCGAATGGTCAGGATATCTATCCTGATTGAAGTGAGTAGAGTAGAGATGATTGAATATAGTAATCATCTCCAAATGGAAGGCATCTGACTCCTCTCTAAGAGAGGATAGGAATGAAGATATAGTCCACTTGATCGAGTAGACGGCGATCCACTCTTAGATTAATGACGATATTCAACATTAACCAATTGAATATAACCATTAATCTAAGGAAGAGTTGCGCTCCTTAGGAAACTCTGGAGTTAGTACCTATCTAAAACGGGAATCTCTTATTGGAATAATATTACGGTACCGATAAGACAATCCGTTACGAAGTCCTTATTTATAAGGATGTGTTCAACGACTATCGAAATGGTAAGCAAGATGGAAACGTTTTGTGTAGAACAGAGTAGAGTAGGACTCAAGCGAGTTCGAAAAGATAGGCACCTAAGTCTTCTATTGGTAAGATAGAGGATATGGTGAAGAGATAGTCTCAGCATCTATCGTGAGATAGAGCAGCTCTATAGAGCGGGTAAGGTCTAGCGAACCTTATTGAAGATAACTGACTGTATCCGTAAATATCGTATATACGAAAGAATCGATCGATGAGATCAATAAACTGTTAAACTCAAAGAGCAGTGTCCTTAGACCAAATGGGAAGTTCATTGCTTCTGCTGAAACAAACATCCCTAAACGCGTATTCTTAGCGTTTACGGGTGATCCGATCGATCCTAAAAAATTACTACCACAAGGAGTGAAATAATTAATGTTACTCCCAGAAATGAACATTTCTAAAGAAGATGTTTCTATCTCTTTAGAGAACCCAACCTTCGATATCTTTTATCGAAAATATGGAATCAGACGGGTGACGCAATTAACGTCACCAGTTATCCATGATATCACTGAAGCTTCTTTACCGAAGAATGCGTTATATCATCATAACCCTGAATCACCGATGATGTTTGGTCCATTAGAGAACAACCCTTGGTTTACGAACGATCAGCACATGAAGTTTGTTAAACATGTAGTAGAGTTCCAAGGTGAAACCTTAGGACCAGTGGTGAAGAAACCAGCCCCGATTCAGTTATATATCCAAAGCTATCGACGTGAACATCGTAGTTTAAAGTTACTACGTGATTTCTTCCAGATCGATAAACAAACGAACATGGTCGTGATCAAAAACTATTGTTTCTTGAATCATCTTTATCGTTACCGACCTCACATGTTACTGAACTACTTTAAGTTCTATAACTTTTATAGTACGGTTATCAATACGATGAATAGTGATGCGAAGGTATCCACTCGTCAACAATTCTTCGAAGTGCGTTTACCGAAACAGATCTATCGTCGTAATACCTTTAACATCATGGCAAAACTGTATGAAAAAGGGATGAGTCGTCGAATCTTGAAGTTCTTCGGTGATGACGATAGTTTATTGATGCTTCATCTATGGATGTGGTTAGGTCCACAACGTAACCTATCGATCTTTAATAAAATCGCTCAGAATAATTTGAGTAAGATCAACCTGATCTTAACGGATAATGGGAAGTTCTGCGTATTAAATTTAGGTGAGTTAGATAAATGGCGTAGTAATAGTGGGGATGCTGAAGATGGATACGAAGAAGATACCATCGATGGATTAGATGTCCCTGATGAAGAAGTAGACGAGGAAGGTGCTAAGGGTGAGAAACCTGAACGTATCCAGATCCGTTTCTATAATCTTCTGACTCAGATGAGTAGCTTCCGTAATAGTGGAGCTGTCGTACAGACGATCGATATTCCGAAATACGATCTTACTGAACATGAAGAAGATAAGGATCTCGATAAAGAAGATGATGAAGAGTTAATCGAAACACCGATTCAACTTCCACATCAACATGATCCAAACAAACAAAAACTTGATGAGTCTTTACCGGATGAACCATCCGAAGGAGAGCAGGATGTTGATAAGAAACCACCATCGCCACAAATTGCAGCAAAGACGAAAGTTGTTCTTCCTGACTTGCCGCCAGATCCATTTGAAGACGAAGCTGAAGATCTTTCAGATACGTCGGAGGTAGATGAATATCTACCGGTGGATAATATTGATCTTCAACCTGAAGATCATGAAGATCCGAAAATGGTGGTATCTGATCCTACTGAAGATGAAATCCTTGATGAAGAAGCGGATGATAGTGATATCCCTGAATTATCTAACTTTGGTAGTGATGTCGAAATCACGCATGAGAATGCACCGGTTATCCGAGCTCATAAGCTTTTAAAAGATGGAGTCATCTCTGCACGTGAGTTTGAACGTATTCAACGTTTAGCGTCTTCGTACAAAACGATCCCTTCTCCGTATAAAACAGAGAACAAAGATGAAACGATCGAAACGTTTATGAATATCCCGAAAGAAGATATCCGGTTAGACCATAAGCGTAAGATCCCTAAGAATGATTTCATCTTAGATGATTCGATGTTAGAAGCCACGACGGAATCATTCGAAGAACAGTACGTAAGTAAGGTGATGAATAAAAACATCATCCAATCCGTCATGTCGCTTCAGAAAGGTGGGTTCTTAGTGACCGATATCCAACTTGAGAAACAAGATGATATCGCGAACAATATCGATGTCTTAAAGATCAAGACGCAAAAGATCGGTGGGAATGAGTCTACCATCGTGATCAAGCTACCACGAGTGAATCCAGAAACCGGTACCATGTTGGTACAGGGTGTCGAATATCGCATGAACTATCAACGTGCGGATATCCCAATTCGTAAGGTATCCCCTACTGAAGTAGCATTAACGTCTTACTACGGTAAACTCTTTATCAATAAATCGGAAAGACGCAAGTTCAATCTAGATAAATACTTGATCACCCAAATCCAATCGAAGATCATTGATGGTGTTATTACAAATATTGAATACCGTAATGTATTTGATAAACGTAAGTTACTACCTACAGCGTATCAGATTATCGCAGGACGTTTCCAACACTTTATTTTAAATGATAAAGAGAAACAATACCTTTGCTGTTTTGATTATGGTAAACGAAGTGAGTTATTAGGGTTAGAACCTTCCACAGTAGAATCCCTTGAATTAAAACATGGGGGTATTTTATTTGCAAAATCACTCCATGCGAAAGGCGAGTATTGGTTCATGAAACCAAATACCGATAAGATCATTTCTAACCTAAATCCAGTCGAGATGTCTGCACATCGATTCTTTGGTATCGTTACTCCACCACCATTAGAAATGGCGGAACTCGATATCTTCTCGAAATCGATCCCTGTGGGCATCATCCTTGGTTACTATTTAGGATTAACGAAACTTTTAAATCTCTTAAAAGTGACGCCACGTAAACTTCATCGTGGCCAACGATTAAATCTGACTGAGAACGAATTCGTGATTCAATTCGCCGATGAATCATGGGTGTTTGAGAATAAGAATAAAACCGTAGAATTAATCCTATCAGGCTTCATCTATTATCAACGTTATCTGCATGATTACTCAGCACGTTTCTTTGATGATCAAGAAGTCTATGGCGCCTTACTACGGGATATGGGATTAGGAAGTTATCAAGATACAGAATTAAGACGAATCAAAGATCTCTTTATTGACGATATCACCCGTTCACTCTTAGATGAGATGAATGAGCCAACGGAATTCATTCCACTCCTTGTCAGAGCCGTACAGCTTCTTACGACCATGCAATCTGATGACGAGATCAACATGAACGACATGATCATCAAAGGTTATCAACGTGTAGCCGGTCATGTGTATCGTGAACTCATGAAAGCCATGAAAGCAGACGATAACAAACGTCAAGGCAGTCGTACTAAACTTGAATTATCACCTGAGCAAGTACTTAGAGCGATCATGCAAGATAGTTCGGTAACGATTGTTGATAGTGTAAACCCACTTCATCAATTAAAAGAACATGGTCTTGTTACCTTTGCAGGTGATGGTGGACGATCTAAACGATCCATGGTAGCACACACTCGTAGTTATCATGAATCCGACCTTGGTACGATCTCAGAAGCAACCGTAGATAACCAAAACGTAGGGGTGACTACTTACCTTTCTGCTAACCCAAATATCGTAGACGTCTATGGACGTACTAGACGATATAATAAAGCCACTGATGGTACTGCATCCATTTTATCGGATTCCGGTCAACTCGGGGTCGCCAGCACAAAAGATGATCAACTATGATCAATAGAAAAAATAAAACAAACATAATCCCTCTAGGCTTTCACCTAGAGAGACTATAATTAGGAAAAAAGAAATATTAGAATCCAGGACAATCACGATAACGAACGTAAGCTTTACCATCATTCCAGAATTTAGATGGATCAGCAACATTAATACGATAGTTTAATGCAGTCTTCTGTATTCCATGCGTATTTGCACAATCTGCAGCAGATAACCAGATCTCAAATCGTCCATCTGGATAAATCACTTTAACTGGTTCAAATTGACCAGATAAAGCAAGATCCATGTATGGGTCTGGTACTTCACGCCATGGGGCGAAAGGACTCGTCTTAGCTTGATAGATCTGTCCATTGATTACACGAAGAGGTTGATTATCGACACTTAACCATTGTGATAACATCGGCGCAGAAACACCGAAATGATTACATGCGTCTGATTGTTGAGGGAAATTTAATACTTCTCCTGTTAAACAATTACGGATTTCAGTTTGGTTCGCAACACCATTCGATTGAAGGATCTGTTGAATTTGTTCTACAGTATATTCAGGGAATGGGGGATTATCTGGTCTCATGGCACGTATCTGATATCCGTTTTCCCAGATTCGAGTATCAGGTTGAGATATCACGTATTGTATCCAGTCTTTAGTTCGACCAAAGAATTGAGCAGCTTCAACACGATTAGGAAACTTTCTTATCTCACCAGTATATGCATTTCTGATTTCAATGGATATCCAATTTCGATCATTGAAGTTAGAATAATAGTGATGTAAGTTCTCAGTTTGACGACACCATTCTAGATTCGAAACATGATTATTATCTCGATTATTATCGATATGGTTTACCTGTAATTCTTTAAATGGATAAACCTCCGGAATAAACATGCCTGCAACTAAACGATGTAACGCAAATTGATTTGCCTGCCCATTGATTCTAATCGTTGAAACATTGTAACCACGTGGAGAAAATCGAATCGTAACATCTCGATCACTGAAACAACTATAAATGTTGCCAGATTCATCACAAGCGTATTCACGATTTAATCCCGGGATGTACCAGTAACCTTGACATTCGTAACAGGGTTCTAACCAAGGATAAGGATTCGGTATTACTTCTATTGGATTTCCGTACTCATCCTCGGATAATACCTCAAGATATGGGTAATTTGGTTGATAGTATTGGTTATAGAGATCTGTTACCTGTTCTTCGTTATAGTATTGGTAAAGCGGGCTTTGAGCACGATCAACTAAACGCTGTAAATGTTGATTATTGTTCATTTATTTTTTCCTTTTAAATATTTTATATCTATTGATTGGGTCCACCTTATTGCGAGTAAGGTGAATTCCCTCTAATTGCGGGGAAGCTCATTCAACGATCTTCACTACTACTTACAGGACGAAAGTCACTGTAATACTTCGAGAGTAATGATTCAGCGAAGCACAGTGAAAACGTGAAGTCGGAGCTAACCGTCGCAGCGAAGTCCCTAAAGACAATAGTCCATGGGATGTGTTCACAGACTAGTGCGGTAGCACGTAGGGGTAGTTTTAGAACTACCCCGAAACGGGGGACATGAGAGTGGGTTACGACCACCTCCTCTTATTTGCGAGATAAGAGTCTGATAAGTAATTCAGAATGAAGATATAGTCGATAACTTTCTCACATCTGAATATCTACTCACGTAGATATTTACCTAATGAGTATTAAGTTAGCCTAAACGGCAACTCTTCCAGACGGTGCAGAACAGTCATACTATCGCAATTAATGGGGCGATGCCTCAGCCAGTGCGTACTGGGTATGACTACGTCATTGCACACCGTGTGGATAAGCGCTTTGCTGCTGTAGCGAAAGAAAATGGTAAGGTCATCGAAGTCTCACCTACGCATATTGCGATTCAATACGAATCGGGTAAAATCGATCGTATTGAAGTAGGGGTAAACTACGGTGTCTCCTCGGGTAAAGTCATCAAGAACCCGATTGTAACGGATTATAGTAAAGACCAAATCGTCCATGAAGGCGATGTGGTCGCGTATAACCCGTATCACTTTGTACGAGATTTCATGAACCCTTCTCAAGTACTCTTTAAAAATAGTGTATTAGCGAGAACGGTATTGATGGAATCGAATGATACCGAAGAGGATAGTAGTGCAGTTTCTGAACGTATCGGTGGTGCATTAACGACCACTGTAACGAAAGTCAGAACCATTACGATCCCGTTTGCGGATTCGATCTATAATTTAGTGAAGGAAGGCGATCAGGTCGTTTCAGACAGTATCCTTTGCTCATTAGAAGATGCAGCTTTCTCTGAAACCTCGCAGTTATTTAAGAGCGAAGCATTAGATACCTTACGGGTATTAGCCAATGCAACGCCACGTGCGAAATATGAAGGGAAGATCGCGAAGATCGAATGTATCTATTTTGGTGATCCTGAAACGGCTCAGATCTCTGAATCTGTGAAAGCGTTGATCACCAAATACGATAACATCCGTAAGAAACAAGCAACCTTGATGAAAGATGGAAGACCGACTACCGGTCAGTTATTAAATAGCGTACGGGTAGATGGGAATCCTTTATTGAAAGACCATGTGGCGATCAAGATTTATATCGAGAATACCGATGGTGTGACATCAGGGGATAAATTCGTGGTTAATGGATATAGCCCAGAATGAAAAGATTCTGACACCCTCATTAATTGACGGGGAAGCCCTAAAGCTTACGACACTAAGTCTATCAAGTGATTGAATAGATGGCTAGATGTAATGGTCTAGGTACAGTAAAAGAACGTAAGATGGTACAATGGGTGATCCGCAGCTGAAACTCTTACATGATGAAGTAAGAGGAGAGTTCAACGACTAAGGGAGTGACGACCCAGTACAGCCAAGTGGTAGGTAAGAGACCTTTAAATGGAAATAGAGGGATGATGTTTTTGATAACATCAGTGATATAGTCTAACATCCTAATGAAAGTTAGGGAAGTTCATCAGAGAACTGCATGGATTAACGACCCATGTGAATACAGTGATCTAACCAACTTAAGTCAGTTGCAACACGTGTGATGACGGGTATCAACGAGACGAAGAACGGTGAACCAATCGATGTGATATTTGGTTATCAATCGATTTCTAACCGTATCGTACAATCTGCTGAATTGATTGGGACAACAAATACCTTGTTGAAACTGATCAGTAAAGAAGTGATCGAGATCTATCGTCAAGAAAAACCGTTACAATAAAACGGCATAGTGAGGATAGGTTACCCCTATCCTCACTTATGTTTGATCAAAAAAAAAAGATACAGGTGAGGGTATTCCTCACCTGCTTATATTATTCTTCTTCTTCGGATACACCTGAATCTGGTTCTGGGTATGAAGGTTGTTGCTCTACGTATCCAGGATAGTAATATTTGATGGCTGCTTGTTTCTTCAGTTCCTCATGTTTACTTTCATTTATGGTATCGAAACAATATTTGATTTCACCATTGATCTTCACGGGTAAGAATACATGCCCTGCATATTCTCTTCCAATGACGACATCAAAGACTGGATCGTATTCATCCCGATATTCAGTTGGTTTCCAATCAGTGATGATTCTAACATCAGCCTTCTTTGTATCAGGGTGATTAACGATTTTATCATCTAAGACGAATCGCGTATTGTAATATCCTTCCATATCACGTCTTTCATCTAGTGACCATTTCTCAAATGGCGTACCGTTCTTTAACCATTGTTCAACATTATCCATATAGTGAACACCATCAACAGCAGCCTGATATTGGTCATTCTTAATCAATTTAAGGCAACGGAACCAGTTATCGTGAGTAGGGTTCACTTGGATCGATTCAACGTTCGCATGCCATACACGAATATACCCATCTCCCAAATAATGAATTCGAATGAAATCACCGTGATAATGGAATTCATAGCGATCATTGATGAGTTGCTCTAGGATAAGATCTTTATCCGTGACGGCATAATACCCAAAATTGAGTTGTAATCCATCTGAAATAATAGGCGCATAAGCCATTTTGAAACGATCATCGAAAAGATGGAAAGAAACTTCTTTATCTTCAATGAGAATCATAGGCGAGATCAGAGATTGGTTGAAATAATCTACCGTGTCACGATATCGTCTAAGACTTGGAATATAATAACGCGCACAGATACGTCCTTCTTGATTTTCGACGATGATTTCATCATGATTATAATCGAAAAGGAAATGGAAACGTTTCTCTATAAAAGGGGTAGGTAAATAACCGACGATTTCATTTGGTTGTTTAGCAGGTGGATAAGCATTTAAAGCAAGGTGGTGAATGGTTTTCATATATACTCCTATTTGTTTTATTTTAATGGTGCGGATAAATATATGTTAGTTTTTTCAGAAGAACTAACAAACTTCTTTTATTGTTGTGTAAGATAGTCGGTAACTATCTTACAGCGGTCATGTTAATACATTGCCGCAATCTGGTTACACGATCGGTAAACCATGTCATTTTATATTTGACACCGGTGAACCGATCTAACCAATAAGAATATGAAATCATCTTTCATCTCCTATATAGGGGGTTGAAAATCGAGGGATAGGTCGTGCTATCCCTTACCCAAGAGTATTAAAAGTACTCCTTCTATTAGGTGATGTAAGTTTATATCTTAGATGCCCCAGACGAGTAATGTCTGGGATTATGTTTGATCCTATCCGATTTTATGTATTTTATCAGCCTTGCACCAAGGATTGTTAAAATTTCATAAGGAAAATATTCCTATATTTTGGCCAAAATAAAAATAGGTTTTAAACAATGAATGAGCAATATACTAGCTTCAGTACTACGTCTAACGTAGTACAAGCAGTGATCGATACCTTAAAAGGTCTTGATCCAGAAAATGTCACTGTACCGTCAGATACAACAGTGATCATGCAAGACGTGCAAGCCGCGATTGCACGCCAATTTAAACAAGGGGGTTGTTAATGTTATCTCGTGTTGCGATCGAAGCGGCGCGTGAACTCGCTGAAGTATTAGAGCGAGGTCAACGCACCTTACGCCCTGTAGAAGAAACCCCTGTGGATAATTTAGTTCAACACACTGAACCTGTTGAACCCATCGAAGAAACTGTTGAAGAAGCAATGGAAACATTGGCAACCGTTACGGTAACTGCTGTGCCTGGCTTAACTGCTGAAACGCATGATGATGCGATGGCAGAAGCTGTACAACCTGTGGTTGAATTAGTGAACCGTCGTTTAGCGTTAGCACGTCAAGTGGTGAATCCGTTGATTACGGAATACGATCGCTTGATGTTATCTGAAGTGCAAAATGAAATCCCAACTTCACCAACAATCAACGTGATTCCTTACGACGATTACTACAGTAATACAACTGTGCAAAATATCTTTAAAGGTTATAACGTAGCGGGTGATGAAACCACCCCTGGTTTCAAAATTGAAAACTTTAATTTCCGTGATTACCTTACTACGGGTAGTCGTTTAGTCGATGAAAAGATCCAAGCTATCTTAGCTGAAGTGAATCAAAGCTTTTTGGCTGTTGCATTAGATGGATATTTTAAAGAAGGTGAAAGTTTCACTCAGAAACCTATTCGTTTAGCGAAAGCGTCTACTGAAGAAGTAGCGGTTCAATTCATCGCTCACTTTATCTTGCGTAAACTATACAACAGTGATGTCGTGATTCCAAATGAAGGTGATGAAGTGCATCGTAATCTTCACTTAATGAAAGCGTTAGCAATCACAGCGAAGAACGTGGAGAACTACGTCGCGTCGAATAATGAGTGGATCGAAAAAGATCGCTTATTTGCTGAACCTGATCAAGATGAAAATGTGATCAACGTATATGGTCCATCTTATCAAAGCTATCAAGAAAACCAAGGTCAAGACATCTCCGTGTTAGGTGCGTACTTAAGTCGTCCTACTACGATCTTATCTTATCAAAATGTATTAGATAAGAAAGATGAATACAATGGTATCCATGATCAAACGATGCTACGTCGTCAAACCGATTTAGCGAATAGCCGTAATGCGGTAATCCGTAATGCAGCAATCCGTCATCTTGGCACCATCGTGACTCAAATTCCTGATGATGTTTTACTTTCATTAGAAATCGAACGTGATAGCGATGATTTAGAAGCATTACGTAGCTTATTGATCTCACGCGGTAAAGCATATATCGAAGATCCTCGTACTCCAATTGGTGAAGACTTATGGTCGTATGCGTCAGATATCATCTGTGGTGCATTATTAACAGAAATGGAATTAAAACCATTCTTTGACACTATGGAAAAATATCTACGTCCAGCTGAAGGCGTGGCTGAGCTTGATACAAAACAAGCGGCGTACTATGCGATCTTAAATGAAATTGTGACCTACTTCTTATCACAAACCTCTATGGATCACGCTAACGCGTAATCGATGATAGATCGATCATTGAGAGGTAGGGATAAACCTACCTCTCAATATGACTGAATTTTTTAACAGACAAGGATATTTTTGAAATGGATATAAAAGCATTGCGACGAGATAAAGAAAAGATCTTCGATGCGATCTTAGTGACGCCAGATGGTAAGATGATCGCCAAGAAAACGATGGAAGTGTATTTCCCGGTAGCCTATGAAGAAAAACATCTCGCTACCATTGCATCCGATGTTTACGTGGTAGGATTATTTGCATTTGTGGTAGATGGGTATTATGCTACGGTGAATGTCTTAAGTAAGATCCGTTTGTATCCAACAGAGATCGATCGGGTCAATATCGATGACACCCCTTATCATGTATTACGCTTTGAGAAAGGTGCGACCATCGTAGAAAACATGAACCTTGTGAAGGATAATACGATCGGTTACTACGTATATAACTATATCATTGCACAAGGTAAAGTACCTTGGTATCTCTCAGCGTTAGATCTCATGAATCTTTTCCATACTTCTGCTAAGTATAGTGGGGTCGTCTATGGAACGAACCATATGGCCACAGAACTCATCGCAGCTATGGTGATGCGATCTTCATCAGACATCAATACGTATTGGCGACAAGAAGTGAATAGCATTGATGATGTCTTGAAGAATCCACCAACCTTTATCCCATTACGTAACGTGATGTTTGGTGCACGTAATACCACGGCTAAACTGATGGGTGCGTACCTAAATGAAGGGATGAAGTCAGCAATCATGTATCCATCTGAAACCACTGAGTCTGTAGAAGAATTATTACGACAATAATAAGTGAGATAAAATGAAAAACTCAATATTAAGTAAATATCTCAAGCCTTTAAAAGATATCGTCAGTATCGAAGCAGAGGATGATCCATCTACTAAAGAACAACCTGATGAACCTACGGATGCTGAAACAACGGAAGAAGAGAAATCTGAAGAAACCGATCCTACTGCAGATGAAGGTAGTGATGAAGAAGCATTAGGAGATGAACCAAGTAGTGATGATTCAAGTACAGGAGAAGATGATGCGTCAACTGATGAAGAAATTGAAGACCCTCGTGAAAAAGCGAGAGAAATCATCGAAGAAAGACGTCGAGCAGAAGCCGCAGAACGAGAGCCTGTTGATGAACGAAGACCAACTGGGTTTGCTACCCCGTTTGATGAAAAGGAACAAATTGTCGGATATCTCGAACCTTTAATCGGTGAAGATATCAAAGAGTTAACTTTAGTTTCTGCTAGCGAACTCAATAAACCGCTTTATCATATTTCGATGAACCCATCGATTAAAGCGTTTACCCCACAAGTTTCTTCTCGTACGTTAACCAAAGAGAATCGTTCTATTCCACGTATCTCAACCAGTACCTCATTGATTGGTTGTATGAATGGATATCAATCCGTCATGTCAGATATGATGAACCGTGAAGGGAAGAAATTCAATGGATTGTTTAAGGTGTATCAACTCCCTTATCAGTTCGCATTACGTCCTTCTAAGAAGTTCTTACCAGATGTAGACTTAACGGATGAGTTCTGGTTATTCTCATGGAAACGGGATACGTATTCTGTTACACCAGAAGTCGTGGCTGAGTTCACTGTACCGAAGATCGAATCCACCTTTGGGAATAATGGACGAGATGATGTTTATCATCTCTATATCCATGTGAAACAAGATAAACTTTATCTTGATCGTAAACATGTATTACAGGAAGGTTACTATCATGTGACCTTAAAAGGGTACGATGTGAACTTCCCATTAGAAGAAAACGATAAACGTCTTCAAATCGAAGTGTTAGATGAGGCACGTTATAGATTAGTAACGCAACTCTCTATCATGGTCAAAAAGAAACCAAGCAGTGAGTATAAATAATAACAATGACAAAAACGATTCACTATGGCTGTACCGCCTTGATGGGTACAAATAAGGTAGGACGTCTACGCTGTGATGCAGACGGCTGGTACGATATGATATTAGGTGCCCTTGAGTATGAAAACTCAGTAGGGGATATCTATACCGTAGAATCCGCGAAGAAGTTCTTTGAAGAAGGCTCTTCTTTGATGCGTCGTATTGCTAACGGACAACTTCGTGCTGAATACGGTCATCCTAAGAAATTACCAGGCATGACCGATCGTGAATATCTTCAACGTATCTTAACGATCGAAGAAACGATGGTGTGCTGTCACATCAAAGATGTTTACATCGATTACAATACGGTGAAGTGTCCGAAGACAGGACGTACGATCATCGCTTTCCGTGGTAAAGTCAAACCATCGGGTCCTTATGGTCAATATCTCAAAGAGATGTTAGATGATCCAAACATGAACGTAGCCTTCAGTGTTCGTTCATTAACCATGAACCGCATGGTCGGGTTCCGTCAACACAAAGACTTTACTCAGATCGTGACCTGGGACTACGTGACTGAACCAGGGTTAGCACCTGCTAATAAATACAGTGTACCTACATTAGAAGCACGTTACGATGTCGACTTCCAATTAGAAGATATCAAAGCGATTGCTGAAAAACGTTATTCATTAGAATCTTCATCTTTAGCAAGAGAGATCACTGATATCTTACGTTATGGTAGACCATTACGTTCTAAATGGTAATCTGATCAAACATAAGCCAGCACTGGAAATACCAGTGCTGGTCTATGTCGGTTGACTAACTTAACCCATGAGTAGGCGTATAAACAAATCCTGGCATCGCAGTGGTTTGGATCGCAGTCTTCAGACGGATTGGTTTCGGATGGATTTCTAAAATCAACTTACCGTAGTAACCAATCGATTCATCCTTCACGCGTAATACGACCGGAATACCATACCCTTCTTCACCACGATGGTCCGGATCGATGTAACGAAAATCGATACGAAGTTCATCCGCATGGATATCGTTCTCATCGAGATAGACGGGGAATTGTTCAAACAATGCTGGAAGGATATCCAACATGGTTTTATACGTGACGTTTGGATCAAGTTGGAGAGAACCTGTAAAGTTCATGAGTTTTGCTAACTGATCAATGTCAAGACGATTATACTGAATCTCTTCATCACCGGTTAACTTGTAACCTGCGACTTTCGTGAAACGGATCAAGGTATTCATATCTGCTCCCTCTGCTGCTTTAGCTGGGGTGCTGAACAAAACTTGATCGTATTCTAAACGAGTCGTCATGCTTTTACGATTTGCCCAATTGATTAAATCGATCAACATGTGTTTTGAAGGTTTCTTAAAATCAGTATAAGGGATCAATTCATTGATTAACTCTTTTTGATCTTGTGACATGATTTCTTTCCTTATTTTATTTACGTAAATAAAGATGCAAGCATAATCCGGATAGTTTCACCTATCCGGATCACTTACACATTATACCGTTTGATCATTGTAATGGAAGACAAGATAACCTGTCACATTACTACAATACTCTTCATCTAACTTCACTACAAATACATGGGTGTAGTCTTGACGACGCGTATATTCTTTACCAAACTCAATCTTACCATGATATAACACTTCTGCTTGATGTAAGTTAAACTCACTCTTCACTTTACGATCAACCCAGATATTGGTATCGTAAAGGTTGATCTGATCTAAGAAGGTTTTATCTAACTTATCATGCGTGTTATATAATTGGAACGTCCGTTTAAGTTCTGTCCAATCACTACCGTAGAAATATAACGGACCTTGAATCTTATTCGGATCGTTCGTTGGATAAGGAATCCCTGAGAAGGTAATCTCATCCACCATATTCTTGATGGATTTACGTTCATCGGAAATCAAGAGTTCAAATTGACCATAGAACGCAGGATTGGAATCCTGTATCTTAACCGTCAATTTAAAAGGTGGTTCCGTCGGAGGAATCACTCCATCCACGATATCTTCAGACGTTAAGGCTAATCCATATTTTTCATTAACCGTTTGAAGGTAATCTGAAACGATCTTCTGATAAGCCGGTTGTACGACGACGGTCATCCCTCTGAATAAGGAGGCGATATTCACACGGTCGTATTGAATGACCGCAGGATCTTGATATCCACTACCTGGAATCGGAACGATCTTCGCTGACGTATTAAAGAACCCTTCATCCAGATACTTGACTTCTTCAAAGCGCACATCTCTTGGACGTAAACTACTGTTCAACCGACTGTTTACCATATCCAATGCTAATTGGATACTGGATTTATTGTAATCTATCATCTCTTATCATTCCTTACCGTTATAATCATCTTTCACGTAAACCACACCACGAGTAATCAATTCACCAGTCTCTTCATCTACCGTTACACGAGAACGTTGTTCTGTTGTATTGTGAACTTTAAATTTATCCATTTCCCAAGGATTAATGAATCCTTCCGTTTCTTTCGGTTGAGGATAACGAGAAAGTTTAAATTTCAACTGTACCGATGGCATTCTAAACGCATTACTCAATTTCACTTTTGAACCATTATCATAATCCAAGATCAAGTTAACATCTTGTCCATGATACAACTTACTCGCTTCATTATCCAAGTTTAATGGATTTGGGAATAATGGATCTGGATGATCATGATAGAGTTTGGCTTTATTATAATCCATATCGATCATGGTCATTTGCGTTTCATGTTTGGCTTTAAATTTCGTGCCTTTACCATGGTAACGCATATACGGCCAATCGATCACAATAGTACTTTCTTCATTGATGGTTTTCAAGAACTGGATACTATAAGAAGAAAGCTGTTTTAAGAGACGGATCATCATCCCTTGGATTTCACGTAAACTATTGCGTTGTACAATATCTTGACCAAAGGACGTCTTCGTAATTTCATTCGCTAACTGACTGTATTCTTTTGGCGTCATGTTCTCGATATCGATATTACTGTATTTGAAGAAGTCTGCAAAGGTCATCGGTTTTTCTGTTAACTTACAGATCACCGTTTCGTAATATTGTTCCGTGATCGTTTTCACTTGGATGTGTTCACGTGCATCTTCTGTAAAGCTATAGAGGTTACGATGAATATTCTTCATGCGTAAGACATCCCTTAAGAACTCACTGAACTTATCGATACTGATGATAGATTCTACCGGGATCGTATAATGATCGGCCGCATAAACGTAGAGTGGGTCAACGTAACGTTCATCAATCACTTTACGAACTTGTTCGATGGATGGCTTACGTCTTCTCACCACATTACGTGCAGTAATGGTTGGGATCCATGTTGGATCTAAGACGATATCCTTAGCAGCAGGGTTATCTTGTATCCAGTGACTCTTCATCAAACAGTAGATGAAGGTGATCAATGCTTCACGTTGGGTTAATGGCATTTGTGATGCCGTCTTAGGATGGGTCACGTTGATCTTCGCCGTATAAAGATCTTGCGTTACCATGTAGATCCATTCATTGAGTTCCACGTCTTCAGGACGGATAGCTTGACGTTTAGAATGGTCGATTACTAACGACTCTAAGACTTTAGAAGATAAAGTACGATTTGCACTACGAGTTAATCTCCGTTTTGCATTTAATTTATCTTCTTCAATGAAGTCTTTATTATCTCTCGCTTCAGGTACTTCTTTTTCCACGATCTCATCGATCGACCGAATGCTTCCTGCGCGGCTGATCTCTTTATGCATGTTAAGTGGAATACGTTTAAAATCCACTTCTGGATACATGTTAGTATTGTCTTCTGACATTAGACTGATGTCTTGACGCGTTTGGAACTCAGCGATAGGTAATCGTCTTTCTGTCATCACCACTTCGATTAACTTCGTAAAGGTATCCATCTTACCCGGAAGTTCTTCTACCCATTTAATGTTACGATAGAACCACATGCGTTGGAAGAGATTTAAATGCGCACGGTATTCATCCAGATATTGGTGACTACCTAAATATCCCCAAACATGGAAGCTGTGTGCTTCGATTGTTCTGGCTTTCTCATAACGGGCTTGCATGATAAAGTAAGGTAGATAACTATAGAAGACACCGATGCGCGCACATTCGTAAAGGTCATCTGTGATCTCATAATCCACGACTTTCCAACGATCAAAGAATTGTGTAGCATATTCTTGGATCTTTAACATGAGCGTATATTCGTTCTCTTCAACGAATCGTTTATCGTACCACAAGATCGTATAATCATCGGCTGCTATCGCTTCATCGATATTGATCGGATTCAGTATCCCATCGATCAATTTCACCTTCTCTGGATGCTTCTGGATGAGGTTTTGATAGTATGTTGAACCTTTTTGGTATTCGCGCCAGGTTGCGCGATGATATTTTAAATTCTCAACAGTAAAATCTATTTCTTCTATAGTATCGATACTCAGGATCTTGATCGATGGTTTTCCGTCGATGAGATCACTTGGGTGATACTGACCCGCAAGATGCATGTAGTAACGCCATGTGCGTTTATTATGCTCATCAAAAAAAGTGGGATAGAAATATTTATCCCATTCATTGATGGCTCTTGCAGTGGCTTCGCTTTTTACAACGATACTGCGTGCAAGATCTTTACACGCTTGCACGTAGATATTATAAATGGACACTGACACGGAAAGATGCCTCCCTGTTCGTTTAAATATAACTTATTTTAAATCGTGAGACTATTTAATTATGGCTGAATCACAAATTGAATTTTCAAAGTTCAAACGACTCCAGTTTTTTAAACGGGATGCAGTAGCCCGTGCTGTGTCGAGTAAACTGATCCATGATAGTCGTAATCGACGACTCAATGGACAAGAGGGGAAGCAACGTCCAGACGATGATTTATTAAATAAACTCGGTCAGGATATCGCTTCAAACATAGAAGATGCCTCTGCGATTTTCCAAGTATTACCGGATGTGCGTATCGCCATGGATATTTGGACGTCTTCTATTTTAGCGCCAAAAGACTTTATCTCCGAGACCTTGATCTGGGAGACTGGGAATAATCACGATTACAATTCCCAATTATTCCGTGAGATGTTAGATGTGTTACGTCAATATTTTACGGACGAATATGATTTAACTAAACACTTAAAACCTGCAGTAGAAGATGCCTTGTTTAAAACAGGGAGCTATCCGTTAGTGGTGATCCCTGAATCGTCATTAGATGATATCATCAATGGGAAGACAGTTTCTTCCACTGAATCTTTTATGGATAGTTATCTTCACAAAAATTCAGATGGATCCTACGGGTTTGAAACCCTTTCTATTTTAGGTCAACCCGGTAAACAAGCTAAAGTCGGGGTAGAAGGATTATTAACGAATAGTCTAGAAGGAAATCCAGTGGTTTCCGAATATGTTCCTATCCACGATCATTTTACGATCACCGATAACCCTGACGCCTTAAAATTCCAACTTGCTTTAAAAGAAGTGAGAAAACAAGCTGGGAAGAAACGTATCAAACAACGTTACGGAATGGAACAGTTTGCCTTATCCTTAGAAGATAATCAAGAATCGAAAATCCATCGTAGCGATGAACTCATGCATGAGGAAGGTCAAACCTTAAAAGATAAAGATCAAGATAAACATCGCTTTGATAAACAACGTCAAAAAGAAGTGGTGGATCAACTTTATCAGACCCGTGTTTATTCTGAACAAGGTGTCGTCACCGTTAAAACGTCTACCGATGCGTCTCGTTTACCAACTGGTCATCCATTAGTGATGAAGTTGAATAGCTCATCGATTATCCCTGTGCATACACCAGGTGACCCGACAGATATCGTAGGTGCATTCATTGTATTAGATGAATACGGTAACCCAATCGATCGTACGCAGAATATCGATATCTTTAAAGATGCGTCTAGTAGCGATAAAGCATATGACCAATATAAAAGCAGTGCACGCAATATCATCCAACAGATGAACTTTAATAAAGACGGAACTTGTTGTGCAGGTGGGACAGATACCCAACAAGATCTGAATCAATTAGCCGAAGTCTATACCTCACTCTTTGAACAGAACTTGATTTCTCGTTTAGCGAATGGGATCTATGGTCAGAACGTGAAAATCAGTCGTGCTAACGAAGTCTTCCGTATCATGTTTGCGCGTGCATTAGGTGCAATGCGTACTCAGCTTTTATACGTACCGGCTGAACTCTTAACGTACTTTGCTTTTGATTACGATGTGTATGGTATCGGTAAATCTTTATTACGTGATATCCGTAACTTAGCTGGGATGCGTAGTGCATTGATGTATGCCGATATCTTTGGAAGTATCCAGAACAGTATCGGTAGACGTAAACTCTTGATCACGTTAGATGAAGAAGATCCAGATCCAGAATATACGATCGATACGGTACGTACGAACTATAACCGTGTGAATGCATTCAATCTTCCATTGATTAATCAGAATCCAGCAGATGTGGTGAATCAATTACGTGAATCAAATATCGATACGGTGATTGAAGGTGATAATAGAGCGATCCCTACGACGAAGGTGGATACGGAAGATTATCAATTATCTCGACCGATTCCTGATGACACTACGCAAGATAAAATCAAACGTTATTTCGCTACCGCATTAGGGATGCCTGCTACTTTTATTGATAGTACGGAGAATGCTCAGTTTGCCGTCACTGAAATCAATTCACATGCCTTGTTTAATAAACAAGCGTATGCGTATCAGCAAATCGTGTCAACGAAATTGCTTTGGGATTTCGTCTCTAAGTATACCTTAAACTCCGGTACGTTGATCAAAGAACTTTCTCATGTGATTAAAGACAATGTCGATCTGTTAACGGCAGAACAAAAAGGGAAAGGGAATACTTTAGAAATCATCGAAGACTTTTTAGATGCATTGGTGATCAAATTACCAATGTTAGAGTCGACTCGATTAGAAGATCAACAGAAAGATTTCGATACGTATAAGAGCATGATCGAAAATATGATCGATGGCATGTTTGATGATGACCTCATGGCTGCCTTCTTACCGGAATCCTTAAAAGAAAATCAAGGATTAATGAAGTCAATCTTGAAATCATCCTTATTATCGAAATACGTTCAAGATAATCAGTTTTTACCTGTCTTGACGCGTTACCTTGATCTTGAAGATAACGATAACGTCTTGAAGTCTGAACTCAAAGCTTACTTCGAACCATTAGCGCAAGTCTTAGCGGATGCCATGTTAGAACTCGATCGTATCTCTAAAATCTCGAATAGTCCTGAACTGAATAAAGTAGGTGAAGAACAAGAAGCCTCTGATAGCTTTGGTAGCTCAGATAGTAGTTCTGATTCTTCTGATACCGGTGGTGATGACTTCGGTATGGGAGGTGACGATATGGGTATGGGGGATGAACCTTCTGAAGATGGTGAAGAAGGTGGAGACGACGGATTTAACTTCGATATCTAATCTGTACCTTATGTGAGATATTACGCGACCAGCAAGATGCCTCACTTCTGTAAATACAATACGCTAGCTCACCTATGTAAAAATAGGTGAGCTATGTCTGTGGTATGTACTTTTAGTATAAACTAATGTATAATCGATTATATTTTAAAATAAAAAAGAAACAATAGAGGATAAAATAGACATGTCTTCTCTCCAAAATCTTGTGAAACTTTTTGAATCGAAAGATCCAGAGTTTGACATCAATAAATTAGCCATCTCTGATCCTTACCCATCAGAAGATAATGATGCGCAATACAATACGTATATCGTAATCAAACCGAAAGATGCACTCAGTGGTTATTTAGGGACGAAAACATTCCCGTATAACCGTAAAGATTTAGGTATCTTATTCCATCAGATCAAACCGATGATCGACTTACGTGGTGTCACTGAAGTGGCACCATTGATCCATGCGATCAATAACCAATATGGATTAACCTTATTTGCGGATGAAGTAGAAATCACTGAGATCTCTTTAGAGAACGGTGTTACGGTAAAAGCGAAAGCAACGAACTATGAATACATCGGACAAGTGACTTTCCATCATGCTTTACCGTTGATCAAAACCAAAGATATCCAATTAGATGGGTTTAAATATCCAGAAGAAACGAATCGTGCGTTTGCATCGATCTATGGATTAAACCTTGGTGAGTTACAATATAATGTGGTCAAAACGTATCGTGAACACCAACCATTCAATCGTGAGTTCTTAGCGAAGATCTTATCGGGTTTATCAAATGATAAATGGGTAGTCGATTCTACTCCAGCTGAATATAACTTATATCAAGCTGAAATCGAAAAAGTCGAAGAGAAAGAAGAACTCGGTATTGTAACCCGTTTCGTGACAATCAAGTTGAATACTGAACTCAGTACTGCACTTTCTCAATATTTAACGTTAACCACGAAGTACAAGAAAGCAACGTTATCTGAAACTTGCAAACAAGTATTCGATGATCGTCTTCGTTTATATCAGCCCTACGTGAAACTTGATCAAGCGAATGTGACTCAAGTCAATGAATTATTGGTTCAGAAGAATATCCCTGAATCGATCGATCAGCAATGGACGATTGTCTATAATGGTCGTACTTCTCAATTACCTGAGGTGTTTACTCACCTGGTTTGTCAAGATACCGAGAACTTGTGTATCCTGATGAATGGTTACGATAAAACAAAACCAGTCATGGTTTTCTCTTATTAATCTTTTATTCTTTTAGGACAATGAACAACCATGGAAAAAATCAATACATGTAGAACGACTTTAGGGATCATGTTGCAAGCAGCAAAACTCTTAGGTCGTCCTCACAGCTTTCCAAAATATACCACGTTAAATGAACGTTTTGATATCCATGCCGATGCCCATCAAGATTTAACTGAAGTCCCTAACCTTGGTTATTATTGTATCGGTATCGGTGGACACCGTATGATCATCGATGACAAACAGATCCCCGTTGATGATCCAGTTTCACATGAAACGACGAATACCGGTTTATTTAAACCAATGCCATTCGTATTACGTCAATTAAATGATGATCTTCCTGCTACGCAACGTGTGAAATATGCGTTACGTCGTAAAGAAACTTACAACGGTACGGAGTATTGGGCGTATTACTTAAAACGTTTAGCGAAGATCAATGAATCACCTGAAGTGATTCATGATAATACAAAAGATGGTATCACGACTTCTAAACCATTTGATTTTACGAATGAAGATCTTTATCCGACACCAAGTGATCTTCCACCAGTAGGCGTAGTGGTTGCATCAGCCGATATCATCCGTATCTCCGCTAAAGTCGAAATCGATTTCAGTGAACAAGATGTACTAGAATATCTCAACGTGTGTAAGATCATGTATGGTAGTGAGAAATACGCGGTGATTTCCGAAATCGGGATTTGTTCGGGTGTGGATAAAACCATATCTGCTGACGGTGAAAGCAATTCAACGATTGCATTTAAAGAAGCGATTGGTGTACAAGTGAATGTGTTTATTTCGACTTATATTCCAATTTCTAAACATAACCGTGGTTTCTACCATGAATTCGAATTAGGTGAAGGTGAACCATTATTAGTGAAAGGTGAAACACGTAGCACACGTTATAGTGCAGACGTGAAACCATCTGAAACATCTCGTTTGATTCCAGGTACCACGTACGATGCCACCAATCCAGAAAATGGTCGTGAACGTAGTACAACACCATCCATCACAGGGAATACAGGGAGTGCTTTAAACAATGCAGGTACACCTCCAGCATCCGCAACGACAGCCCCGACTAGCGCAGCGACTACAAATCCTTCCTCTGCTAGTCCAGCCGCGTAAATAGGTGAGCTATGTTGTATGGAAATCCGGAATATCAAGCAGTACGGATCCTTTCCATAGACCCAGGGACAGATACGTTAGGCGTATCTGTCTTTGATGTCGATCTCAGAACGAATACAAAAACATTAATCCATGCCTTCACGTATGCCGCCAGTAAATACATCGACCATTTAAAGAATAATACTCAATGGGAAATGATTGATGAGAAGTACATGCGGTTACATCGTCACTATGGCCACATGAAAGATTTATTGGATTATTATCAACCTCATTTAGTCTATCATGAAAATGCGTTTATGGGTAAATTTCCTAAGGCGTATGAAGGGTTGGTACAATGTCTGTATGAGATTCGTTTAGCGGTACGGGATTATAATCCGTACGTACCGCTTATTGGATTAGCGCCTATGGAAGCCAAATCCTATATTGGGGGCATTAGTAAGGATCAAGTATTACGATCCGTAAGTAAGATCAAGGATCTCCAGAACTTACATGCGTTACTCCCCCAACTTGATGAACATGCTGTCGATAGTATTGCGATTGGCTATACGGCATGTTGTAAATTAATTGAAGACTACCAATCGCGTTTTTATTATTTTTAATTTTTTTCCTTTAGGAGAAGCAGATGAAATTCATCGTATTAGAAGGCCCGGATGGTTCAGGTAAAACAACCTTAGCAAATTCTCTTGTTGAATACTTTAACCAGAATACCTCTTATCAAGCAAAATACGTTTCACCCTTAGATGATGAAACCATTGGTAAACCGATCAAATCGTTAATCACACAAGCCAAAGGTGCGATCGATGGTTATCGTCAAACTGAGATTGCTTTAATTGTTGCATCGATGGTTGGCATGTTAGAGAAACATGGTACCGATGATGAGAATACGATCCTGATCTGTGATCGTTGGACCCTTTCGACTTACGTCTATCAAGCGATAGCGAAAGAACAACCGATCCAACTCATCCAGCAATGGGTAGAACTCGTGAATAAACTTCATCAACCTGATCTGGTTTTAGTCTTAGATCTACCGGATGAAAAGTTAGACGCACGTATGCAAAAGCGGGGTATTGATAAGAATGATAAATTTGAAGCAAAAGAATTCCAAGCAAGAGTCCGTCAAGGGTATCGCAACTACGGTGTCTATCACCATGTCGAGTCAACTAAAACAAAAGTAAAAACAATCCAAATGGAAGATGACTTGCAAGCCAACCATGCGAAATTATTATCTGAGATCATCCGTACCGTATTCTAAGTTAAGATGAAACATTTCTCTTCTCCTCTCAACATGATTGGAGAGTATATGCAATCACCTACTTTAGAGATGTTACTGGTTAATGCAGGGGATAGACCGATGGAAAGTCTTCCTCTTGCCATGCAAGCATTAACCTTAGTCTCGATGATCCCAATAGATCGAAACATGTCTGCGAAAGATCATCTCGAAGAACTCCGATTAAATGAACCTCAGATCTTATCCTATACCGTACAAGAGATCTTGCAAAAGAATAATCCGAATATCAAGAACCATCGTTGTTCCACTGTGATCATGATGGTGGTGATGTCCTGTATGGCGTTAGGGTATGCGGCGATTCAGATGTATATCGCAGTTAAGACGCAACGGTTATTAGGCTGGCATGAAATGTTAGTCCCTATCTTAGGACCATTGATGATCGTGTGGTATGAACGAGGTATCTTAAGAAAAGAAAATCGAGATATGCTACAAGCGTTATTAGGACGTACACCAGTGTCGATGGCTGAAGCAGCCACTGATTATTTTACAAGAGATCGTCGTGGTTATCGTGATGATTATCGAAGTGAAGAATATCGAGTGGAAGATGAAGGCGGAATTCACTCATCTGGTTCAGAGAATCGTCGTGGTAATTATTAAGTAAATAATTACTTCTATAAGTAAAGTAATATGTAAGGTAATTCCTTACAATTGTTCTTTTGAAATTAATAGAAGACTCACAACTCTTTAAATAGAGGTTTTAAATAAAATTCACTATACGAATATATCCTTATAAATATTCTTATAAGTACCAAGGGAGCCCTAATCCGGCTCCCTTATGTTTGATCCGATGAAAAAAAAAAGAATAGAAGAGAGGAGGAGGATAACCCTCCTCCCCTATGTTTAGTGATGAATGTAGAAATGTAAATCTCTACAACACTAGCCTATTAGATGATAGAAGTTAATGAACAACCATCTCTGTAACAGGATAGTGATATACGTCACTAATGAGAGTTCCCTCGTCATCAATATAACCGAGAGCTTTCATTTTCTGGAATTGGTCAGGCCATACGGCACCGACTATCTCCAGAGACCCGTCTGCATACTTTTTACAGATACAGGTCGTTTTAATTTGTCTATGCATGAAGTTATCTCCAAGATGAAGACAGGCTACTATCAGAGGGATAGCAGCAACTATCCCTCACCCTACTAAATTCTCTAAAGTTTAACTTTATTATTTTAGTATCTAATAGGTAATATGAGTTTATAAAAAAGATAGTTCCCAGGTCGTTAAGATCTGGGTATATGTCTGCTTGGATGATAAAATCAAAAAAAAAAGATCTTAGCCACTAAGGAAAAATGACTAAGATCAGGGTATACAACAAGATACCCAAATGCCACTTCGACAGAAAAGGAGAATAAACTGTCTTCTGTAGCTAATTACCTGTTTGAGTGACGGACGACAGGCAACGTCCAGCGGTTTAGCGTCTCACTTCAACCCAACCAGCATGCTTGAACACGCTAGTCTTAACTACTTGACCATCAGGTCCAGTCGTCTCCACACTTTCTCTGATCGAGAAAGCATAGATCGGTCGAACACCTTTTGCTAGAAGAGCAACTTCTAACGCCCCCATTAAATATGGGGCACCGCCAATCACGGCATGGGTTGCTCCAGCCTCCACCGCTAGTTTAGCGAGCGCGGTAGCTCGTTCCACGATGATTTCCATCGTTGGGAGATCGTTAAAGGTTAGTAATCCTCTAACGTCTCCGTTGGTTTCCACAACGTGGAAACCTTCTTTTTGTGCTTCTACTAATGCGTGTTGAGTTAAATTTACTAATGCGTTCATGATGTCCTCCTTAGGACAGGTTAATGTTAATGAAATAAAATTGAGTTAAATAAACTCATTCAAGGACACTACTTCTAGTATCCTTAGTGAATTTACTTATTGAGGGGAGTAGGGATTGCTCCCTACTTTTTGACCATACTGTCCACAACAACCGTAGCCGCCGCTGTGCTGACTTGCGCCAGCGCGATGCCGGTGAGGATCCCGGCGATACGTTCCTCCCCACGGCGGCTATAATAAGCCGCCGCAGCCCCTTCTGCTACTACCAATGCCGCTGTTGCTAAAAGAATTTTAGTTGATTGTTTCATATTGTCCTCCTTAGGACTTTTACATTTTTAAACAATAATAATTCTGATAATCTTCAGAGCCCCTCTTCTCTTCAGATTATCATTTAAAGGAAACCCTTGTTTCCTTCCTTCAATTAGATTATATAAGTTTATAATTTCGATACCCCTGAAGGAATTCAGGGGATATGCCAAATAGAAAAAAAAAAGAAACTAGGTTTGGGAGGAAAGTCAACCAAACCTAGCCGACGAAAAAGAATCACTGGTGATAAGGAGTAAAAACCCAGTAGATACATTCGTCTAAAGGAACGTAGATACTTGACCTACTTATGGACATCTATTAAAGGGTTTCAAAAACCCTCTCTAATAGGTAATGTGTATCTATAAAACCGATACCCCCCTATGGGTATCGGTTTATGTCCGAACTGACATAGCCCGGTAGAGGTTGACTCTACCGGACTATAAGACATTATACGTTCATATTTGGTGGCGCGTAACCGGATGTTCTTGTATCACGATTGAAATCAGAGATACTGATCTTATTGACTTCTAATTCTAATAAGATCACATCGTTAGCAATAGATGCTGGTGTCATATCGACATTACGGATACGTTGATATAATCGATTGATATCTTCGTAACGTAATAGCTGATAACGTTTGATGCGTTCTAGCATTTGGCGATACTTGTCTTGTACCGCATGGCTTGCACCACGATCCGCGATCTTACGTACTTCAGCATCGATATCGATCAGAGTAGACGCTGTACCGTTATTTGCATTTGGATCAGTAGATCCATTGCTATTGCCAGGTTGTTGACTACCTGCATGGTCCACGACACCGCTTTCACTGAGATCCATGAAACACATCGGTGCAGTCGCTAACTGATAGTTATTCACCCCATCCACTTTACTGAATTGTAACATGGTACCATAACCATCATGACTACCGATAGGGAAATCGATCACCGTGTTCCATGCAGCGATCGGATACGTTTTACGTTGATCATCGATCACTAACGTAAAGTGAGTTGGTTTAGGTGGACGTGTTTCAAGATAACGATTTACTAATGGCATCGTACGATAATAAACACGTTCTAGCCAATCATCTAAGGTCTTACTACCACAAGAGAGGTCTAGTCGCCATTTATTCAAACCAGGATCACGTACGGCTTTACAAAGAATGTTTTTACCGTAGACTGGATTCTGATCTTTCTCATACGTGAGATACCATGGGGTTTCTAAACCAGGATCCGGTCGACCCATCAAAGCTAATTTAAAGCTTTGTACATGTCTGAATTTCTTCATGCGAGGATCAACACGTTCTAAGTCTAATACTACGGTTAAGTCTTGTGTATCACCATAAGACAATGGTTTAAACGGTTCACTACCCACACCCGCTTGAACTAAATCAGTGACATCATAGACCACATCACGTTCTAATGTATACAACATGTAACGGATCTTCCAACCTGCATTATCCGATACGTAAGTCGGTACTGGGAAAAGATTAACAGAATAGCTACCATCGACTTTTGTGGTACGACCAAAGTATTTCACCGCAATGAAACGATTATCACCTACTGAAGCATTTAACGCCATTTCATCTTGTGTCATGTTGTAGATTAATGCAAGATTGATATTTTGATCGTTCTTCATTGGGATATAGTTGTCTAGTCCCACTAATCGCATACGACCTTGTTGCCCCAGTGTGATCGGTACGCGTTTAGAGGTACCATCACTATACGATACCACACCCATCATCGCTAAGGCATCACGAGGCATGTTCATTGGGAACACTAACGTATTGTTTTCAGTCTTATCTAAGAACGGACTATCAATGCCAATCGTCGTAATATAACGTTTAGAGGATTCGACTGCATGATCTAATGCGGTATTATGAACCAACAATACGTTATACGAGGTTGGGATACCACTGTCGTTATACGCGACTAAGGTCACCACTTCACCGTTATTAAGCTTCTCAGTCGTATAACCTTTACGACAAGCTTTCACCGCTAAGTTCGTATCCGTTTCATGTCCTGCAGGGAAAGCCACTTTCTCTAAAGGAATATCTTCCGATAACAATTCACCATTACTGTTAAAGTTCATGGAAATGACCTTACCAGTAATCTGAGATGTATCGGTTCCTTTAAAGACTTTATAACGTGTATTCTCCGTACCTTTAAACATCAATCGACTATCAGGTAAGAAGACATGTGGAGTAACAGACTGGTCTAAGAACAATCGCCAGGTTTCTGATTGATAACCAGGTCCTACACCCAGTAATTGGTTTTCTTTACTAAAGTTATTGGTTGAAGCATTTTGAAGTTCTACCATCGTAGATAATAACGTTGTTTCATCCACGAATTGAACTTCCATCAATTTATATCCGCCATGACCAACCGATGTATCGATGACGATATCACCTACATTCGGTACCCATCGACCATTACCGTGTTCACCTGCCGTATAGATCTGTTCTATACGCCAATGAGAAAATTCACGATTTGGATCATGGATGGGTTTGATCTTATCCGGAAGAGAAGTCGTATCTACCATTATTTACCTTTCCTTACGTTAAAGAATTGTGTTAAGTCAACACGTTTATTCAAATAACGTTCATTTAATCTTTCTAAGAATGCATAATCACGTGCAGAGATATCGATCACATGGGTTTGATTATGCGGATGGATGTTGACGTAGTCTTTATTTGAACCACGATAAGCAGGATCAAGTACTAACCAACGTTTATATTTTTGAACAACCTTATCTATCACATCTAACGGGGCTTTATTCTGCGGAGAGAGTAATCGACCGTATTTGATATCATGCGCAATCTTACTCATGAATGGACTATAGACGTTATAGTAATCACGTATCTTCACTAACCCTTCATGCTCGTGTTGTGGAAGATGATACGAGATATATTGACCGATACGTTTAGTTAACTCATAGTCTTTGATCTGAGCAAGATAGAGGTCTACGTTTAATGTACCGGTTAATGCCACGTAAGGTGTTTCAATCGCAAAGGGTCTACCATCTTCACTGAATCGTTTTGCATTGGTCGTTCCATCTTCATCAAATGGCATGAGATTAGGATCAAATACGCCACCATCAACGACTGTGCGTAAGATGCGATCACGATGTAAGTCGTAATGTTTATTAACCGAGATCTTACCATGTTCGATAAAACCGTTCTCTCTCGCACCGATACGTTTCAGTACACCATCATCTAAGAATGGGAATCCAGTACATCTTACAGTCACGATCTGACGAGCACGATCTTGAACGTATTCTTTCGTCACGATACAAACATCAGGGAAGTTCACGAAGTAATCCACATCCTCTACTAATGCATGACCATTCATCCATAAATCGATCTTACCTGGTGGAATAAAGACATCTGAATCATGTTGTTTTCCATAGGTTAATCGGAAATCATACACCCCATCATTTCCATCAAGTTCTTTTTCGTAGCACAAGAACTTATTATCCCCTATCGCTATACCGATCTCAGTTCCTGCATTATAATCGAAATGACAATGTGTCCCATCGATCACGATATGGTATTTACCGGTTACGTCTGTCCAATCCCCTACGGTCTTACGATCGATCAGATTAGAAAGATAGAATCGATAAGCGGTTTCACGTTGAAGTTCGATTTCTTGCTTACCTACATGAATCTCAAGTTCATCCTGTCCTTCACCTGCGATACATTCGATAAAGATCGTTCCATCATGTCGTGGATAATACTTACGATGACCCTTACTGTAATACCAGCCTAATAGCACGCCATTTGCACTGTATTCGTATACCGTACAAGATGCAATCAATCCATCAGGGATTTTAAAGTAGTTTCCATTTGGATCTTCCGTGATACGGATATTCGGATCTGCTACTGCTTTAATTAATGCGCTATAACCAAAAGCTTTTAATACTAACGGTAAGTCTATCTCATGATGGAAACTTCGCATTAATGCAGTATAAGCACTGCTTTCAAGATGATCGGCTGTCCATTCTGGTACCGTACTATCTACAGTAACCATCGCTTCATAAAGCTTATCATCCGGTAAGACGTAAAGACTCTTGATCATGTTGACATCTTCGATTAATGGTTTACGAGGACCATTATCTCGGATATAGAGTCTGACGTAAAAGTCTTTTAGATCAGGATGTGGGTCTAAGGCTTCTACGTAACTCAATACGTAAGGTACCGGTAAACTATAGTCACGATGAGTGATCATGCGCACCGCATCTTCTTGATTACGATGGTAGTATAATCCCTTGATCTGCTTCGTGACTTTATCTTTCTTATAGATATAGATATCGATATCATCACGGTAGTCGATCGTTTCAACATCATCCTTCGGTGGATGGATTAGATATTTGTGTTTCCCATCTAACGTACTCTTGAAAGTACGTAAAGAGGAAATCGGAATATCCACGATCTTACGGATACTTTGATCGTAATAGACCTCACTGTATTCACCGTCAGACATTTTATTGATCACTAAGTCATCGACAAGATAACCTTGATTCCAAAGGATGGTTTTCCCTTGTTGTCTGGCTTCCATGATGTGACGTAATTGTAATATCCATTGGTTCGTCTTACGGCGAGTATGCGTCCCACCATGATACTCGATGTGATGTTCAGAAGGATCTTTCTCAGACATGGAGAAGAACGCATTACGATAGAAGTGACCATACAGCACATCTGTATTCGTATCCACGATACGGTTATTGATCAAGACTGCGATGATCATGTTATCGTTATAGAGACGGATCATGTACGTCTCGGAGATCGGCATATTCTTCCCGATCTTATTATAAAAGTGTAAGGTAAGATCGATCTCTTTACACCAATCTGATAACTTGTACCATTGATACTTATCGGCGATCAAGTTAAAATCACCTGGATAGTTATCCCCCATCTGATAGAAATGATAGTAACCACTTTCAGTCGGAGTTTCAATTTGTTCCCATCCTACACGCCCACTATACTGAAAACCATTGATGGGACTGATACGCGCTAACTGAACGATCGATTGTCGATCTTTATAAGGATTCTGCCATACTTGATCGAGCGCTTTTCTAATCAAGATCTGTTCAGCCTTGCTTTGTTTTTTAGGCAACATCCTATCCTTCCTTAGCTAATATAGTCAGCACCATTAGAGGTCGTTTTTAATAGCTGAGCCACGGTTAAACTAAATGATTGTTGTTCACGGTTATCGAACAAACGCAATGAGAGATCTGCGATACGGGCTTTCTTGAATCCACGCTCATTTAATCCACGGTACACCATCATGATAAATAAAGGTGGATACTCAACAGCTACACCAATCAATTCACGTGGGTTAATCGAACTCATCCAACCACCAAATAACATGGTCATCACTAACAATGCATTGAAGTTACGCAGTTTAGGGTTTTCTTCTAAACTTTCGATCTTCTTACAAAGCTCATCTAAGTTAGCAGGGATTTCTAATTGGAATCCTTGTAACGTCATGTTCACTTCATCGGATTTAAATCCAAATAGACGACTGATGGTAATTACGATAAAGACAAAATCGTTTTGATGCAGGGTTTTACCTGGCATGGAACGAGTGAGCCAGAAATAAGCAAAATACATGATCAGTTTACTTTGATCTTGTACACTCAAGGTTAAACGTTTACTGATCTCAAAACCGATCCAACTTGCGTAGATACGACAGCTTTGATTATAGATTGCAGAGAATTGGTTTGGGTTATTACTCCACGCTAAAATCAATAAGGCTAAATCGGTTAAGAACTTTGCATCAGTTAAAGGTAATGGACTAAAGGTTTGACCCATCGGATCTAATCGGTACTCACGTTTACTACGACGTAAGTCTACGACGATCTTCGTTTCTCCTCTGACATCACGTAACTTTAACGGTAAGGTGAAAGGAGGGATATCGTTACTTTCCAACAATGCATGCACTACACCATTCCCACCACTCAATGGTTTGGTTTGGTTTAAGGTCAACGCACGTTGAAGTTCTTGGATGATCTTTTGGTGTGGTTTACCCACCATGATCATCGCTTCTTGTGGTAATGTAATCATCGTTTATTTTTTCCTCTTATACCTAGGCTCCACCTAGGTCAGGTTTAAAACACATTTTATTTAAGATAATATTGCTCTCTCGAGCATAGCATCCTGATACCCTTGATTTTTTCTTATGTATAAATTGACTTAATATTTAGTAATTAATTTAGTTACTGAAATAAGCGACATATACTCTCCCTGTTGAAGATAGGGAGATATCAACAACTATAGTAAAATGAGAGATAATGACAAACTCTTTAAAAATTCATACTCCATGGAGAAAAAGTAATGTCAATTAATTCAATCTATAGTAGTACTCCTCAATATTATCTAAATGGAATCAAAGACGAGTCTACTAAACCGCCTATTCAAGAACTCGAGCGTTTACCTCAACATTTACCATTCTTCTACGTGATCGCAGAACAAGGTGACTTAAACGCCAACATCATGAGTCTTGGTGCGGCAAAACAACACTACGGTGAGAACACATTTGAATATACCAGCAAATACTGTACTCACGCTACACCGTTTATTAACGGTATCGGTTCAACCGATGGATCATTGATGATGATCAAACGTGTGATCCCTTACGATCAACGTACCGGTGAACCTAAAGCACGTAAAGCATGGATCCGTTTCTCTGTTGGGGTCACCAAACAAGAAATGACTACTCGTACGAAAGTAGAAGGCTCAGCAGATAAATACGAAGACCGTCCTAACGGTATCCAAGGTCACGCATTACGCTGGACCACTTCATCTGTGACGTTTGATGAACACGTACGTAGCTCACTCTCTGCTAAAGATCAACAACGTTTTGATCGTTTAGTAAAATTTGGTGGTGGTTTGAATGCAAACGAATTCTACCAAGACGGTGTGATCAATCCATTAGCGACGGGTATCTCTGTTCAAGGTGCAAACCAAGAATTAGTGATCCCTATCTTCGATTTAGAAGTGTCTCACTATGGTGAATACGGTAACAACCTTGGTATCCGTTTATCTGCGCCTAACTCTACCAGCAATAGTAAACCAGATGTACGTTTCTTCGAAAACACCTTGGCTCGTCCATTCCGTATCGAAATGATCAAACGTAAAAACCGTCGTAGCATGCCTACGATCGTAAATAACCTAAATGGTGAAACTTTCGTTGACTTTACGTTTAAACCAGACACTGTAAATCCATTTGCCGGTAATGTGGATACTTACTTAGGTACCATGTTATTAGATGCGTATCGTAACTTAGATACCACAGGTGGACGTAATGTTCGCTACGGTAACTTCAACAATATCCATGTATATGAAGATAACGTGGAATATCTATTGAAGATGTTATACGAACGTGAAAAAGATCAAGATGAAAAAGCGGTAGAAGCAGCTAAGTTAGAAGCAAAACGTATTGCTGAAGAATTAGCAGCAAATCGTACAGTCGGTCCACAAGATCTTTCTGTGACTCAAAACCCACGTCGTTTATCTGAGTCTAAAGAAACTGACTTAGATGAAGAATATACTAAACCTTGGTATCAAATCGATTTCCTTACTGGTTTAGCGATGAACGGTTTACCGTACCGTACGATCGAAGTGAAATCCCTATTGACTGGTGGTAAAGAGATGAAAGCCTCTACCGATCACTGGGCAACAGGTGGCGACGATGGTTTATCTGGTTATACTTTCGCAGATGGTACACCAAAAACTACCAACGATATCTATAACGAATTAGTGGATATCGAATTGAACCGTTTCTCTGATGAAGCGAATGAATACTTGGATCTTCCACGTTATCCATTCTCTGTCTTCTACGATTCTGGTTATCCAGTGAACATGAAAGAATCCTTGTTCAAATTGACTCAGTTCCGTAAAGACGTGTCAGTGTGTGTATCAACACTTGAAGTACCAGAAGGTCAAAAAGGTCAAAAAGGTGTACAACAATTATCTCGTACTGTAGAAGCAGGTCGTGTCGCTCAGTTATCTGAGAAAGCACGTAGCTATCCAGAATCAGATGTATTCGGTACAGGTGCATGTCGTGCGAACTTGATCTTAGACGGCGGTTACATTATTGGTTCTACCTATCGTGGTATTGTACCGATGACTTACGAATTAGCGTTAAAACGCGCTCGTTTCATGGGTCAACCTAATGGTGTAATGCGTACTGGTTACGGTTACGACCAAGACGGTATCAAACAAATCCAATACGTGAAACACTTAAGCAATCCATTCATGCCTTACGTCACTCGTGAGAAGAACTGGACAAATGGTGCAACATGGGCACAATTCTACGATCGTAATACCTTGTTCTTCCCAGCAGTACGTACGATCTACAAAGATGAAACCTCAGTATTGATGTCTGACATCAACATGTTGATCGCCACTGACTTACAAAAAGTTTGTTTCCGTGCATGGCGTCGTCTCACTGGTGACAGTAAAATGACTCCAGCTCAACTTCAAGAATTATCTAACCGTTATATCCTTGAAGACGTAGATGGTCGTTACGATGGTCGTGTGATCATCCGTCCTGAAACTTACTTTACACCGGCTGATAAAAACCGTGGTTACTCATGGCGTTGTGACATCCACATGTATGCAAACAATATGAAAACTGTGGGTGTTTATGGCGTTATCGTTCATCGTCAAGAAGATTTGGAGGCTTAATCTATGGCTCGTCAACAAGGCACACTTTTAAGTGGTACTGAAGGCTATGCTAACCTTAGTTACGCCCCAACCGTAGACTTACGTTTAGGCGGTCAAAATGGTTACATTCCTGACTACCGTACTTATATTTCTAACTCAGCGTACATCCAACGTAACCTGATCCCTATCTTAGTCGAATACCCACGTGGTTTCGAACACATGGGTGGTGACAGCGCACGTGACATCTACATCGGTACATTAAAAGCATTAGTAGAACTTCATGCAAAAACTATCGAAGGTCTTAACGGTACCGTAGAAGTAGAATACAATGATACGCCAGTGGGCGCAGCAGGGGAAGTACAATCTGACCCTACTCGTGTTACTCGTGCACCTTCTCAACCAGTATTTACTTGGACTGAGAAACAAGGTCGTCCGATCCAATTATTCTTCAATACTTGGATCTTCTATCTGATCATGCATCCTGAAACACAAACCCCAGCGATTGGTTCATTACCAGAGAACGCAAACAAGTACTTCGACTACTTACCTGACTTCAACTCAATGGCCATGTTATTCATTGAACCAGATCCATTCCACCGTCGTGTGATGGAAGCATGGTTGTGTGTCAACATGATGCCTAAAGGTAGCGGTGACTTAAATGGTCGTCGTGATATCTCGAGTGGTGGTCAAGCACGTGATATCTCTATCACCTTCACTGCGTTAACCATGCAGTCATTGGGTGTAAACCAATTCGCGCAAACTGTATTAGATGAGTTAAACTATATTGGTTTAAATCCACATGCTCGTCGTAGTGCAATCGAAAACATCTCTAACTTCATCCGTGATGTGAAAGCAGGTAACCAAGAAAACATCGGTTACTTACATCAAGTGGATCAAGTGGCAACTAAACAAAACTATCAAAATGGTGATGTTGGTTACGAAGATTACGAAGCACGCCGTCGTAGTAACGTGGCAGTACAAGGTTCTCGTCCAGTACAACAACCTCAATGGGTGTTGTCACAAGGCGAAAACGCACGCTAATCGGACACCGATCAAACATAAGCCAGCACTGGAGATACCAGTGCTGGTCTATGTCGGTGGATATATGCAAGAGTTGTAAAATATTCAACAGGTATAGCGCTGACGTTTAAATAAATGAGAGGTTATATCATTTATCGATTTGTTCCCTCAAGGAGCTTACCAAGAATTCGCGGTTGGTAAGTGACAATGTGAATAGTGCGGAACAAATGGGTGAATGAATAAAGAACGATACTATAACGTATCTGGTGTTCAGTCGTCATGGCTGAGGACCCAACGCTATGTAAAGATGAACCAGTGAAGAAACATCTCTACAGATTATATAATCGTATAAGTAGAAATTTAACCTAGGATAATAAATGAATAATTTACTTAAAAAATATCAAACAGAAGAAGCGGTAACGCTAGAAGCGATCGATGCTAAATTAAACGAACTCGTGTTAGGGTTAGAAGAAATTGCTGAAGATGAAGAACACCTTATCAAAGCAGAAGAAACCTTAGACCAACAACAAGAAGTCATCGATGAGATTCAATCGAATCGTGAGTTATCACCTGAAGAATCGAAGTTAATCGTATTAGGTCGTCAAGCTATCGCTCAATCAGTAGGCGTAGATCCTGAGACAATAACTGATGGTATTGCGGTAGAAGCAGATGGAAGTGAACAATCTTTCTTGAAGAAAATCTCTGAAGGTGTGAAGAAAGGATTTGAATGGTTAATCGAAAAACTCATCCAACTCGGGAAATGGGTGAAAGATAAAATCATGAAAGCCTTTGGATTCTTCCGTACTCAATTATCAAAAATGGCGAAAGGGTTGAAAGACCTAGGTAAGAATGCTTGGAACGCAGTCTTCAAAAACCGTAAGGATCTTTTACGCCAAGGCTACTTAGTGGATAACTATACAAAAGATGTAGTGGATATTAATGCAATTCAAGTCTCTAACTTTGAAACGTTACATGCTTATTCTAACGCAATCGGTACTGCACTTCGTGCTACTTCAGATAGCTTTAAAGAAGCCCGTGAAGCGTTAGCAAAAGAGAAGAATATGGATTTCTACGCGTTTCAAGTGGCGGATAAAATCTATGAGCTTCCGATCTATATTCCTGGCTATCAACGTGGTATTTTAGGCGGTATCGTATCTGGTAAATTACCGATGGCACCAAAAGCCATGGATATCGATGAGAATGGGGATGTAGAAGGTTATACGCCAGCGATCGTCAAGAAACTCTTAGATGTGGCGAATTTAGAGCTTGAAGTGAAAGCTGGTGAGCAAAACATGAAGATGTTGTTGAAAGATCAAGAGAATGCAGTCAAAGGTATCCAAGATGCTGAAAAGATTTTTGACCTAGCACGTGAACGTGCGGTAGGAAATAATCATCAATTCCGTACTTGGTTTAATTCATCTACTCGTTCTATCCGTCGTGAGTTTACTTTATTTACAAGATTGTTAGCGAAAAACTATCAGTTGAGCTACAATGCAGTGAAAGTGAGATGGCAGTTCTTGTCTGCGTATCTTGATGTTTCCAAGAAGTTAGATGATCAAGGTAACCTATTAGAAAACAAAGCGTAAGGAAACTATCATGACCAATTTACTCGATAAATATACGGTAGCGACAGAAAATCATACTTCTGTCGAATATACCGAAAAAGAGTTCAATACTTCATTAGAAGAATTCGATGTTCAAAATAAAGAATTTGATCAAGGTATGGTAGATCATCAACGCTTAGTCACTGCTGAGAATGAACTTACTTTACAGGATCACGTTGAATCTGAACTTCAAGAGAAAGGTGAGTTAAATGAAGGTGTTCAGCAAGGGATCGATCTTGCTCGTCAAGCCACCTTACGTTCTATTGATGTATCGACTGAAGCGGTGGATGTAAGAGCGATCTTAAATAAAGTGAAAGAAGGAAGTAAGAAAGCCTTCGAATGGATCATCGAAAAAGCTAAAGCCATGTTAGCATGGATCTCGAATAAAGTCGCTCCGATGTTTCGTTTCTTACGTGGTCGTTTAACCAATGCGATTCAGAAAGTACAAGCGTTATCACCAGATGATGTAAAACAGAAAGTAGATCTAGATGAAGGTCAACGTCTATTACGTACGGGTTACGTCATCGATCTCAAAACGAAGAAAATCTTATTTGGTAACTATACTGGATTAAGATCGATGATCGATGCGGTAAAATACGATGATATAGAAATGAATGATCTTTATCGTGCCTTGAAACAATCAAAAACCGTCAACTTACCAACTGAATGGAAAGGGGATCATGTTAAAGTAGCATTACCAGGTAAAGGTGATACCACTTGGGCACAGTTGCATAATGGTGAAGCAGATCTTCGTGTAGCCGGTACGGATAAACAAGTTTCCTTACCAAGTAGTTTCTATTCTGACCTTAAAGCGATGTTAGGTCAGTTCGATGAAATCCAAAAACGATTTGAGACCACCCAAGCAACCATGAAGATGATCACGGAAATGTTAGGATCACGTTTACGTGATACGCAGTCATTGATTGATAGCGTGAAAGATGATCAATCTGGTATTCGTGAGATGGGTAATATAACGAATGAATTACGTAAACGTATTGCGAAGAATAGCTCGTTATTGAATAAAGGTGTTTCTATTGTGATCAAGTCAGGTAAATCATTATTAGGGTTCTTATCGTATCTGTTGAAGAAAGAAACAGAACAAACTGCCTAATTTATTTTTACTTAAAACTATGTTGATGATGATTCATCAACATGTGTAAACGAAAAGGAGATAACCATTATCTCCTTTTTAATATTTATTTTATCGATAAAGTAAAGAGAAAAAACAAATGAATCTATTAGACAAATATGGTGTAAGCACCGAGTCAGTACAAACCGAGCTTTCAATGGAACAAATCGCTGTAGCGATCGAAGAAGCAGAAGAAGCGTTAGCTGAAGCTGAAACTCAAGAAGATGAAATCCAAGAAGAAAACCAAAACGTAGAACGTCTTGAAACAGCAGCTAAAGAAATTGAACTTCAAAACGAAGTGGCTCAAAACTTAGTAGAAGATCGTGAAGATGGTAAACTTACTGAAACAGAACAAACTGCATTACAACTAGCACGTCGTGCTACCGTAGCAGGTTTAGGTATCGACCCTGAATCAGAAGAAGGTGATGAAGCGATTCAAGAAGTAACGGATACTCCAGCTGAAACCGCTGCAACTGAAGCAATGGATGATAAAGAAACTTTCTTGAAGAAAGTCGTTGCAGGTGCGAAAAAAGCATTATCATGGTTATTCGAGAAAATCAATAACTTCTTTGCGTGGGCGATCCAAGCACTTACTAAAATCGGTAATGGCGCAAAAGCGAAATACGCTAAATTGCTTAAAGCATTAGAAGCTGCTAAACCAGAAGATGAAGCAGCATTTATCAAAGCTCAAGAAGAGTATAAATTTGATGTTAGCAACAATCGTATTATTGCGGTTTTAACGGCTGTTACAAAAGACGGTAAATTTATTAGTTTGAATGAAGCTCAACGTTATTTTGCGAACGGTTACCAACATGATGCGAAAATCATTGATGAAATCACAGCACTTGCAAATGGCGTGAATTTAAACAATTTAAATGACACTATCGCAAAATTAGACGATGCTAAAGATGCATTGTTACAGTCAGGTAAAGAAGCGCACCAACGTTTCTTCAAGACTGTTAAAGAACACTTGAAAGCATTAAGTATTGAAGAAGCGAAGAAGTTAGCACAAGATAGCCTCAAAAACATCGATGGCTATACAAAAGCGGTTGATAAAATGATTAATCAATATCGTGCTTCTGTAAGTAAAATGCAGAAAGCGGTTGATGGTTTCGTTAAATTTGTTGAAAATGTAGATGTTGAACATGTTCAACAAGCAAAACGCGCTTTAACCATAATTCAAGCAGATATCCGAATGGCTTCACTCCAATCAAATGTATTCTCTGGTGCAATGTTACGCTCTGGTGCTATTGCAGCCGATCATCTTTTGAAATGTCTTAATTCAAAAGAACAAGAAGCGAAATAATCGTTAATATATCCGGAGGGAATTCCCTCCGGATATATGTTTTTTTTTTGTTATGATTGTTTGATACAGTCACTATTTTTTAATATTAAAAAAGGTATAACAAATGAATTTATTAAAGAAATACGAAGTCAGTACAGAAGACCATGGTACTTTCGAAGAAATTTCAGAAGAATCAATTGCGGTCGCCCTCGAAGAGTTAGATGAGCGACTAGAAGAAATTGAAGAGGCTTCAAATGATGTTGAACGTTTAAATACAGCTGCAAAAGAAATTGAATTACAAGATGAGATCAAAGAAAGTCTTACTGCAGAACACGAAGGTGAATTGCCTGAATCCGTTCAAGTGGGTTTACAATTAGCACGACGTGCTACCGTGGCAAGCCTTGGTGTAGATCCAAATTCTGAAGAAGGCGAAGCAGCGATTACCGAAGTAACTGATCCGGTATCGACTGAAGGTGACGACGATAAACAAACCTTCAGCAAGAAATTAATTGAAGGGATCAAGAAAACATTCAGAGTGATCTTTGAGAAAATCGTTGCCGGCTTCCAATGGTTAATGGATAAATTCGGTCGTAACTCTGAAAAAGAAGTGAAGGAAACGGCTGCGAACATCAAACAGATTCAGTTAATTACTAAAGAAATCGGTGAACCGGAAGTAATGAAGTTATTAGAGAAAAAAGAAGCATTACCAGGATTCACGAAAGAAGAAGATAAAACCGTATATATCTTACCAAAAACCGTCTATGAAGAAATTGATGGAAAAATTCAGAAAATTGAAATTGGACGTTTAATGAATGGTCTCAATGCTTTAACACAATTCGCCCAAACCTTCGAATCATGGTTTATTAAAAGTTTTGATAAGAACTTTGGCGAAGCAACATCGCAAGCGATTAATAAAGAAATTTCAGAATTTTATTCTGAATCCAAGGATTTCGTCTTTGTTCCAGGTGAGAAACCAGTTCTATATAAGGATTTTAAAGGATCATTTGGTTTCCATACGAAAGATATTGAAGTGAATAAATCGGATTTTGTCAAAATTGTTAAAAATAGTCTCGGACGTTTTATTGATGACCCAAAAAATGGATTTGGGGTAGACCGACTCCGTTTTCAATTAAAGAACGCTAAAGATGAAGTTAAACGTATCAATGGTTTGGAAGATGCTGCTGCTGGTAAAATGCGTAGTATCTATAAATCATATTCGGATATATACAAAGATGTGTTCTCTTACGCTGCAATGATTGTTAAAGCTTTACATGGCGAATATGTATTTGTTAAAAAATATCGTCAAATCGTAGAACAATTAAGAGCTGAGCGTAATGCTGAGCGTGCTGCATAATTGTTCTTAATGTCTATATACCCAGAGGATATCCTCTGGGTATATGTCAGTTTAATCTTATGCTTATAAAAGCACTCAACTGTTAGCTTATTTTTAAGCTAATCAACACTATTAATTCCTTTTAATCGATTAAGAGAAAATTAAAAAATGGCTATTAACTTATTAGACAAGTACACTGTCTCAAAAGAAGAACAAGTATTAGAAGAAGCAGCAGAAATTACTGCTGATGAATCTGCTCAATTAGCAGAAGATCACGCGACCTTACGTGAAGAACAAGAAGCATTAGTACAAGATGTTGAAAATACTTCTGATGATATCGAAACAGCACAAACAGCCGTAGATCAACTTCAAGAACAAAACGAAGCAATCACTGAAGTCGCTGAATCAGGTGAAATGACCCCAGCAGCTGCCGCAGGTTTTGAATTAGCACGTCGTGCTACTTTAGCACCATTAGGTCTAGATGAAGAAACTCAAACTCAAGCAGTCGATGAAGCGGGTTTAGAATCAATGGTAAACAATAAAGGTGTGGTTGCATTAGAGCAAAACCAACAAATCATCGTAGCATTAGAAGGGGCGATCAGTGATGCGTTTGCTAACTTCAAGAAGAAAGCTGGTGCGTTCTTATTCCGTGTAGGCAAAATGCTGTCTATTTTAAACAAACGTTACAAAGAAGCGTATAAAGTATTGAAAGAAACTTCGGATGAAGAGTTCAATGCGAAAGTAGAAAAACTTTCAAATACTTCTGGTTTACGTAACTATCTTGATAATGGTAAATTAGTTGAAATCAAACCTTTAACGCAAGCATTTGATGCCTTCTTAGATGAAAGTTCAAATCTTGTATTATTATTCGAACGTGTCTATACCGAATACGTAAGAGCATCTAATGGTGAAAAAGTCGCAGTAAATCATTCCAAACTTGCTCAAATTGACGAGCAATTTATCGGTGACGTAAGTAAAATTTTAGACCGTTTAGTGAAACACAGTGCGGATGTTCAATTTGGTAACATTCACTATAACTTCACTAAAACTGAAAATGGTTTGAAAGCAGAACGTAAACAAGGTGCTAAATATGCTGGTCCAGCATCATTCACTCGTCAAAACTTATTAGATGCATTGAACATGGGTGCATTGTTTGAAAATAGTTATAAATTCATTAAGAGCTTCTTTGATGAGTATGAAAAATCATTGAACCTTGTTGAAACCAATACTGACAATAAAGCAGCATTTGGTTATCAACCAACTTTGAATTCATTACGTGTGATCGGTAAAACCGTGATTCAAGTTTATAACGATCTTGAAGCAATGCGTGAAGATTACATTAACTTCGCAATGTCTTTTAAAAAAGATAATTAATTTTATCCGTTAAAAAAAAAAACAGATATTTATTAAACTCTTAGTGGGGGAGATAATCGTCTCCCCCATTATGTTTAATCAAGGAATAAGAAATGAATTTAATTACTAAGTATAGATCAGATGTATCGGTATCAACAGAATGTGACAATATCTCATCTGAAGATATTGATTTACAACCAATTGAGATCGATGAATTAGCTAAAGATCAACAATTATTTGAAACCGCTATTCAAGAAATGACTTTACAAGAAGATATCTTAGCTAAATTACCTGAAGAAAATAAACAGTCTGAAACTGTACAGGTAGGGTTACAGTTAGCACGACGTGCTACCATTACAGGATTGGGTATTGACCCAGATAGTGATGAAGGTAAAGTGTATATTGAAGAGATCACGTCTCCAGTTTCTACTGAAGATGCAAATAAAGAAGGATTAAGTCAAAAACTCTTAAAAGGATTGAAGAAGATCTTTGAAACTATCATGGAGAAGATCAAAGCGTTTGGTGTATGGGTCAAGAAACATGCGACTGTTTTCCTTAAACGTGCGTTTAACATCATTCGTCAAAACACGAAGTTTATCGTAGGAGCGTTATCGGCCGGTTCCGATCTACGCCTTCAATTGATTAACTTAATCTCAACAGAAGATAACCAATTATCATCTAATGCTTTTATGGTATCTCCTTACGTGTATGATTTCATCAATAATGATTTCATTGATCTCTATCGTTATTTTGATAACCGTTTCCCGATCTTAGGATTAGTGAATGCGACACGTAAACAATCCGAGTCGTCTCCTGATCAACCAGTATTCTTCGATACATTCAAAGAATGGAAAGAATCGATTTATTTCCCAAATCAACCTAAGATTAGTACAGTAAAAGACTTGATCGGTTCATATTCGACGATCGGTAAGTTAACGGAGAAAGAACGTCCGTTAACCATTAAGATCTTAGATCAAATCAACCAATTCGAGAAATATAATGAGCGTGCTGAAGCTAAATTCGATAATTGGACTAAAGCATTTGATCAGATGAGTAAAACGATCACTGAGCTTTGTGATGATATTTTAAAATCTTTATCCCAACCTGAACATGCATCGAATAAAGTTTTAATTCAGCATCGTATGAGCGTTGTAACGCTAAGTCAAACTTCAATAAAGCTATTTAACCATGGGATGAAAATTATCCAACATCAGAAATCATTCTCTGAGAAATTAGCTCGTAACGTGAAATCGTTATCTCGATAATCGATTACAGGAGGATAGTCACCCACTATCCTCCATTATGTTTGTTCTTTGAGTTATGTAGGAAATTACCTACATTTTAACTTTCATCTTTATATCTAGAGTAAATATGAGAAATTTAAAGAAATATAAATGGCGTTCTAACTTCCATCATTACATCTGGGAGCGAATCAAAGAGATCGAACCTAGTTTTCCAAAGTGGACATTTGCTGAACTCCTTGAGCATGGATGGTTGATTCGGTTAAAACCGAAAAATGTACGTGGGTCTGTTGAACTCTATCACAAAGATGGGACTTCCCTTTATTTCCGTATGGGTATCAATGGTCAACCGATGCCTCACATCATGGCCATGTTAGCCAATATCTACGGTTATGATCACAATAACTTTCGTAAACCTGAAACAGATAAACTCAAAGCTTATCTCGAAGGATCAGGAAGTGGATGTCAGGTGACCTCTGGTATCACAGGGATGCGAGTCACTTATCCTGCAGGAAGACCGATCGCCATGTTCTATGGTATCCAACCGACCGAACTGGATAACACTTATAAACACCCTGAAGTGACAACGGCAGAGTATTTTGTGGCACAAGTCGTCGGTGCAGCGAATCAGATGAACGCAATCAACTGGGCTTACCCAGCTTAACTTTCTAGGAGATAAGGATATCCTTATCTCCTATTTTTCTTTAATCATACGTACCCTGATATCAAGGATATTTTTGTCAATATTTACCCTAGGAGAAAGATAAAGATGGCCATCATTCCATCCGCGATACCGACGAAGTATCGATTTAAGAAATTAATGCCTTACCTAAGAGCCAAAATCCAAGAGATCACTACAGTCGATCCGGCTCAATTAGAAAACGTACAACTGACGATCAACCCTACAGCCGGAACAATCTTATTAACCTTTGATCCAACCGTAAGATGGACGAACCAACAGAACACGATCTTGGTTCATTATCAACCGATTCCATTAGCTCAATTAATGAACCATATTGGTTATCAAGGTAAGACATTCCATGCTTATCAAAAAGCGGATATTGAAAAAGCTTTACCACCAGAACTCATCAAAACGTATATTGAAGACCCAAGTGGATTAAAGATCACCTTACCTGTACAAGGTAAAATCCAATGGCATGATGATGAGATTACAACTGTTGCGTTATTCACACAAGGTGAAGAGTACACTATCCCATTATCGAAAGAACGTGTGGATCTAGGCGGTATGCGTGTAACCAGAGAAGATAATGCGAATCCATTAACTTTAACCGTATTAGATTATCTTGAACCAGTTAACCCGACTGATCCAGAAAACGATATCTAAATAAAGGAACGAATATGAGTCTTGTTGCTAAATATCGTCAACCTCAAGTCAGTCAAGAAGGTTTCTTTGATACTGTTAAATCTATTTTTGGTATTAAGTCTGAAGCCTATTCGAATATCAAAACGTTAGATGAACTTCTCTCTAAATTAAAAGATCGATTAGTAGAAGTCACCAAAGCCGTTGATGGTCCGATGGATTATCGGGCAGGATTACGTCTAACGGATAAATACCGAAATACTTTTTCAGATCAAAAGAACATCACGGAATTAAAAGAGATCCTCTCTTTTATCGAACTGAATAGCCAATATCCAAAACTCGTGAGTCAATACGATCAATCTCACATTAAACCATTACTTGGTCAAGCCAAATCGACTTATCAGAAATGGTTAAAACACAAAGACGATGAAGATTTTGATGAACGTATCTTTTTCCCAGATGAAGGAAGTAAATCGTTATTCAAAGACGCGTTATTCCAATCTTGTGAAAAAGAATTATTGGATAAAAAATATAGTTCGTCAGATCTAGATTGGAGTCGTACACCGATCTACTTCCGTAGCAATTACGTGGTAGTAGGGGTGAACCGGTCAAACATCTATGCGAATAAATTATCTGCTAACCGTGCAGCAGTGAGACAATCTTTTTTCAGTGGATGTACTAAACCTAGAGAAGCATTGAAACACGTGAAAACGTTCATTGAAGATAGCCAATACTTCTTATCATCGAATGGTTTTCTAGCCTTAGCCCAATGGGTAGAATCTACGCATGATTATCTTAATGATTATATTTCGAGTGTGGGTTATCTTAGTATGGAAGTATATGAAGAATTCGTTCGTCTAGCGAAGCATATTGCGAGAGGCATGCTAGTGACCTTAGACTGGATAGAAGATAGTCTTGTTGATTTTTCTATGGAATCATTGTGCTTAGGTGTTTAACCTTATCTAATCAAACATAGGCGAGAGAGGGTATCCTCTCTTGCACTTATGTCCGTTTATTTCTTCGAGTTCTTCACGATGTCGTATTTAGAATAGAAGATACCGATCCCTACCCCAATTACAACACCAATCAAGACAAATAAGACAGTCATGTTTTATTTCCCCCCCACGTTAACGAACGGTACCGTACTACCAGGGATCATTTGTACTGGTAACTGACCATTCCATTTTTCTACGGCATTTAAATGAACAATGTTAGGATTCTTCTCTAACATCTCACCTTTTAATCGAATCGCATCAGCTTCTGCCTGTGCTAAAGCACGTACACGATCCGCTTCAGCAGCAGCATTCATGCGTTTGATCTTCGCATTCATTTCTGCTTCTAATTCAGAACGTTGTACTTCGATGCGTTTAGCTTCTAATAAACGTTGTTGTTTTTGATATTCCACATTACTTTCTTGTGATTTCGCTAACATGGCTTCATAGCTCTTATCGAATTGAATAATCAATTGCGCAGAGGTAATATCGATCGGAAATCCGGCTAAGGATTCTTTTAATTCGCGGAAGTACTCGTTACTAATCTGTTGACGATGTTCAGAGACTTCTAATACGCGATAGCGGCTGAATACAATTTCTAATGTTTGATGAACACGTCGATTCACGATGTTGTTAATGAGGTTCTCACTCGACCCAAATTCGCTATAAATCTTAGCAGGATCGGTTAAACGATAAGTTACGTTAATCCCCGCTGTTACCGTTTGTTGGTCTTTCGTATAAGCGGTTTTACCACCAACGATTTCATCCGTTGCATTTTGATCACCATAGCTTAACGCTTGTTCACGTAAGTTAAAAATCGTTTTATTCTCTAACGGTGATTTCAAATGTAAGCCCGCATTCTCCGTTCTGACAATCTTACCGTATTGAGTAATCAACGCTACCTCACCGGTATCGACACGATAGACTGAGAGTAAAGCCATTGCAATCAAGATGATTGCAATGACGGCTGCTGTAATGATTTTAATTTGTTTCATTATTTCATTCCTTTTTCAAGTTCAAGTAATGTTTGGTAATCTCGATAGATCGAGATCCCGAGTTCTTCTGCTCTCGTTAACTTACTACCTGCATTCTCACCTGCAAGTAGATATTGCGTTTTCTTAGAGACATTGTTGAGTACTTTAAAACCGTGTGATTCGAGCATCTTAGCGATTTTATCTCGAGGGATACCAAAGGTACCCGTAATCACCACAGTTCCTTTATACGCTATTTGAGGTGTTTTATTGTGAAGCGAATTCGTAATCGATAATTGGTTATAAAGATCACTGAGGTTATCTAGATTCACCCCATCTTTAAAGTACCGATGTATCGCATCTGCTACCGTATCACCTACCCCATCGATCTCTCGTAATGTTTCTTTCGAGGCATTCACAATCTCATCAAGATAAGCAAACTTCGTCGCAATCAACTTAGCGGTGACTTCACCCACTTCAGGAATCCCCAATGCAATCAATAACCGATAGAGTTCCACATCACGACTATCGTTGATTGCCTTTAAGAGTTTCTTCCCACCTTTATCCGCATATTCCGTATATTGACAGATCGTCTTTAGATCTAACGTATAGATATCCGCAAAGATTCGTAATTTACCAGCATCGATCAATTGGTTGAGGATATGCATTCCTAGTCCACGGATATCCATGGCTTTTCGTGAAACGAAATGATGGAACCCACGTCTGATCTGATCTTGACAGAATCGATTTGGACAATAGACATCTACCATCCCTTCATCTTGTTGAAGTAAAGTATTGCAGCAAGGACAATGAGTAGGGATACCGATTTCTTGAAGATCTGTTTCATTCTGATATTCTCGTCCTAGTATCTTAGGAATCACATCTCCTGATCGACAGATCCTCACATGACAACCTAACTTCAGATCTAATCGTTTGATTTCATCGAAATTATGCAAAGTACAATTTGATACTGTTACGCCTAATAATTCAACCGGATCAATCCGTGCGACGGGTGTAATGGTGCCTGTACGTCCTACTTGATAATCCACTTGATGTAATCGAACGACTTTCTCTAAGCTGCTAAATTTCCATGCGGTAGCCCATTTCGGAAACTTATTCGAATACCCAATACTATCACGGTATTGAACCGGATTCACTTTGATAACCATCCCATCGATGTCAAAGGGTAAGATTTCTCGCTGTTGGATAAATTGATTATAAAGGCGATTAAGATCGTTTTTTGTTTTCGCTAGATAATACATCGGGTAAACATTAAATTTGAATTTCAAACTTAACCATTGATTTAAAGCTTGATATTGCGTCCCTACAGCGATTAATTCACTATCAGATAATAAACTATAAGGCATAAAGGTTAAACAGCCTCTCTGCGCTTCTGAGAGCGTTTTAGAGCGTAGTATACCAGAAGCAGCATTCCGGCAATTCAGATACGGTTTCTTCCCTTCTTGTTCTAGTCGTTCATTTAAGAAATGAAGTGTTTCTTTAAAGAGTAAGACCTCGCCAATCACTTCTATTGTTTCAATACTCTTATATTCTTCAGGGAGATAAAGTGGTATCCCTTTGACTAAGGTTTTGAAATGAGGAATGAGTTCACCCACTTCACCATCTCCTCGTGTCACCGCATAATCGAAGACACCATGCGTATACGTGAGCTTACACGCTAATCCATCATACTTCGGTTCCACGATAAAAGGATCATGGTATTGATTTAAGATCGGTGCTTTCTCTAAACAAGTTTGTAGATACGCTTGGATATCATCAAGGGTAAACGCATTCTCTAATGACATCATCTTACGAGGATGTTTGATCTTTTGAAGTTCTGATTTATCTGACAAATATCCGACTCGTTGAGTCGGGCTATCTGTCGTAATACTTTCAGGATATTGTTGTTCTAACGTTTTTAATTTCAAGAACAATTGATCATATTCGTGATCAGGGATAAGAGGTTGACTTAAAACGTGATAGTGATAATCATACTCTCTTAGCTGTGCTTGCAGTTGACGGATTTCGTCAAGGATTATTTGATCCATGTGATTTTCTTATCTAATTTTTTAAGGAAGGGAAAACATTTGGAAAGAATCGAACACATCGAGGTATGGGTCATTTCTTTTGCGACCCATACACTGTTTTCATCATTCTCGACAGGTATCAACGGATAGTTCGCTTTTTTACCGGTTAACTCACCCTTTTTCGCTGCCTTTACCCAACGATGATAAATATAGTCGAGGAAGTCTTCTTTATTCGAGTAAAGAGATATTTCAGCAATCGGATAAAGGATATTATCAATCGTAAAACCATAATAGTTTGCCCTTGGCAAAATATCGATTATCGTTAGATGATCTGACAACCAATCTTTCGAAGGAGATGAAGGTAGAAACGGTTTGAGTTTATCAAACCCTTCTTTTCTTTCCTCTAATGTTGTAACGTTTTCAGACATGATTCACCTCTCCCAGAAGTAAATGGAAATTCTTTAAAAGAAAGACTCACGAGAGATTGGGGAGTCTTTTTCTCTGAAATGAGAGCGTCTATATTAAACTCTCCGTTATTGACTGCTTTGACCCATCGATCAAAGATATCGTTAAGGAAATCTTCTTTACCGTTATACAGAGATGCTGGCGTAAGCTTATACACCGTATGCCCACTGTAGATACAATAGAAACTCGATGTTGGTGTCGGTTCGAATGTTGTCAGATGATCCATTAACCATTCTTTAGACGGACAAGAAGATAAGAAAGGTTTAATTTTAGCAAAAGCTTCATCACGTTGTAATAAGTTCAAAACGTTCTTTTCCATAATTGATCTCCTTAAGAAGAACGACGAATAAACATCGTCCTGGTTTTAGATGAAGATACACCGAGATTCACGATATCCTGGAGTTCCTCATCGGAAAGCTTACGTTTAAAATTGATCTTCCATTTCACCCAATACGTAAACAAGTAATAAATCAGTAAACAAAAAGGAATCACTAATTCAAAGGATTCCGATAATACGATTTTTTCTTTACCTTGTTTTAAATAAAGTGTCTGATCCTTATAACTAAGGTACTTCGTTAACCAATCCCTATTTGGATCATTTGGAAGATAAGGTATTAGTGTCTCAAAGTAGTCTGAGATGATATCGCCTAAATCGATCTCTCCCAAGATATATTTAGTATAGAGATCCATCAGTCATCAATCTCTTAAATGACGACGTAGTACCGTATCGATCGAGATACCATTCGCGTCTGCGTATAAGATCTCATCCACGATATCCGCTGCTCGTTGATTTCTGCAATAGATTCCATGATTATTCGTATAACGTCCACGTAATGTCGAAATCCCAGTATATTTCTCATGAGGATATCCATCCGCAGCGGAGTTCCTAAAACCTGATACGGTTGCCGTACATCTCGGTTTATCCGTTGATTTTGGTTTTTCTTCTTTCTTCGTCGCTTCATCCCATACATGTTTAGCGACTTCAAATACTAAATCTTTAAATCCCATTTTTTCATTCTCCTGATCGTCTATTTGGTTATTTCTTTAAATGGCGTTGCAAAACCGCTTCGACTGAACCACCGTTTTTCTCGGCACGGATGATCTCATTCGCGATCTCTTCTGCACGTTTACTGTTATCAGCGGTTTCTTTATTCTCCGCTGAGTTTTTCTGCGGATCAGTAGAGGTTGACTTTTTTTCTTTATCCAAAAGAGATTTGACGATCTGGATCACCGCCTCTTTAAGCCCCTCTTTCGCTTTCTCGGTAAGGATTTCCTTTAAAAGTAATACCGCTCCAGCTTGACTTAATTGCTTTAGGTTTAATTTCGATACTAAAGTCTGAGCAACGGATTTGATACGTTGGAATGTGTTGTTATTAGACATTTGAATTATACTCCATATTTGAAATTTTAAGTTAACATGTTGATGATTAATGAATGGTGTTTGGGTTACTATACTGATTATTCTGACTCCTTTTTTGATTCAAGAACAATGCTAAACCCATACGGATCATCCGGAATGGGTTCTGCTCTGACGTTAAACTGTGGATGACTTCTACGATGCTCTTCAATGAATCGTTTTATAGCCTTTGGAATAGATACCTGATCGAAATCTTGCTCAGAGGTAAGATGTCCCCACACTTCTTTGCAAGTTGTTGATATTTGATTTAGAATAGCCCGTTGCTCATCGGTTAATTGATGTTCATCTATCATTTTACGACCTCCCCCCCCCCTAATCAAGCTGCTGTTGCTAATTCAATGGTTTGACATTCTTCTTGATACATGCGATAGGCATCCACTGGATGTGGTAATCGATAGACTTTCGTTGCAAATTCAAGACTATTAGTTTTACCACCCAACATGTTTAACCCTACGATACGCTGTTCTTGGAAACTTAATCCTTCGATTTGAGTGAGTTCATGTACGGTCGTATCCTTACTGATGTTCATGGCGATCTCACCATTTGGATAACTACTCGAGATATCCATATCGGCACTTTGTGATCTGAACTTGTTTCTTAACGTAGGGATCTCTTTAATATTATTCAACCCTACGTCTAATAACCGTTCTGTTGCTAACGCGACGATCCAACCACTTAATGGTGGGACTAACTTATCGAGTTCATTACTCATCTGATCCGATACGGTACCAAGTACCCCATCAAAATCAGGATTTTCTTGAACGTAAAAGTTTAACGCATCACAAAGACGAGTTGGGTTACTGTTAAACTTACCATAATCCGTGATCCCTGCTAATACGCCAAATACTTTAGATAAGTCGTTGGTTTTCTCATTCAGCATTTCCACACCGATACAGTCAAACACGTTGTACACCAAGTATTCAAGTTTATGACGAGTCTGCATGAATTTGTGTTTACCGATCCCTTCTAAGTGATCCGCTTCTGGTATTCCTACTTTACCTCGACCGATATATTTACTTAAGATCGTATCCAGTTTATAGTTCTCTTCTAATCCAGCACCACGACGGATTGCGTAGAAACTACACATGCTGTCCACTAAGAAGAAAGAAGAAGGACAACTTACCCAATGCCATTGTTCATAACCGGCTAATGGTGTCATCTTACCAGAAGAGGTTTTCTTCTGAGTCGCACCCTTGATGTAACGGTATTCTCTAAACTCAGGTGAGATAGATGGATCACTAAAGACATCTGCAGGATCGATCCCTGCTTTCTCTAAGGTTTCGACCATACGTGGAATATCGAAAGCCATCAAGTTCCAACCGGTGATGTAATCCGGTTTCCATTCATGTGCTTTTTCAAATACTCGTTTAACTGCTAATGCCGGTGTCTCAACAATCTCAAACTCAAGGTTTAATTTACGTTCAGCTCTTACGCCAGGTAAGAGTTTATCAAACATCTCCTGAAACCGTTGATACGGTAAAGGTATCGTCCCAATGAAATCAGTCGTGGTGACACAGATCACTTTATCTTTAAACGATAACGTAATCGCAATGATTTCTTGTTCTTTGCTTAACACATTGGTTTCGATATCCAGTACGGCTACCGTTGCATCACTGATGGCTTCTGGATACTTCTGACGATATCGATCTTTGATGATACTGGTAGTCGGGATATCCGTTCCGTAGATATAAGGACTCCGACAGATCTCACGGATCGTCATGAATTTCCCTAACGGTAATCCCATGATCCGTTTCAAGTTATCCGCTAAACTGGCTTCCGTACTATAGTAGACATCCATCTCACTCTTACGACCCCAAACACGTTTATCCTTATACGTTTGGTATCCTTTCTTGTGGATATAGATCGGTTTCTGATAATTTCGGATCGTTCTTAATTTGGTCGTGATTCGACCATCAGGATGATGTTGTTTTTCATTGACTAAAACGATATCCTCACCCTGCTTATATTTACTTTTAAAATACATGGCATTTCTGCACTCGTATTGAATCTCTTTCATGTATTTTTCCCTTCATCGATGATAAAAATTACATAGACCTTTGCTATGCCATAACGTTAGACGTAACGTTAACGTGGTAAATATAGATACTTAATTAAGTAAAGGATAAAACTCAAAATGAAAACGCGTTTTCAAACGATGATGATCAGCAATGAAGCAATTGATCATCAGAAGGATAACTTTATCGGTGTCCTGATGGAACTCTTTACCGATTTAAAACAAGATCTGAAAGCGAATGGTCTTAAGTCGACCAGCATAGATAAAACCGTTACCGCTATTCAGGATGCCGTATATAAGCGTATCGGTATCCCATTAAATCTATCTGTGATTTATGATGGGAATAGCACGAATGCTTGGGCAGAGACCCTTGCATTGGAAGGGATCAATATTTTAGACGTGAATGCGAAGTTCCCAGCACAAGACATGTGGAAGTACCGCTTAACCGAGAAAGGTCACATTGAAACCATTAAAAAGATCGTGTCAGGTCAATATGGCGACCCTACTGGTAGTTTAGATTATAAGCGTGCTAAAGTAGGTGGGATCTTCAGTAAGATAACCGCGAAGATCACGTTTACGGTACCATTGATCTTACAATTCGAACCTTATGAATCCGCGAGTGTATTATTGCACGAGTTAGGTCATATCTGGACGTATTACGAACAACTTGGCATCGCCATGTATCGTAATTTCATTATTTCGAACACCATCCAAGAAATCTTATCGGTAAAAGGTGAGGAAGAGAAATTCAAATTTGTCCTTGATAAGAATAACGTCTGGGATCTTGAAATGGATGAAGAAATGGCGAAGAAAATCGCTAAGATGGATGACGAGAAGTTCACGAAGATCATGTTAGGTGCAACCAGTCGTTTTACTGCAAGTGAAGTTGGTTTCGTCATGTATAACTACAATAGCTCAGAAGTCGTCGCGGATCAGTTCATGGCACGATTCGGTGGTACCTTATCTCCTGAACTTATTGGTTTTACGCGTGGTGATTACTTCAAATACTTAGAAGGTCGTTTCATGGAATTTACGGTCTTTTCTTTATCCTCAGTTGTGTTAAGTGTAGCAGGTGCGATCATCGGGATGGCGGCTACAGCGGCGATGATGGGGCTAGTTGTTGCTTTGTTTGCATTAATCAGTTATTCTGAATTAAAACATGGTGCGTATAATGGATTATTCTTGAATGGAAATACTTACGATGTAGGTGCAGATCGTTATAAACGTGTGCGTAATGAAATGGTCACTCGAATAAAAGCGATCAAAGATCCGGCTATCCAAAAAGCAGCGTTACAAACAATCAAAGACCTTGATCAGATCATCGCTAAATATCCTGAACCAAAAGATAATTTTGGTGAGAAGATCATCCAGTTCTTCTACAGTAGCTATAAGGATGAAAAAGCAAAACGTATCCTACAGCAAACTATCGAAGAACTCCTAGCTAACGATCTTTTTGTGACAGCTACTAAGTTTAAATACTAACAGTATGTTACCTGCCTAGGAAAGGTAACAACTCAATGATTAAATCCAATATGTCAGAAATTTAAAATAAAAGGTATACCTATGGCATCTTTAATTGATAAATACAAAACCAAACAAGTTTCACAAGAATCTGAAACGTTAAAAGAAGTGCAAGAGCAAACCACTCCTGCTCCAGCACCAGCAGCTGATGATCTTACAATGGGGAAAGACGATCTTAATATCACCACCATTGAAGAATCTGATACTAACGATAAAACCAACGCAGTAGACGGTGAAAAAGACAACGATAACGTGTCTACCGAAAACGATGGTGTCGAAGTCGCAGATATTAAAATGGATGAAACCGTAAAAGACGAAGGTGAACAAACCGGTGAGAAAGTCGTGACTGATACCACCGTATTAGAAACCTTTGGTCAAGACGCACAAGCAGAACCAGCTGAAAACCACAGTACCACAGAAGTATTACATGATGAAAATGATACGACAGGTACCGATGGTAAACCAGTAGAGCCTGCTGAAAAAGAATTAGCAGTTGGTTCAACTGAAGCATTAGCGGCTAATCTTTTAAACGTATTGAATAACAATACTTCATTAGAAGCACAAAACCCATTTGTGATCCAAGCGTTAAAAGCAGTAGACCGTTCTTTAGGGTTCGATCCATCTAAGAAATCGTATACTCACTTTACCTCACTTGAGCAAATCAAAACCGGTTTAGAAAAAATCGTTAAAGCATTTACTAAATAATATGCAGACAGATGTTTTGATTATCTCCTGTTAATGTTAAAAGAAAAATGTGAACTAGCATATAGCCGTGGACAATTCCACGGCTATATGTTTGCCCTCTCTAGAAAAAAGGACAGGCATATTAGGACTAGGGATATACTCCCTAGTCCTACGATATAAAACAGTTTGATCAAATTGTTCTACATGTTTAGTATTAATCGTCTCAATTTAGTTTTACATTAACCTTGTCGTTCTTTTGCTTTCGCAATGATTTCTGCTAATGATTCAACAGGGTTGGAGGATTCCTGAATCACGGCAGGTTCTCTTCCTAATTCTGCTGACAATCCTTCAATGATTTTCGCATTATCCAGATCTTCTAACTTGCTTGGATCTTCCGGTTGGCAATTCACGTAGAGTGAATGTTCCGTTACCACGATTTCACCAAGACGACGATTACGACGTTTGAGTCTTGCAACAAACTCAACATCAATCACTCCAATCACTTTTAACCCTTTCATGAAAACATTAAAGGAGATATTATCACCCCCTAATTCTTTCATGAGGTTCCCACGGTGGTTATAACGATCTTTTCTCGTTAACCCGATACCATTATGCGGGTTATCTAAGTAATCATTCATTTGTACCGAGAGACTCTTAGGGCCAATGTTCAACTCGTAAAAGATTTTACGAAGGAGTTTGGTCAAAGGATTCTTCGCTTCATTGATCAGCTTATCCTCTGCCTCCACGACATCATTGATCGTAGGATTGATGGTTCTACGTCTTTCTTGCATAGTTGATTTCTCATATTGATGTTCAACTGTCAAGAAATCCTTGTATATGCTGAATGCACAGTGTGATGCCACACACAAGGGCTTCTTTAAGTTGACGATAGTAATAATCTTGCAAGTCGGCATCAGCTTGCCAGATCGTCAAATAAAGTCTTTCTAGCGTATAGAAGATATTCGTCATAGCCGATTCATATCGACCGGTACGACCATCTTTTGACACTAAGAACTCCACTAACTTTTGTTTACGCATCGTAAACGTCGGTTGAGGAGAAAGACTTTCGCATTCGATACGACTCGTCATCAACAAGAGATAGTTGTGGTATTGTTGTACGTTATCGAAACAAACTTCCACTTCTCGTTGTGGTTGATACGCCGTATCGTATTCATCGATCGGGATACTTCGCATGATATCGAAGACCCCTTTCATGAATTCTTGATTGGAATAAAGTTCGTGTAAGGGTTGGTCACCCCATTTCTTTTTTAGTTTACTGTATTTCCGTCTAGTAAACAGGTATTTTAATTGTCTATTTAACATCTTACTTTATCCTAAAATTCTATTGAATTACTCATACGAGATTATGGTAGATTGGGTATTTATAAATATCTGTATAAGTAAATATTCGTAAAACACTATGTATTAATATATCTGTATAAATAGAGAATAAAAAGGATAGGAAGACTCAACATCTTCCTATCCAGTTCTATTATAAAGAGAGATTAATACGTTTTTTGTAAAACGGAGAAAGGAGTCAAAAACTCCCTCTCTAATAGGTAATATAAAAGTGTAAAAACGATAGTACGTTACCCACAATATAAGGATCTATACGAATGAGTATCGAACAACAATCAGAAGAAAAAGAAACCTCTGAATATAGTACAGGTATGACGGGGCTCGACTATAAAGAGTTTGCACAAGCTCGACGAATCCACTTTATTCAACGTATCGAAGAGGCGACAGAGGGTAAACTAGAAAGTCTTGAACCTGACGATAAAGGACACTACCTTGCGGCAATCCGAGACGTAGAGAAACAAGCATTAGTCATCGAGAAGATGAGACAAGATAAAGAACTTGCCATGTTACGATTAAAAGCAGATGAACAAAACTCAGCTGCTGTTAACCAAAACATTGCAACGCTCCTAAATACGATTGCTCGTAATAAAGGAAATCCTTCTACTCTCTTGAATAATCAAATCGATGAACCTGATATTACGAAGATCCCTCAGAAGCCGTTGATTGAGGGTGAGACGATGATCGGGGATCAGCTTGAAACGTATCAACAGTTTCAAAAACGGACTGGTTTTGACACTGGTCTAGATCCGGAACCGTAGACGTCTTACGCACTTTTTCAAATATCGCTGCACTGAAGTCAGATGCAGCGATATATGTCAGCTGGAACTGTGGACTTAATGCCGCTTCAAACACTTTAAAGATGTCTAAATCAAACAACATCTTCCCTTCTTCTGATTTCGTCAATTCAGTATAATCCTTATCCGTCATCTTCTTCCAGAATAAACGAGGCACAAACAAGTGCATGTTTAAGAAATATTTTCCCTTTAACTTCTCACCATGGATATCCATCCATCGATGGAATTCGTACAAGTAACATTCATCGTATTGTTTCAATACCTCTGATGTTAATGTCTCTAATGTATAACTGACGTAGTTCACTTCGTTAACCAATGGGGTAAGTTCCTTCAACACATCCGTTAAAGCTTGTTGATCCTGTAGATCAAACTCGTAAGGATACGTATTGATATCTAATCGGATGTATTTTGTCCCTAAGGCTTCTTCATCCGATTGGAAGTAATCGAAACAACTCTGACCGATGATCTCTACGATATGCGTACAGATACTATTCTTTAAGACTTCTACTGTACGGTTATCCCATCTCTGATACCATTCTGCCTCCGTCATCCCTAACGCTTCGGCGAGATAACTATCATGCATGCGATAGAGGTATTCTGGATGATCACCATAGATCGCATTAGATGTCTTCTCTTGATCGATCATCGACATCAAACCTAACCGACTATCAAAGATCTCATCCAAACTACAATAGATTTTCTTCATCTTAACCTCGTAACAAGGTGATCATACTGACAATGACCAACCATGGATTCCGTTTGAATAATTCAACCAGTTTGTCCTTACTAGGTAATTGTGCATAAGTATCATCATCAATATCCAATTGAACCGATAAAGGCTTATAACTAAAATCATTCTTTGGATATTCTCCTCGTAGATCAAACGCATAAGCGAGATTCTCGATGATCTCATTCCAACCTGCTTCACGATAGAGCAATTTCATTTTAATTGCTAAATGAAAGACAAAGTTCCGTACGGGTTTCATGCTGTCATCACGTAAGGTATCCCAGAGTTTACCGACCATGTCTTTATTCAATACAGCAACGAAGTCATCACTGAGGCTATACGAGATCAAGAAAGTCTTGATCTGTTCCCGTAGGATCATCATCTCATCATTCGGATCTTTTGTTGGGGTATTACGAGTCAGATGTTTCTCGTAATCCGTGATGAGTTGTTGTAATACTTCAAGGTAATAAGGACTGCTGTAGTCAAAATTATTTTCCATGTTTCACCCCTTTCTTTTTCACTTTTTTCTTTTTCTCGTAAAGATCATGAATATCTTTGATGAGATAGTATTTACTAGCAAAATTGAAAACCATCTTACGAGGGTATTTCCCTGCTTTCTCTTGACTGATCGGAATTAATCGAACATTCGTACAGAACGGTTTAACGTATTCGATCTCATCATCGCTATATTTAATCTCATGAAGATGAAGTAAAATGAATATCCGATTCAGATCATTCTTGAATGCTGTAAAGTCACGATGTTCATGTGGGAGATCTGTGATATAGTACTTATAGCTCTGTCGATAACTTTTCTCTTTATCGTAGATCATACGAGCTCGTTCATGTAACACTCGGTTAAGTTCTTCAGGACTTAACTTATCATTCGCTTCTTTTGACTTTCGTTTAAAGCGTTTGATCAGTCGTTTGACCCACTGTCTTAAACGAGCGATAAATATTTCTAGCATGGGGTTTCCTTATTTTCGATGGCTATTAAAAAATGTTGATGTAAGTGTGGGAGATGCGTTTTCACGTAGTGGTTATAGTGTTCAAATGCTTCGTGCTCTCCCTCGATACGACATTTGATTTGGTAATGAAGTAAGATATCATTGAAAAGTTCTTCTTCATCGTATTCGTCTAGTATAATCATGAAACATAATTCCGAAAAATATAGGTAGAAGGAAACACTCCTTCTACCTACGTGATTTATTCGACTAAGTTGTTATTCAAGTGCATGCCTTTTAATAATACCGATAAGGCACGGTTGACTTTAGCCGTAGTATCTAATTCGTCTAATTCTGTTTGACTAAAGATACCGGTTTCTTGTAAAGACTTCGTGGTGATCCGTAATGCTTCTTCATCTCCACCTCTGATCTTGATCAATTCAAATAAGGTGTACTTCAAGCCTTGAGCATCCAACATCTGAAGTTCAGGATAACTTATAGATGAAGCTTTACTATCACCGGTTACTTGACCCGTTAAGTCGTCGACTTGTTTCGTATCCGATGCTAAGCTGATCTTCGCGTCTAACGTTTGCGCTTGTCGACGGATAGGTAATAACATGGTTAGATAACGTCGATTGGTTAAACTAGTTTGACCGGTAACAGGATTGGTTAACCAACATTGTTGAAAGAATTCATGACCCATCTTCTTCGCTAACTTCAGATTCCGTTCGATATTTAAATCATTCTTCTTATCTAAGTTCGGTACGATCAGTGTGACGAAGGTAGCGGGCTTACTCATATCGGGATAATCTTGTACCCCATTTTCTAAGGCTTGTATCCAAGCTTCTAATTGTGCATCGGTCATTGACATGATGCGGTCTTTATAGACCTGGATCATCTCTGACCCAGGTACGATATCATTCAATCGATCCGCCAGGTGATTGATTATCTTTTCGCGTATGTTCATCGAGCTTTACCCTTACTGTACGAAGACTGATCCCGAGTTCTTCACAGATACTGATCATGTTCTTCGTGCCTCTGCTTTGTCCATCCCAGAAAATAATCGCATGGGTAGCGGCTTCGCCCATCTCTCGATTACGAATCATCCCTGCTTTCTTTCCATGGGTTTCCCAATCCGCTGGATAGGTCTTGACATCGATATTTTTCTCAACGGCATATTGGTGTGCCATATGGTCAGTACCTTTGGCACCCCCTTCGATGATCATGATGTCTTTTTTATCCAGTGAGGAAAGGAATTTATCTACATACCCTTTAAATTTAAGGTAGTCGGTAAACCCCCGACTACCCGCTATTAAGATCTTATACATGAATACGTATCCCTTACGGTGTCATATCCTGACGTTTCTCTTTTAACCAACCTTCTTGTTTCCAGTATGGAGTATAGACACCTGCACGGATATTTAACAAGTCGTAGATGGTTAAGGTTGGTTTCTCTTGACATTCTTCACGGAACTTCCATTCACCGATGGTATTCTCAAGGATATCATCCCAGTCATACCCTAACGCCTTGATATCTTTATAAAGGGTTTCGATATCACACAGACGATCACGGTATTCACGTGGGATCTTCATTTGGTCGATATGGTGTAACATGAGGAGATCACAGGTGATCTGTAATGCACGACGTAATTTAGGATCGCTATCAATCTTACCACGTACCGTTGTACGACTGAGTTTTACATCAGGATAGATCACTAAGTTATAGTTTTGAAGATTACCTTCACAACCCCAACCTGGTGATTTGCTATCCGGTTTCCAACATTTAAGATACCAGAATTGAGATAACTCCATCAACACACCTTCCGACTGTGAACAGATCAATGGGAACGTTAATCCAGTACCACCCCCTTTACCACGTAAGATAGTAATGGTGAGTTCCATCAAGTCGGTATCACCCGCAACATCATCACCTTGATGACGAGGGAATTCGGGGGCTTTTGTATTGTTGTTAATCAATGGACGTGCATCATTAATATCGTAAAGGTTATTGATGAGATAGTCAAACTGCTCAGGGACGTATTTGATAGTACGGTTACCTTTCTGAGCTTGATGTCGTTTCATGGACGGATTATAAGGGTCAAGGTCAAACTTCTTACCTACGTGTGCGGTAAACACCACGTATAACCCACTACGGTTACACACGACAGGCATATCACGGATGATCTTGGTTTTGGCTTTCATGTTCGCCATATCTTCCATGTTACGCTTCGCATCACCGGCAGCTAAGTCGATGTATTTATCTTCTACCGTTTTAATATTTAAAGAAGAAAGACTATCACATTCCGCTACGGTAGGAATAAACCCTTTGATATATTTCCCATCATTATCCACCATTGGTGTTGTCCATTGGGTTTCTTTTGCTGCATCCACTTTTGCATCGCAGTATTCTTTAACGGCTTGCCACCACTCATCTCCGTAAGTCTCTACGTTGGTAGTATATATCCAACGATCGGTATCTTCAAAGTCGATATCTTTTGCATGGACAAAGCGTTGTGCTAATTGCGTATAACGATACGCTGCGGTACCACTCACTTCCGTATCGAAACTTAACCCCGTACTGCTCATACAACGGTCAAAGATACTTAATAAGATATATTTACTGATAGTCGACTTAAAACTGTTGTTTGGACCACTGATACCCGTAGATGGCCAACACCCCCCATTGACGATGACGTTCCCCCATTTTCCTTTTACAGGGACATGGTTAAAGATATCGAAGATACCTCCGATATTGATCACGGGTTTTACCGGTGAGGCTTCTTTCATCAAACCTTTCACTGCCATGACTTTAATTAATGGATTGCTCATTTTTCTAATTTTCCTCTAAATATTGATTTAAATGGTTACGCATACAAACGAATAGGATAGTTTCTTTGAAATTCTATGCATTTGTACTTAATCGTCACCTGCATTTTTTCGAAAAAATAATTAAAAATAAGTATTACAAATAAGGTTCATTCAAATGAGTACTCAACCTACATTAAAAGACCTTCACCTTCAATGTCAATTTGTCGCATTAGAACAGGTGAATGAAAACTATTCTACCTCTAAATCGGTCAGCAAGTTCAGCAGCATGGTCGATACGGCGAAAACTTTTACAGCGAATCTATTAAATCCGATTACGGCTTATTTTGGTTCACGTGGATTAAATCCCCACAAAGAAGCAGAAACCATTTTAGCGTTTACGGAAAAAGCGAAGTATCCTGAGTTAAAACGTTATCAGGTACCTTGTATCGAAGGGTTTAATGGTAACTTAGCGGATTATACAAAAGCTTTAGTGGAAGCGAATGATCAAGCTATCCATATCGAAAATGCGGTAATTAAACCGTTTAATGTTTTTGTGGGACAATTAATTAATAACCCAGCTTTATTGAATTCATTAACGCATAATCACAAGATCCATCTGATCGATATCGATAAACTCAAGAAAGAGTTAGCGAAATATTATAAGCCAACCAGTAAGAATATCGTGATCGATTTCCATAAAGCCTTTGGCAATATGAAGCAAGTAAAGGACTACGCTGAGAATATGAAGATATTGGTTGATCATCAACAATCTGCTCATGTGGCGAGTCTAAAAGAATCCGTTAAAGTATTAAACGATAACTTAGGTCATCTCTCTGACTCGATGCGTTCTAACCAAAATAACCAGTTAGTGAACAGCCGTATCATGCAGACGCTTTCTTCCCTGATCTATAGCGTAGCGGAACAAGTCGAGTTCTACGCTATGATTAATCACATGACTTCTCAGAACGTAGAAGCAGCAGGTCGTATGGCTGATGTGATGGCGCAATACCAGTCGTAATCTCACTAAGATCGATTTATATTCAAAGGAACAAAAAATGAACCAATCATTTACTAATTTCACCGACTTTCATCATGCATTAGAGCATGATATTCGAGATGTGGTTAATATCGACCGTCATCTTACTCAACAATCGATCTTAGGTTATTCCACGTATATCCCTTCTATGGAATCGGTTGACTTAGATAATCCTTATCGTCAATACGTGTCAAATGAAGGGATCATCGATGGATTAAAAACATTAGCGTCTAAAATCTACGACTTATTAAAAGCGATCTGGGAAAAGTTCTTATCCGCTTGCCGTACCTTTGGTCAACTCTTATCTAAATTCGCTACCAAGATCCGTCACCTATTAGGTGATATCTTTGCAAAAGAAAAGGTGGTGAAGAAAGCAGCCGATGCGTTACAAGATGAAGCGACTTTATTAATAGAAGGGAAAGTAAAACAAGATCCGAAGTTTAAAAGCAAATGTGAAAAGTTTGCAGAAGCAGTTGGAAAGAAAGATTTCCTTCAAGACGTCAATACTGTTGTAGATCTGAAGAAACGCATGAAGCTAATCTTAGATGGAAAAGTGAATTACGATAAAGTAGCGAAAGATGGATTCGTGTTTGCGATTCGTGAACAGGACTGGCGTTTATTTGCGTTTAATAAAGCCTTTAAACCATTAGATCCTAAACTCTTGAAATATGAACAATCCTTAGCGGATCATTATTTAAGCCTTGCATTAAAGATGCGTGAGATCTTCCATCCTGAAGTGTTTGAAGCAACGGTTTCAGATTATGCGAAACAATTCAGTCGTGTCGATGCGTCTACGTACTATCATCAGATGGGTAGCGTGTATCGTGATAAATGTAAGGATATCTTAGCGGCTAAGAAGATTGAATTCAAAGGACCATTTACCGATCGTTTCTATTTAATGATCAGTCAAGCTAAGGTAGAAAACCGCAACCCATGGTTTACCTTACGGGACGAACTGCGTAAAGCGATTCCTAAGATTACGGATAGTGCGGCATTTAAAGGTATGGCGTATCAAGAGCTTTATCTGACTGAGAAAGAATACCAACCGTATATGGCTGCGATCAAAGAACTCTTAGCAGATATCGAGCGTAATCGTAAGCTCTTAACCAACGAAAACAATGATCTGATCTCACAAGGCTTTGTCTTGAATGAGAAAGGGTTAGATAAGTTAATCGAGAAGAACAGGTTGAACGAGAAGATGAACGACCGTAAATCATTCGGGAAAGCACTCGTGTCTTTCTTACAAGATGGCAGTATGACGTCTGTTTATTATTCTCAATTCTGTATTAGTCTTTATAGCCGTCAATGTGCGTTACTGAACCGTCAGTTTACCGCATTGAACAACATGATAGTTTCAGTTGCGGGGTAGAGGTAAAAAGATGTCTATATTTGGTACACTACGTAACCTCTTCGGTATCGAGGTAACCGAAACCGAACAAACGATCATCATCACGGGATTTAATGCCACCGATATGGCGAACTTTATTTCTCGTTTCTGGAAAACCAGTGTGATCGAAAAACACATGTTTAAATCACTCACATCGTCTAAGATGGAGTTCTATAAATTCTTCTTGATCGATGTGATTTATATCTTTGAAACATTAGTGAATTCACCGAAGAAAACTCACTATCTTCCGATCAGAACGATTCGTGATATCGTCGAGAAACTTAAAACACAAACGTTCTATAAGGATGTAATCAGTGAGAATCCAGTATTAGATCGATTAGACATGAAGAAGTTAGATCGATTTAATTACCCGCCTAAGTCATTCCAACAAGAATGGTTAGAGTATTATAATCATACCCCTACTCGTTATCGTTTACGTGGAGCTTTATTAAATGGAACGCCGGGTAGTGGTAAGGCATTAGACTTAGATACGAAAGTCAAAATCCCTAATGGATGGAAAAAGATCCGTCATCTGAAAGAAGGAGATATCATCCTTACACCTAAAGGTACTGAAACAAAAGTAACGGGTATCTACGATCATGTGGATCGTCCTACGTATAAGCTGATCTTTGAAGATGGTCGTAGCTGTATCTGTGATATTGATCACTTATGGAATATCGTGGATCAGAAAGGCAAACACATCACCTTACCATTCAGTGAAGTATTAGAACGGTTTAAACAAGGTGAACACCTTCATATCCCATTAGTGGTAAAAGATTTTGAAGATGTCACGGGTGAAATCAATCAGATCTTACTCCGTAAAGATGTCTATAGTGATCTAGACAACTTTGGATTAGACACGTATCTGAAAGATGAGGAATTAGCGGAACGTTTACAACGTCTTTATTGGGCGAAAGGTGATGTGAGTCATCTTGAGAAAACCAAAGACGGCTGGATCGTCTCTACCACGTATGGCTTCCATTGTCAAGGATTATGGTTGAAGTCTATCCAAGTAGCCGGTACTCGTAATACGCGTTGTATCAAGATCGATGATCCAGATGAACTCTTTGTTATCGAGGATTATATCGTCACGCACAACACGTATATTTCGCTCGTGACAGCGACGTTAGCGGGAGTCGATAGAATCATCGTCGTGTGTCCTAAAAATGCGTTACAACGCGTTTGGGTGGACGATATGCTTAAGCACTTTAAACAGCCATTAAAGTACTGGAATAGTGCAATGAATGATGAACCTAAACCAGATACGCAGTTGTTCATCTATCACTACGAAGCAATCGAGAAAGCTAAAGTTCATCATCAAGCAAGCTTTGGTAAATTCAAGTATGCCATGGTATTAGATGAATCCCATAACTTGAACGATATCAAATCGATTCGTACTCAAGCTTGGTTAGATCTGGTACGCATGAGTGGAAGTGAGAACGTAATCCATGCTTCGGGTACACCGTTTAAAGCAATGGGAAGTGAATTGATTCCTTTATTACGAGCGATCGATCCTTCCTTTACACCAGAAGCAGAGAATGCATTCCGTAAAATCTTTGGTAACAGTGCTCAGAAAGGGTTAGACATCATCAAACACCGTTTAGGTTTGATGTCCTTTGTGATTACGAAAGAACGTCTTGAGTTAGATAAACCTGAGATGATCACTCAAGGGGTGAAGATCCCTAATGGGAAACAGTTCACCTTAACGGCTATCCGTGAGCAAATGAACGTCTTTATTGCTGAACGCGTGAAGTATTATAAAGATCGTGAGAAAGAAGATATCGCCACTTGGCAAGAATGTCTTGAGATACATGAGCGCAGCCTAGGGTTTAGAGATCAAGCCGCTTATAAACGTTATCTTGACTGTGTTCGTACGATCCAAAAGAGTGGTGGCGATATTCGATTCCTTCCAGATGAAGTCGCTTATTGTAAGCAATACGAGAAGAATAAGATCGAACCTTCTTTACCGAACATGACGTACGTGAAACGTTTCAGAGAAGTGGCACCGATCATCAAATATCTCACCTTAAAGATACAAGGTGAATGTTTAGGTCGTGTGGTAGGAAAAGCCCGTGTGGATGCACACGTGGCGATGTGCCAATACATCCCCTTCCGTGAGATCTGTCAAAGCACATTGAAGAAAACCGTGGTGTTTACCTCATTCGTGGAAGTATTAGAAACCGCGATGAAAGCATGTAAAGACCAAGACTTGAATCCTTTATTAGTCTATGGTAAAACGAATAAAGACCTCAATGTAATCGTATCTTCTTTTGATAAGAATCCCGATGTAAACCCATTGATCGCCACGTACAACAGTTTAAGTACTGCGGTACCGTTAACCATGGCTGATACCATGATCTTGATCAACAGTCCATATCGGACGTATATCTTAGAACAAGCGATCAGTCGTATCCACCGTTTAGGTCAGGATAGTAAGACACGAATCTATCAATTGTTCTTAGATACGGGAAATGAGAAAAATATCTCTGAACGATCGTTAGATATCATGCGATGGAGTCAAGAACAAGTTGAAGCGATCACTGGTGTAAAATCACCTTATGAAATCAAAGAAGGGGATACTGAAACCAGTATCGGAATAGAAGGGTTGGATGAATTGAATACGTTGCTGTATAGCGTGGAAGATTTTAAACTTCAATCTGTGGTACCGTTAACGTCTAAACCATCTCGTAGTAGCTGGTAATCGAATAGGAAAAAAAAAATATGAGTAGAGAATATACCGATGTGACTCGTGAAGGTGGTCGTACCTTCGTTGGGCGTCGAAGAAATCGTCGAGTGACGATAAGATTCCAAGATTTTAAAGTAAACGGTAAATCCATTGGTAATATCAGTACTACACGAGACTGGGATGCAGTGGGTGATGTTGAATTCGTTTTACCTGAAGTGAATATTGTTACCGAAAGACCTAATATCCCGGACGGTAGTACTCGTCATAATGGGAGTGGTCGCGATAGAGGCTGTGAAAGTTGTGCTATGGGTTGTCATGGTCCGCAATAAAGAAAAAGGATAAACATGTTAGATATTATTGAGCGAGAGCTAGATCCTGGTTATCCATTAATGGGTCTATTCTTCACTAATTATGAAGAATTCGAACAAAGTCAAATTAAATCGATCATTTATCATGAATCCGATATTCGATCCGATATACCACGATTTAACTATTTAAGAAACCTCGTAAGAAACAAATCTCCGCATCCAAGTGAGGATTTACTTTTAAACGGTATCTATTACGTTAACCATCAAGGTAATCTTGATATCCAATATTTTGCCGAGATGATGGAGTTGTCGTTAAAAGACTATATCGTGTTTGTGGATGCATTTAATTTCTCTGCTGATACTATTCCAGATAACCCATCTCTCTTTAAGGTTTATCGTAGAGATGAATGTGTGATGGTTGAGGGTAAGTATTGGATGCCGAAAGAATATGCAGATTCATCGGTAAGAATTCCTTACGTGAACCCAACCGTATATCATCATAAGGTGGGTGATATCTTTAAATATGGATTTCATTATCAGTACGATAAAGAACAAATGCAATTCTTTTATAACCACGATCTTGAACAATGTAAGTTAAGATTCTTTAAAGGACGCATTCGTTTTGATGTCTTAAGACAGCTTGGTGATACGGATGAGCGTTTAGCCGACTATAGTCGTCTGATTTATAGCATGTTTAAGGCGAGTAATCTCTATCAGACATTATCTCCTTCGGTACGTGAAAAGGTCGATCAGCTAGCCATCACAGATGAAAAATCCATTGAGAAATTGATTGATCGTGATTTACGCATCCAAAAAATCATTGAGGGTTTAACTAAGTGAGTTTATTCCAAATAGTAACGAATACGAGTTGTAATCTACGTTGCACTTATTGTTACGAATACCTGGATAGTAAACAAAACAACGCTGAATCCATTATCGCGACCTTAGAAAAATTTATGATCGATGATCAACGTAAAGGTCGAAATGATGGTCGATTATTATTGGACTTCATAGGTGGGGAACCATTTTTGGTTCCCCATTTGCTCCGTCAGGTATTTGATTTTGCTTTATCGAATTATTCAAAGTATGGATATCCATCAGTAGGGTTTAATTTCTCAACCAATGGAACACTGCTGAATAAACCGGCTCAAAAGCAATTACTATTAGATTATAAACAGTATATTTACTTAGGTATTTCGATGGATGGACCAGCAGAGATCCATGATAAGCATCGTTTGACGATTGCAGGTAATGGTTCACATCAAGATGTCATGAAAGGTTATTATCTTGCTTGTGATATTCTTGGGAATGACCATGTTTCAATTAAGGCAACCTTTACTAAAGACTCTATTCCTTATCTTGCCAAGAGTCTGAAATATCTAGTATCCTTAACCCCCCCCCCAAATTTGGTTGCGTGGAGTTTCAATTTTGAAGAAAAATTTGATGAATACGATGGTCTTCTAATTGCAAATGAATTCATGCATGTCATGGAATATGTCCAGAGTCAGAATATTACGACGCCGTTATATCGTTTATCGGGAGAATATGCGGTATCCTCTTCTGCACATCTTCCTTATCTTCGAAAGAAAACCACAAGGATCCAACAAAACCGATGTGGTTCTTGCAGTAATATGCAAAGTATCGGATACGATGGGAAGGTCTATGGGTGTAATCGATTTTTAACGATGAAACAAGAAGGAACGGAGCTTGGTCATTTTGAAGGAAACGAGTTTATTAAAGATGGACCCATCGTGGAATCCTTTATAAACGCGTATCAAGAGATTCCAGAAAGTTGCCATACTTGTCCTTGGAATGGAACTTGTCAGGACTGTCCTGCTGTCGCAGTGGATGAAAAGATCACTCATAAGCAGTATTATAGTGAAAGAAGGATGTGTGGGGTAACCAAAGGGATGGAACTATCTCGTCTGTATAACCAGTTAATAATATTAGGTAACAAGAATGGAATTAACGATCGCAGTCACCAATAAATGTAATCTCCATTGTGATTTCTGTATCAATGATGAACGCATGAAACAAGAAAAAACAATGAGTAAAGATCTCCCTGAGCTACTTGAAGATTATCTTGAAGCACACGGTGATCAATACGATGGTTTTGCGTTAACAGGCGGTGAACCTTTGATGGATTCCACAAAACTCGAAAACATTCTTTCAGTCCTTTTATCGCATTCTGAAGATAAGATGATCACGATCAATACGAATGCTTGTTATTTGACTCAAGAAATGGTTCGTGTATTTAATTCGTTTGATAATATTCATGTGATGGTTTCGATTGATACCATCTTAGAGAGTGAGAGAGGGATCTTTAAGTTATTAGAGAATGATTATCGTGAAGGATATCTTACGTTAAGAAATATCTTAAATTTAAAGAGCAAGTCTATCGTCGTAGTGCTAACAAGATCATTGATTAAACGATTTGACATGGCACTTCAGATTGGGTTATTAGCGAAATATTTTGATTGTAAAATCGTATTAGCATTAGATAGTCGACCATCTGCTTTATCTGAACTTACCATCGATGACGTGCATTTAATTGGTACGATGATTTATAATCTGTCGATACAAGGTGTTTATCATCGAGTGATGTTTAAACAATTCTTTACAACTGCTTGCCATGGTCATGATTACCATACGTTTGGTTGGAATGGATTGATTAGAGAATCTTGTACCCATGCTTCTGAAAAAGGTTGTGGTAAATATCAAGATCTCATGAAACCCGGGTTATACGATATCTTATCGAAGTTAATCAATTACGATAAGTTTGACTATACCACCACGATAGAAGATGAACCTAACTACGATCCATCAAGAGGAACAATCGGTAAACGTTATGCGGAACATCAACCGAAACGTAAACAACTTCAATATGGTGAGCGAATCAATATTCGTCAAGTTGGGTAAACAAGATATCCATAAAAAAAAATAAGATGATAGCGTAGAGGATACCCTCTACGCTATATGTCGGATTAGAATGGAACTTTATCACCTATTTCTGTATCTTCAGAGGCTAGTGATGCATCGAGATTATTACGTTCATGATAATCCCGTACCGTTGCTTCCACCATATTGAAGAAGTCGAATAGTTCAATACTGGTATCATAAACAGCAGCAGCGAGAGTGTCTTCGTAACCATTCGTAATCTCAATAAAGAACGTATCCATAGGTTGTTTTAATTGATCGTAAAACAACACTCGGATTTCTTCTCTTGGGAATTCTCGAAAGAAGTTATTATAACTATCAATCACGATACTGTATTCTTTATTTGATCGTTGATAAAAACGAGAGGATACGCGTATCGTGATCTCTAATGGATTAGATGTATTCTCCATAGATAGATTTCTCCTATATTTTCATGTTGTTAATGCGTGAAATAGATTTCAGCAAACCAGAGCATCCCAAAGAGATTTGTGACGATTAAGTATCGTTTGACCTTTCGATAATAACGATAACACTCGTATTGATCTCCTCTTAACCAAGCTTTGATCAATGAAAGTGTAGCAAAACCTAATAAAAGAAGACAAAGGATCGTGAAGAAAGGGGATGCCACGATCAGCGATACCCCTAACATTTTAAGCATGGTTACCTTCCGTCCATACGTTCGTGTATGGAATATTACGGTAATAAGCATCCATCGATTCATCGATACTTTCTAACATCTTACGGATCGTTTTATCTAATACCGTTAAACGCGTATCGAGGTCATCTTCTACCTTATATTGGATCACGGAAGCACGATTCAGGAAGTTTTCGTACGGATGCGTAATCAGAACACGATAGATACGTAATCTTTGAAGATCTATATTTAAGATCGCATTCACTAATACCGCATTATTACGGTAGGCTTTCAAGAATTCACCATAACGGAAAGTCATCATGATCCCTTGTTCTTCACGTAATACGACATGGCGATTGACGGTTTCGATACGGATCTTAAAGAGATCACCTTCAGTGGGATCTTGGAGTGCATGTTTATACCCAGCAGTCGCTAATTGGAAAATATGTCGAGCAGTCTCTGCCCATCGAATTTTAAGTGTACGATCATCCAGTTCTTTCGCAACTAACATGAAGCAACCAGCTAACTCTTTATCGTCTTGATAAAGATGAAGTTGGGTTTGGATGTGATTCGATTCACGATACCATTGTACAAACTTCTCCGCATAATCTTCAACGACACCATCGAATTCGAATAGATTAGTGAACTCTACCACGAAATGATTTGGGAAGAATTCAGTTTTACCTGCACTATCTTCTTTACGATAAGGTTTAACAACTAATCGATATTTCATTTTTTATTCTCCTTCTTTTAACCCGTTCAATAATTCATCGATGCTCTTACGCCAGCTAAAGCCAGATGCTTGAGCATGACCACCTCCACCAAATGCAGTTGCAATCTTAGATACATCAACATTCTTTTTACTACGTAAACTACAATTCCAATATTCGCCATTGTAAGAATACATTAAGGCGAAATCTACTCCTTCCATATTCACCAATCTATTACCGATATCAGAGGTAAAGAATAGATTCACATTTACTGCTTTTCCTTTCAATACTTTTCCATCTACTGGATACGTGATATCCGTTGTATTTTCCATGAGAAGATTAATTTGGTTGTGCTGTACAAGAAGACCAAAGACACCTTGATTGATAAAATTCTCCACCACGGAACGGTTCAAGAATTGATCCAAATCATTTAACTCTAATCCCATATTCATGAAACTATAACAGAATGCTTTACTTAATGGATAATACCATTTCCAGATATCACGGTCTTGGATATAGAGGATCCATTTTGGTACGGTTTGATCGAGCATGTTATCCAATTCTTCCTGACTGAGGTTATCAGTATCTTTATTACGATAACCTTTATTGAATACAGCCAGGTTAATACCGCACCGCTCATGCGGTTATCCATATAGGATTCGTATCGACCTGCTGACTTCAGGGCATCGATCGCATTGATGGTTGATTGGTCACGTTCGAAAGCGGTCTTATGATGATCGATTTCAACGATTTTTACATGCGGGAATAAACAGCTGATTAAATTTAATGGATCAAAATGTAGACTGAAATCCGTGACGTAAATAGTTTCGATCTCAGGATGATCATGAAGTTTTTGCCAGAACCCTAATTGCTCAAGGTCTTCTAATTGTTCACCGGTATGCGCTAAGAAGTAGATATCTTCTTCTTTTAATTCAATACCTTGATTCTTAAAATGATCTTTGATCACCCATGCGGCGGTTAACCCGTCATTGCATTGTTTGTGAGTAATGATTAATGCTGTTTTATTTTCCATGTTGTTTATCCTTGATTTTCTTGATTTCTGCTTTTGTTCTTTCACGTTGTGCGTATGGATAGAACGTAGGGAGTTGAGCTAACACGTTACGATAGATATCGTCTACAGTATAACGTTCTTTGGTCAACGGTACCATGATTTGTTGTAGGTGTCCGTGATTCCAACAAGAGAGTCGGTAATGTCTTTTCTTCTCTTCTTGTTTCGGTAAGTAAGGTTCTAGTACTTTACTGTTGAGTAAGAAAGGATGATGTTGACGTTTTTCACCGTCAAGATAGATTTCCTTCGTATCAACGATTCGACCATCGTAATAGAATTCAAACTTGATCAAGAAGTATTTTAATTGCTGTAGCATGATTGATTACCCTTATCACTGATTAACGGATATAACCTTTTTCAGCACTTTCCATGATTTCTTTTTGAATCACGGCAGAAAGCGTCTTTATCTGTACTTGACGATTCTTTGTCGTATCTAACATGTGTTTGAAGTTATGAGAAGATTTCGTCACACCAGCTACATTAACGATAACGCCAGTGACGCGATCAAAGATCGCTTGTCCTTCAGGTGACTTCATGAATGGGTAGATATTGTCGTCTTCTATCTTCTCTAGCTGATTCAAAATATCCCCGTATAGGGTGTCAAATAGTAAAGTATCTAAATCCGGTAGAATCGTTGGAAGAAGTTCAGTCATGCCAGTTTCAGTGTTCACCACTTGCACTAATTGTGGTTTAAAATTAACAGCAAGATTTGATTTGTTTCCGTTAGCAGATACGAATAGGTATCGTACACGGATGTTAGCGATTTTTGCCAGTGTATTCATGTTTTTGTTCATGTTTGATTTTCCTTATATTGAATGTTATATATTTCAAAGTATGGTTCTAGATTTTTGCAGAAGAACCTAGAAAACTTCCGTAGTAATATACTAACTGAACCAACGACTATGTTGATTAGGTTAGATCGTCAACGAATTCTATTGACGGAATTCCATTACTATCTCGGTCGATAATAAATCCGTTCTGCCAATAAGAGTTCATCCATTGACAAAATTCACCGAAGTTCATGAACTTCGGTATAACTGTTTCTGTCATGGTGATTTCCTCCGATATTAACTGAAGTTAACACTAGAGGGATAGTGTCAGCTATCTCTCACCCAGCAGGGTCTAAAACCCTGCTTCTATTAGGTAATATGAAGGTATAATTTCGATACCCTTAAGGGTATCGGTTTATGTCCGAACAGACATAGTCCGGATAGTTTTCACTATCCGGAAATATACGTTATAGGTAATGGGTTTTATCGTAATCGAAGATATTGTAGCTGATGTTTAAACCAGGTGTCGTATTTGTTGCACGTTTTGGTAATGACTGCCAGTGCATGATATTTTCTAAATTGAATATCGTATATAACGCTTGGTCGCCTTGCACCATAGATCGAAAGTTACGGTTCCCATTTTTCCCGATGTACTCTCCTACGTTATCACTATATACTGTTACTGACGGTTGACTTCTTGAATAGAAGATAACCCCATGTTTCGATCGAACATGGTTCACCAGTATTGAATTATTCCATTCGATAGTTTTTGCTCTAAGTAAGGCGTCGTCACGATATTGATGTTTTGTGTTGTGACTATTGAAATCCCCATTAAATGAAAAGATACAATCAGCAATCACGATGAGATTTTTTCCACGATCAACATTTATAATCCCCGGGAAATTCCCGTACATGTCATCACTGCCTAGTGGGTTATCTGAATCGATAATAAATTCAATTCCCCTCACTTCAAATTGATCAAGAGAAATTCGATCTCTAAAACACCATATCCGATCATTCGTTATTCTTCTTTTGAATCTTATTTTAGCTCGAGGAAAATCTCTTGCTGCGGTTGGATTGTAATAAGGTTGCCAATTTCGATTAATATAGGTTTGGTTCGTTATCCAAGTAAATATTTTCAATGTCGTATTGGGTAAGTGAAACGCATAGAAAGATCGGGTCGTATCTGGAGAATCTAAATTAAATTCTTGGTTTTCTTTTAACCAAATTGTTGAGGTGGGAGAATTCTCACTTTTAATCCGTCTTAGTGCTTCAGGTAATGTACGTAATGGCTTAGCGGTGGTTCCTGGATTACTGTCATTCCCAATTTGACTATCGATATAAAGATTTGCTAAATCTGGACTCGCTTCGATCCCGTAATATATTCCATCATCTCGCATCTGCAATAGGTTACCTGACTGCTTCGATATCCCAATGTGCTTTAACTCGGAAAAGAGTTTCCCTGGTGGAATAAGTTGTGTGCTCATAGTAAATTTTCCTTGTTCTGGGGTTAGTCTTTATTACATTATGTAATAAAGACTAAAGAAAAACGTAGTTAAAAGTTTACTACAACTAATACGTTATATGTGAATAATCCTTTTGTTCACGGTTAATTTTATTCATTAAACCTTTTATAAAATGTTGATTAATTCCATAATCCGGTAGCTGTAATTACCGGATTATGTTTGATCCGACATAAGTCCAGTAGAGGCACCTCTACTGGATAAGATCAAGTTCCTAAGAATGATTCTAAAATATCTTTAGCTGCATCGTTCACGATATCACAAACAACCTGATTCTGAAATGCATCGTAATCAATATAACCCTTTAGGATTTTCTTACGTTAACTATAATATAGTTTCTTTACTTGTTTCAATTCTTTGGGTGTGAGTTCTCGATGATTCTCTTCCATTACGTCTTGCAAAACGCTAGCAAGGGTTTCCTCCATCGTTTTTAATTTAGATTTCTTTACACGTTTTCTATACATGATTCTCTCCTAAGAGTTTTTCTTTAAAATTAAGGGTGTCATAGATCGAAGCACGGATCTCATCTGGAGATTGTCTTTCATAAATGGTATTTCTATAATGTAGTACTGTTTTAATATTATTTGATTCTTCATCTAGATCCGATATTTCGATCAAAATAGGATATTTCTGACCATATTCCGTTAACAGATATTTTGCTCTTTGATCTAATATTTTATCTATAATATCTTCAATTTTATCTCGCTGATATTTTAATCCGGTGATTTCATCTTTTTGACTCTTAAACTGAATCCATAAAACCCACATCTCTTTTCTCCTCCTAATATCTTTCTTCAAACCAAAGGGTATCGTAGATAGCTGCAACGAGTTGACCAAATGTCCAATCACCACGCATTATGCTTTTATAGTTATATTCAGATTTATACCGTTCAGTGGAAGCAACTTCCACTAATACGGGTGAAGGATAATCGCGGTAATGTGCAATGATCTGATCCTTTACTTCTGGTTCTAACAACATGTTAATAGCATCTTCTGCTTTATCGCGATCATATCGTAATGTCGTTAACTCACCTTTTCGATTCTTAAACCGTATTCTTAACATCCACATCTTGATGGTCCTCCTCTTCGTCTTCTACGTCTTACCTTACGCTTATAATAGCTATCGTCTAATTCATCCATACATCCCTCCATATTTAGACTACTTATCAATACCGCTATCCCTTGTCTCTTTACTCGTTCTATGTACCTTTATTATCTTACTTAATATTAAGGAAAATATGAATTATGATTCTGTTCGCTGAAGATTGGAATAAAGCAGAGAATAGTGGACCAGAAGGATTAGGTCCTATCGTGGATTATTCTACCACGAATAAATCCTTTATCGATTATGCGTCATTATTATACCAGATGGGTATCAAGAACTGGGCATGGCCATTAGCTTTACATGACCCTAAATTACAAGGTGTCAATCCTTACGATGAAAACTTATCTGAAGAACTCAAATTACGTATCGGGGTAGAACTCCAGAATAATCCCTGGTATTATTTACGTGAAGTAGCATTAGTTCCACCAGTAGCCGGTAGTGAACCTGTCCGCTTTAGAGCCCACCGTGCTAACGTCGGGATGTTCTGGTTGTTTATGAATAACGTCTCGTTCTTCTTATTACAGCCTCGTCAGACAGGTAAATCAGTTGTTGCCGATATGATTAATAACTACTTATTACATTATCGTTGTTTTAACAATGCGACCATCTTAGTAACGTTAACCCATACGCTATTACAGGCCAACTTAGAGCGTATCAAATACATGCGAGATCTCTTACCGCAATATACATTAGAACGTACTAAGAACGATAGTAAAGCAAAAGAGATCTATGAGTACTTAGCCCGTAATAATAAGTTAGTAACCAAGATCAGCCAGAACTCACCCGGTAATGCGAATAAGTTAGGTCGTGGTAACACCACACCGATCCAACAATACGACGAGGCGGCTTTTATTGAATACATGGATATCGTATGGCCTGCAGCAACAGCGGCAACAGGTGCTGCGCGTGATTTAGCACGTGAACGGGGTGAACCTTATGGTACGATTATTACAACCACAGCAGGCGATAAGATGTCTCGGAGTGGTCGATTCATGTATGACATGTACATGAATACAGCGGATTGGACGGAACATTATTTTGATTGTCAGAATCAAGAAGAACTCCATAAAGTCGTCATGTTGAATTCTAAAGACCATGACTTGATGGTAGGTGCCACGTTTAACCATCTTCAGTTAGGTTATACGGATGAATGGTTACGTGGTAAAATCCAAGCATTAAAAACCAATGATCAAGATGCCATCAACCGTGACTATTTTAATATCTGGACATCGGGCGGTAAGTTATCACCATTATCACCTGAATTGAATGAAGCGATCTTACAATCTGAGAAAGATCCATTATTCTTACAAATTACGAAGAACGGTTATATCGTGAAGTGGTATATCCCTGAGAATGAAATCCGTCAATATATGAACCAGAACCACTGTGTCATCGGTGCAGATACCTCAGAAGCAGTGAACCGAGATGCGACTTCGTTTATTATCATCAATGTTTCTACGTTAGAAACCGTCGCTACCGTATCGGTGAGTGAAGCCGATGTGATCAAGTTAGCGGATTTCTTAGCAGACTTCATGGGTGTCTTCTTAAATACCACATTGATTATCGAACGTAAATCTACGGCTGTCACATTTATTGAAACAATCTATACGAAGTTTAATGCATTAGGATTAGACCCATTTAAACGCCTCTATAACGTGATTGTGCAAGATAAAGATAAATGGGTAGATCAATTCAAGAGTATTGCAGATCCTCGCTTTAAACGCTCTCCTTTATTCTATACGCAGAATAAGAATAAGATGGGTTTCAACCAAACCGGTAATACCCGCCATATGCTCTTTAAAGAAGTGTTACAATTAGGAGCTAAATATTGTCGTAATATCGTTTACGATAAAACATTATCGAATGAGATCCGTTCATTAGAAGTCGACTTAGATACAGGTCGCGTAGACCATACCGCACAGAACCATGACGATAACTGTATGGCATGGTTATTAGCATTATGGTTTATCTTCTATGGGAAGAACTTAGCGTGGTATGGGATCAATAGTAATAAGGTAATGCGATTAGCGTCTGATGATGGTAATCTTAAAACCGATAGTGGAGCACGTGAACAACAGTTGATCGAGCAATATCAAGTCGAGTTAGATGAGATCATTGAAAAGATCGCTCAAAATGAACGTAGCCTCTATCGCCCGGTATTAGAACGTGAAGCAAGACGACTTACTGAAAAACTCTCTTACTTTGGTGTAGAGTCTAAGAACATCGATGGCATGTTACTGGATATCAAACAGAAACGAAAAGAGAAAAATCGTTTACGTCGTGACAGTGATAGTTATTTCGAACGTCCAGCTGAGCATTATTGATTAGGTAAAATATTACCTGATACTCATTATCTTACGTAGTGATGATACTTGTGATCAAAGGTATCATGTTAATTACCGATCATCGTGACGCATGCTAAGGTGATCGTATTATGGAAGGTCTGCTCCCGACAGGTCTATTCATATTTTAAAATTAACATCGATAAGACATTTCGATGAAATATACTTGACTTTATTAGAAGTGCTATGGGCAGAAGACAAAGATAGCTTAAGACGAAATTGATGTTTCGAATCCAAATGCTATTCGGGTGGACCCCTTTCTAAAGATAGCGAATATCGTGTCAAGGTCTACCGATACGTAGCGGTAGTGAATAAAATATGAATCATAGTGAGGGAGAAATCCCTCACTATGTCCGTCTTTTTAGAAAAAAAATAAGAGAAGAAGATAACCTTCCTCTCTTACTCTTATTAAAAGATGTGTAGCTTTTTACTACTGATCTTAATCCTAATGTGATTAAATTATTTCTAACTTATTCCCATTGTGGTTTAAGATTAAAGTGCGAAGATGATAGAAGTAATCCATCACCTTGTCCGCTAAAGTAAAATAGGCGGTTCTATCTTTTGCATGGTTTCTTAACCATGTTGAGATTTGACCACCTATTTCTTTAGGGTCACCTTTTACTCTAAAACCGTTAATTAGCTCATTTTGGATTTTAAAATCCAAAAATGCATCCTTTTCATCTTGTGAGCAACTTTCTTCAATTACTCGGTGAAGAGAAGGATAAGTAATGATATCAGACATTTGTCCTCCAGTCGTTACTTGTTCTAACCCAGAGGGATAGCTTCCACTATCCCTCACCCTACAGGGATTTATATCCCTGTATCTATTAGGTTATATAGGTTTATATTTTCGATACCAGTAAGGTATCGACTTATGTTTGACCGGACATAAGCCGGATAGTTTTCACTATCCGGAAACATGATATTCAAGCATACTGTTGCATAGTTGATTAAATTGATCAGTTAAGATATCAATCAATCCTTTAGGAATCGAATGGATAGGTGTATATCCTTTCATAAGTTTCTTGCGTGCACGATAAGCCCGTTTTTTGAGGTATTTAATTTCACGGGTGGTAAGCTCCCGACCTAAATCTTGTTTAGCCTGATCACAACACATCTTTAACACTTCTTCAAGCGAATTTAACTTCGTCTTCTTTATACGTTTTCTATACGCCATTTTGTTACTCCTTAATGTCTCATTTCATACTGGTGCATCATACACCAACGTTTTACCCACACCATCATCCCTATCGTTAAGAACAACATGAATGATGATCCACCTGGATAACCCAAGTGGTATATCAGGATAGCTAGATTACTACCTAATGCTGCGGTTAAGAATAAGCAGAGGTACATCCAAAGATAATACTTCATTGCCAATCCCTTTCTATCTCTTCGAGATACGAGTCCATGTATGTTTGAGCAAACTCATGTTTATCAGCAGGTACCCAATCTTCTAGTGATGACATCCAGATTTCTACTTGCGCATTATAGTTCTTATATTGCTTAAATAGAACCGGATTATCTTCACGTTTAAAGAAGACGATATCTTCATAATCCGATTGACGGATGAAATGGACTTCATCGTTTTCTATTTTATCGTATCTGAAGTGTTTATTCTCAAAGAGATAACGATAGATATTAATGTTAGTGGAGAAAAGATTCATGTAACAAGTGACGCCTTCCGACGAATCATCTTGATCCATGATGCATATCTTATAAACCCCGTGTTCATGATCTTCCCATCCTAAGAATAAGATCCGACCGTCTAGTTGGTTTCCGATTTTATCTTTAAAGAATTGAGTCAGGAATTCCTTTGCTCTAAGATCATCTTCTTCTTGAGTGAGATCTAATCGTTCCATAAAAGTCCCCTAACGATACTAATTAATCATCTAATTGAACACGATGTTTTAGCGTATCAATCGTTTCACTGAGTTCATATCTCAATGCTTCCCAATCATCAAAACTGTTAGGTTCACGATCCATGAGATCTAAGAGTTTTTCACCATCGTAAAGACGAGCGCTATCGCCTTCATCAGTATCTTCATATTTATCACAAGACATTTCATAGTCTAAATATTCACGTACACGACGTTCAGTGACTTTAGCATTATTCATATTCATGTTCATAATAGATTTCTCCTGTTAATATAGGGGTTAGACATATATCCGTAGGACTATCCTACGGATATACATGATATCATTATTCCGGTTTTGCTTCTGCACGGGCAGCACGACGTTCTTCCATCTGAGCACGACGTGGTTCTACGACTGAAGATAAGACTTGATGGATCTGTGCAACGACACCTTGCTCTGTTAGCATGCCAAATGGTTTACCCGTTAACGTGATAAACTTATTCGCATAGTCTGCTAACTTCTCATCACTGTTCACACAAGCCTGACGATAGAGTAATGTCAGATTCGCTACGTCTTGTGCTAACGTCAAGTTTAAGAGATAGTGTTCATTGATTTCACCTGGGATATCATTGAAGAAACTATTCCATTCTACTTGATCGTTAGCATTACCCATATCTAACTCAACCGGTGCTTCTAATCCGACTACATAGCCGAGTAAGCAAGATTGGGTTTCTTTATTTGTTTCACCTGCTTGCTGCAAGATAGAAACGATCTGTTTAACTTGATTAACATGCATGTCAATATTTTCCTTATCAATACATTGTGGTTATACGTATAAGTGGGTGTTACGATACACCCACATAGCTTGAAGGAAGCATGCTATTTGTTAAAGATCCTTAAATGAAAGGATCTCTGATTTGATCGGCAAGTCTACACCACTTTGATCAAAGATAAACAAACCACTATCTTTTAACGACTGAATCGCACGATATAATAACGTTTGGATCTCTTCACTATACGGGTAGATTGGGTTATCTACCGGATAGGTGATATCAACCTGAAATTTATTATTAACCAGACAGATCTTGATTGCCGGAGAAACTAATTGTTTGAAATATTCAAACAACTTAGAATCCTTATCAAGATATTTAGAGATCGCATCTGCTACCTTATCCCGCATTTCAGTCAAGTTCTTATCCTCAAGATACCCGGATCTAAATCAAAAACAGCGTCTGCCAAGAAAGACATGCGTAATACATTGACCTTATTTTTATACTCGACTCCATACTTACGAATAAGATGTAGGTCGTTAGCATAGTTAAGATGCTCTAAATTTGTTATCGTCTTGACGACTTTCCAACAGGCTTCTGTCGGGTATGTACGTTCATTTTCAGGATAATCTAATCCTATCATAGAAGCGTAGCGAATATCTGATTTCGTTGTCGGAATGAAGACGATTCGATATTCTACGGTAGTATAGTCATCGTCCTCATTATAGAGTTTTATTGTGACTTGATGATACCAGTCATTCGAATAGAATTGATCATGAAGGTATTTTGCGATGACATCAGCGACTTCATCGTGATTCGCAGGATCGATTCTCTTGATTTTAAACGTACGGATTACTGGATAAAGTAATTCACCGGTTGGAAGTTTTGGTTTTCGTTTAAAGAAACTAAACATATAGGTATACTCCTGATTAATTTATAGATCTTCAATCAATACAGAAGCACGATATTTCGTTCTTTCTGTATAGATGATAAGATAAGGGTGATGACGTAGTTCAGTTATCGCTGCAACCAACGCTTCTACCACGTTGTTAACGTTAGTAAGGATAGGCATTTCATCTTGATCAACGATAATTTGAGTAGATAAGATGAAAGGTTGAGTATTCCTGTTCGAGGTGAAATTCTGACTCACTCGAACTCGATCATAATCGATTTCTTTCAAACATTCCGATACTTCGACATTATCTTTAAGATGGGATCTGACATGATCCCATAATTTTTGAATAAAGTCTAATCGATGATGTTGATTCGCATGGATATATGCATCCGGTTTTAACTGAAAATGTTCGTTGAGATAGATATTGATGATAAGTCGTGATAACTTAGAATAAAAGTCTAATCCATATTTTTCGATAAATGGAAGATACGTACTGGATGAAGGATGATCGAAAATATGCGTTAATTCCATCCGTAGTTTATGGTAACTCGAATACGAATACGGATGATCCTTATCGATCATTGTATCTGTTACAATCAGACATTTATCATCGCCAATCGAGCTAATGCGAACATCGCTTTTAAGATGCCATGGTTCTCGATTGAGTGAATCAACGATAAAGCTTTTCACTCGCCCTATCATTTCTTCTTTCGAATATTTGGTTGCATTACCATAATGGAAAGTAATTACCATTGATTCGTATAGGATATTCTTATCCGCAAAGGATTTACTTGCCATATTCTGACAATTAAATAATCGGCTTAACCATCCCATATGGGTACCTCCTGAATATTTTTCAATTAAATGTTTTCGATAGATGCCGTAGCGTGGTATCTATTACCTTCCGTGTAAACAGTAAGGTAGGGATGCTCACGATACTTCTTCGTCGCTTCGCCTAAGGCTTCCGTGACTTCATTTAAGAATAAGTGGAATGGCGTATCCACCGTAATAAACATGCGATAAGTGATAAATGCATAGGTACCATCGGGATGTGCTTGATTTCCACTAATCGTTGCAATAGCATGATGATCCATGTTCTCCACAACTTCCGCAAGAGCAGGGTTCTTCATTACTAAACGAACTTTTGCATTATTCCATACTTTATTCAAGAAATCATCACGATGTTTTTGATTTTGATAAATCGCAATATCGGTATCTATTTCAAATAGATGGTGCAAATTGATGTTGATCGATAAGACAGAAACTTTATCATAGAAATCTGCACCGTATTTTCGAATATAAGGAATATAGTGTTTAATCTCAGATCGACCAAGTACGTGTTCTAAATCAATTCTCAATTTACGGAATTCGTAATTTGCATTAGGATGATTTTCGTCGATGATCACCTTAACAGTCGTCATGTGCATGGAATCACCAATCGGTTTAATGGTCGTCATATGTCGGATGTGCCATGTTTTTCTTTCTAAGTTATCGGAAATATAGTACATGACTGTTCCATACACTGCACCAGTATCAAGCTTATCTGATCCTGCGTAAGTGAAAATGAAATCAAATGATCTCTCCATTTCTTTAATCTGATCGTCTTTGACGTCAGAAGATGTTTTTGATGGTTTTACTAAACCATATTTCATCAAACGACCTAAGAATCCAATAGACATTTTTACTACCTCCTTATTCATTAAATTCTAATTCAACTGAAGGCACTAATAATGCTGACTTCACGTATTCTTGTTGTTGAATCATTTCAAGGTCTAATGCATTTAAGAAACTATAAATACTCACTTCAAATTTCAATTCAATTTTTGATTTATCATCCTTATTACGCACTGACGTTACAGTATGATAGAAAGGTGATTGACAGTGCTTGTTAAGATACCGAATGACTTTATTTAATGCTTCAAAATAATGATCATGGTTTGCTTTCAGGATATTTTCTTCAGTATCATCCTGTAATGCAGAATTCACTTCGAATTTCAAATATTTAATTGGGAATTCATGCTGGGTTGGGTTCCCTTCAAAATATTGATGGATCGAAAAGATAAAATCATTAACCATTAATGGAAGTTGTTTATTCAGTACTTCAAAGAAAAGTTTTAAGGATAAAGGATCCCAGCTATTATTCATGACCTCACCAAATGCAGGCGCAAGTCGATTAAACTTGGACCCATCTTTCTTCGCGTATTCGAAACTAAGCTGTAATTCGGTTTCTGAAATATTGATCTCGAGATCATGAATTAAGTAATTTGATTTATCACATTTTCTTCTAAGATACGTTCTTAATAACTCAGGAAGAAGATTGTGAATAATGGCATTCGGTTTTGGAATAGGATACTTCTCATCGAATTTTAATCGATAAACACCATCATCTTCTGATGAATTAGTCGTAGGTTGTTTTTCTTCTCGCATAGTGTTTTCCTTATGGTAATGTTTGATGAGTGTATCCATAGTTGCTTGTGGATCTGGATCTTCTTCATCTAACGTGATTTTAGCAACAGCATGGTTAAACATGATTTTTTCCTCGAGTATTATCTGTCTTTCAGCAAGGAGGTTAATCGTTTGAGTAGTCGTTTCGATTAACCCTTTATTTGAGATCTTATCTAACCCAACCGCATTTAAGAAGTTCCCAATATAGATGTTGAAATACGTGATTTCATCTTTTTCAGTTACTTCGGTATCGATATGGTAATAAGGCGAGTTCGAATATAATTTAATATATCGTTCAAGAATTTCTAATGGAATATTAAATAACTTTTTCAATTCTTGATGATCGTTACCACAATCTTTCGGTAATGGGATTTTGATATCTATCTGATCGTAAGGCATCAGTAACTCGGTAGGATGATCAACATGCCAGTGATGGATCCGTTGAAGAAACCTTTCTACCTGAAATGATGTCAATTTATCCATGATCGCAGCAAGCATGGATAACGGTCTTAGGATACTATAGGCTGCTTGTACCGTAGATTCATTCCCATTCTGAAAGGTTAAGTTAACATGTAAGAATGGTGGTTCAAAATACGTTTCACTTGCACCGAGATCGAGTTGTGAAAGATCTGTACGACGGTGGATATCTATCATGATGGCATCCGTTAATGGTGTAATCAAATCCTTATTTAAATCAGGAAGTTTGAGTACGAAGTTTAATTCTTTATTTTGAGACGGAGTGATTTCTTCATTCATAATTGACCTCTTTTATTTGTTTGGTTAGTTTTAATTTGCATCGTTGACGACGAGACAATATCGATCGTCTCGTCCTTTTACGATCGCCATGAATATCTTGAGTAAATCCATAGAGTGCTAACGATCCTAATGGTAATGGTCGAATAAAGACCAGGTTATCCGGATTCGTTTGGACATGTTGGAACAACTGTTCCTTTTTCTCGAATTGAATACGAGGAATCAACACGATTCGTTGAATCTCATCAACCCGATAAGGTTCTTTCTCGAGGATAGATAAAAGCTTATCTACCTTACCACAGGTTTCATAGTCGAAGACATGGAGAAGATATTTAGAGAGATAACGTTTTAACCAGTTATTTACCGTAGTTTGGAATCGTAGTGCTTTCTCTGGATTGATAACATCGATTTTCAGGTGAAGCGTATACAATACTTTATTCCCAATCGACTGATACGTGATATCAGTGATCTCTAGGGTATTGAAATTTCTTTGTTGTTTTCTTTCAGTCTTTTCTTTACGATATTGGATACATTGATTGAATACGTTTTTAATCTGCTGTACGTATTTAGCAGAAGGGATAGCTTCCTTACGAGAGATCCCTTTATAGATAGCGTTAACAACGGCCATGTTTATGCTCCTTATAAAACAGCGTGAGATCATGCAAGTAATGTTGGATATCTTTCTTTAATCCAATGAAATACGGTCTGTTTTTATCATGGCTAAAGGCGATACAATAATCATCATCCGGCATGTCTTTCATGTATTTGATCATTTCACGATCAAGCTCAGGTGGAAAATAAACCCGTTCTAACTTACGGACTAATTCAGGATGACGCTGTAAGAGTTCAAACGCATGTGGTCGATACTTGTAAGCGGAGTATTGGATAAACTCTCTTAATTGTCTAGGGAAGTAAGATTTACTCCATATTTTACTGTGGCTATAAAGATCTTTGATCCTATTTAAATGAGTGTCAAAAGGAAGTGTATCGAAACTGACAATCAAATAACCTAATCCAAACTTTAACTCAAAATCGACTCCACCTGAACGGATATCTTTAAAAATCTCTATTCGATTACCTTGATACGGGTGTTTAAAATAATGACGAATAACGGCAATCGTTGTTAGTTCGATACTTCGTTTAAATGGCATCAAATCCTTTAACGGTACGTGCATCCAATGCCGTATTGAGCAGACCTCGACTTTCACGGAGAAATAGTTATAACGCATAGTGTGTGACCTCATTAGGTTGTGTTGTAAGATATTGCAATAAAGAGGCTAAAACATATCCTCTCTAATAGGTAATATAAATTTATGAAATGTATAGAAGGAATGAAGAGATGTCTATAGATGGTGAAATATTCAATTGGGAAGGTAAGCCGGTTAATAATATCCGTAAGATCATGAGGTTTAGAAATCCTCAACAACAGAATCGATTTCCGTATAACGTTAGAAAGAATCATGCTGAAGTAAAACGAGTCAGATATAATCGAGTAAGTGGAGAGAGTGGTTCCGTCGTTGTATGGCCTATGGTAGGAAGAACGACTTACTATTATCGTCCTAACTTACCGTTACCGAGTCAGAACTGGAATGAATATGACTGGGATAATAAAGAAAAGATTTTTAAATTTAGAGGGCATCGTATTACTGAACCGGGTACATTTATTAGGTATCGAACCAGTGATTTAACCGGTGCATATACATCTAACGTATTAAACGAACGCCATGGCGAATTAGGGGATACGATTCGTGTTCATAATCAAATAATTGAAGTCGTCAAAGATGATCGGATCACCCAAATAAATGGTGGGATCAACCGTGAGGATAAAGCCGATATCGTTTCCGTCTACGGTCGAATTTACGCTAATCATAGTCACATTATCATTAACATGCCACGTGAGTTCTCCAATACTGTCTCTATGGATTATGATGACGACTATATGGAATGGGCTAACCTGTTTTCAGTAAATGGGGATGGTAATACCATCATCTTTAATATCGATCAGACTTTTACTTTTAATTCTGGTCTGAATACTCACGGATGGGATAGACCGATCTCCCTACTTCGAGTATATGGTAAATTCAATAATGTTTATTTTAATTTTAAAGCTGGATCATATATCCAATTTGAATCTAATGTGAGATCTCACAAAACGACGAGATGGTCAGCTGAAGATTTTTACACGTCATATAAGCCTCTTTCTCGTCAAGATTATTGGGTAGGGAAACTTAAAGATCCTTGGATACACGCACTTGTCGTAAGTAGTAATTCTGATTTTGTGAGAACTCACCGGTGGCGCCATGGTGATGGTCTCTACGACGATTCAAATAGCTACTACATCAAAGGGGTAAAAAATTAACCTTAATCATCTACCATGACAGTTGGGTTTGATGTGTAGGTGGACGTAATGATACTCCTGGTCTAGATGTTTGTTATTTCAGTATCAATACGATCTAATCGTATCAAACTTACTCTCCGTAGTCACTTGGCATATATCCGTAGGACTTCCCTACGGATATATGTTTGATCTTATAATCCAGAAAAAATATAATAGCGTAGTGTCATGTTCTTAGGACGTACCTCGTCTGCTGTGGGTACACTACGTGAAGCATCAAATGCTACCACACTACCCCAGTCGTCATTTGCCTCACCGATACGGATCAAGGTATTCCATTTCTTCTTCGTATATAACGCACTATCATTACTGGAATTCTTATCATCGTTATAGGCTTTAGGTCCTCTACGTACTAGACCGATTTCACCCGTAATGTTTCTGATCGCATCGCCTTGCACTGAAGCGATATTAAATCCACCTCGGATAAAGTATCCATTATTATTGATAGCAGGTATCTTAAAGTATTGGTCATTACTTGGCGTACCATAATTGTTTCCTATCTTACTGAACAATTTAGGATACTCACTTCTTTTCACTTCTTGCCCATCACAAGTGATCCATCCATTACCTGGATTATTGGTTGCAAACGCTTGTACGGCACCTATCATGAAATCCGATAAGTTATTACTGATCGTTGAAAATAATACGTTGTTAGGAATAAGGTTAGCCATGATATTGATCTGCTCCTAGGGTTAGTCTTTATTACATTATGTAATAAAGACTAAAGCCAATGCTGTTTTATTATATGCTGAAGTTTATTCTTTAGTGTTGTTATTATTAATTTTTTCATTATTAAATTTCCTGTTAGTTATAAGTTCCGGGTACAAACAACCCGGAACTTATGTTTGTTTACAATCTCATCTTGTATATAGTATGCTAAATGTTTTGGTTGTTTTAATTTTTGCATTTAGTTTTCTTCATATTGATACCGACGCATCATCCTAGGTGGAAACGCCTAGGATGTATGTCTGATCAGACATAGGCGGGTAGGTTTTGTCCTACCCGCACTTATGCTCGATACGTGAGATTACTTCTTATCCTTCACTTGTTCAGTTAAGGTCTGAACTAATGCTTTAAGTTGATCGATTTCTTGTTGTTGAGATTTCGATACTTCTACGAGTAATCCGATGATTGCGTTATACGAAAGTGACTTCATCCCTTCATCATCGGTTTTGATGATCTCAGGTAAGACCTGTTCCACTTCCTGAGCAATCACCCCACCTGTCGTTTTATCACTACCTTTAAACTTGAAGGTATAACCATGAAGTTTAGATAGTTTCTCGATCGGTTGATTGATGATCTCGATGTCTTCTTTTTGACGGATATCCGAAGTAGACATGTAATCTACTGCTTTAAACATCTTATCTAAAGACACGAACTGATGATCATTTGGTACGAAACGGAAGGTAGCAGATTGTAAGTTAGGATGGCCTGCGTAGATACCATTCGTGTTATCTGTAGGATTACAATACAATGAGAATGTATTGTTTGAAATCGTCGATACATTCACAGGGAAGATATTCTTATTCGTAACATCTAGATTAATCCCTAAGATATCCTCACTATGCCGTTTAACATTAGGCATGTACTTACGCATGATAGCAGGATCTTCCCATTTATCACCGTATAACGATGCAGTGATGTTTGAAAAACTCGTATGCTCAAAGATACGACCTTCACCAGAGATCTCATTGAGGTTGTTTAGATTTACAGTTTGACTATCACGAAAACTACCTGAACCACTCAATAATGCACCTTCAGGATTATTCACGAACTCAATCCCACAGTTACGGAATTCAATATTGATATTCGTATCGTAATTATCAATACATTGGTAAGAGGATAATACTTTACCGGGTTCGTTTTTACGCTGGTGAGGATGTTTACGAATTAAACAACCGTAGATACGAAACGTGTTTCTAAAGCTTCGATCACCACTCAATAATGCACTATTTAAATAGTTACCCCAAACCTTTCTTGGTTTGAAGCTGATCTTCGTATTTAAACGATATGCTTGTGGTAATACTGATTTTCGATCATTTGGATTATCCGGTAACGCATCAAAACCAGGACCATATGGTTGAATCGAAATATAATCGTTAAAGAAAATGATTTCATCTTGGATAAGGTGATCTTGACCTTCTTTTACGTGAATCCATCTCGTATAGCCATGTGCCACATCAACCGCTTTCTTGATCGTTTGATACGGTTTCGCTTTCGTACCATCACCTGTCTCATCATTACCTGCTAATGCATCGACGTAGAGATTTTCTAACTCAGGAGGAGCGATACGACCACTATAAATTCCATCTTCATGCACGTGTAACAAGTTATCACTTGCTTTAGATAACTTCACGGCATTCTTAGGATTCACATTTGTGATCAATCCATCATTCCATGATGCATTGTTTGCTGTTAACGTTTTCAGATGATCCTTGATTTTCTCATTACGAGTCAGATACGTCTTCATCCCATCATGTGCGATGATACTCAGGTTCGTGCAATGATTAAAGGTAAACTGAACATTCCCTTCAATGTAAGGTCTGGTATCCGTTTCACTATTGGTTAAATGAATAACACATCCCGTACTAGAACGTTTATCTCTCAACACTAAGGAACAACGATCATTGTTTCCTTTGAATCGACCATTGATAAAGTTCATCATTGTATCAGAATGGGTATCTTCCACTAACGATAACGTGCCTCGACCACTATTCTCTAAATCAATTAATACCCCACTAAAGGATAACTTGATATCATTATTACTTGCGTTCTTATCCGCACCGAATAACGCTTGGTCTGCATTATGGTTACCTGCTACCTTAATTGAGGTATTCAGCTTACTGACTTCTAATGCTTGATTCACATTACAGTTAATTGAAGGATCGATTAGTCCGAATTCGGTATCTAAACGAGCACGTCCGTTCGCGTCATAGACTCGACCTACTTGACCTGCTGTCTCTACACCGTACGGTTGGAAGTAAAGATGGTTATTCTTTAACTTCTGACAAGCAGCAAATTGGATCTGCGTAATCACATGCGCTTGTTTCTCTTTTAACAAGATAAACGCTTGTGCATCTGGTTTTAATACAGAAATCGCTTTATAGATCGATCTAAATGGTGCAACGAATTCACCGGTATTGTTATCGTTACCTGCTTGACCATCTACGTAGTAGACGTAAGGTTTATTCGTTTCTGGATTTAATGATCCGAGATAATATCCTCCAGCCACCGCTTGTAAACGGTTATCTTCTACATTACTTAATCCCGCTTTACCCAGATCGTAATATGGTAAGGTAGATGGGTCGATATTCGCAACTACATTACCCATTAACCCATATACGGTTTTACGTAACTGAGGAAGATAACGTTTCAGGTTATCTAATCGTGTCCCCTCAAACTTCACAAAGCTACTAAAACGCGCAGATTGATTGGTTTCAAACCCAGTAAAGTAAAGATGAGTACGCATATCCAGTTCAGCGAATAATTGACCACTTCCTTCGATCTTATTCGTGTCAAATAGTTCAGGTGGTAATACGCATGTAAATACACCACTACGTGGACTATTAAACAAGATGTCTTGAGTTTCAGCAAGATCGACTTTCGTATCGATACCAAAGATGATACTGGTCGATACATGTGAACTACCACGGATATTAATTGCTGCATGATGACGCATCGATGCGATCGCACTACGACGGTCGTTCTTCACTCGTACGATTACGTTAGTGAACTCTAAGATACTTTCATTCAGCTCTAAGCTTTGACTACGGTATCCATTTTCGATATTCACACCTTGACGATTATCGTTACCGAACTGTAAGATAGCAGGTTGAGTAGTATTACCATATAACCAGCTCTTAATCGTGATTCGATTACGATGAATCACACTGTCTGTACCATACGGTAAGATATGGACTTGATCACCTTTTAGATGGATCTCATACGTCTTATCTACACCAAGTAATGACAAAGCGTATTGTACCGTTCTAAATGGACTATTCGTTGTCCCAGAGGTATTACCGTTATCACGACCGATAGCGCTATCGACGTAGTACTTCGTTGGATTCTCTCGGTTTTCGTTATATTTCGATGGACTCACAAATAACCCATCATCTTCTAATTCAACCAGATTACCGTGTGCACCACTTAACGGAATGTGTTGATTCTTTAACTTCTTCTGAGCGGTAAAGAAGTTATTGATATTCGCTAATAATTGATCGTATTTATAATCCACATCCGTCTTGTCAGCTTTTAGATTATTCGTGTTATCTAATGCAGCTTGTAATCGACGTAACTTCTCATTAAAGTCATCCACCGCTGTTTGTAATGCCGTAGAAGACTCTAATGTACCGATACGGGCTAACGCATCACGTAGACGTGCTTTGATGGATTCTACATCCGAAGCTGCACCACCGGTACGAGCATCGATCGTATTTAATCGATTTAACAGATTACGATAATCAGTTTCGTATTGACCACGGATAGCCGTTAATCGATCGTAAACTTTACGGAACTCTTTCGAACGAATCCGCACTAACGCTTGTCTTAATTCCTCAATATAAGGAATCAATTCATTCAATCCATATACATCATTGATATCATGGAAGTGTTCACGTGGTGCGTAGAAATCAGGTTTCGCTAAGATATCATCCCATCTTACTTTACGTGGGTCTACCAGTAATACGTTCACGTATTTTTGGATCATCTCAAAGGTACCGGTGTATTCACCGCCGACTACCTGATAGCTGATCTCGACATCACCCACGATGTTTTCATTCGTAAAGACGATCAAGACATTCACATCTTTACCGACTACGACAGTCGCATCGTGATATAGTGCCGCTAATTCATAATCCTTGCCTAATACCAGTTCTTGATTACCATATCGTACACGTAAGCTTTCAGCGTAGAACGCACCCATGCGAGGTGCGATGATGCGTTTCACTAAATGAGGTAACGTATGGATCTCATTATGGATATAGTTATCCCGACTTTTCCCTGTAGGATCAAAGGGTCTTCTTATCTGTAAGGGTTCTAAAATCATCTTGTTAATCCTTTACGTTCCCATTCATTGACTTTATCTTTGATCACACTCAGATGACCTGAGTCAGGACATCCCTCGATCATGTTTTCGAAGAGTTGTCGCTTTCCTGTTGCATAACCTGAATGTGTTCTAAAGAAATCATTAGCCATCTTGATCCTCTTCACTAATGTATCGATCGGTATCTGTCTGGCTTCTGCTAAGGCACGAATGAATAAGCATTCTGCTTGTGGATCATTTAAGTAATCCTTCATTTCATCCACTTGGATATCCCAAGTCAATCGTTCATCTTCAGGAAACGATCCGGTTAACATCCGCATGATATTTTGATAGACGTCTTTTACTCTGACCAGGAGGAGATCTTTCTCCTCCTGTAAGGATAAGGTTGGTCGGGTATAAACATCATCGATCAGATTATAGTAATCCCCAATCTTCGTGTCTTGTGGACAAGGAACCCACACCAAACCTTCTTGGAAGCGACCCTTAGGGTCACCTTCGATCACGTTAACAACTTTATTATTAACGAGTTGTGCAAAATATGCCATAAATGTTTTCCTATTGGATGATTGACTATACGATCACTAAAACCTTGGCATGTTGACCAGGCTGATAAGTGATCCCAGGAATAGATGGAATAACCATAGACGGATAGATGACGTTCTTCGTATCGACACCATCGTTGGTTAACCAACTACCAAATGAACTGATCGATCCGACCGTAATCGGCACAGATTGACCACCCACTAATTTCACGTAACGCATCTTGGTCGAAGGAGACTTGATTTTGTTTCCACCTTCTATACGGATACCAGACGTAACAAACACTTGTGCGACTAATCCATCGTAGATATCAGGAATAACCCAAGTATTATTACTTGTCCATTCTAACTCCGTTGTAGGGGTAAAGACGGCACGATAGTATTCCTGATGGGATTCATTTGGATTCATGTAGACGATACCTTCTACTCTGAATCCTCCATCTGGATTACCGGTTACATTCGTGTTAGGTGCATCAGGATGCACGATGTATTCAGGAAGACGTTGTACTGCTTCATGATCTTCATCTGCTGCATTAGCACGTGCGTCAGCGATATGACTATCCAGTTCTTTCTTCACCTGACGTTTAAGTACTTCAGGATCGACATCAGCATGATTTGGTTTCTTCGCTAACTCTGATTCCAATTCCGCTAACTTCGTCCTGATATCATTATTCACCGTGTTCTGTAATGCGGTTAACAATGGTTGAACTTCTGCTTTAGTGATCAGATAGTTATCTAATCGATCATTACCTTTGTAAAGTTTATCGCCTACTAAATAGTATTGATCATTTAAGTTGATCCCTTCATCGGTACCCTTCATGAATGATGCATTCAGAATAAGTTTCTTATCCTTACTGAAGGTTTTATTACTGGTGATGGTTTCATCTTGACCTTTTGTCAAATACTGATTCAGATTAAGACTGGTATTATTACTTGAGACGATATTATCTACATCAGCCTTCGTTAAGAGATAATCATTATTCCCCTTATTACCCGTAAAGACCTTACCATCTTTCACCACGACAGACTTACCGTCGTTACCGGTTAAGGTTAAGCCGTTATTCCCCGTAGAGATAGAAGACCCTTTGATCCTACAGGGAAAAGTCGGGATAACTATATCCATAATGAGATCCATACGTTACCTCATTTAGTGA